AAAGTGAGGGAGAGGGATGATGGGAGGGGGGTGAGGGGGAGTGAGTGTGAGTGAGAGCATGCATGAAGAAGATTTAGTATTTAGCAGTGCGGATATGATCCAAGAGGGTGAGATAGTCGTTCTCGTTCAGAATCTTTCGCAGCATAAGTACTATGTCGATATACTTATCGTTGAAGACTCTTCCAGAGACGATAGCTGATTGAGTACAAAGTCCAATGATTGCACGAAGTTCTTTGGCGGTTTTCATGGAGTCATTTCTGATGAAACATTTAATGATCTCCACGCAATTGTCGATATTGTCCCACGGAAGTGAATCCGAGAACTCCTTCAACTCGCTACCAAAGAGCTCCATTGCATCAGTTCTGTAAGAGATGAGAAGCCTGTAGAGAGACCCTGCACTTTCTCTATGGGTCCATCTATGAGAAACCCACAGGATGTATTCAGTCAGACAATGTCTGACGTCAGCCACGGTGTTCAGGGCATCCTTAGTAGCATGGCAATGACAGGGAGTGAACTGGGCACAAGGAGAGGCCATTGTGAAGGTAGACGAAGGTTAACCTGATGGTAGACCTGTAGCCGTCTGTGCTAATAGAGGGCTTTAATTTCCATTTTTTTAATGGGTCGTGGATGAGGAATGAGAGTCTTATCTTGTCCTTGGTTTACATGGATCAGAGTGAGAAAAATATCTTGTATATTATTAACTAACAACCATGGTTTCCAAATAGCTTAAGAAGGCATTTACGTATGACGGAGATATATTCCAGCCGAACACTGGATAACCATCCAAAATATTATTTGATATAGTCGTCTTTGATATAATAGACGCGATTCCGATAGCAGTCTTTGTAAATGGAACAGGGTCTACAGTATAAGTACCGTCTGACTTCCGTTTAAGTTTCTTATACAAGTCAATGTTATAGAAATCATCCATATCAGATCCAGAGTCAGTGTCAGAGTCAAAGGCATCACGATCTTCTTGTACGTCTAGTACAGTAACACATGCATCACGTATAAATGGTTTCCCATACTTTTCAATCGCTAAGTCCTCATAAGTCGTAAACTCTTTGAATACGGGTCCCATATCATCAATGTTTAGATTACGTACGATTCTCAAGTACTCTTTGACAAGATTATAAAACCCTCTTACTTGAGTTTTAGCTACGATAACTGAAAATGGCATATATTTGATAAACTCCTGAAAGAATAATTTCGTCAGGACTCCATCTCTCATGAAGTTACATGTATTTGTAATAACGTCATTTACAGTACTATTTTCTTGTAAATCTAAATTTTTAATGATTCTATTAACTTCTTGATTATTCATGGCCTTAATAGCATTGGATATTTTATCATCCATGTTTAAAAAATGACCTATATGTTGATACTTGATATTGATAATTAGTATAATTACTATGTATTATAATTCATTATTATGAGGAGGATTTATGTCATATCATGAAATTAATAAGAGAACTAGATTAAAGTAATAGGAATAGGAATAGGAATTACTTTTCATTTGTCTCACTATTATAAAAAGATGTTATATCTCAATCACTGCTATAAAGATCCATCTATATTATGATACCGTATCAGTTCCTATCAATCTCTGTTTTGGGTGAATTCAAAAAAATTAATAATACCTAGAAAATATTCCACGAGCATTCCTTTTATCGATATAGCATTTGGATAGCCTGTCAATATCGACATCATTGAACAACGGATTCATCTTACACTTTTCACGAACATCCTGAGATACATTGTTCCATCTTATAACCCGAATTAGATCCTTGTCTTCAGGGAACTCAGTTAGCCAATCAAGAATAATATCGATGACCGCATCTTCTTTGACATCTAGATAGTCGCAGTTCATGATATCAAACATAGAATCAGATGAAATTAATTGTTTGAATCTAGCATCCTTCCACAATGTTTCAATCTCATTAGCAATGTTTTCCTCAATCATAGTCATGACATCGTATATATCTTCCATTTCCTTAAATCTATTGCTAAACAACTCATACATCTCAAGAGCGTTTCTTACATCTATCATATAATGAAAGATACGAACTATTGCATGGCCCAAGATCTCAGAATCAAGGAAGCGAGCAAGATCAAACATTTCAACTACATCTTCCAACTCAAGATCATTCATGACTCCTGTGTATATGAAATCAATGGCCATCTCGATAACAAAACCTGAATAATCAATATTGAAGATTTTTTGAGCTGGATCATTACTTAGCATCTCAGCAAAGTATGTAGAAAATCCAGATACAACCACCTTATGTGCGCTAATGTCGTTGTTATCTTTTGTGTGGAATGTTATATCACAAAACTTTCCAGATTTTCTAAGATCATTCATATTGCTAACTAGATCATATCTATGTTTCACACACAATTCTTTCTCATGTTCGTTAAGGTCGTACCCCCGAACAAAATAGTAATCACTCATTCTGACGACAGCATAAATAGAAATAGTTTTTCTATTTTTTTATAGAGAGTATCTCCTCCCTATTACCGCATTATATGATAATGTGTTAGATACTTGAACTTAATATCGTTTATAAAAAAAATTATTCATGGGTCTGTGTTTGGACGCTTTTCATAGACTGTAGTGAGTAGTCAATATCACATCCTATGTAATCAATAGCAGTGTTAATCACATAATATTTCGTATACAAGTCACGTATTTCTGGTAGGTTCATGTTGGAAAATATCTCCATAACTAATTCTTTTGGGATGGTATTCAAGTAAGTTGGTTGATCATGGTCTATGTAGTAGATGACTTTCCTCATAAGATTGCATTTCTCTCTAATACCACTAATAACATCTTTCACGATATCGTGATATATGTTTGATTCGGTAATTAATTCTTTATCATAGTTGCCATACACTGGAATTTTTATATTATTATTTAACAATATGTTGTATATAGTTATTCCATACGTTATATAGATAGATTTTAACGACATGGCATCACTATTATAGCGATACGCATTGTGTAAAACATTTATATATTTTTCTCTGCTTACATCATCGAGAGGATAGTTATCTTCAGCATTATAATATATATTGTTCATATAACTATATTCGTAGTCTTCTTCATCATCTTCCTCGGTTTCACGTACTAAAATACCATCCCTCTGTTGTATCTTAAATTCTATAGCCTCCTTGAACTTGGAATAGAACGACGGAACCATTAATATTAGATAACTAATGACAGTTGGACTACATTCCCATACATCTCTTACTTTATTCATGAGAACACAATCAATAATATGGTCCGTCAATGGACCTAAGATTTCTTTAGGAGGTAATTGACTAATGAGAAAACTAGTCCACTTACGAGCACTATATACACGTAATGCCAAATAGAAAATAGTTTTATTATTATAAGTTCGTAACGTCATATCAGCTCCATTATCGAGTAAGTATTTTGCAATACGTACGGTGTTGTACTTTATGGCATAATGTAAAGGCGTATAACCGTTATAATATTTATTAATATCAAACCCGTCTAGAGATCTAATAATATCTAGACACTCGGTATCTATGTATGACTTTTTAATGTAGTCGTGCATGACAAAATCTCTTAATAATTCCGGTTTAGCATGTTTACTGAGTATTAAAAGTTTACGTAGTATCTTTATATTTTGTATATTATCGATATTATTAATATTATGGATAGCCGTAATGACAGGAATTCTGTTACGTGCATTAGGCATAATTATATCTGCTCCTAGTTCTATAAATGTATCTATGATTGTTTCATTGTAATCTAGAAAATTGCTTCTTGTAAAACCGTGTAAGTAATAATGTAACGGTGTTCCCAACGGAGTATTTTCATTCATGGCGTTTATATCGTTTCCATTATACACTAATAACTTCATGTAATTAGGTGTTATTAAACTTTTTAAACTAGCCAATACATGGAGAGGAGTGCCGTAAAAGATGCGCGTTAATCCCTTAAAGTCTCCACAATAATAAGTTTTAAGACAATATTTATTAGTCAGAACTAACTTCTTAAAGAATGGATAGTCAAATTTTTTATGATCTAATAGATAAACATGAACTAAAGACGATCTCTGTTTCATAGTAAGATAATCGTTTAGTATATCAATCATTTCTAAATTCATTATGTCCCGTTTAAAATAGGCAGATACGGCTGTATTCAGATTATAATCCTTGACTGTTAAGTCATATCCGTTAGCGAGGAAATCTTTTACAATGTTCATATCTAAATCATTTTTTCTGATTTCATCAGAATATCCCAAGATAGAATCATGTGTATATCTATCATCGACGACATTAGTTTCTTCCCATGTTTGAGTAGACGCGTCTTTAGTAGACCGTTCTTTATATTCTACATTTGGTTCATTGCATATCATATTGTAGAACGATAAGTAATCGTCATATTCCTTTTTATTTGTGGCGCTTATTGTGTTGTTTTCTGGATTCTCAAAGTATTGAGATTGAGATTGAGATTCATGAGACTTCTTGCTAGCAATATAAAAGTATTTGTGTAATGAATATCTTTCCATCTAGACGAAGTATAACATATTTGATAAAAATTCAATAATCTACCATTGGAACTTCACATATCCATCTTCTATCTGCGTATATTCTAGCAGTACTAATTCCGTTGTCGTTGAGATAAGCATAGTCTTCAACACCTCTAATAGGTATAATATTATTATATGGTTTATTATCACAATTCAACCATGGCGATTGTGAATTAGTCCTATATAGACCTACCCAATAATCAAATATACCCTTGTATCTGTATATCTTAGGAAATGTGTCATTAATAATACATGCTAAACGCCCGTTCATATTTTTACAATATTTAAACGATGCTGTCCAATTGGTGATATCTTCTGAAAAGTAATAACATATGTTGTTTATACCAATGGTGTTTTTAGGACATATCTTGTATCTTGTTTCTTCTTTAAAGCATCTATGTTCGATGAAACATATAACTAAAAATGAGGATAGTAGAGATAGAGATAATATAACTATCACGACGCGGTAAACTAATTCGCGCATGATAAACAACATTGTTACATTATATCATCATTAATTAATTTATTTTTATTTTTTATTGGTAATGTTATTTTCTAACGAATGTAACGAATGGACGTCCTAATGAAAGCAGCTTGTTTTGTTTTAGGCTTATCCATCTATTGGTTTTATGGTTATATACATCAACATTATGTGTTGCATTAGTCATATTATCCACGCTACCAATCACAAATAATTCGTCACCTAATACAGCTAAAGAGTAATTATATATATATCTATAACTATATCTAGTTAGTTTCTTTATATAATTACATGATTTCGTATCCTCTCTATATTCTATATTTTTAAATCCATCAATAAAATATATACCTCCGTTATACGCGATAATTGCACTAGTATCCGCTGTATATGAACTTTTCAGTTTAATACATTTTCTCCATCTTAAAGTCTTGGTATCACAACGATATATAACACCTTTATAAGAATTTATAATGATGTATATATTATCTCCTATTGATGTGGCTGAACAGATACCTGATACGGGCAATGTCATCTTTAAGACTCTCCACTTTCCATCTTCTGGAGATCTCCTTTCAATGGTAGGATTATAATATCTGTTGTTATAATCGTAATATCCACAATCAGGATCTGTAAAGCGAGCTGAATCAGTATCCGTATCTGAATGCGGTTCAGAAGTCCCACCTATAAGGTATATATAATCATTTACAACTGCAACTCCAGCATTCGCTCTTGGATATACAGTAGAAGGTTCCTTCTTCCAAATATTAGTTTTTGTATTATAACTATATACATTAGTAGTTGTAAAATTATATGTCTGTTTACCACACATTATGTATACAATATCTCCTATAGCAGCTATCATGCAATTGATTGCTTTAAAGGGAATATCTGATACAATCTTCCATTCATTTTCAACACGGTTATACATTTCCAATTTACTAGAATAAGTATCATCATCATCATCTGGTGAAATACCTACGGAGTACAATACGCCTGATGAGGATTTTCTAGGAACAGATGGAGGCAGATTTTCACATCCTAGTTCGTTCAGAATATCCTTCTTAGATAATAGCTCATCTACTCTAATTAGTTTACTAATATTTTCCTTGACCATGTTGATACGTTCAGCATCACCTTTCATCCATATACATAGTGCATCCATGGCTTCATCTTCTGATTTTGTGTCGAGGTCGTCGTTTTCAAATATGGAACTGATAATATCAAATGGCAAAGATAGAAACGTATCATCTTTAACTACATGTGTAAAATTAATTGCTGTTGTATTAATAGCAGCTATTTTTAGATCCTCCAAATTATAAAATGCTGCATAAGTTATGATATCTAGACAGTTGATAGCGTCTAATCTTTCTTTTATAAATTCAGTACAGAGGTCTATGGCTTTTGTTATATTTAGAGAATCTGCTAGTACCAACATATCCTGTACATTGTCTTCATCTATGTCCAATTCATTAGTATTAATGAACATAATCAGCTTTTTAATCAAGTCATGATTGCCGTAAGAAGTTAGATTTATATCTGTATTATCGTCAAACTCAAATCTATTTTTAAAGAAGCTGTATGAACACAGTAACTTCTTATCAGATGTAAGTACTTGATCTCCCAGAATTATATTCACGTACTCCTCCATTGTGTAAAATTAATCATATAAGTAAATAATCATAAAATATTATATCAATTTTATTATATGAATGATAGCTATCTAATTAATAGTTCTAGTAGCGCAAGTATTTGGAGGTATACCGCGAATATCGATTTCGTTTCCTATATGAATAGTAGCAGTATCCTCTTCAAATTCCTCATCGGTATTGACATACGCAATATAGAGATGGAGATCTGATAGACAGTTGCCTATTAAAGTGAAATTTTCAGCGTGGGTTGATGCTGTTTCAGGAACACGTGTAAAATTACCGATTAATACAGGTTCCGTTTCAGCGTTACATTTTACTTCTACATTCAGCGTACACATCTTGGATGTATTTTGTTTTTTTGTAGTATCTGAGAAAAGTCCGGCTACAGCAGTTTTATCCTTTACAGAATAATATTCTGTTACAAAGACTGGATCGCAATCTGTACTATTAACAGTAATTGTTAATTCAGAAGTCGTGATAACATCAGATGATTGTTTTGTACTTAGTCGATTACAAGATGATACGTTAACTGGATATAGTTCAATATCTATAGATATGTAATTAAATGTATCTGTAATGTATTTGTCTTCGAAGAAACCGGATGGAGGATAATCATTTGCAAACGATGCAACAAATAATGATGCGAATATTAGTATTGTGTTTATGTTTATCATGATGAGTATTTATGATAGCAAAGTTTTGTATTATCCGGAGTGGTACAGCATTGTTCTTTTTGTACTTTTTTTGTAGTGGTATCAGGAGTACATCTGGCACAACTATTGACGACAGGCACTGTACATTTCAATCCTGGACCACATTGACATTTTCGTGGTTTATCCGGACCACATGGTTGTATCTCTACCATATTGCTTAAACAAGTAACACACGCCTTACATAAACCATCTTCAGGTTCAAGATAGTAATCATTAGGACACGTTTTACCAAATGATGTATATACTAGACAGGTTACGATAGCGGATAAAAAGATAGTATTCATCTTCATGCTATTTAATACATCTAATATATGTATTAGTCATTAAAAAAATATTATTTTATAGAAACTTTGTGTATGTATCCAGAACAATTTTATCTTAGTTACGCTTCATCTGTAAGTCGAGCATTGATAAATGATGCATGATGTCTGTTAAATATTATTTTTTTAAAATAAGTTAGCCTAAATATCCCGATAATGCAACTAAATAAAAGAGTAACGGGAATACGCATAACGGGATACATATCCATGATATATCTTGATATGTCATTGGCTATATAATACATAGATCGCGCATCTGTTATGTACTTATTAACTATATCATATAATGGATCATTGCCATGACAACACGCTACTAGATTGTGATTTTCTCTATGTGTGATTATGTCCTCTTTGTAACATTTACTAACTAGTATATCGTATATACTGATATTAGTTCTCGAATTAATGTGTAACTTGGTCAATTTATCGATGTTATCTCTGATGCTAACTAACTTATCAAACGCCAAAAACATTGCATGACTATTATCGAGAATCGCTATATCCCTCTCCATATACTCGATGCATTTATTACAGTAATCCAATCCAGCTAACATAAGAGCCAATATCAATGTTGGTTTAATGATATCATGTTCACATAATAATAACGATGGAAACTTTCCAGTAGCGTAACACTTATCTAAGAAGGATATAACTATGTCTACATTAGGTCTCTTATCGAGAATATTCTTAACAATATACCATTGGTGGCCTGACAACGTATTATTTCCCATGGTTAACATTAGAGGGTATACACCATTTTTTGTCGGTATATTAATATTGGTTTGGATGGATAATAAGTACACAAATGAATCCATGACAATATTGGCATTAGTATGCGAGATAATAGATACATGTAATGGTGTCATACCAGACGTTTCGCATACTGCGTTATTATATCTTTCTATAATCGCACAATGATATACGTCATGTATATCTGTACTATCATACGGCACATATTCATCAGTATATAAGTCAGTAGGTATATTATATTTAGCAATAATATGGTGAAGAATGCATGGAGTATCGTCTACTCTAATTAATAGATCTTGAAGTATACGGTTCTTTACCATATTCAATACTTTATCAGATATCAAACAATCTATTATGTCATAATACATATAATTTTGAGCGGTGCATATATATGAAGTTAATGGGGTATACCCTAAACAATTGACTGCTGTTATATCCGCACCCAAGGATATCAGACACTGAATAACGTCTAGTCTTATATCGTTATCGGTTTCTGGATCTAATATATGAACAACAGACAACATAGAGAGATATGTGTGTAGTACCGTATTACCAATATTGTCGGGTTCATTTATATCATTCCCGTACTCGTGTAAAAGTTTAATAATGCTAGTGCTTATGTTGTGTCTCAGTATATATTGATGAAGACAAGTCCTTCCAGCACTATCTTTATAATGTAGTTTTACTCCTGGTTGTAAAAAGGAGTACATGACAGATATATCGATATTCCGAGCTAGTGTTATATACGAATGTAGCATCATAGGTATATTTTTTACTTTATTGCCATCTAGTGATTCTACGTACAAGTTTGTTATTTCTGGATTAATATTATCTATATTGGCTATGTATGTCATAATCGGACTCATTCCATTAACGCATTTCATATCCATGTCTCCACCGAGTTCGATAATCTTTTTAATTACGTACGCGCAAACATTTCCTGTTATCATGTACGTGTGCAACGGAGTAATAAGATCATTATTCTGCAAATTTACATCGACTCCGTTATTACATAACCACTCTAATATATCTATGTCAACATTCATGTTGCCGAGATACGCGTGTAGGATGCCGTATCCTGTTTTCTTACATACATAATTAAGATTTACAATTCCTACATCTACCATATATTTAATCAAGTCTAGTTCTATACTTCGGATTTTCGGTGAGTTGAAATATGTATATAAAATATCCATATCTCCATTGTTAGGAATATCAAACACATGATTGGCGGTTTTACTTTTATTATCTTTAATACATTTGATGAATTTTTTATACTGATCAACCAACGATTTGTTTTTTCTGTCTGCTTTTAATATCAAAATCATATTACCGATAATATTAATCAATGCGGTTTTACTATCGGTATACTGTTCACGATATCTATTATCGATACCATAATATTTCTTTTTAAAAACTTTTATGCGTTTGGCTCTAACTGTGTGATTATAACTGTATATATCCCCATCGCTACAGTATCCATCATCTGGATCATCATTATTTATACGAGCATTGGTGCTTATACGGTTATCAAAATCTTCAAAGTACATCGAATATATCAGTTTTCTGACATTAACTATAGCGTGTTCGGTCAATGATGCCATTTTGATAACTATAATCAAAATCTGTCAGTGTTGGTAGTACATAAAAAGTTTATATTATTGTTACATTTTTTAAAAAAGATCAATGCATAAAAAATTAGAAGTGTTAGATTATATTAATTATACTATACTATAAAAATTAGAAGTGTTAGACTTTAACTATTAACTATTAACTATCTTATAACTAGCTTATAACTATTAACTAACTTATAACTATTAACTATTAACTAACTTATAACTATTAACTATTAACTATTAACTATTAACTAACTTATAACTATTAACTATTAACTAACTTATAACATATTAAACTCATTTCAAGAAGTGTGGGTGGAGAGAACTCTATATGATAGCGTGTGAAACAATTAGATCCCTAATTTCTAATGGTAGTTTTGATAGGAGATTGTCATCAGTTGATACATTGTTTATTATCTCATCTATTAGAGCACGTCTGTTTAGAGCTTTAGTGACATGCTCGTTTACTTCTGTGTAAATTTTGAATCCTCTAGTAATACACTGTGTCAAAACTGGATGTCTAGAATACCTATGCAGAATATGGGAAGCATGCTTGTTTTTGTCTCTATTATAGATTAACTCATACATGGTTGTATTATGAATTTTCATCTGTCTAATGTACTCTAATTCTTGTTTACAATCAATTATATAATCAAAGAGTGAGGCTGCATACACATTACAAAGTGAATAATCTACCATCATAAAATACTTGATACAGAGCTTTATCACATCATGGTTTTCAATTGTATTATTAAGTATAGCTGATTTTATACAGTCGATAGACAATGGTGCTCTAAGCACTATTTCTAATATTTTAAGATGTATGTCCTTACGGAAGATGACTGATCCCCTATCCACGGCCACGTCAAGACATGTATATCCATCACTCATTACTGCATTGGCATCTGCTCCATTTTCTAATAGCCATGGTACTAAATCTAGATAACCTGCATAGATAGCGCGATAAAGCAGGGTCCTTCCACCAGCATCTAGTTGATTAATATCCTCAATATATGGAATACAAAGCTTACAAATTTCTAATATTGTGGGTTCGTCTACAATGAATCTCCTAGTATACTGAATTATTTTATATAGATCTAACTTAACATCATTTTCATCTGGGATACCACAATTTAAAATAAACTCAACAACACTACTTTCCTTTTTACACATTCCCATAAAATAGGCATTCAAGCATTCTATTTTATATATTACAGCCCCATGATCTATCATAAAATCAACAATGTCTATTTCTACATATGCATTAGATAGATAGTAAAGTAAGAGATCTTGAACAGAATTACAATTCTTAATAATTATAGAGAAAATATCTTCCATATAATTCTTTGACACTAATGCAGATATAATATCTTTATATGTAATATATGCAAACAGTCTATCTACTATATACTGATCAATATTATCTCTATGAATCCTAAAATAATCATACAGAACATCTACAGGATCACAAATTGGTTCATGGAGAAAGCTATCAAATATTTTCCTGTCAACAACTGGTTCTAGAACATAACAGTCAACACCCAATCCATGTTTTACATAGTCATCTACCAAAGATAATGACCAAAGGTCGAGGTCGTCGTGAAACTGCTCATCAACAGCCATGGAATCTGCCGACTCCATGGTGCGAATCGCACTGTCTTATTCGCCATTGATTTTCATTTTTTATAATTATGTACATGATTTCCTTCTATTCTCAAGAGTCTACAAAAATATATATTTTCGACATCTAAGTACTAAGTTTTTTACTGTTTTTGTTACTGTCTTCCATTCTTCTAACTAAAGATCTGAGATAAATTATACAATCTTCACTATCGAACCATTTTTGTAGTCTAAAGCCGGAAGTAATCAGCCAACTGTTTTTATTAGCGGCGTTATTCGCTCCATCAATTTCAGTATATTCTTCGCCGTTATAAAAGTAACGTTGTTCAATTGTAGGACGGTTGTTAGTATAATCGCATGAATAATAATATTCTAATTCCTCGTATTGACTACTTACAGATACTCGAAATAGTCTGAAAAATTCTTCAAAGATATTTTTATAAAGATCTAGGAAAAGTTTATTACCAACCATGAAAGCAATAGATGGATAAATATCCTTTCCATCAAAGGTCATAATTGGATAATTGTCCAGCAATATATCTGCTGTATTAGTTATATCACTTCCATTTATTTTCAGATTGAAGTAATGTATTAGTTTGTGACAATTAACAAGAGACAAAAGAGATGCTGATACTAATATGCAAATAGCTATACGCGAATCCATTGTTACTTTTTATTTTATCCGTCTATTAAATAAATATATGTATTACGTAAGACTAGAAAATAAAAAAGTGAGTTTTTTCGATATTTGATTCTTACCTTCTCAATTTTATCCTTACTTATTGCAGGATTGTAGTTTACTCAATGCATCTCTGAATCCTGATAAATCATACATATCAATGATACAACTACGTAGTAAACTAATAGGAATACAGATATCTGGATATGTACGTAAATAGTCGATTATATCTTTTACAATACTATTAGTCCCTATTGCGTTATCTATATATCCATTAATAATATTACACAGTGGATACTTATCAGAAGTATACCTCTTATAGATTTCTATACATGAAGTAATATCATCATTGTATGTTCTGCTTATTAGTATATCATATATAGATATAGTAGAATAGTTGTTAATATATGTAGACATTAATAAACTAATATTATCTCGAATATCCACTAGCACGTCTAAAGCTCGACTCAGTGATCTATAATTAGATGTATTTCGTGTTTCCAAATCATGTTTTATATGCTCGATAAATTTGTTACAATTATTTACTCCTATCAACATAAATGCAGAGGCCATCATTTCATACAGGCTAGTATTTTTAGTACTACATAACGAAAATAATGATTCGTTTTTATAGCATTTATCTAAAAATATTATAATATTATCTATAGAAGGTCTGTTATCTAGTAACATCTTAACTATATGACACTTATTATATCGATCTCTACGAAATATTAACATCGATGCAGTAAGACCCTTTATAGTTGGTTTATCGATACTATATCCAATAGATAATAAATATTTCATTGCATCTTTGCGTAGACAAACGGTGGCTACGTGAAACGCAGTCATTCCAGAAAATGGTACTATATTCTTCTTATAGTACTTTATCATTTGACGATGATATGCATCATTAGTTTCGTAATTACAGTTTTCGTATTCATCGGTGTATGAGTCTACAGGAATATTATATTTAGTAATAACATGATGAATTATTGGCAGCGATATATCTTCTCTAGTTATTAGATCTTGTATTATACGATGCTTTACCATGTTTAATACTTTATCAGACATCAGACAATCTATTATGTCGTGATACATATAATTTTGAGCGGTACATATGTAGGACGTTAATGGGGTATAACCTAAATTATTAACCAACGATATATCTGATCCTGAACGTATAAGATATTTAACAACTTCTATGTTTATATTGTTATTGATACTCGAATCATATGTCAAATTTTTATTAACGATACATAATCTAGAAAGATATGTGTGTAGTATTGTATTACCTAAATTATCAGTCTCATTCAAATAGTTGCCGTGTTCGAGTAAAAGTTTAACGACATCGATATTTATATAATTTCGTAACATATAATTGTGAAGACAAGTTCTTCCAACACTATCTTTGTAATCAAGGATTACACTATTATTAAGAAAATGTTTTATGACATCTAGATCAACATATTGAGCCATTTGTATATACAGATACAATACCTCTGGTATATTAGTTATCTTGTTATCGTCCATGTAAATCTTTATAATTTCTTCGTCTATATTCATCGCATTATATATTATATAAGTCATTATAGGAGTTAACTTCATACAACATCTGAGATTCCTATCAGCACCTAGTTCAATAACTTTCTTTAACACGCTTACTGAAATTGATTCGTCTCTCCGTAAATATGAATGTAATGGAGTAATTAGATGATTGTTTTGTTCATTTATATTCTTTCCACTTCTACATAATAATTCTAGTACATCTGTGTCTACATACATATTACCGAGATATGTATGCAATATACCAGATCCATATTCGTTTTTATAATTAATATCTACTCCTTTAGCAATCATCCATTTAACCAATTTTATGTCGATGCCTATCGTGTTATGTGCTTTGAAATATACAGAGAATATGTTACTACTATATTTACCACTGTTTTCATAACGACTATCCTCGTCCTCATCACTATCATCATCATAGTCTATTAAACACAAATCATCTACGTTTATAACAACATTCTCATCATTAATTAGTTCTGTAGTAATATCTTTAATAATTTGGCTATACATCTGTTCAATACTATCTATTGATGACTTTTTACGACTTAAACTAGTTATGTAATGACGATGAAATCGAGTAGTAACTTCTAATAAAGTCTTGATATCATTATCATATGTTTGATCGTCGTAATTAATAGTGTGGCTAATGGTACTGTTAATAAGTTTATAGACAATATCATAGTATTTTCTTTCCAGAACTAGATTATTTTTAAATACTGATCTAACATATATGTCGTAACTATCATACTGATTCTCACAATCCCGTGATGTAGCAGTAGTTGGTGCATGGTCTATATCGTTAAAATGTATCGTATATAATAGTTTTCTGACATGGAGTACAGAATTTTCGATTAATGATTTCATGGTAAGGAAGGGCGAATGAATGCCTGTATATAATATACATAAGTTAATAGTTTTTTATCATATTTTCTAATACCATATAAAAATATCATTATGAATAATCATCACTGTCGCTATCATTACGTTTGTGTAGTTCTTCCCTATCATCTACGTCACTGTCACTGTCACTCTCGCTATATCTTCTAAAATTACAAACAACTGGATATTCGATAACAGCATTTGTGTAGTTTTTGTCTTTTACAGTATATACGTTATTGTCAAAATCTAAACAAATATTAGCATAATACCTATCTATAAGATCAGGATCCATGTTCGAGCATACTATCATATTTGTGACTTCATCGTAAAGCGTTAGATCAATAGAATAAACAATCTTGTGGCGCAACTTTTTACGAACTAGTTGTATGCGTTTATCGTTTACATAAGCCATTAACGGCTTTAACAGATGATCTGAGTAATATACCTCTGTTATACATTTAATATTCACGGTCTTAGTATTTTTAGATATCAATTGTAATTTACACCCATATTCGACTCCCTTGTGTAACGTCAGACATTCTAAATCTATATTATTATCTATTACAGCGTAAAACACATGCATTTTAACAGCAACACATTCAATATTGTATTGTTATTTTTATATTATTTACACAATAGACAATGTATTGTTTATATTACTGAATTAATAATACAAAATTTCCAATCTTGTTATTAAACGCACGCCGAGAAAAATAGTATAAACATAAAATAAAACCCATCAAAATGTCGTTTAAATATCTGATGTTGTTCGCTGCTATGATAATCGGATCATTCGCCGATAACGTTACCGTCGAAACGACATCGCCAGAAATTGCAAACGCTACAACCGATATTCCAGCTATCATATTATGTGGTCCCGAGGGAGATGGCTATTGTTTACACGGTGACTGTATCCACGCTAGAGATATCGATGGTATGTATTGTAGATGTTATCATGGTTATACTGGTATTAGATGTCAGCATATAGTATTAGTAGACTATCAACGTTCAGAAAATCCAGACACTACAACATCATACCCATCTCCGAGTATTGTGCTTGTATTAGTAGGCATCATTATTACGTGTTGCCTATTGTCTGTTTACAGGTTCACTAGAAGAACTAAACTACCTCTACAAGATATGGTTGTTCCATAATTTTTATAAAATTTTTTTATGAGTATTTTTACAAAAATGTATAAAGTGTATGTAGTATGTATATTTATAAAAATGCTAAGTATGCGATGTATCTGTATTATTTGTATTTATCTAAACAACACTCTACCTCTAGATATGATACAAAAATTTTTTTATTTCAACATATTAAAGTAAAATCTAGTCACCTTGAAATTGAATACAGTGGGTGGTTCCGTATCACCAGTAAGAACATAATAGTCGAATGCAGTATCCGATTGAGATTTTGCATACAATACTAGTCTAGAAAGAAATTTGTAATCATCTTCTGTGACTGGAGTCCATATGTCTGTATCATCGTCTAGTTTATCAGTGTCCCATGCTATATTCCTGTTATCATCATTAGTTAATGAAAATAACTCTCGTGCTTCAGAAAAGTCAAATATTGTATCCATGCATACATCGCCAAAACTATCACTTATACGTTTATCTTTAACGATACCTATACCTAGATGGTTATTTACTAACAGACATTTTCCAGATCTATTGACTATAACTCCTATAGTTTCTACATCAACCAAGTAATGATCATCTATTGTTATATAACAATAACATAACTCTTTTCCATTTTTATCAGTATATATATCTATATCAACGTCGTCGTTGTAGTGAATAGTTGTCATTGATCTCCTATATGAAATTGATATGTCTAGAACTGCAATTGTCTTGCATCCAGTTAACACTTTCTTTGATTTAAAGTCTAGAGTCTTTGCAAACATAATATCCTTGTCTGACTTTATATTTCCTGTAGGTTGGTATAATTTTATTTTGCCTCCACATATCGGAGTTTCCAAATATATTACTAGACAATATTCCATATAGTTATTAGTTAAGGGTGCCCAATTAGACCACGTACGCTTATTATCACTATTTGGGTCGTATTTCATAAAAGTTATTGTGTTATCGATGTCGACACATTCTACATTTTTTAATCGTCTATATAGTATTTTTCTGATATTTTCTATAATATCAGAATTATCGTCCACTGGAAGTTGTATACTATCGGAATCAGTTACATGTTTAAATAATTCTCTGATGTCATTCCTTACATAGTCAAATTCATTATTAAACAGTTTAATAATCTGTAGACCTTTGTCGTCGTAAATATCCATTGTCTTATTAGTTACGCTTATTTTTATGTGTTTTTACGTTGCTTTATTATATTTTATAAGAATGATTGTTTGACAATGTCGTAGTATAGATATATTATTAGAAGAGGTATAATTATAAAAAGTTTTTGATTACGATGTTATAAGAGGAAAGAGGACATCATTAACATCATACATCAATTAACTACATTCTTTAACATCGTAATCAAAAGATTTGCAATTTTGATGTATAACAACTGTCAATGGATTAATGGAATTGTATATTACAAATTATACGGTATGCTGTAACAGCCAACACCGATCGGTAATTGTCTGCCGGTGTAATAGAATATAGAATATAGAATATAGAATATAGAATATAGAATATAGAATATAGAATATAATCTATTGCACCGGCCTTGTATACATAATAATAAGTTGTGGTAGTATGATCTCCATATTTATAATTTAGGACTTTGTATTCAGTATTTTTGGAATCATAAAAAAATAAAAAAAGTTTTACTAATTTAAAATTTAAAAAGTATTTACATTTTTTTCACTGTTTAGTCGCGGATATGGAATTTGATCCTGCCAAAATCAATACATCATCTATAGATAATGTAACAATATTACAATACATAGATGAACCAAATGATATAAGACTAACAGTATGCATTATCCGAAATATTAATAACATTACATATTTCATCAATATCACAAAAATAAATCCACATTTGGCTAATCAATTTCGGGCTTGGAAAAAACGTATCGCTGGAAGGGACTATATGACTAACTTATCTAGAGATACAGGAATACAACAATCAAAACTTACTGAAACTATACGTAACTGTCAAAAAAATAGAAACATATATGGTCTATATATACACTACAATTTAGTTATTAATGTGGTTATTGATTGGATAACCGATGCGATTGTTCAATCAATATTAAGAGGGTTGGTAAATTGGTACATAGCTAATAATACCTATACTCCAAATACACCCAATAATACAACAACCATTTCTGAGTTGGATATCATCAAAATACTGGATAAATACGAGGACGTGTATAGAGTAAGTAAAGAAAAAGAATGTGGAATTTGCTATGAAGTTGTTTACTCAAAACGATTAGAAAACGATAGATACTTTGGTTTATTGGATTCGTGTAATCATATATTTTGCATAACATGTATCAATATATGGCATAGAACACGAAGAGAAACCGGTGCGTCGGATAATTGTCCTATATGCCGTACCCGTTTTAGAAACATAACAATGAGCAAGTTCTATAAGCTAGTTAACTAATAAATAAAAAGTTTAATTATCGACGACGCATGGCGTTATTTTTCTCATATGAAAGATTAATTTGATTCTAATATAATCTTCAGTATTGGATGAATCTCAATTCAAATTAATTCCATTAGATTATATCATAAATAAAAATAGTAGCACGTACTACTTCAGCCAAATATTCTTTTTTGAAACGCCATCTAGTGTAGTGAGGACACAAGTGAACCTATAATGAGCAAATTTATTAGTATCGGTTACATGAAGGACTTTACGTAGAGTGGTGATTCCACCATCTGTGGTACGAACGGTTTCATCTTCTTTGATGCCATCACCCAGATGTTCTATAAACTTGGTATCCTCGTCCGATTTCATATCCTTTGCCAACCAATACATATAGCTAAACTCAGGCATATGTTCCACACATCCCGAACAATGAAATTCTCCAGAAGATGTTACAATGTCTAGATTTGGACATTTGGTTTCAACCGCGTTAACATATGAGTGAACACACCCATACATGAAAGCGATGAGAAATAGGATTCTCATCTTGCCAAAAATATCACTAGAAAAAATTTATTTATCAATTTTAAAGGTATAAAAATACTTATTGTTGCTCGAATATTTTGTATTTGATGGTATACGGAAGATTAGAAATGTAGGTATTATCATCAACTGATTCTATGATGGTTTTATGAATTTTATTATGCTTCACTATTGCATCGGAAATAATATCATATGCTTCCACGTATATTTTATTTTGTTTTGACTCATAATACTCACGCAATTCTGGATTATTGGCATATCGATGAATAATTTTAGCTCCATGCTCAGTAAATATTAATGAGAATATAGTGTTGCCTCCTACCATTATTTTTTTCATCTCGTTCAATTCTTGATTGCAGAGATCTATATAATCATTATAGCGTTGACTTATGGACTCTGGAATCTTAGACGATGTACAGTCATCTATAATCATGGCATATTTAATACATTGTTTTATAGCATAGGCATTATCTACGATATTAGATATTTCACTCAATGAATCAATCACACAATCTAATGTAGGTTTATGACATAATAGCATTTTCAGCAGTTCAATGTTTCTAGATTCGTTGATGGCAATGGCTATACATGTATATCCGTTATTTGATCTAATGTTGACGTCTGAACCGGATTCTAGCAGTAAAGATACTAGAGATTGTTTATTATATCTAACAGCCTTGTGAAGAAGTGTTTCTCCTCGTTTGTCAATCATGTTAATGTCTTTAAGATAAGGTAGGCAAATGTTTATAGTACTAAGAATTGGGCAATCATAAGACCTGTCGCGAAGACCCTTTCTGTATGCATCAGTGTGGAAATTATAACATCCATAGTTGGATTTACATAAGTGTCCAATCGAGATCTCTCCATCATCGAGATGATTGACGGCATCTCCCCCTTCCTTTTTTAGTAGATATTTCATCGTGTAAGAATCAATATTAACATTTCTAAAGTATCCGTGTATAGCCTCTTTATTTACAACAGCTCCATATTCCAACATGCATTCCAATAGAGAGATATCGATATCGCTGAATGTTATATACTCAATTAGTATATGTTGGAGGACATCCGAGTTCATTGTTTTCAATATCAAAGAGATGGTTTCCTTATCATTTCTCCATAGTGGTACAATACTACACATTATTCCGTGCGGCTTTCCATTCTCCAAAAACAATTTGACCAAATCTAAATCTACATCTTTATTGTATCTATAATCACTATTTAGATAATCAGCAATGATCCCTCGAGTGCAACATGTTAGATCGTCTATATATGCATAAGCAGTGTTATCTATTCCTTTCATTAACAATTTAACGATGTCTATATCTACATGAGATGACTTAATATAATATTGAAGAGCTGTACAATAGTTTTTATCTCTAGAAGATGGGTTGATTCCATGATTAATCAGACATTTAACAACTTCCGGGCACACACATGATCTCGAATCCGACTCTGAATACAGATGAGAGATGATATACAGATGTAATACTGTACCGCAATTTCGTGGTTGATAATCGTCATTGTGTGTGTGATATTCTTCATACGCGTATCCGTACTCATCATCCTCATCCTCATAAATAACACTGCATCCATTTTCTATGAATAAATCAATAATTTCAGGAACAGGATCATCTGTCATTACATAATTTTCTATAACTGAATGATGTTTTTCACATTTAATACTCAAGTCAAATCCATGTTCTACCAATACCTTTATCAAGTCAATATCTACATTTTTGGATTTCATATAGGTGAATATATTAAAGTCATTTATGTTGCTAAATCCAGTGGCTTCTAGTAGAGCCATCGCTATATCCTTATTAACTTTAACATGTCTACTATTTGTGTATTCCCCTAATGGAGTAAGCTGTCTCCAATTTTTGTGTAATGGATTAGTGCCACTGTCTAGTAGCAGTTTGACAACCTCGACATTGTTACAATGCTCATTGAAAAGGTATGCATGTAGAGCATTATTCTTGAATTGGTTCCTGGTATCATTAGGATCCATGTCTTTCAACATCTGTTTAAGTTCATCAAAAGTCACATCCTCGTTTTCAAGATAGTCAAACATTTTGACTGAATAGAAGTGAATGAGCTACTGTGAACTCTATACACCCGCACAACTAATGCCATCAAATATCATTTTTTGAATGTATTTATACCAGGTCAAAAACTTGTACAATTATTAATAAAAATAATTTAGTGTTTAAATTTTACTAGTTCCAGATTTTACACCTCCATTAACACCTCCATTAACTCCACTTTTTACACCACTGGACGATCCTCCTCCCCACATTCCACCACCAGATGTATAAGTTTTAGATCCTTTATTACTACCATCATGTCCATGGATAAAGACACTCCACATGCCGCCACTACTACCACCTTTAGAAGACATATTAATAAGACTTAGTTAAGACAAGTTTAACAATAAAATTAATCACGAGTACCCTACTACCAACCTACACTATTATATGATTATAGTTTCTATTTTTTACAGTACCTTGACTAAAGTCTCTAGTCACAAGAGCAATACTACCAACCTATACTATTATATGATTATAGTTTCTATTTTTATAGGAACGCATATGAGAAAATCAAATGTCTAAGTTCTAACGGTAGTGTTGATAAACGATTGTTATCCACAGATACCTCATCTATCATGTTGTCTATTTTCTTACTTTCTTCTATTAACTTATTAGCATTATATATTATTTGATTATAAAACTTATATTGCTTGTTAGCCCAATCTGTAAATATCGGATTATTAACGTATCGTTTCTTTGTATGTTTGTTTAACTTGTACATTATGGTGAGCATGTCCATACCGTTTATTTTAATTTGACGCATATCCGCAATTTCTTTTTCGCAGTCGGTTATATATTCTATATAAGATGGATACGTATCACATGTGTACTTATAGTCGACTAATATGAAGTATTTAATACAAGTTTCTAGTATACGTTTGTTACGAATGTTCGCGGAGTATAGCCTGTTATTTTCTAAATACCAAACTGTTTTCTTTATATATTCGATGGTTGGTAATTTACTCAGAATAATTTCCAATATCTTAATATATAATTCTGCTATTTCTGGGATATATTTATCTGCCATCATAACACAAATACTAATACATGTAGACCCATATGTTGTTGTTATTATATTAATATCTGCGCCATTATCTATTAACCATTCTACTAGGGCAACACTATGCGTCTCGATACAATAATAAAGTATGCTACGTCCATGTTTATCTATTTTGTTTATATCATCGATATACGGCTTACAAAGTTTTAGTATTGATAATACATCTAACTCACGAATCGAGAAGGTAGGGAATAATGGCATAATATTTATTATGTTATCATTATCATTATCATTATCATTATCATTATCATTATCATTATCATTATCATTAACTACGTTTCCATTTTTTAAAATATACTCAACAACTTTAGGATCTCTATTGCTAAATTTTTGAAAATATTTATTTATATGCTTAAATCTATATAATATAGCTCCTTCATCAATCATACATTTAATAACATTGATATATACTGTATGATAAGATACATATTCTAACAATAGATCTTGTATAGAATCTGTATATCTTTTAAGAATTGTGGATATTAGGATATTATTACGTAAACTATTACACAATTCTAAAATATAAAACGTATCACGGTCGAATAATAGTTGATCAACTATATAATTATCGATTTTGTGATTTTTCTTCCTAAACTGTTTACGTAAATAGTTAGATAGAATATTCATTAGTTCATGACCGCTATAGTTACTATCTAATAACGCGTCAAATATTTCCCGTTTAATATCGCATTTGTCAACATAATAATAGAGTGTGGTATGTTCACGATAAGTATAATGACGCATCTCTTTTTCGCGTGAAATTAAATAGTTTATCACGTCCAAAGATATCGCATATCCATCTTGTGACCTAGTAATAATATAATAATAGAGAACTGTTTTACCCATTCTATTATCATAATCAATGGTGTAGTCGCAATCGCAATCGCAATCGCAATTTAACACGGCGGCCCAATTAAAATGATCATGATATTCACAAGTACATATAATGGGTTCCATTTTGATCTTATATCCATACTGTATCCTGCTACACGTGGGTATTCCTTTATCCAATAATAGTTTAAACACATCTACATTGGGATTTGATGTTGTAGCGTATTTCTCTACAATATTAATACCATTTTTGATACTATTTATTTCTATACCTTTCGAAATTAGTAATTTCAATAAGTCTATATCGATGTTATCAGAACATAGATATTCGAATATATCAAAATCGTTGATATTTTTATAGTCGACTGACGACAATAACAAAATCACAACATCGTTTTTGATATTATTATTTTTCTTGGTAACGTATGCCTTTAATGGAGTTTCACCATCATACTCATATAATGGATTTGCACCACTTTCTATCAATGATTGTGCACTGCTGGCATCGATATTAAATGTTTTACAACTATCATAGAGTATCTTATCATACAGTGTATAGTTAACCATGATGGTTGTTGATGCTACCACACTTTTGGTTTCTTTCATTTCAGTTATGTATGGATTTAGCACGTTTGGGAAGCATGAGCTCATATGATTTCAGTACTGTAGTGCCAGTACTATTAGTTTCGATCAGATCAATGTCTAGATCTATAGAATCAAAACACGATATGTCAGAAGATAATGAATATCTGTACGCTTCTGCGTGCGTTGTGACTTCTCGTTTTGTTCGATGTTTACATCGTGCTTTAACATCAATGGTACAAATTTTATCCTCGCTTTGTGTATCATATTCATCTCTAGTATAAAATTCTATATTCAGATTATCATGCGATGTGTATACGCTAACGGTATCAATAAACGGATCACACCATTTAGTCATAACAGTAATCCAAAATTTTTTAAAGTATATTTTAACGAAAGAAGTTGTATCATCGTTAGGATTTGGCAAATCGTTGTCTACAGTGTATGGTACGAGATCCTCATAAGTGTATATATCTAGAGTAATGTTTAATTTATCAAATGGTTGATAATATGGATCGACAGAACGACAATTTCCGAAGACGGAAATAAGATATAGACATGCAATAAATCTAATAGCGGACATGGCTACCTCCTTAAAAAATACGAACACCTTGGCTATTTAGTAATTGGTACTTAACAATGCTCCATTAATCCATGGACTCATAATCTCTATATGGAATTAGTGGATGTTCTATATACGGGGATGAGTAGTTCTCTTCTTTAACTTTATAATCTTTATTAATCATATTTAGTCTGATGTATGGGTAATAGTGTTTGAAGAGCTCGTTCTCATCATCAGAATAAATCAATATCTCTGTTTTTTTGTTATACAGATGTATTACAGCCTCATATATTACGTAATAGAACGTGTCATCTACCTTATTAACTTTCACCGCATAGTTGTTTGCAAATACGGTTAATCCTTTGACCTCGTCGATTTCCGACCAATCTGGGCGTATAATGAATCTGAACTTTAATTTCTTGTAATCATTCGAAATAATTTTTAGTTTACATCCGTAGTTATCTCCTCTACGTAACTGTAAATTTCTCAACGCGATATCTCCATTAATGACGATGTCGAATTCGTGTTGTATACCCATACTGGATGGATGAACGAACGAATACCAACGGCACTAATAGTAATTTACTTTTTCATCTTTACATACTTGGTACTAGTTTTACTATCATAAGTTTATAAATTCCACAAGCTACTATGGAATACGCCAACCATCTTATTATAGCACGCATGTCTTAAAGTTTATTAATTACATGTTGTTTTATATATCGCTACGAATTTAAACAGAGAAATCAGTTTAGGAAGAAAAAAATTATCTGTCCTCTTCATCATCGTCTATTGGATAACGTCTCTGTATTCTACGATAGAGTGCTACTTTAAGATGCCACAGATCTGTATCGTCAAATATATACTCCATTAAAATGATTATTCCGGCAGCGAACTTGATATTGGATATATCACGACCTTTGTTAATATCAACGACAATAGACAATAGTCCCATGGTTCCATAAACAGTGAGTTTATCTTTCTTTGAAGCGATATTTTGTAGAGATCTTATAAAACTGTCGAATGACATCGCATTTATTTCTTTAGCTAATTCATATATGTCGCCATCGCAATATCTAACAGCATCTATCTTAAACGTTTCCATTGCTTTAAAGACGTTTCCGATAGATGGTCTCGTTTCATCAGTCATACTGAGCCAACAAATGTAATCGTGTATAACATCTTTGATAGAATCAGACTCTAAAGAAAACGAATCGGCTTTATTATACGCATTCATGATAAACTTAAACAATGAAAAATGTTTTTCGTTGTTTAAGTTTATTGAGTAGTATATCTTAATAATTGTTATTATTTCACTAATTTAATATGTAGTAATGAGTACCTCTATAAAAACTATATACGAATGGCATAACTAATCATACTAGTATCAAAGAATGTCTAGGACGCTTAATTTTCATATGATATAGATCCTGTAAGCGTTGTCTGTATTCTGAAGCTATTTTCTCTATCGCATTAGTGAGTTCAGAGTATGATATAAAGTTAAATCGAATAACGAACATAACTTTAGTAAAGTAGTGTCTATATTAACTCTTTTATTTTTTTAGCCATCATAATACCATGTTTAAGATAGTATTCTCTAGTTACTACGATCTCATTGTTGTCTAGAATATCACATACACTGAATCTACATCCAATTTCTAAAATTGGTCTGTGTTAAATCCCTTCTATATTATTATTGATGTATTGTTGTAGAAAACTATTACTTAGACCATTTTCTTTATAAAACGAATATATAGTACTCCAATTATCTTTACTGATATATTTGCACACATAATCCATTCTCTCAATCACTACATCTTTAAGATTTTGGTTGTTAAGATATTTGGCTAAACTATATAATTCTATTAGATCATCAACAGAATCAGTATATATTTTTCTAGATCCAAAGATGAACTCTTTGGCGTCCTCTATAATATTATCAGAAAAGATATTTTCATGTTTTAGTTTATCAAGATCTAACCTGTTCATATCCATGATTAACGACATTACAATAACCGCATAAAATAAAAATCCATTTTCATTTTTTAACACAATACTATTCATAATTGAGATTGATGTAATACTTTGTTACTTTGAACGTAAAGACAGTACACGGATCCGTATCTCCAACAAGCACGTAGTAATCAAATTTGGTGTTGTTAAACTTTGCAATATTCATCAATTTAGATAGAAACTTATACTCTTCATCTGTTTTAGGAATCCATGTATTACCACTTTCCAACTTATCATTATCCCAGGCTATATTTCGTCCATCATCATTGCGCAGAGTGAATAATTCTTCTGTATCCGGCAGTTCAAATATATGATCCATGCATAGATCGGCAAAGCTATTGTAGATGTGATTTTTCCTAAATCTAGTATAACACTCGTTTACTATCAAACACTTTCCTGATTTATCGACCAAGACACACATGGTTTCTAAATCTATCAAGTGGTGGGGATCCATAGTTATAACGCAGTAACATAGATTATTACCTTCTTGACTGTCGCTAATATCTATATACTTATGGTTATCGTATCGGATTCTACATATAGATGGCTTGTATATCAAAGATATAGAACACATAACCAATTTATATTCTCGCTTTACATTCTCGAATCTAAAGTTAAGAGATTTAGAAAACATTATATCCTCGGATGATGATATCACTGTTTCCGGAGTAGGATATATTACAGTCTTTACAGATTTCGTCCGATTCAAATAAATCACTAAATAATATCCCATATTATCATCTGTTAGAGTCGTGTCATTAAATTTATTATATTTTATGAAAGATATATCGCTGCTAACCTCTATATTTTGTACATTTTTAAACTGTTTGTATAATATCTCTCTGATACAATCAGATATATCTATTGTGTCGGAAGACGATACAGTTACATTGGAATTAATAGTGTTCCATTTTACAACTTTTAACAAGTTGACCAATTCATTTCTAATAGTATCAAACTCTCCATGATTAAATATTTTAATAGTATCCATTTTTATATCACTACGGATACAAAGTAGATGACATAAAAACCATTGTATAATTTTTATGTTTTATGTTTATTCGCGTACACATTTTGGAAGTTCCGGCTGCCATGTATTTCCTGGAGAGCAAGTAGATGATGAGGAACCAGATAGTTTATATCCATACTTGCACGTAAAGTGTACATAGTCATTATACGAATATGATCTTTTAAACCCGCTAGACAAGTATCCGTTTGCTATTGTAGGATGTTGACATTTAACAATCTGACACGTGGGCGGATCTGTCCACTCTCCTCCTGAACACAGGACACCCGAGTTACCAACCAACGAATATCCACTATTGCAACTATACGTTACAACGCTTCCTTCGGTATAAAAATCCTCGTATCCGTTATGTCTTCCGTTGGATATAGATGGAGGGGATTGGCATTTAACAGATTCACAAATGGGTGCCTCGGGATTCCATACCATAGATCCAGTAGATCCTAGTTCACAATACGATTTAGATTCTCCGATCAATTTATATCCACTATTACAAGAGTACGTTATACTGGATCCAAAGTCTGTTCCACCAATATCAAGTTGACCATTATCGATATCTCGAGGTGATGGACATCTCCGTTTAAGACATTGATTAAAGAGTGTCCATCCATTGCCTGTGCATTTAGCATATATGGATCCCATTTTTTGCTTTCTGTACCCAGGTAGACATACATATTCTATAGTGTCTCCTACTTTGTAAGTATCATCAGTCCCCACACTATTCTTAAATTTCATATTAATGGGACGTGACGGAATAGTACAGCATGATAGCACGCATCCTATTCCCAACAATGTCAGGAACGTCACGCTCTCCACCTTCATATTTATTTATCCGTAAAAATGTTATCCTATGCAATGTCCAATAATAAAAAGGCATGCTATTGTAGGAATTGTTTTTCACAGTTGCTCAAAAACGATGGTAGTGACTTATGAGTTACATTACACTTTGGAGTCTCATCTTTAGTAAACATATCATAATATTCGATATTACGAGTTGACATATCTAACAAATTCCAAGTATTTGATTTTGGATAATATTCGTATTTTGCATCTGCTATAATTAAGATATAATCGCCGCAAGAACACACGAACATCTTTCCTACATGGTTAAAGTACATGTACAATTCTATCCATTTGTCTTCCTTAACTATATATTTGTATAGATAATTACGAGTCTCATGAGTAATTCCAGTAATTGCATAGATGTCACCGTCGTACTCTACAGCATAAACTATACTATGATGTCTAGGCATGGGAGACTTTTTTATCCAACGATTTTTAGTGAAACATTCCATATCGTTTAATACTACATATTTCTCATACGTGGTATAAACTCCACCCATTACATATATATCATCGTTTACGAATACCGATGCGCCTGAATATCTAGGAGTAATTAAGTTTGGAAGTCTTATCCATTTCGAAGTGCCGTGTTTCAAATATTCTGCTACACCTGTTGAAATAGAAAATTCTAATCCTCCTATTACATATAACTTTCCATCGTTAACACAAGTACTAACTTCTGATTTTAACGACGACATATTAGTAACCGTTTTCCATTTTTTCGTTTTAAGATCTACCCGTGACACGGAATAAACATGCCTATTGTTAATCATGCCGCCAATAATGTATAGACAATTATGTAAAACATTTGCATTATAGAATTGTCTATCTGTATTACCGACTATCGTCCAACATTCTGTTCTAGGAGAGTAATGGGTTATTGTGGATATATAATCAGAGTTTTTAATGACTACTATATTATGTTTTATACCATTTCGTGTCACAGGCTTTGTAGATTCGGATATAGTTAATCCCAACAATGCTATAGCATTGCGCATAGCATTAGTCATAAACTCGGGATGTAAAATGTTGATGATATCTACATCGTTTGGATTTTTATGTATCCACTTTAATAATATTATAGCTGTAACATCCTCATGATTTACGTTAACGTTTTCGTGGGATAAGATAGTTGTCAGTTCATCCTTTGATAATTTTCCAAATTCTGGATCGGATGTCGCCACAGTAATATTGTTGATTATTTCTGACATCGACGCATTATATAGTTTTTTAATTCCATATCTTTTAGAAAAGTTAAACATCCTTATACAATTTGTGGAATTAATATTATGAATCATAGTTTTTACGCATAGATCTACTACAGGCGGAACATCAATTATTATGGCAGCAACTAGTATCATTTCTACATTGTTTATGGTGATGTTTATCTTCTTCCAGCGCATATAGTCTAATAGCGATTCAAACGCGTGATAGTTTATACCATTCAATATAATCGCTTCATCCTTTAGATGGTGATCCTGTATGTGTTTAAAAAAATTATACGGAGACGCCGTAATAATTTCCTTATTCACTTGTATAATTTCCCCATTGATAGAAAATATCACGCTTTCCATTCTTGAAGTACTATAAGTAATTATAGTTAATGTAAAGGTTTATATATTCAATATTTTTTATAAAAATCATTTCGACATTAATTCCTTTTTAAATTTCCGTCTATCATCTATAGAAACATATTCTATGAATTTATAAAATGCTTTTACGTGTCCTATCGTAGGCGATAGAACCGCTAAAAAGCCTATCGAATTTCTACAAAAGAATCTATTATATGGTATAGGGAGAGTATAAAACATTAAATGCCCGTACTTATTAAAGTATTCAGTAGCCAATCCTAACTCTTTCGAATACTTATTGATTGCTCTTATTCTGTACGAATCTATTTTTTTGAACAACGGACCTAGTGGTATATCTTGTTCTATATATCTAAAATAATGTCTGACAAGATCCGTTAGTTTAATATCCTCAGTCATCTTGTCTAGAATGGCGTATCTAACTGCGGGTTTAGGCTTTAGTTTAGTTTCTGTTTCTATATCTACATCTTTACCCAACACCAAAAATATAATAGCTAATATTTTATTACAATCATCCGGATATTCTTCTACGATCTCACTAACTAATGTTTCTTTGGTTATACTAGTATAGTCACGATCAGACAAATAAATAAAATCAGATGATCGATTAACAATACATTTAAATTCATCATCTGTAAGATTTTTTAGATGTCTCATTAGAATATTATTAGGGTTAGTCATTATCACATCTCGGTAGCTATTACTTGTTTTAATTTTCTGTATTTTATTATTTTTCACCATATAGATCAATCATTAGATCATCAAAATACTTTTCAATCATCCTAAAGAGTATAGTGAACGAATCTTCCCATCTAATTTCTGACCGTCTACCAATGTCTCTAGCCACTTTGGCACTAATAGCGATCATTCGCTTAACATCTTCTACATTATTAACTGGTTGATTCAATCTATCTAGCAATGGACCGTCGGATAGCGTCATTCTCATTTTCTTAATCAATGTACATACATCGTCATCATCTACCAATTCATCAAACAACATAAGCTTTTTAAAATCATCATTATAATAGGATGGATCGCCATCATTTCTCCAAAGAATATATCTGATAAGTAGAGTCCTCATGTTTAGTAATTTAACTATTTTAGTTAACAGCTATTTTTTATGTTAAATCAATTAGTACACCGCTATGTTTAATACTTATTCATATTTTAGTTTTTAGGATTGAGAATCAATACAAAAATTAATACATCATCAATTTTGGAAATACTTAGTTTCCACGTAGTCAATGAAACATTTGAGCTCGTCGTAAAGGACGTTCTCGTACAGGACGTAACTATAAATTGGTTTATATTTGTTCAAGATAGATACAAATCCGATAACTTTTTTGACGAATTCTACGGGATCCACTTTAAAAGTGTCATACCGGGTTCTTTTTATTCTTTTAAACAGATCGATTGTGTGATGTTGATTAGGTCTTTTACGAATTTGATACAGAATAGCGTTTACGTATCCACCATAGTGATCAATAGCCATTTGTTCGTATGTCATAAATTCTTTAATTATATGACACTGTGTATTATTTAGTTCGTCCTTGTTCATCATTAGAAATCTATCCAATATGGCAATTATATTAGAACTATAACTGCGTTGTATGCGCATGTTGATGTGTCTGTTTATACAATTAATGATATTAGGATCCATGCTACTACCTTCGGGTAAAATTGTAGCATCATATACCATTTCTAGTACTTTAGGTTCATTGTTATCCATTGCAGAGGACGTCATGATCGAATCCTAAAAAAATATATTATTTTTATGTTATTTTGTTAAAAATAATCATCGAATACTTCGTAAGATACTCCTTCATGAACATAATCAGTTACAAAACGTTTATATGAAGTAAAGTATCTACGATTTTTACAAAAGTCAGGATGCATAAGTACAAAGTACGCGATAAACGGAATAATAATAGATTTATCTAGTTTATCTTTTTCTATCGCTTTCATAGTTAGATACATGGTCTCAGAAGTCGGATTATGCAACATCAGCTTCGATAAAATGACTGTGTTATTTAGTCTTACACATTCACTCATACATGTATGACCGTTAACTACAGAGTCAACACTAAAATGATTGAACAATAGATAGTCTACCATTGTTTCGTATTCAGATAGTACAGCGTAGTACATGGCATCTTCACAAATTATATCATTGTCTAATAGATATTTGACGCATCTTATGGATCCCACTTCAACAGCCATCTTAAAATCAGTAGAATCATATTGCTTTCCTTTATCATTAATAATTTCTAGAACATCATCTCTATCATAAAAGATACAAATATTAACTGTTTGATCCGTAATAACATTGCTAGTTGATAGCAATTTGTTAATAAGATGCGCCGGGGTCAATGTCTTAATAAGAAGTGTAATAGGACTATCTCCGAATTTGTTTTGTTTATTAACATCCGTTGATGGAAGTAAAAGATTTATAATGTCTACATTCTTGACTGATTTAGAGCATACAATATGGAGAGGTGTATTTCCATCATGATCTGGTTTTGAGGGACTAATTCCTAGTTTCATCATCCATGAGATTGTAGAAGCTTTTGGATTGTCTGACATAAGATGTCTATGAATATGATTTTTACCAAATTTATCCACTATTCTGGCTTCGAATCCGATAGACATTATTTTTTTAAACACTCTTTCTGACGGATCTGTACACGCCAACAACGGCCCACATCCTTCTTCATCAACCGAGTTGTTAATCTTGGCTCCATACTGTACCAATAAATTTATTCTCTCTATGACTTCATCATCTGTTCCCGAGAGATAATATAGAGGTGTTTTATTCTGTTTATCGCACGCGTTTGGATCTGCACCGTGTGTCAGCAGCGTCGCAACTATTCTATTATTATTAATTTTAGAAGCTATATGCAATGGATAATTTCCATCATCATCCGTCTCATTTGGAGAGTATCCTCTATTAAGGAGTTCTTCGACAAATCGTTCGTCTAGTCCTTTAATTCCACAATACGCATGTAGAATGTGATAATTTCCAGAAGGTTCGATTGTTCGCAGCATATTCCTAAATACATCTAAATTTTTACTATTATACTTGGCATAAAGATATAGATAATACTCGGCTGAGATAATGTTGTCCATTATAGTATAAAAAATAATATTTCTATTTCTATTTCTATTTCTATTTCTGTATATTTGCGACAATTTACTCTCTATAACAAATATCATAACTTAGTTCTTTTATGCCAAGAAGGCACTGGTTTAGTTCATCTATAAATGTCACACCATAACTACCACGCATGCCATACTCAGAATTATGATAAAGATATTTATCCTTGGGGTGCAGGTAATGGGGATTAATCTTTGTTGGATCAGTCTCTAAGTTAACACACGTCACACATGATCCATTTATAGTTATATCACACGATGATGATTTATGAATTGATTCCGGAAGATCACTATCGTATTTTGTGGTTCCACAATTCATTTCCATACATGTTATTGTCACACTAATATTATGATGAACTTTATCTAGCCGTTGAGTGGTAAACAACAGAACAGATAGTTTATTATCTTTACCAACACCCTCAGCCGCCGCCACAAATCTCTGATCCGTATCCATGATGGTCATGTTTATTTCTAGCCCGTATCCAGTCAACACTATGTTAGCATTTCTGTCGAAATAGCTTTCATTCATATGACACTCGCCCATAATAGTAGAACTAATGTTGTAATTTACACCAATAGTGAGTTCGGCTGCAAAGTACCAATACCGGTAATCTTGTCGAGGAGGACATACGGTATTCTTGTATTCTGCCGAATACCCTAAAGATACTGCACAAAAGAGCAAAACTAATTTGTAAACCATCTTACACAAAATATGTAACAATAGTACGATGTAATAAGACAATAGGAAATCTATCTTATATACATAATTATTATATCAATTTTACCAATTAGTTAGTATAGTGTTTAACAAAAATGTGGGAGATTCTAATTAGTTTTTCCGCGCATAATTGACGTACATGAGTCTGAGTTCCTTGTTTTTGCTAATTATTTCATCCAATTTATTATTTTTGACAATTCCAAGATCTTTTGTATAGGAGTCAGACTTGTATTCAACATGCTTTTCTATAATCATCTTAGTTATTTCGGCATCATCCAATAGTACATTTTCCAGATTGACAGAGTAGATATTAATGTCGTATTTGAACAGAGCCTGTAGCATTTCCAGGTCTTTGTTATCTATAGCCAATTTGATGTCGGGAATGAAGAGAAGGGAATTGTTAGTGTTGGTAGATGCCATATAGTCGAGCAAGATAATCATCATATCCACGTGTCCATTTTTTATAGTGATGTGAATACAACTAAGGAGAATAGCTAGATCAAAAGTAGATGGTATCTCTGAAAGAAAGTATGATACAATACTTACATCATTAAGCATGACGGCATGATAAAATGAAGTTTTCCATCCAGTTTTCCCATAGAACATCAGTCTCCAATTTTTCTTAACAAACAGTTTCACCGTTTGCATGTTACCACTATCAACCGCATAATACAATGCGGTGTTTCCTTTGTCATCAAATTGTGAATCATCCATTCCACTGAATAGCAAAATCTTTACTATTTTGGTATCTTCTAATGTGGCTGCCTGATGTAATGGAAATTCATTCTCTAGAAGATTTTTCAATGCTCCAGCGTTCAACAACGTACATACTAGACGCACGTTATTATCAGCTATTGCATAATACAAGGCACTATGTCCATGGACATCCGCCTTAAATGCATCTTTGCTAGAGAGAAAGCTTTTCAGCTGCTTGGACTTCCAAGTATTAATTCGTGTCAGATCCATGTCTGAAACGAGACGCTAATTAGAGTATAATTTTTCATTTTTTATAATTTTGTCATACTGCTCCAGAATTAATAATATCTCTAATAGATCTGATTAGTAGATATATGGCTATCGCAAAACAACATATACACATTTAATAAAAATAATATTCATTAAGGAGATTCAGATTCCACCGTACCCATCAATATAAATAAAATAATGATTCCTTACCTTACCCATATAAACAATATTAAGGAGATTCCACCTTACCCATAAACAATATAAATCCAGTAATATCATGTCTAATGATGAACACAAATGGCGTATTAAATTCCAGTTCTGTAGGAGATGATCTCGCCGTAGATACCATGATAGTAGATGCCTCCGCTACAGTTCCTTGTTCGTCGACGTCTATCTTTGCATTCTGAAACATTTTATAGATATATAACGGGTCCCTAGTCATATGTTTAAACGACGCCTTATCCGGATTAAACATACTAGGAGCAATCATTTCGGCTATCGACTTAATATCCCTCTTATTTTCGATAGAAAATCTAGGGAGTTTAAGATTGTACACTTTATTCCCTAATTGAGACGACCAATAGTCTAATTTTGCAGCCGTGATAGAATCTGTGAAATGGGTCATATTATCACCTATTGCTAGGTACATACTAATATTAGTATCCTTATACGGAAGGCGCACCATATCATATTCTTCGTCGTCGACCGTGATTGTATTTCCTTGCAATTTAGTAACTACGTTCATCATGGGAACCGTTTTCGTACCGTACTTATTAGTAAAACTAGCATTGCGTGTTTTAGCGATATCAAACGGATATTGCCACGTACCTTTAAAATATATAGTATTAATGATTGTCCATAGAGTATTATCATCAAGCATAGTAGAATCGACTACATTAGACATACCGGATCTACGTTCTACTATGGAATTAATTTTATCAACCGGATCTCGTCTAAAGTTTAATCTATATAGACCGAATCTATGATATTGTTGATAATACGACGGTTTAATACACACAGTATTATCTACGAAACTTTGATAAGTTAGATCAGTGTACGTATATTTAGATGTTTTCAGCGTAGCTAATCCTGATATTAATTCTGTAAATGCTGGACCCAGATCCCTTTTTCTCAAATCCATAGTCTTCAATAGTTCTACTCTAGTATTACCTGATGCAGGCAATAGCGACATAAACATAGAAAATGAATAGCCAAATGGCGAGAAGACAATATTATCATCCTCATTCCCATCTTGAATATTTTTATACGCTAATATACCGGCATTGGTAAATCCTTGTAGACGATAGGAGGACGCTGTACACGCTAACGATAGTATCAATAACGCAATCATGATTTTATGGTATTAATACTTTACCTTATTTTTATGTTTGGTATAAAAATTATTGATGTCTGCACATCCTTCTGTAATTGACATCTATATATCCTTTTGTATAATCAACTCTAATCACTTTAACTTTTACAGTTTTCCCTACCAGTTTATCCCTATATTTAAAATATCTATTCATATGCATCTGAACACTCTCTGCCAAGACAGCTGGAGAGTAAGGATAGTCAAAAAGATCAATATATAGAGCATAATTATTCTCGTATACTTTGCCCTTTATTACATCGCCCGCATTGGGCAACGAATAACAAAATGCAAGCATCTTAATGGTTTAATTTGTGATACAAATTATGTTTTTGTATCTATTTTATTCCAGATAGTATTCAGGAATTTCTTTTTCTGGTTGTATCTCGTCGTTGTATATATCATTTGTACATTGTTTCATATTTTTTAATAGTCTACACCTTTTAGTAGGACTAGTATCGTACAATTCATAGCTGTATTTTGAATTCCAATCACGCATAAAAATATCTTCCAATTGTTGACGAAGACCTAATCCATCATCCGGTGTAACATTAATAGATACTCCACATATATCCGTAAAGTAATTTCCCGTCCAATTTGAGGTTCCTATATACGCCGTTTTATCTGTTACCATATATTTGGCATGGTTTACCCTAGAATACGGAATGGGAGGATCAGCATCTGGTACAATAAATAGCTTTACTTCTATATCTATATTTTTAGATTTTAGCATAGCGATAGATCTTGAAAAGTTTCTCATAATAAACGAAGATCGTTGCCAGCAACTAATCAATAGCTTAACGGATACTTGTCTGTCTATAGCGGCTCTTCTTAATTCATCTTCTATATAAGGCCAAAACAAAATTTTACCCGCCTTTGAATAAATAATAGGAATAAAGTTCATAACAGATACATAAACGAATTTACTCGCATTTCTGATACATGACAATAAAGCGGTTAAATCATTAGTTCTTTCCATAGTACATAGTTGTTGTGGAGCAGAAGCAATAAATACAGAGTGTGGAACACCGCTTACGTTAATACTAAGAGGATGATCTGTATTATAATACGACGGATAAAAGTTTTTCCAATTATACGGTAGATTGTTAACTCCAAGATACCAGTATACCTCAAAAATTTGAGTGAGATCCGCCGCCAAGTTCCTATTATTGAAGATCGCAATACCCAATTCCTTGACCTGAGTTAGTGATCTCCAATCCATGTTAGCGCTTCCTAAATAAATATGTGTATTATCAGATATCCAAAATTTTGTATGAAGAACTCCTCCTAGGATATTTGTAATATCTATGTATCTTACTTCAACTCCGGCCATTTGTAGTGTTTCAACATCCTTTAATGGTTTGTTGGATTTATTGACGGCTACTCTAACACGTACTCCTCTTTTGGGTAATTGTACAATCTCGTTTAATATTATCGTGCCGAAATTCGTACCCACTTCATCCGATAAACTCCAATAAAAAGATGATATATCTAGTGTTTTTGTGGTATTGGATAGAATTTCCCTCCACACGTTAAATGTAGACAAATATACTTTATCAAATTGCATACCTATAGGAATAGTCTCTGTAATCACTGCGATGGTATTATCCGGATTCATTTTATTTGTTAACAAATAATCTTATCACTTTACTCTACTAAAAATCCAAGTTTCTATTTCTTTCATGACTGATTTTTTAACTTCGTCCGTTTCCTTATGAAGATGATGTTTGGCACCTTCATAAATTTTTATTTCTCTATTACAATTTGCATGTTGCATGAAATAATATGCGCCTGAAACATCACTAATCTCATTGTTTGTTCCCTGGAGTATAAGACTCGGAATGTTAATTTTAGGAATTATTTTTCTAACCTTGTTGGTAGCCTTCAAGACCTGACTAGCAAATCCAGCCTTAATTTTTTCATGATTGACTAATGGATCGTATTGGTATTTATAAACTTCATCCATATCTCTAGATACTGATTCTGGACATAGCTTTCCGACTGGCGCATTTGGTGTGATGGTTCCCATAAGTTTGGCAGCTAGCAGATTTAGTCTTGGAACAGCGTCTGCATTAACTAGAGGAGACATTAGAATCATTGCTGTAAACAAATCTGGATTCTCATAAGCGGCAAGTATAGAAATTGTTGCTCCCATGGAATGACCCAATAAGAAGACTGGAACTCCTGGATAAGTCGATTTAATAGTCACCACGTGTTGTACCACATCTCTAACATACGTACCAAAGTCATCGATCATCATTTTTTCACCATTACTTCTTCCATGACCAATATGATCATGTGAAAATACTAAAATTCCTAACGATGATATATTTTCAGCTAGTTCATCATAACGTCCAGAATGTTCACCAGCTCCATGGCTTATGAATACCAATGCCTTAGGATATGTAATAGGTTTCCAATATTTACAATATATGTAATCATTGTCCAGATTGAACATACAGTTTGCACTCATAATTCACGTTATATAACTATCAATATTAACAGTTCGTGTGATGATCATATTATTTTTATGTTTTATTGATAATTGTAAAAACATACAATTAAATCAATATAGAGGAAGGAGACGGTACTGTCTTTTGTGAGATAGTCATGGAGACTAAATCAGATTATGAGGATGCCGTTTTTTACTTTGTGGATGATGATGAACTATGTAGCCGTGACTCCATCATCGATCTAATAGATGAATATATCACGTGGAGAAATCATGTTATAGTGTTTAACAAAGATATTACCAGTTGTGGAAGACTGTACAAGGAATTGATGAAGTTAGATGATGTCGCTATACGGTACTATGGAATTGATAAAATTAATGAGATTGTCGAGACTATGAGTGAAGGAGACCACTACATAAATCTCACAGAAGTCCATGATCAGGAAAGTCTATTCGCTACCATAGGAATATGTGCTAAAATCACTGAACATTGGGGATACAAAAAGATTTCAGAATCTAGATTCCAATCATTGGGAAACATTACAGATCTGATGACCGACGATAATATAAACATCTTGATACTTTTTCTAGAAAAAAAATTGAATTGATGATATCGGATTCTTCATAACTCATAAATTATTACGTTAATGTATTCTATATCCAGTGTTAAAAAAAATTATCCTATCATGTATTTGAGAGTCTTATATGTAGCAAACATGATAACAGCAATACCCATAAGCTTTAGATATTCACGCGGGCTAGTGGTGGCATTATCTTGCGGTGTGGAAATGTCCGTTATATAATCTACAAAATAATCATCGCATATAGTATGCGATAGTAGAGTAAACATTTTTATAGTTTCTACTGGATTCATACATCGTCTACCCAATTCGGTTATGAATGAAATTGTTGCCAATCTTACACCCAACCCCTTGTTATCCATTAGTATAGTATTAACTTCGTTATTTATGTCATAAACTGTAAATGATTCTGTAGATGCCATATCATACATGATATTCATGTCCCTATTATAATCATTATTAACTTTATCACAATACATGTTGATAATATCTATATATGATCTAGTTTTTGTGGGCAACTGTCTATACAAGTCGTCTAAACGTTGTTTACTCATATAGTATTGAACAGCCATCATTACATGGTCCCGTTCCGTTGATAGATAATCGAGTATGTTAGTGGACTTGTCAAATCTATATACTATATTTTCTGGAAGTGGATACGCATAGTTGTGATCATCATTATCGCTAGCCTCATCTTCTATATCATGCACTATACCATTATCTATATCCTCTATATCATGCACTATACCATTATCTATATCCTCTATATCATGCACTATACCATTATCTATACCATTATCTACATAATCTACGATATTATTATACATAAACATCGACAACATACTATTGTCCATTATCTAAGTCCAGTTGATCCAAATCCTTGAGCTCCTCTATCTGTACTATCTAGAGATTGTACTTCTTCCAGTTCTGGATAATATATACGTTGATAGATTAGCTGAGCTATTCTATCTCCCGTATTTACATTGAAAGTACATTTTCCGTTATTAATAAGAATGACTCCTATGTTTCCCCTATAATCTTCGTCTATTACACCGCCTCCTATATCAATACCTTTTAGGGACAGACCAGACCTAGGAGCTATTCTACCATAGCAGAACTTAGGCATGGACATACTAATATCTGTCTTAATTAACTGTCTTTCTCCTGGAGGGATAGTATAATCGTAAGCGCTATACAAATCATATCCGGCGGCGTGATTTGATTGTCTAGTAGGAGATTTAGCTCTGTTAGTTTCCTTAACAAATCTAACTGGTGAGTTAATATTCATGTTGAACATAAAACTAATATTTTATTTCAAAATTATTTACCATCCCATATATTCCATGAATAATTGCGATTATTGTACACTTCTATAGTATCTATATACGATCCACGATAAAATCCTCCTATCAATAGCAGTTTATTATCCACTATGATCAATTCTGGATTATCCCTCGGATAAATAGGATCATCTATCAGAGTCCATGTATTGCTGGATCCACAATAAAATTCAGCATTTCTACCAACCAAGAATAACCTTTTACCGAAAACTAACGCGCATGATTTATAATGAGGATAATAAGTTGATGGTCCAAACTGCCACTGATTATGATTGGGTAGCAAATATTCTGTAGTTGTATCCGTTTCAGAATGTCCTCCTATTACGTATATAACATTGTTTATAGACGCGATTGCTGGATTATATCTAGGTTTCAGAAGACTCGGCATATTAACCCAAGAAGTATCTCCATGGAACCAACATTCGACAGATGTGGGATTTGGTAGACCTCCTACTACGTATAATTTATTGTTAGCAGGTACCCCGCTAGCATACATTCTGGGACTATTCATCGGAGGAATTGGAATCCAATTGTTTGATATACAATTTAACGCTATAGCATTGTTGTGTATTTCATTGTTCATCCATCCACCGATGAGATATATTACTTCTCCAACATGAGTACTTGTACACATATGGAATATATCTATAATTTGATCCATGTTCATAGAGTACTCTATGAATGGATACTTGTATGACGTGCGTGGTTGTTTATCACAATGAAATATTTTGGGACAGTCTAGTATCCATTTTATATTATTTATACCTCTGGGAGAAAGATAATTTGACCGGATTACATTTTTTACAAGGAGTAGCAGATTTCCCAATCTATTTCTTCGCTTCATATACCACTTAATGACAAAATCAACTACATAATCCTCGTCTGGAACATTTAGCTCGTCGCTTTCTAGAATAAGTTTTATAGATAGATAATCAAAATTGTCTATGATGTCATCTTCCAGTTCCAAAAAGTGTTTGGTAATAAAGTCTTTAGTATGACATAAAAGATTGGATAGTCCGTATTCTATACCCATCATGTAACACTCGACACAATATTCCTTTCTAAAATCTCGTAGGATAAAGTTTATACAAGTGTAGATGATAAATTCTACAGAAGTTAATATAGACGCGCGTAATAAATTGATGACGTTATGTCTATCTATGTATACCTTTCCAGTATATGAGTAAATAACTATAGAAGTTAGACTGTGAATATCAAGGTCTAGACAAACCCTCGTAACTGGATCTTTATTTTTCGTGTATTTTTGACGTAAATGTGTGCGAAAGTATGGAGATAACTTTTTCAATATCGTAGAATTGACTATTATATTGCCTCCTATAGCCTCAATAATTGTTTTGAATTTCTTAGTCATAGACAATGCTAATATATTCTTACAGTACACAGTATTAACAAATATCGGCATTTATGTTTCTTTAAAAGTCAACATCTAAAGAAAAATGATTGTCTTCTTGAGACATAACTCCCATTTTTTGGTATTCACCAACACGTTTTTCGAAAAAATTAGTCTTTCCTTCCAATGATATATTTTCCATGAAATCGAACGGATTGGTAACATTATAAATTTTTTTAAATCCCAATTCAGAAATCAATCTATCTGCAACAAATTCTATATATGTTTTCATCATTTCACAATTCATTCCTATAAGTTTAACTGGAAGTGCGACAGTAAGAAATTCTTGTTCAATGGAGACAGCATCTGTTATAATAGATCTAACGGTTTCTTCACTCGGTGGATACAATAAATGTTTAAACATCAAACATGCGAAATCGCAGTGCAGACCCTCATCTCTACTAATTAATTCGTTGGAAAACGTGAGTCCGGGCATTAGGCCACGCTTTTTAAGCCAAAATATAGACGCAAATGATCCAGAAAAGAAGATTCCTTCTACTGCCGCAAAGGCAATAAGTCTCTCTCCATAACCGGCGCTGTCATGTATCCACTTTTGAGCCCAATCGGCCTTCTTTTTTACACAAGGCATCGTTTCTATGGCATTAAAGAGATAGTTTTTTTCATTACTATCTTTAACATATGTATCAATCAAAAGACTATACATTTCTGAATGAATGTTTTCAATGGCCATCTGAAATCCGTAGAAACATCTGGCCTCGGTAACCTGTACTTCTGTACAAAATCGTTCAGCTAAATTTTCGTTCACTATTCCGTCACTAGCAGCAAAAAACGCTAATACATGTTTTATAAAATGTTTTTCATCAGGTGTTAATTTATTCCAATCATTGATATCTTTAGATATATCTACTTCTTCTACCGTCCAAAATGATGCCTCTGCCTTTTTATACATACTCCAGATATCATGATATTGAATTGGGAAAATAACAAATCTATTTGGATTTGGTGCAAGGATCGGTTCCATAACTAAATTAACAAATAGTAGTAATTTTTTTTCAGTTATCTATATGACTGTACTTGGATCTTTTGTACATCGCTATCGCCGCAATCACTACAATAATTACAATTATTATTGATAGCATTGTTATTAGTACTATCATAATTAAATTATCGACATCCATGGGTGAGGAATAATCGTTATCATCATTATCATTTTGTAATTGTGACATTATACTAGATAAATCATTTGTGAGATTGTTGTGGGAAGAGGGCATGGAGGATGCATTATCGTTATTATTATTATTTAACGCCTCCCATTCTGATTCACAAATATGACGCGCGTTCAACATTTTATGGAAACTATAATTTTGCGAAAACAGGTAACAAGAAAACTCGTCATCGTTCAAATTTTTAACGATAGTAAACCGATTAAACGCCGAGCTAATTTCTAACGCTAGCGACTCTGTTGGATATGGGTTTCCAGATATATATCTTTTCAGCTCCCCTACGTACCTATAATCATCTGTAGGAAATGGAAGGTATTTCCATCTATCTACTGTTCCTAATATCATATATGGTGGTGTAGTAGAACCATTAAGCGCGAAAGATTTTATTTCGCATCGTATTTTAACTTCGCAATAATTTCTGGTTAGATAACGCACTCTACCAGTCAAGTCAATGATATTAGCCTTTACAGATATATTCATAGTAGTCGTAACGATGACTCCATCTTTTAGATGCGATACTCCTTTGTATATACCAGAATCTTCGTATCTCAGACTCGATATATTTAAACAAGTTAATGAGATATTTACTCGTTTTATGAACGACGATATATATCCAGAAGTTCTATCCTCTGTGGCTAGCGCTATAACCTTATCATTATAATACCAAAGAGTGTGATTAATATGTGATACGTCAGTGTGGGTACAAATATGTACATTATCGTCTACGTCGTACTCGATGCATCCGCATACACCCAATAAATATAAAATGATAAATGTTCTAACAACGTTCGTACCCATCTTGATGCGGCTTAGTAAATGTTTTGATTTCAATTTATTGTAAAAAAAGAATCGGTTTTATACTGTTCTAGATTCTCATTGATTATATTCTCATCTATCATCTCCACACAGTCAAATCCGTGGTTAGCATGCACCTCATCAACCGGTAAAAGACTATCGGACTCTTCTATCATTATAACTCGAGAATATTTAATTCGGTCATTATTAATCAAGTCAATTATCTTATTTTTAACAAATGTGAGTATTTTACTCATTTTTATAAAAACTTTTAGAAATATACAGACTCTATCGCGTGTCTATATCTTCTTTTTATATCCAATGTATTTATGTCTGATTTTTCTTCAGTTATCATATATAATGGTCCAAATTCTACACGTGTGTTGAATTCATCCAGATCATTAAGGTTCTTATAATCGTAACATCCTTCTCCTCCCTCTTCTACATCTTCCTTCTTATTCTTATTCTTATTCTTATTCTTATTCTTATTCTTATTCTTATTCTTATTCTTAGCGTCACGGAATCTACCACAGCAGGATCCCATGACGAGCGTCATATTAAACTAATTCATTTTCAATAATATACTGTGATTAGTAACGACCATTAAAATAAATATTCTTCATAACCGGTAAGAATAGTGAAAAGACTAAAATCTTCACATTGTAACTATGTTCAGTAGTGTTTACATACATGAGATGAGAAGATATTCTCTATTTTGGTGGAGGATTATATGATATAATTCGTGGATAATCATTCTTAAGACACATTTCTTCATTCGTAAATCTTTTCACGTTAAATGAGTGTCCATATTTTGCAATTTCTTCATATGATGGCGGTGTACGTGGACGCTGCTGTTCCTGTTCTTGTTGTGATCGCCGACTGTCGTGTTTGCGTTTAGATCCCTCCATTATCGCGATTGCGCAGATGGAGTACTATTTTATACCTTGTAATTAAATTTTTTTATTAATTAAACGTATAAAAACGTTCCGTATCTGTATTTAAGAGCCAGATTTCGTCTAATAGAACAAATAGCTACAGTAAAAATAACTAGAATAATCGCTACACCCACTAGAAACCACGGATCGTAATACGGCAATCGGTTTTCGATAATAGGTGGAACGTATATTTTATTTAAGGACTTAACAATTGTCTGTAAACCACAATTTGCGTCCGCCGATCCTGTATTAACTATCTGTAAAAGCATATGTTGACCGGGCGGAGCCGAACATTCTCCGATATTCAATTTTTGTATATCTATAATGTTATTAACCTCCGCATACGCATTACAGTTCTTTTCTAGCTTGGATACTGCACTAGGTACATCATCTAGATCTATTCCTATTTCCTCAGCGATAGCTCTTCTATCCTTTTCAGGAAGCAATGAAATCACTTCAATAAATGATTCAACCATGAGTGTGAAACTAAGTCGAGAATTACTCATGCATTTGTTAGTTATTCGGAGAGCACAATTTTTAAACTGTCCTATAACCTCTCCTATATGAATAGCACAAGTGACATTAGTAGGGATAGAATGTTGAGATAATTTTTGTAAATAACTATCTATAAAAAGATTATACAAAGTTTTAAACTCTTTAGTTTCCGCCATTTATCCAGTCTGAGAAAATGTCTCTCATAATAAATTTTTCCAAGAAACTAATTGGGTGAAGAATGGAAACCTTTAATCTATATTTATCACAGTCTGTTTTGGTACACATGATGAATTCTTCTAATGCTGTACTAAATTCGATATCTTTTTCGATTTCTGGATATGTTTTTAATAAAGTATGAACAAAGAAATGGAAATCGTAATACCAGTTATGTTCAACTTTGAAATTGTTTTTTATTTTCTTGTTAATGATTCCAGCCACTTGGGAAAAGTCAAAGTCGTTTAATGCCGATTTAATACGTTCATTAAAAACAAACTTTTTATCCTTTAGATGAATTATTATTGGTTCATTGGAATCAAAAAGTAAGATATTATCGGGTTTAAGATCTGCGTGTAAAAAGTTGTCGCAGCATGGCAGTTCGTAAATTTTAATGTATAACAGAGCCATCTGTAAAAAGATAAACTTTATGTATTGTACCAAAGATTTAAATCCTAATTTGATAGCTAACTCGGTATCTACTTTATCTGCCGAATACAGCGCTAAGGGAAAAATTATAATGTTTCCTCTTTCGTATTCGTAGTTAGTTCTCTTTTCATGTTCGAAAAAGTGAAACATGCGGTTAAAATAGTTTATAACATTAATATTACTGTTAATAACTGCCGGGTAAAAGTGGGATAGCAATTTCACGAATTTGATACTATCCTTTCTCTCGTTAAACGCCTTTAGAAAAACTTTAGAAGAATATCTCAATGATAGTTCCTGGCCATCCATAGTTTGTATCAATAATAGCAACATATTAAGAACTCGTTTATACAGAGTATGTAAAAATGTTAATTTATAGTTTAATCCCATGGCCCATGCACACACGATTAATTTTTTTTCGTCTCCCTTTAGATTGTTGTATAGAAATTTGGGTACTGTGAACTCCGCCGTAGTTTCCATGGGACTATATAATTTTGTGGCCTCGAATACAAATTTTACTACATAGTTATCTATCTTAAAGACTATACCATATCCTCCTGTAGATATGTGATAAAAATCGTCGTTTATAGGATAAAATCGTTTATCCTTTTGTTGGAAAAAGGATGAATTAATGTAATCATTCTCTTCTATCTTTAGTAGTGTTTCCCTATTAAAATTCTTAAAATAATTTAACAATCTAACTGATGGAGCCCAATTTTGGTGTAAATCTAATTGGGACATTATATTGTTAAAATACAAACAGTCTCCTAATATAACAGTATCTGATAATCTATGGGGAGACATCCATTGATATTCAGGGGATGAATCATTGGCAACACCCATTTATTGTACAAAAAGCCCCAATTTACAAACGAAAGTCCAGGTTTGATAGAGACAAACTATTAACTATTTTGTCTCTGTTTTTAACACCTCCACAGTTTTTAATTTCTTTGGTAATGAAATTATTCACTATATCAGTATCTTCTTTATCTACCAGAGATTTTACTAACTTGATAACCTTTGCTGTCTCATTCAATAGGGTAGTGATATTTGTATGTGTGATATTGATATCTTTTTGAATTGTTTCTTTTAGAAGTGATTCTTTGATGGTGTCCGCATACGAATTACAATAATGCAGAAACTCAGTTAACATGCAGGAATTATAGTAGGCAAATTCCAATTGTTGCCTGTATTGTATTAGAGTGTCAATATGAGCAATGGTGTCCTTGCGTTTCTCTGATAGAATGCGAGCAGCAATTTTGGCGTTATCGTTTGACGATATTTCTGGAATGATGAATCCTGTTTCTGCTAACTTTTTGGTAGGACAAAGTGAAACAATCAAGAAGATAGCTTCTCCTCCTATTTGTGGAAGAAATTGAACTCCTCTAGATGATCTACTGACAATAGTATCTCCTTGACAGATATTGGACCGAATTACAGAAGTACCTGGAATGTAAAGCCCTGAAACACCCTCATTTTTTAAGCAGATTGTTGCAGTAAATCCTGCACTGTGTCCAAGATAGAGCGCTCCTTTGGTGAATCCATCTCTATGTTTCAGTTTAACCAAGAAACAGTCAGCTGGTCTAAAATTTCCATCTCTATCTAATACAGCATCCAACTTGATGTCGGGAACTATAACCGGTTTAATGTTATATGTAACATTGAGCAAATCCTTAAGTTCATAATCATCACTGTCATCAGTTATGTACGATCCAAACAATGTTTCTACCGGCATAGTGGATACGAAGATGCTATCCATCAGAATGTTTCCCTGATTAGTATTTTCTATATAGCTATTCTTCTTTACACGATTTTCCAAATCAGTAACGATGTTCATTTTTTTAGGAGTAGGACGCCTAGTCAGTATGGAAGATGATTTTCTAGATCCTCTCTTCAACATCTTTGATCTCAATGGAATGCAAAACCCCATAGTGCAACAACCAATGGTGTAACAACCGACGATAAAAATAATATTGTTTTTCACTTTTTATAATTTTACCATCTGACTCATGGATTCATTAATATCTTTATACGAGCTACTAATGTATAATTCTTTATAACTAAACTGAGATATATACACTGGATCTATGGTTTCCATAATTGAGTAAATGAATGCTCTGCAATAACTAATGGCAAATGTATAGAACAACGAAATTATACTAGAGTTGTTAAAGTTAATATTTTCTATGAGCTGTTCCAGTAAATTATTTGTTGTGGCTGCGTTCAAGTCATAAATCATCTTAATACTATCCAGTAAACAGTCTTTAAGTTCTGGAATATTATCATCCCATTGTAAAGCCCCTAATTCGACTATCGAATATCCTGCTCTGATAGCAGTTTCAATATCGACGGACGTCAATACTGTAATAAAGGTAGTAGTATTGTCATCATCATGATAAACAACAGGAATATGGTCATTAGTAGGTACTGTGACTTTACACAACGCGATATATAACTTTCCTTTTGTACCATTTTTAACGTAGTTGGGACGTCCTGCAGGGTATTGTTTTGAAGAAATGATATCGAGAACAGATTTGATACGATATTTGTTGGATTCCTGATTATTCACTATAATATAATCTAGACAGATAGATGATTCGATAAATAGAGAAGATATATCGTTGGTAGGATAATACATCCCCATTCCAGTATTCTCGGATACTCTATTGATGACACTAGTTAAGAACATGTCTTCAATTCTAGAAAACGAAAACATCCTACACGGGCTCATTAAAACTTCTAGAGCTCCTGATTGTGTCTCGAATGCCTCGTACAAGGATTTCAAGGATGTCATAGATTCTTTGACCAACGATTTAATATTGCGTTTAGCATCTGATTTTTTTATTAAATCGAATGGTCGGCTCTCTGATTTACTACCCCAATGATAGCAATAGTCTTGTAAAGATAAGCCGCAAGAAAATTTATACTCATCCATCCAGATAACTCTAGCACCATCGGATGATATTAGTGTATTATTATAGATTTTCCATCCACAGTTATTGGGCCAGTATACTGTTAGCAACGGTATATCGAATAGATTACTCATGTAACCTACTAGAATGATAGTTCGTGTACTAGTCATAATATCTTTAATCCAATCTAAGAAATCTAAAATTAGATCTTTTACACTGTTAAAGTTAACAAAGGTATTACCCGGGTACGTGGATATCATATATGGTATTGGTCCATTATCAGTAATGGCTCCATAAACTGATACGGCGATGGTTTTTATATGTATTTGATCTAATGAGGATGAAATTCGCGCCCACAATTCATCTCTAGACATGCATTTAATATCAAACGGTAACACGTCAATCTCGGGACGCGTATATGTTTCTAAATTCTTAATCCAAATATAATGATGACCTATATGCCCTATTATCATACTGTCAACTATAGTATACCTAGAGAACTTACGATACATCTGTTTCCTGTAATCGTTAAATTTTACAAATCTATAACATGCTAAACCTTTTGACGACAGCCATTCATTAATTTCTGATATGGAATCTGTATTCTCGATACCGTATCGTTCTAAAGCCAGTGCTATATCTCCCTGTTCGTGAGAACGCTTTCGTATAATATCAATCAACGGATAATCTGAAGTTTTTGGAGAATAATATGACTCATGATCTATTTCGTCCATAAACAATCTACGCATAGGAATTGGCGGCGACGATCTTAATTTTGTGCAATGCGTCAATCCTATAACTTCTAATCTTGTAATATTCATCATCGACATAACACTATCTATGTTATCATCGTATATTAGTATACCACGACCTTCTTCATTTCGTGCCAAAATGGTATACAGTCTTAAATAGTTACGCAATATCTCAATAGTTTCATAATTGTTAGCTGTTTTCATCAAGGTTTGTACCCTGTTTAACATGATGGCGTTCTATACGTCTCTATTTTCTATTTTTAAATTTTCAACGATTTACTGTGACTAGATACCCAATCTCTCTCAAATATTTTTTTAGCCTCGCTTACAAGCTGTTTATCTATACTATTAAAACTGACGAATCCGTGATTTTGGTAATGGGTTCCGTCGAAATTTGCCGAAGTGATATGAACATATTCGTCGTCGACTATCAACAATTTTGTATTATTCTGAATAGTGAAAACCTTCACAGATAGATCATTTTGAACACACAATGCATCTAGACTTCTAGCGGTTGCCATAGAATATACGTCGTTCTTATCCCAATTACCAACTAGAAGTCTAATCTTAACTCCTCTATTAATGGCTGCTTCTATAATGGAGTTGTAAATGTCAGGCCAATAGTAGCTATTACCGTCGACACGTGTAGTGGGAACTATGGCCAAATGTTCAATATCTATACTAGTCTTAGCTGACTTGAGTTTATCAATAACTACATCGGTGTCTAGATCTCTAGAATATCCCAATAGGTGTTCTGGAGAATCAGTAAAGAACACTCCACCTATAGGATTTTTAATATGATACGCAGTGCTAACTGGCAGACAACAAGCCGCAGAGCATAAATTCAACCATGAATTTTTTGCGCTATTAAAGGCTTTAAAAGTATCAAATCTTCTACGAAGATCTGTGGCCAGCGGAGGATAATCAGAATATACACCTAATGTTTTAATCGTATGTATAGATCCTCCAGTAAAAGACGCGTTTCCTACATAACATCTTTCATCATCAGACACCCAAAAACAACCGAGTAGTAGTCCCACATTATTTTTTTTATCTATATTAACGGTTATAAAATTTATTTCCGGGCAGTGACTTTGTAGCTCTCCCAGATTTCTTTTCCCTCGTTCATCTAGCAAAACTATTATTTTAACCCCTTTTTCAGATGCCTCTTTTAGTTTATCAAAAATAAGCGCTCCCCTAGTAGTACTCAGAGGATTACAACAAAAAGATGCTATGTATATATATTTCTTAGCTAGCGTGATAATTTCGTTAAAACATTCAAATGTCGTCAAATGATCGGATCTAAAATCCATATTTTCTGGTAGTGTTTCTACCAGCCTACATTTTGCTCCAGCAGGTACCGATGCAAATGGCCACATTTAGTTAACATAAAAACTTATACATCCTGTTCTACCAACGATTCTAGAATATCATCGGCTATATCGCTAAAATTTTCATCAAAGTCAACATCACAACCTAACTCAGTTAATATATTAAGAAGTTCCACGATTTCATCTTCGTCCATATCCATATCCGACGTAGATTGTTGACTGATTATCGAGTTTAAATCAGTACTAATACCCAATCCTTCAGAATTCACTCTGTGCTTCATTGTAAATCTACAGGTAGTGTATTTAAGTTGGTAGATTTTCAATTATGTATCAATATAGCAACAACAGTTCTTGCTCCTCCTTGATTTTAGCATCCTCTTCATTATTTTCTTCTACGTACATAAGCATGTCCAATACGTTAGACAACACACCGACAATGGCGGCCGCCACAGACACGAATATGACTAGACCGAGGACCATTTAAAAAACACTCTCTAGCTTTCACTTAAACTGTATAGATCATTCTTTTAGCACATGTATAATATAAAAACATTATTCTATTTCGAATTTAGGCTTCCAAAAATTTTTCATCCGTAAACCGATAATAATATATATAGACTTGTTAATAGTCGGAATAAACAGATTAATGCTTAAACTATCATCATCTCCACGATTAGAGATACAATACTTACATTCTTTTTGCTGTTTCGAAACTTTATCAATACACGTTAATACAAACCCAGGAAGGAGATATTGAAACTGAGGCTGTTGAAAATGAAATGGCGAATACAATAGTTCAGATAATGTAAAATCATGATTCCGTATTCTGATGATATTAGAACTGCTAATGGATGTCGATGGTATGTATCTAGGAGTATCTATTTTAACAAAGCATCGATTTGCTAATATACAATTATCCTTTTGATTAATTGTTATTTTATTCATATTCTTAAAAGGTTTCATATTTATCAATTCTTCTACATTAAAAATTTCCATTTTTAATTTATGTAGCCCCGCAATACTCCTCATTACGTTTCATTTTTTGTCTAGAATATCCATTTTGTTCATCTCTGTACATAGATTATCCAATTGAGAAGTGCATTTAGTAGTTTTGTACATTTTAAGTTTATTGACGAATCGTCGAAAACTAGTTATAGTTAACATTTTATTATTTGATACCCTGATATTAATACCCCTGCCGTTACTATTATTTATAACTGATGTAACCCATGTAACATTGGAATTAATTATCGATAGTAATGCATCAACGCTTCCAAAATTGTCTATTATAAACTCACCGATAATTTTTTTATTGCATGTTTTCATATTCATTAGGATTATCAAATCTTTAATCTTATTACGATTGTATGCGTTGATATTACAAGACGTCATTCTAAAAGACGGAGGATCTCCATCAAATGCCAGACAATCACGTACAAAGTACATAGAAATAGGTTTTGTTCTATTGCGCATCATAGATTCATATAGAACGCCTGTAGAAATACTAATTTGTTTTACTCTATAAAATACTAATGCATCTATTTCATCGTTTTGTATAACTTCTTTCCAAGTGTCAAACTCCAATTTTTTTTCATTGATAGTACCAAAATCTTCTATCTCGTTAACTACTTGCATAGATAGGTAATTACAGTGATGTCTACAAGCTGTTTTTTGAAACTGAATCGATGCATCTAGAAGCGATGCTACACTAGTCACAATCACCACTTTCATATTTAGAATATATGTATGTAAAAATATAGTAGAATTTCATTTTGTTTTTTTCTATTCTATAAATGAATTCTCATTTTGCATCTGCCCATACTCCGTTTTATATCAATACCAAAGAAGGAAGATATCTGGTTCTAAAAGCCGTTAAAGTATGCGATGTTAGAACTGTAGAATGTGAAGGAAGTAAAGCTTCCTGCGTACTCAAAGTAGATAAACCCTCATCGCCCGCGTGTGAGAGAAGACCTTCGTCTCCATCCAGATGCGAGAGAACGAATAACCCTGGAAAACAAGTACCGTTTATGAGGACGGACATGCTACAAAATATGTTCGCCGCTAATCGCGATAATGTGGCGGCGAGACTTTTGAACTAAAATACAATTATATCTTTTTCGATATTAATAAATCCGTGTCGCCCGGGTTTTTTATCTCTTTCAGTATGTGAATAGATAGGTATTTTATCTCTATTCATCATCGAATTTAAGAGATCTGATAAACATTGTTTGTATTCTCCCGATGTCAGCATCTGATACAATAATATATGCGCACATAAACCTCTGGCACTTATTTCATGTACCTTCCCCTTATCACTAAGGAGAATAGTATTTGAAAAATATGTATACATGATATTATCATGAATTAGATATACAGAATTTGTAACACTCTCGAAATCACACGATGTATCGGCGTTAAGATCTAATATATCACTCGATAACACATTTTCATCTAGATACACTAGACATTTTTTAAAGCTAAAATAGTCCTTAGTAGTAACAGTAACTATGCGATTATTTTCGTCGATGATACATTTCATCGGCATATTATTACGCGTACCATCAAAGACTATACCATGTGTATATCTAACGTATTCTAGCATAGTTGCCATGCGCGCATTAAACTTTTCAGGATCTTTGGATAGATCTTCCAATCTATCTATTTGAGAAAACATTTTTATCATATTCAATAGTTGAAACGTCGGATCCACTATATAGATATTATCTATAAAGATTTTAGGAACTACGTTCATGGTATCCTGGCGAATATTAAAACTATCAATGATATGATTATCGTTTTCATCTTTTATCACCATATAGTTTCTAAGATATGGGATTTTACTTAATATAATATTATTTCCCGTGATAAATTTTATTAGAAAGGCCAAATCTATAAGAAAAGTCCTAGAATTAGTCTGAAGAATATCTATATCACCGTACCGTATATTTGGATTAATTAGATATAGAGAATATGATCCGTAACATATACAACTTTTATTATGACGTCTAAGATATTCTTCCATCAACTTATTAACATTTTTGACTAGGGAAGATACATTATGACGTCCCATTACTTTTGCCTTGTCTATTACTGCGACGTTCATAGAATTTAGCATATCTCTTGCCAATTCTTCCATTGATGTTACATTATAAGAAATTTTAGATGAAATTACATTTGGAGCTTTAATAGTAAGAACTCCTAATATATCCGTGTATGTGGTCACTAATACAGATTGTAGTTCTATAATCGTAAATAATTTACCTATATTATATGTTTGAGTTTGTTTAGAAAAGTAGCTAAGTATACGATCTTTTATTTCTGATGCAGATGTATCAACATCGGAAAAAAATCTTTTTTTATTCTTTTTTACTAAAGATACGAATATGTCTTTGTTAAAAACATTTATTTTCTGAATATTTCTAGTTTGTAATTTTAACATATGATATTCGTTAACACTAGGTAATCTACCTAAATAGGTTTCTATAATCTTTAATGTGATATTAGGAAGAGTATTCTGATCAGGATTCCTATTCATTTTGAGGATTTAAAACTCTGATTATTGTCTAATATGGTCTCAACACAAACTTTTTCACAGAGCGATAGAGTTTTTGATAACTCGTTTTTCTTAAGAAATATAAAACTACTGTCTCCAGAGCTCACTCTATCTTTTATTTTATCTAATTCGATACAAACTCCTGATACTGGTTCAGAAAGTAATTCATTAATTTTCAGTCCTTTATAGAAGATAGTTAATATAGATAATACAAAATCTTCAGTTCTTGATATCGATCGGATTGATCCTAGAACTAGATATATTAATAAAGTACTCATTAGGCAGTTTATGGCAGCTTGATAATTAGATATAGTATATTCCAGTTCATATTTATTAGATACCACATTGCCCAGATTTTGATATTCTATGAATTCCTCTGAAAATAAATCCAAAATAACTAGACATTCTATTTTTTGTGGATTAGTATACTCTCTTCCCTCTATCATGTTCACTACTGGTGTCCACGATGACAAATATCTAGAGGGAATATAATATAGACCATAGGATGCCAATCTAGCAATGTCAAATAACTGTAATTTTATTCTTCGCTCTTCATTATGAATTAATTCTTGAGGTATAAACCTAACACAAATTTTATTATTAGACTTTTCGTATGTAATGTCTTTCATGTTATAAGTTTTTAATCCTGGAATAGAATCTATCTTAATGAGGCTTTTAAATGCGGGGTTCTCCAACGAGTCAAAACATAATACTCTGTTGTTTTTCTTATATATAATATTACGATTTTCTTCTTTGAATGGAATAGGTTTTTGAATTAGTTTATAATTACAACATAATAGATAAGGAAGTGTACAAATAGTACGCGGAAAAAACATAATAGCTCCCCTGTTTTCATCCATGGTTTTAAGTAAATGATCACTGGCTTCCTTAGTCAATGGATATTCGAACATTAACCGTTTCATCATCATTGGGCAAAATCCATATTTCTTAATGTAAAGAGTAATCAACTCATTGTGTTTATTGTACCATCTTGTTGTAAATGTGTATTCTGTTATCGGATCTGCTCCTTTTTCTATTAATGTATCGATGTCGATCTCGTCTAAGAATTCAACTATATCGACATATTTCATTTGTATACACATAACCATTACTAACGTAGAATGTATAGGAAGAGATGTAACGGGAACTGGGTTTGTTGATTCACAAACTATTCTAATACATAGTTCTTCTGTTAATACGTCTTGCACGTAATCTATTATAGATGCCAAGATATCTATATAATTATTTTGTAAGATGATGTTAACTATGTGATCTATATAAGTAGTGTAATAATTCATGTATTTGGATATATGTTCCAACTCGGTCTTTGTAATCTCTAGTTTCGTAATATCTATAGCATCCTCAAAAAATATATTCGCATATATTCCCAAGTCTTCAGTTCTATCTTCTAAAAAATCTTCAGCATATGGAATATAATAATCTATTTTGCCTCTTCTGATGTCATTAATGATATAGTTTTTGACACTATTTTCCGTCAATTGATTCTTATTCACTATATCTAAGAAACGGATAGCGTCCCTAGGACGAACTACTGCCATTAATATCTCTATTATAGCTTCTGGACATAATTCATCTATTATACCAGAATTAATGGGAACTATTCCGTATCTATCTAACATAGTTTTAAGAAAGTCAGAATCTAAGACCTGATGTTCATATATTGGTTCATACATGAAATGATCTCTATTGATGATAGTGACTATTTCATTCTCTGAAAATTGGTAACTCATTCTATATATGCTTTCCTTGTTGATAAAGGATAGGATATACTCGATGGAATTTGTACCAACAAACTGTTCTCTTATGAATCGTATATCATCATCTGAAATAATCATGTAAGGCATACACTTAACAATTAGTGACTTGTCTCCGGTTATCAATATACTATTCTTGTGATAATTTATGTGTGAGGCAAATTTGTCCACGTTTTTTAATTTTGTTATAGTAGATATCAAATCCAATGGAGCTACAGTTCTTGGTTTAAACAGATATAGTTTTTCTGGAACGAATTCTACAACATTATTATAAAGAACTTTGGGTAGATAAGTGGGATGAAATCCTACTTTAATTAATGCGATCGCCTTGTCCTCGTGCAGATATCCAAACGCTTTTGTGATAGTATGGCATCCATTGTCTAGAAACGCTCTACGAATATCTGTGACAGATATCATCTTTAGAGAATACTAGTCGCGTTAATAGTACTAAAATTTGTATTTTTTAATCTATCTCAATAAAAAAATTAATATTTATGAATTCAATGTATAACTAGAACATAATCAGAATCTAATGATGACGTAACCAAGAAGTTTATCTACAGCCAATTTAGCTGCATTATTTTTAGCATCTCGTTTAGTTTTTCCATCGGCCTTATCGAATACTCTTCCATCGATGTCTACACATGCATAAAATGTAGGAGAGTTACTAGGTCCCACTGATTCAATACGAAAAGACCAATCTCTCTTAGTTATTTGGCAGTACTCATTAATAATGGTGACAGGGTTAGCATTTTTCCAATCAATAATTTTTTTAGCCGGAATAACATCATCAAAAGACTTATGATCCTCTCTCATTGATTTTTCGCGGGATACATCATCTATTATGGCATCCGCCATAGTATTAGTATCCGGCTTATCCGCCTCCGTTGTCATAAACCAACGAGGAGGAATATCGTCGGAGCTGTACACCATAGCACTACGTTGAAGATCGTACAAAGCTTTATTAACTTCTCGCTTCTCCATATTAAGTTGTCTAGTTAGTTGTACAGCAGTAGCTCCTTCGAGTCCAATGTTTTTAATAGCCTCGCACACAATCTCTGTGTCAGAACACTCGTCAATATAGATCTTAGACATTTTTAGAGAGAACTAACACAACCAGCAATAAAACTGAACCTACTTTATCATTTTTTTTATTCATCATCCTCTGGTGGTTCGTCATTCCTATCGAATGTGGCTCTGATTAATCCGTCATCTATAGGCGATGCCGGTTCTGGAGATTCTGGAGGAGATGGATTATTATCTGGAAGAATCTCTGTTATTTCCTTGTTTTCATGTATCGATTGCGTTGTAACGTTAAGATTGCGAAATGCTCTAAATTTGGGAGGCTTAAAGTGTTGTTTGCAATCTCTACACGCATGTCTAACTAATGGAGGTTCATCAGCAGCTCTAGTTTGAATCATCATCGGTGTAGTATTCCTACTTTTACAGTTAGGACATGGTGTATTGTATTTCTCGTCGAGAACGTTAAAGTAATCATTGTAACTCACATCCTTTATTTTATCTATATTGTATTCTACTCCTTTCTTAATGCATTTTATACCGAATAAGAGATAGCGAAGGAATTCTTTTTCGGTGCCGCTAGTACCCTTAATCATGTCACATAGTGTTTTATATTCCAAATTTGTAGCAATGGACGGTTTATTTCTATACGATAGTTTGTTTCTGGAATCCTTTGAGTATTCTATACCAATATTATTCTTTGATTCGAATTTAGTTTCTTCGATATTAGATTTTGTATTACCTATATTCTTAATGTAGTACTTTGATGATTTTTCCATGGCCCATTCTATTAAGTCTTCCAAGTTAGTATCGTTCACATATTGTGATAGTAACTCTCTGATATCAGTAGCGGCTACCGCCATTGATGTTTGTTCATTGGATGAGTAACTACTAATGTATACATTTTCCATTTATAACACTTATGTATTAACTTTGTTCATTTATATTTTTTCATTATTATGTTGATATTAACAAAAGTGAATATATATGTTAATAATTGTATTGTGGTTATACGGCTACAATTTCATAATGAGTGGAAGTCAGTGTCAGATGATCAACGACGATAGCTTTACTTTGAAAAGAAAGTATCAAATCAATAGTGTGGAGTCAACAATGAAAATGGATAAGAAGAGGACAAAGTTTCAGAATAGAGCCAAGATGGTAAAAGAAATAAATCAGACAATAAGAGCAGCCCAAACTCATTACGAGACATTGAAACTAGGATACATAAAATTTAAGAGAATGATTAGGACTACTACTCTAGAAGATATGGCAACATCTATTCCAAATATTCAGAAAATTTATAAACTATTCTCGGACATTTCAGCCATTGGAAAAGCATCACAGAATCCGAGTAAGATGGTATATGCTCTACTGCTTTATATGTTTCCCAATTTGTTTGGAGATGATCATAGATTCATTCTTTATAGAATGCATCCAATGAGCAAAATCAAACACAAGATCTTCTCACCTTTCAAACTTAATCTTATTAGGATATTAGTGGAAGAAAGATTCTATAATAATGAATGCAAAGATTATAGATGGAAAATAATTGGATCACAAGTTGATAAAATATTGATAGCTGAATCTGCTAAATATACAATAGATGCAATGTATCGTCTAAGACCGATATATAGAATCAAGGTAGAATCTGAAGAAGATACCCTCTTCATCAAACAGATGGTAGAAAAATGTGTAACATCCCAGGAATTGGTGGAAAAAGTGTTGAAGATACTGTTTAGAGATTTGTTCAAGAGTGGAGAATACAAAGCGTACAGATACGAGGACGATGCAGAAAAAGGATTCATTGGATTGGATAAACTAAAATTAAACATTGTTCATTATATAGTTGAACCATGTATGCCTGTTCGTAGGCCAGTGGCTAAGATACTGTGTAAAGAAATGGTAAATAAATACTTTGAGAATCCGCTACATATTATTGGTAAGAATCTTCAAGAGTGCATTGACTTTGTTAGTGAGTAGACATTTCATCTTTCTCCAATACTAATTCAAATTGTTAAATTAATAATGGATAGTATAAAATAGTTATTAGTAATAAGATAAGATAAGATAAGATAAGATAAGATAAGATAAGATAAGATAAGATAAGATAGTAAAAATAATTATTAGAATAAGAGTGTAAATCATAGGTAGGATAGGATAAAGTATTTGCTTTCTAATCTATAAAAATGGATTTTATTCGTAGAAAATATCTTATATACACAGTAGAAAATAATATAGATTTTTTAAAGGATGATACATTAAGTAAAGTAAACAATTTTACCCTCAATCATGTACTAGCTCTCAAGTATCTAGTTAGCAATTTTCCTCAACACGTTATTACTAAGGATGTATTAACTAATACCAATTTTTTTGTTTTCATACATATGGTACGATGTTGTAAAGTATACGAAGCGGTTTTACGACACGCATTTGATGCACCCACGTTGTACGTTAAAGCATTGACTAAGAATTATTTATCGTTTAGTAACGCAATACAATCGTACAAGGAAACCGTGCATAAACTAACACAAGATGAAAAATTTTTAGAGGTAGCCGAATACATGGAAGAATTAGGAGAACTTATAGGGGTAAATTATGACTTAGTTCTTAATCCATTATTTCACGGAGGGGAACCCATCAAAGATATGGAAATCATTTTTTTAAAACTGTTTAAGAAAACAGACTTCAAAGTTGTTAAAAAATTAAGTGTTATAAGATTACTTATTTGGGCATACCTAAGCAAGAAAGATACAGGCATAGAGTTTGTGGATAATGATAGACAAGATATATATACTCTATTTCAACAAACTGGTAGAATAGTCCATAGCAATCTAACAGAAACGTTTAGAGATTATATCTTTCCCGGAGATAAGACTAGCTATTGGGTGTGGTTAAACGAAAGTATAGCTAATGATGCGGATATTGTTCTTAATAGACCCGCCATTACCATGTATGATAAAATTCTTAGTTATATATACTCTGAGATAAAACAGGGACGCGTTAATAAAAACATGCTTAAGTTAGTTTATATCTTTGAGCCTGAAAAAGATATCAGAGAACTTCTGCTAGAAATCATATATGATATTCCTGGAGATATCCTATCCATTATCGATGCAAAAAACGACGATTGGAAAAAATATTTTATTAGTTTTTACAAAGCTAATTTTATCAACGGTAATACATTTATTAGTAATAGAACGTTTAACGAGGACTTATTCAGAGTTGTTGTTCAAATAGATCCCGAATATTTCGATAATGAACGAATTATGTCTTTATTCTCTACGAGTGCTGCGGACATTAAACGATTTGATGAGTTAGATATTAATAAAAGTTATATATCCAATATAATTTATGAGGTGAACGATATCACATTAGATACAATGGACGACATGAAGAAGTGTCAAATCTTTAACGAGGATACGTCGTATTATGTTAAGGAATACAACACATACCTGTTTTTGAACGAGTCGGATCCCATGGTCATAGAGAACGGAATACTAAAGAAACTGTCATCTATAAAATCCAAGAGTAGACGACTGAACTTGTTTAGCAAAAACATTTTAAAATATTATTTAGATGGACAATTGGCTCGTCTAGGTCTTGTGTTAGATGATTATAGAGGAGACTTGTTAGTTAAAATGATAAACCATCTCAAGTCTGTGGAGGATGTATCCGCATTCGTTCGATTTTCTACAGATAAAAACCCTAGTATTCTTCCATCGCTAATCAAAACTATTTTAGCTAGTTATAATATTTCCATCATCGTCTTATTTCAAAAGTTTTTAAGAGATAATCTATATCACGTAGAAGAATTCTTGGATAAAAGCATCCATCTAACCAAGACGGATAAGAAATATATACTTCAATTGATAAGGCACGGTAGATCATAGAACAAACCAAATATATTATTAATAATTTGTATATACATAGATATAATTATCACATATTAAAAATTCACACATTTTTGATAAATGGGAACTGCTGCAACAATTCAGACTCCCACCAAATTAATGAATAAAGAGAATGCAGAAATGATTTTGGAAAAAATTGTTGATCGTATAGTTATGTATATTAGTAACGAATCAAGAGATGAAAATAATCCTGAATATATTGATTTTCGTAACAGATACGGAGACTATAGATCTCTCATTATAAAAAGTGATCACGAGTTTGTAAAGCTATGTAAAGATCATGCAGGGAAAAGTTCTCCAGAAACGCAACAAATGATTATCAAACACATCTACGAACAATATCTTATTCCGGTATCTGAAGTACTATTAAAACCTATGATGTCCATGGGTGACATAATTACATATAACGGATGTAAAGACAATGAATGGATGCTACAACAACTCTCTACCCTAAACTTTAACAATCTCCACACGTGGAACTCGTGTAGCATAGGCAATGTAACGCGTCTGGTTTATACATTTTTTAGTTATCTGATGAAAGATAAACTAGATATATAAGTATAATCACATTCTAAATACTTTACCTATTGATGTATTCCTGCATCTTATTAGAATATTAACCTAACTAAAAGACATAACATAAAAACTTATTACATAGTTGATAAAAAGCGGTAGGCTATAAATATTATGGCTGCGGCTGTTCCGCGTGTTGACGATGTGTACAAAAATGCACAAAGAAGAATTCTAGATCAAGAAACATTTTTTAGTAGAGGTCTAAGTAGACCGTTAATGAAGAACACATATCTATTTGATAATTACGCGTATGGATGGATACCAGAAACTGCAATTTGGAGTAGTAGATACGCAAACCTAGATGCTAGTGACTATTATCCCATTTCGTTGGGATTACTTAAAAAGTTTGAGTTTCTCATGTCTCTATATGAAGGTCCTATTCCAGTATATGAAGAAAAAGTAAATACTGAATTCATTGCTAATGGATCTTTCTCCGGTAGATACGTATCATATCTTAGAAAGTTTTCTGCCCTTCCAACAAACGAGTTTATTAGTTTTTTATTATTGACTTCCATCCCTATCTATAATATCTTATTCTGGTTTAAAAACACCCAGTTTGATATTACTAGACACACATTATTCAGATACGTCTATACAGATAATGCCAAACACCTGGCCTTGGCTAGGTATATGCACCAAACAGGTGACTATAAGCCTTTGTTTAGTCGTCTCACGGAGAATTATATATTTACCGGTCCTGTTCCGATAGGAATCAGAGATATAGATCACCCTAATCTTAGTAGAGCAAGAAGTCCATCCGATTATGAGACATTAGCTAATATTAGTACTATATTGTACTTTACCAAGTATGATCCGGTATTAATGTTTTTATTGTTTTACGTACCTGGATATTCGATTACTACAAAAATTACTCCAGCAGTAGAATATCTAATGGATAAACTGAATCTAACAAAGAGCGACGTACAACTGTTGTAAATTATTTTATGCTTCGTAAAATGTAGGTCTTGAACCAAACATTCTTTCAAAGAATGAGATACATAAAACTTTATTATCCAATAGATTGACTATTTCGGACGTCAATCGTTTAAAATAAACTTCGTAAAATATTCTTTGATCACTGCCGAGTTTAAAACTTCTATCGATAATTGTTTCATATGTTTTAATATTTACAAGTTTTTTGGTCCATGGTTCATTAGCTGGACAAATATATGCAAAATAATATCGTTCTCCAAGTTCTATAGTCTCTGGATTATTTTTATTATATTCAGTAACCAAATACATATTAGGGTTATCTGCGGATTTATAATTTGAGTGATGCATTCGACTCAACATAAACAATTCTAGAGGAGACGATCTACTATCAAATTCGGATCGTAAATCTGTTTCTAAAGAACGGAGAATATCTATACATACCTGATTAGAATTCATCCGTCCTTCAGACAACATCGCAGACAGTCTGGTCTTGTATATCTTAATCATGTTCTTATGAAACTTGGAAACATCTCTTCTAGTTTCACTAGTACCTTTATTAATTCTCTCAGGTACAGATTTTGAATTAGACGATGCCGAGTATTTCATAGTTGTATATTTCTTTTTCGATTGCATAATCAGATTCTTATATACCGCCTCAAACTCTATTTTAAAATTATTAAACAATACTCTACTATTAATCAATCGTTCTAACTCCTTTGCTATTTCTATGGACTTATCTACATCTTGACTGTCTATCTCTGTAAACACGGAGTCGGTATCTCCGTACACGCTACGAAAACGAAATCTGTAATCTATAGGCAACGATGTTTTCACTATCGGATTAATATCTCTATCGTCCATATAAAATGGATTACTTAATGGGTTGGCAAATCGTAACATACCATCAGATAACTCTGCTCCATTTAGTACCGATTCTAGATACAAGATCATTCTACGTCCTATGGATGTGCAACTCTTAGCCGAAGCGTATGAGTATAGAGCACTGTTTCTAAATCCCATCAGTCCATATACTGAGTTGGCTACTATCTTGTACGTATATTGCATGGAATCATAGATGGCCTTTTCAGTTGAACTGGTAGCCTGTTTTAACATCTTTTTATATCGGGCTCTCTCTGCCAAAAATGTTCTTAATAGTCTAGGAATGGTTCCTTCTATTGATCTATCGAAAATTGCTATTTCAGAGATGAGGTTCGGTAGTCTAGGTTCACAATGAACCGTAATATATCTAGGAGGTGGATATTTCTGAAGTAAGAGCTGGTTATTTATTTCTTCTTCCAATCTATTGGTACTAACGACGACACCGACTAATGTTTCCGGAGATAGATTTCCAAAGATACACACATTAGGATACAGGCTGTTATAATCAAAGATTAATACATTATTACTAAACATTTTTTGTTTTGGAGCAAATACCTTACCGCCTTCGTAAGGAAACTTTTGTTTTGTTTCTGATCTAACTAAGATAGTTCTAGTTTCCAACAATAGCTTTAACAGAGGACCCTTGATGACTGTACTCGCTCTATATTCGAATACCATGGATTGAGGAAGCACGTATGTTGATGCACCCGCATCTGTTTTTGTTTCTACTCCGTAATACTCCCACAAATACTGACACAAGCAAGCATCATGAATACAGTATCTAGCCATATCTAAAGCTATGTTTAGATTATAATCCTTATACATCTGAGCTAAATCAACGTCATCCTTTCCGAAAGATAACTTATACTTATCATTTGTTAAAGTGGGACACGATAGTACGACTTTGAATCCATTTTCCCAAATATCTTTATGAATTACTTTACATATAATATCCTCATCAACCGTCACATAATTACCTGTAGTTAAAACCTTTGCAAATGCAGCGGCTTTGCCTTTCACGTCCGTAGTATCGTCACCGATGAACGTCATTTCTCTAACTCCTCTATTCAACACTTTGGTCATACAACCAAAAGCGTTCTTGGATATAGAATCCAATTTGTACGAATCCAATTTTTCAGATTTTTGAATGAATGAATATAGATCGAAAAATATAGTTCCATTATTGTTATTAACGTGAAACGTAGTATTGGCCATGCCACCTACACCCTTATGACTAGACTGATTTCTCTCATAAATACAGAGATGTACAGCTTCCTTTTTGTCTGGAGATCTAAAGATAATCTTCTCTCCGGTTAATAACTCCAGACGATTAGTAATATATCTCAGATCAAAGTTATGCCCGTTAAAGGTAACGATATAGTCGAACGTTAGTTCCAACAATTGTTTAGCTATTTGTAACAAAACTATTTCAGAACATAGAACTAGTTCTCGTTCGTAATCCATTTCCATCAGTGACTGTATCCTCAAACATCCTCTATCGACGGCTTCTTGTATTTCCTGTTCCGTTAACATCTCTTCATTAATGAGCGTAAACAATAATCGTTTGCCACTTAAATCGATATAGCAGTAACTTGTATGCGAGATTGGATTAATAAATACAGAAGGAAACTTCTTATCGAAGTGACACTCTATATCTAGAAATAAGTACGATCTTGGAATATCGAATCTAGGTATTTCTTTAGCGAAACAGTTACGTGGATCGTCGCAATGATAACATCCATTGTTAATCTTTGTCAAATATTGCTCGTCCAACGAGTAACATCCGTCTGGAGATATCCCGTTAGAAATATAAAACCAACTAATATTGAGAAATTCATCCATGGTGGCATTTTGTATGCTGCGTTTCTTTGGCTCTTCTATCAACCACATATCTGCGACGGAGCATTTTCTATCTTTAATATCTAGATTATAACTTATCGTCTCGTCAATGTCTATAGTTCTCATCTTTCCCATCGGTCTCGCATTAAATGGAGGAGGAGCCAATGACTGATATATTTCGTCAGTCACTACGTAATAAAAGTAATGAGGAAATCGTATAAATACGGTCTCGCCATTTCGACATCTGGATTTCAGATATAAAAATCTGTTTTCACCATGACTTTCGAACCAATTAATACACCGAACATCCATTTCTAGAATTTAGAAATATATTTTCATTTAAATGAATCCCAAACATTGGGGAAGAGCCGTATGGACCATTATTTTTATAATACTTTCTCAAGCGGGTTTAGATGGCAACATAGAAGCGTGCAAAAGAAAACTATATACTATAGTCAGCACTCTTCCATGTCCTGCATGTAGACGACACGCAACTATCGCTATAGAGGACAATAATGTCATGTCTAGCGATGATCTGAATTATATTTATTATTTTTTCATCAGATTATTTAACAATTTGGCATCTGATCCCAAATACGCGATCGATGTGACAAAGGTTAACCCTTTATAAACTTAACCCATTATAAAACTTATGATTAGTTACGACTGAAATAACAGCGTAATTATTTTTTGGTATAATTCTACACGGCATAGTTTCTGTAACTATGAATTCAACACCCGTTATCTTAGTGAAATCTTTAACAAACAGTAAGGGTTCGTCAAAGACATAAAACTCATTGTTTACGATCGAAATAGATCCCCTATCACACTTAAAATAAAAAATATCCTTATCCTTTATCACCAAATAAAATTCTGATTGGTCAATGTGAATGTATTCACTTAACAGTTCCACAAATTTATTTATTAACTCCGAGGCACATACATCGTCGGTATTTTTTATGGCAAACTTTACTCGTCCAGTATCCGTTTCTAAAAAAATATTAACGAGTTCCATTTATATCATCCAATATTATTGAAATGACGTTGATGGACAGATGATACAAATAAGAAGGTACGGTACCTTTGTCCACCATCTCCTCCAATTCATGCTCTATTTTGTCATTAACTTTAATGTATGAAAACAGTACGCCACATGCTTCCATGACAGTGTGTAACACTTTGGATACAAAATGTTTGACATTAGTATAATTGTCCAAGACTGTCAATCTATAATAGATAGTAGCTATAATATATTCTATGATGGTATTGAAGAAGATGACAACCTTGGCATATTGATCATTTAACACAGACATGGTATCAACAGATAGCTTAAATGAAAGAGAATCAGTAATTGGAATAAGCGTCTTCTCGATGGAGTGTCCGTATACCAACATGTCTGATATTTTGATGTATTCCATTAAATTATTTAGTTTTTTCTTTTTATTCTCGTTAAACAGCATTTCTGTCAATGGACCCCAACATCGTTGACCGATTAAGTTTTGGTTGATTTTTCCATGTAAGGCGTATCTAGTCAGATCGTATAGCCTATCCAATAATCCATCGTCTTTGTGTAGATCACATCGTACACTTTTTAATTCTCTATAGAAGAGCGACAGACATCTGGAACAATTACAGACAGTAATTTCTTTATTCTCTACAGATGTAAGATACTTGAAGACATCCCTATGATGATGTAGAATTTTGGATAATACGGTATTGATGGTATCTGTTACCATAATACCTTTGATGGCTGATAGTGTCAGAGCACAAGATTTCCAATCTTTGACAATTTTCAGCACCATTATCTTTGTTTTGATGTCTATATCAGACAGCATGGTGCGTCTAACAACACAGGGATTAAGACGGAAAGATGAAATGATTCTCTCGACATCTTCAATAGATACCTTGCTATTTTTTATGGCATTATCTATATGTGCGAGAATATCCTCTAGAGAATCGGTATCCTTTTTGATGATAGTGGATCTCAATGACATAGGACGTCTAAACCTTCTTATTCTATCACCAGATTGCATGGTGATTTGTCTTCTTTCTTTTATCATGATGTAATCTCTAAATTCATCGGCAAATTGTCTATATCTAAAATCATAATATGAGATGTTTACCTCTACAAATATCTGTTCGTCCAATGTTAGAGTATCTACATCGGTTTTGTATTCTAAATTAAACATGGCAACGGATTTAATTTTATATTCCTCTATTAAGTCCTCGTCGATAATAACAGAGTGCAGATAATCATTTAATCCGTCGTACATGGTTGGAAGATTCTCGTTAACAAAATCTTTAATTGTCTTGATGAATGTGGGACTATATCTAACATCTTGATTAATAAAATTTATAACATTTTCCATAGGATACTTTGTAACTAGTTTTATACACATCTCTTCATCGGTAAGTGTAGACAGAATATCGTGAACAGGTGGTATATTATATTCATCAGATATACGAAGAACAATGTTCAAATCTAGATTGTTTAATATATTATATAGATGTAGTGTAGCTCCTACAGGGATATCTTTAACTAAGTCAATTATTTCATCAACCGTTAGATCTATTTTAAAGTTAATCATATAGGCATTGATTTTTAAAAGGTATGTAGCTTTGACTACATTCTCATTAATTAACCATTCCAAGTCACTGCGTGTAAGAAGATTATATTCTATCATAAGCTTGACTACATTTAATCCCGACACCATCAAAGAATTCTTATGATATAAGGAAACAGCTTTTAGGTACTCATCTACTCTACAAGAATTTTGGAGAGCCTTAACAATATCGCTTACGTTTATTATTTCAGGAGGAAAGAACCTAACATTGAGAATATCAGAATTAATAGCTTCCAGATACAGTGATTTTGGCAATAGTCCGTGTAATCCATAATCCAGTAACACGAGCTGGTGCTTGCTAGACACCTTTTCAATGTTTAATTTTTTTGAAATAAGCTTTGATAAAGCCTTCCTCGCAAATTCCGGATACATGAACATGTCGCCGACATGAATGAGTATTTTTTTTTCAGTATTTTATATTTTTCTCAACAAGTTCTCAATACACCAATAGATGATAGAATATCACCCAATGCGTCCATGTTGTCTATTTCCAACAGGTCGCTATATCCACCAATAGAAGTTTTCCCAAAAAAGATTCTAGGAACAGTTCTACCACCAGTAATTTGTTCAAAATAGTCGCGTAATTCATTTTCGGGGTTAAATTCTTTAATATCGACAATTTCATACGCTCCTCTTTTGAAACTAAACTTATTTAGAATATCCAGTGCGTTTCTACAAAAAGGACATGTAAACTTGACAAAAATTGTCACTTTGTTATTGGCCAACCTTTGTTGTACAAATTCCTCGGCCATTTTAATATTTAAGTGATATAAAACTATCTCGACTTATTTAACTCTTTAGTCGAGATATATGGACGCAGATAGCTATATGATAGCCAACTACAGAATGCGAACGCTATAAAAAACATAATTACGACGAGCATTTATAAATATTTTTATTCAGCATTACTTGATATAGTAATATTAGGAACAGTCAAACATTCAACCACTCTCGATACATTAACTCTCTCGTTTTCTTTAACAAATTCTGCAATATCTTCGTAAAAAGATTCTTGAAACTTTTTAGAATATCTATCTACTCTAGATGAAATAGCGTTTGTCAACATGCTATGTTTTGTGTACATAAAGGCGCCCATTTTAACAGTTTCTAGTGACAAAATGCTAGCGATCCTAGGATCCTTTAGAATCACATAGATTGACGATTCGTCTCTCTTAGTAACTCTAGTAAAATAATCATACAATCTAGTACGTGAAATAATATTATCCTTGACCTGAGGAGATCTAAACAACCTAGTTTTGAGGACATCGATAAGTTCATCGGGAATGACATACATACTATCTTTAATAGAACTCTTTTCATCCAGTTGAATGGATTCGTCCTTAACCAACTGATTAATGAGATCTTCTATTTTATCATTTTCCAGATGATATGTATGTCCATTAAAGTTAAATTGTGTAGCGCTTCTTTTTAGTCTAGCAGCCAATACTTTAACATCACTAATATCGATATACAAAGGAGATGATTTATCGATGGTATTAAGAATTCGTTTTTCGACATCCGTCAAAACCAATTCCTTTTTGCCTGTATCATCCAGTTTTCCATCCTTTGTAAAGAAATTATTTTCTACTAGACTATTAATAAGACTGATAAGGATTCCTCCATAATTACACAATCCAAACTTTTTAACAAAACTAGACTTTACAAGATCTACAGGAATGCGTACTTCAGGTTTCTTAGCTTGTGATTTTTTCTTTTGTGGGCATTTTCTAGTGACCAACTCATCTACCATTTCATTGATTTTAGCAGTGAAATAAGCTTTCAATGCACGGGCACTGATACTATTGAAAACGAGTTGATCATCAAATTCCGCCATTTAAGTTCACCAAACAACTTTTAAATACAAATATATCAATAGTAGTAGAATAAGAACTATAAAAAAAATAATAATTAACCAATACCAACCCCAACAACCGGTATTATTAGTTGATGTGACAGTTTTCTCATCACTTAGAACAGATTTAACAATTTCTATAAAGTCTGTCAAATCATCTTCCGGAGAACCCATAAATACACCAAATATAGCGGCATACAACTTATCCATTTATACATTGAATATTGGCTTTTCTTTATCGCTATCTTCATCATATTCATCTTCAATATCAACAAGTCCCAGGTTACGAGCCAGATCTTCTTCTACATTTTCAGTCATTGATACACGTTCACTATCTCCAGAGAGTCCGATAACGTTAGCCACCACTTCTCTATCAATGATTAGTTTCTTGAGAGCGAAAGTAATTTTTGTTTCTGTTCCGGATCTATAGAAGACGATAGGTGTGATAATTGCCTTGGCCAATTGTCTTTCTCGTTTACCCAGTGCTTCTAGTTCGCCTTCTATAGATCTGAGAATGGATGATTCTCCAGCCGAAACATATTCTACCATGGCTCCGTTTAATTTGTTGATGAAGATGGATTCATCCTTAAATGTTTTCTCTGTAATAGTTTCCACCGAAAGACTATGCAAAGAATTTGGAATGCGTTCCTTGTGCTTAATGTTTCCATAGACAGCTTCTAGAAGTTGATACAACATAGGACTAGCCGCGGTAACTTTTATTTTTAGAAAGTATCCATCGCTTCTATCTTGTTTAGATTTATTTTTATAAAGTTTAGTCTCTCCTTCCAGCATAATAAAAGTGGAAGTCATTTGACTAGATAAACTATCAGTAAGTTTTATAGAGATAGATGAACAATTAGCGTATTGAGAAGCATTTAGTGTAACGTATTCGATACATTTTGTATTAGATTTACTAATCGATTTTGCATACTCTATAACACCAGCACAAGTCTGTAGAGAATCGCTAGATGCTGTAGGTCTTGGTGAAGTTTCAACTCTCTTCTTGATTACCTTACTCATGATTAAACCTAAATAATTGTACTTTGTAATATAATGATATATATTTTCACTTTATCTCATTTGAGAATAAAAATGTGTTTAACCACTGCATGATGTACAGATTTCGGAATCGCATACCATGGACGGTTTTATTTTTTCCTTGTCCAATGTAAACTGAATGGGAGAGGATGCGGCTTTCGTACGTAGATAGTACATGCCTGTTTTTAGACCGAGACTCCATCCGTAAAAATGCATACTCGTTAGTTTGGAATAGCTAGGATCGGCTATGTGAATATTCATCGACTGACTTTGATCGATGAAGGCTCCCCTGTCTGCAGCCATTTTTATGATCGTCTTTTGTGGAATTTCCCAAATAGTTTTATAAACTCGCTTAATATCTTCTGGAAGGTTTGTATTCTGAATGGATCCACCATCTGCCATAATCCTATTCTTGATCTCTTCATTCCATAATTTTCTCTCGGTTAAAACTCTAAGGAGATGCGGATTAACTACTTGAAATTCTCCAGACAATACTCTCCGAGTGTAAATATTACTGGTATATGGTTCCACCGACTCATTATTTCCCAAAATTTGAGCAGTTGATGCAGTCGGCATAGGTGCCACCAATAAACTATTTCTAAGACCATGTGATCGGATTTTATCTTTTAGAGATTCCCAATTCCAAAGATCCGATGGCACAACATTCCAAAGATCGTATTGTAGAATGCCGTTACTAGCGTATGATCCTGCATATGTATCGTATGGTCCTTCTTTTTCGGCTAGTTCACAACTCGCCTCTAATGCTCCGTAATAAATGGTTTCGAAAATCTTCTTATTAAGATCTTGTGCTTCAAGGCTATCAAATGGATAATTTAAGAGAATAAACGCGTCTGCTAATCCTTGAACGCCAATACCGATAGGTCTATGTCTCTTATTAGAAATTTCAGCTTCTGGAATAGGATAATAATTAATATCTATAATTTTATTGAGATTTCTGACTATTACTTTGACCACATCCTTCAGTTTGAGAAAATCAAATCGTCCATCTATTACAAACATGTTCAAGGCAACAGATGCCAGATTACAAACGGCTACCTCATTAGCATCCGCATATTGTATTATTTCAGTGCAGAGGTTACTACACTTGATGGTTCCTAAATTCTGTTGATTACTCTTTTTGTTACACGCGTCCTTATAAAGAATGAATGGAGTACCAGTTTCAATCTGAGATTCTATAATCGCTTTCCAGACGACTCGAGCCTTTATTATATTCTTGTATCTCTTTTCTCTTTCGTATTGTGTATATAATCGTTCGAACTCGTCTCCCCAAGCATTGTCTAATCCAGGACATTCATCCGGACACATCAATGACCACTCTCCATCATCCTTTACTCGTTTCATAAAGAGATCAGGAATCCAAAGAGCTATAAATAGATCTCTGGTTCTATGCTCCTCGTTTCCTGTATTCTTTTTAAGATCGAGGAACGCCATAATATCAGAATGCCACGGTTCCAAGTATATGGCCATAACTCCCGGTCGTTTGTTTCCTCCCTGATCTATGTATCTAGCGGTGTTATTATAAACTCTCAACATTGGAATAATACCATTGGATGCACCATTGGTCCCGGAGATATAGCTTCCACTGGCACGAATATTGCTAATTGATAGACCTATTCCCCCTGCCATTTTAGAGATTAATGCGCATCGTTTTAACGTATCATAGATGCCCTCTATACTATCATCCATCATGTTAAGTAGAAAACAGCTAGACATTTGGTGACGACTAGTTCCCGCATTAAATAAGGTAGGAGAAGCGTGCGTAAACCATTTTTCAGACAGTAGATTGTACGTCTCAATAGCTGATTCTATATCCCATTGATGTATTCCTACCGCGACACGCATTAACATGTGCTGAGGTCTTTCAACGATCTTGTTATTTATTTTCAACAAGTAGGATTTTTCCAAAGTTTTAAAACCAAAATAGTTGTATGAAAAGTCTCGTTCGTAAATAATAACCGAGTTGAGTTTATCCTTATATTTGTTAACTACATCCATGGTAATACTTGAAATAATCGGAGAATGTTTCCCATTTTTAGGATTAACATAGTTGAATAAATCCTCCATCGCTTCACTAAATAGTTTTTTTGTTTCCTTGTGTAGATTTGATACGGCTATTCTGGCGGCTAGAATGGCATAATCCGGATGTTGTGTAGTACAAGTGGCTGCTATTTCGGCTGCCAGAGTGTCCAATTCTACCGTTGTTACTCCATTATATATTCCTTGGATAACCTTCATAGCTATTTTAATAGGATCTATATGCTCAGTGTTTAAGCCATAACATAATTTTCTAATACGAGACGTGATTTTATCAAACATGACATTTTCCTTGTATCCATTTCGTTTAATGACAAACATTTTTGTTGGTGTAATAAAAAAAATTATTTAACTTTTCATTAATAGGGATTTGACGTACGTAGCGTACAAAATGATTGTTCCTGGTATATAGATAAAGAGTCCTATATATTTGAATATTGTTACTGCTCGATTAAATTTTAATGATTGCATAGTGAATATATCATTAGGATTTAACTCCTTGACTATCATAGCGGCCCCAGAAATCACCATCAAAAGCATTAATACAGTTATCCCGATCGCAGTTAGAACGGTTATAGCATCCGCCATTTATATCTAAAAATTAGATCAAAGAATATGTGACAAAGTCCTAGTTGTATACTGAGAATTGACGAAACAATGTTTCTTACATATTTTTTTTTTATTAGTAACCGACTTAATAGTAGGAACTGGAAAACTAGACTTGATTATTCTATAAGTATAGATACCCTTCCAGATAATGTTCTCTTTGATGAAAGTTCCAGAAAATGTAGAATTTTTTAAAAAGTTATCTTTTGCTATAACCAAGATTGTGGTTAGACGCTTATTATTAATATGAGTGATGAAATCCACACCGCCTCTAGATATCGCTTTTATTTCCACATTAGATGGTAAATCCAATAGTGAAACTATCTTTTTAGGAATGTATGGACTCGCGTTTAGAGGAGTGAACGTCTTAGGCGTCGGAAAGGATGATTCGTCAAACGAATAAACGATTTCACAAATGGATGTTAATGTATTAGTAGGAAATTTTTTGACGCTAGTGGAATTGAAAATTCTAATGGATGATGTTCTACCTATTTCATCCGATAACATGTTAATTTCCGATACCAACGGTTTTAATATTTCGATGATATACGGTAGTCTCTCTTTCGGACTTATATAGCTTATTCCACAATACGAGTCATTGTATACTCCAAAAAATAAAATAACGAGTATAAAGTCTGTATCGAATGGGAAAAATGAAATTATCGACATAGGTATAGAATCCGGAACATTGAACGTATTAATACTTAATTCTTTCTCAGTGGTAAGAACCGATAGGTTACTGACATTGTATGGTTTTAAATATTCTATAACTTGAGACTTGATAGATATTAACGACGAATTGAAAATTATTTTTATCACCACGTGTGTTTCAGGATCATAGTCGACGCCCGTCAACCAACCGAATGGAGTAAAATAAATATCATTAATATATGCTCTAGATATTAGTATTTTTATTAATCCTTTGATTATCATCTTCTCGTACGCGAATGATTCCATGATCAAGAGTGATTTGAGAACATCCTCCGGAGTATTAATGGGCTTAGTAAATAGTCCATCGTTGCAATAATAAAAGTTGTCCAAGTTAAAGGATATTATGCATTCGTTTAAAGATATCGTCTCATCTGACGGAGACAATTTTTTGGTAGGTTTTAGAGACTTTGAAGCTACTTGTTTAACAAAGTTATTCATCGTCGTCTACTATTCTATTTAATTTTGTAGTTAATTTATCACATATCACATTAATTGACTTTTTGGTCCACTTTTCCATACGTTTATATTCTTTTAATCCTGCGTTATCCGTTTCCGTTACATCTAGTGATAGATCTTGCAAGTTAAATAGAATGCTCTTAAATAATGTCATTTTCTTATCCGCTAAAAATTTAAAGAATGTATAAACTTTTTTCAAAGATTTGAAACTTTTAGGAGGAGTTCTAGTACACAATATCATAAACAAACTAATAAACATCCCACATTCAGATTCCAACAATTGATTAACTTCCACATTAATACAGCCTATTTTCGCTCCAAATGTATATTCGAAAAATCTGAATAAAACATCAATGTCGCAATTTGTATTGTCCAATACAGAATGTCGGTGATTCGTGTTAAAACCATCGGAGAAGGAATAGAAATAAAAATTATTATAGTGGTGGAATTCAGTTGGAATATTGCCTCCGGAGTCATAAAAGGATACTAAATATTGTTTTTTATCATAAATTACACATTTCCAATGAGACAAATAACAAAATCCAAACATTACAAATCTAGAGGTAGAACTTTTAATTTTGTCTTTAAGTATATACGATAAGATATGTTTATTCATAAACGCGTCAAATTTTTCATGAATTGCTAAGGAGTTTAAGAATCTCATGTCAAATTGTCCTATATAATCCACTTCGGATCCATAAGCAAACTGAGATACTAAGTTCTTAATACTTCGATTGCTCATCCAGGCTCCTCTCTCTGGCTCTATTTTCATCTTGACGACCTTCGGATTTTCACCAGTATGTATTCCTTTACGTGATAAATCATCGATTTTCAAATCCATTTGTGAGAAGTCTATCGCCTTAGATACTTTTTCCCTTAGTCGAGGTTTAAAGAAATACGCTAACGGTATACTAGTAGGTAACTCAAAGACATCATATATAGAATGATAGCGCGTCTTTAACTCATCGGTTAGCTCTTTCTTTTGATCGAGTTCGTCGCTACTATTGGGTCTACTCAAGTGGCCAGACTCTACTAGTTCCAGCATCATACCGATAGGTATACAAGACACTTTGCCAGCGGTTGTTGATTTATCATATTTCTCCACTACATATCCGTTACAATTTGTTAAGAATTTAGATACATCTATATTGCTACATAATCCAGCTAGTGAATATATATGACATAATAAATTGGTAAATCCTAGTTCTGGTATTTTACTAATTACTAAATCTGTATATCTATCCATTTATCATGGAAAAGAATTTACCAGATATCTTCTTTTTTCCAAACTGCGTTAATGTATTCTCTTACAAATATTCACAAGATGAATTCAGTAATATGAGTAAAACGGAACGTGAAAGTTTCTCATTGGCAGTGTTTCCAGTGATAAAACATAGATGGCATAACGCACACGTTGTAAAACATAAAGGAATATACAAAGTTAGTGCGGAAGCGCGTGGAGAAAAAGTATCTCCTCCATCACTAGGAAAACCTGTTTACATAAACCTAACTACGAGGCAATATATATACAGTGAGTATACAATAAGCTTTGAATGTTATAGTTTTCTAAAATGTATAACAAATACAGAAATCAATTCGTTCGATGAGTATATATTAAGAGGACTATTAGAAGCTGGTAATCAGTTACAGATATTTTCCAATTCCGTGGGTAAACGAACAGATACTATAGGTGTACTAGGGAATAAGTATCCATTTAGCAAAATTCCATTGGCCTCATTAACCCCTAAAGCACAACAAGAGATATTTTCAGCGTGGATTTCTCATAGACCTGTAGTTTTAACTGGAGGAACCGGAGTGGGTAAGACGTCACAGGTACCCAAGTTATTGCTTTGGTTTAATTATTTATTTGGGGGATTCTCTACTCTAGATAAAATCACTGACTTTCACGAAAGACCAGTCATTCTATCTCTTCCTAGGATAGCTTTAGTTAGATTGCATAGCAATACTATTTTAAAATCATTGGGATTTAAGGTACTAAATGGATCTCCGATTTCTTTACGATATGGATCTATACCGGACGAATTAATAAACAAACGTCCAAAAAAATATGGAATTGTATTTTCTACCCATAAGTTATCTCTAACAAAACTATTTAGTTATGGCACTCTTATTATAGACGAAGTTCATGAGCATGATCAAATAGGAGATATCATTATAGCAGTAGCGAGAAAGCATCATACGAGAATAGATTCTATGTTTTTAATGACTGCCACGTTAGAGGATGACAGAGAGCGTCTAAAAGTATTTTTGCCCAATCCCGCATTTATACATATTCCTGGAGATACACTGTTTAAAATTAGAGAGGTATTTATTCATAATAAGATAAATCCATCTTCCAGAATGACATACATAGAAGAAGAAAAGAGAAATTTAGTCACTGCTATACAGATGTATACTCCTCCTGATGGATCATCTGGTATAGTCTTTGTGGCAACAGTCTCACAGTGTCACGAATATAAATCATATTTAGAAAAGAGATTGCCGTATGATATGTATATTATTCATGGTAAGGTCTTAGATATAGACGAAATATTAGAAAAAGTGTATTCATCACCTAACGTATCGATACTTATTTCTACTCCTTATTTGGAATCTAGCGTTACTATACGCAATGTTACACACATTTATGATATGGGTAGAGTTTTTGTCCCAGCTCCTTTTGGAGGATCGCAACAATTTATTTCTAAATCTATGAGAGATCAACGAAAAGGAAGAGTAGGAAGAGTTAATCCTGGAACGTACGTCTATTTCTATGATCTGTCGTACATGAAGTCTATACAGCGAATAGATTCAGAATTTCTACATAATTATATATTGTACGCTAATAAATTTAATCTAACACTTCCCGAAGATTTGTTTATAATCCCTACAAATTTGGATATTCTATGGCGTACAAAGGAATATATAGACTCGTTCGATATTAGTACAGAAACATGGAATAAATTATTATCCAATTATTATATGAGGATGATAGAGTATGCTAAACTTTATGTACTAAGTCCTATTCTCGCTGAGGAGTTGGATAACTTTGAGCGGACAGGAGAATTAACTAGTACTGTACAAGAAGCCATTTCATCTCTAAATTTACGAATCAAGATTTTAAATTTTAAACATAAAGATGAGGATACGTATATACACTTTTGTAGAATATTATTCGGCGTCTATAACGGAACAAACGCTACTATATATTATCATAGACCTCTAACAGGATATATGAATATGATTTCAGATACTATATTTGTTCCTGTAGATAATAACTAAAAATCAAACTCTAATGACCACATCTTTTTTTAGAGATGAAAAATTTTCCACATCTCCTTTTGTAGACACGACTAAACATTTTGCAGAAAAAAGTTTATTAGTGTTTAGATAATCGTATACTTCATCAGTGTAGATAGTGAATGTGAACAGATAAAAGGTATTCTTGCTCAATAGATTGGTAAATTCCATAGAATATATTAATCCTTTCTTCTTGAGATCCCACATCATTTCAACCAAAGACGTTTTATCCAATGATTTACCTCGTACTATACCACATACAAAACTAGATTTTGCAATGACGTCGTACCTGGTATTCCTACCAAACAAAATTTTACTTTTAATTCTTTTAGAAAATTCTAAGGTAGAATCTCTATTTGCCAATATGTCATCTATTGAATTACCACTAGCAAAAAATGATAGAAATATATATTGATACATCGCAGCTGGTTTTGATCTACTATACTTTAAAAACGAATCAGATTCCATAATTGCCTGTATATCATCCGCTGAAAAACTATGTTTTACACGTATTCCTTCGGCATTTCTTTTTAATGATATATCTTGTTTAGACAATGATAAAGTTATCATGTCCATGAGAGACGCGTCTCCGTATCGTATAAATATTTCATTAGATGTTAGACGCTTCATTAGGGATATACTTCTATAAGGTTTCTTAATTAGTCCATCGTTGGTTGCGTCAAGAACTACTATCGGATGTTGTTGGGTATCTCTAGTGTTACACATGGCCTTACTAAAGTTTGGGTAAATAACTATGATATCTCTATTAATTATAGATGTATATATTTCATTCGTCAAGGATATTAGTATCGAGTTGCTATCGTCATTAATACGTGTAATGTAATCATATAAATCATGTGATAGCCAAGGAAAATTCAAATAGATGTTCATCATATAATCGTCGCTATAATTCATATTAATACTTTGACATTGACTAATTTGTAATATAGCCTCGCCACGAATAAAGCTCTCGTATTCAGTTTCATCGATAAAGGATACCGTTAAATATAACTGGTTGCCGATAGTCTCATAGTCTATTAAGTGGTAAGTTTCGTACAAATACAGAATCCCTAAAATATTATCTAATGTGGGATTAATCTTTACCATAACTGTATAAAATGGAGACGGAGTCATAACTATTTTACCGTTTGTACTTACTGGAATAGATGAAGGAATAATCTCCGGACATGTTGGTAAAGACCCAAATGTCTGTTTGAAGAAATCCAATGTTCCAGGTCCTAATCTCTTAACAAAAATTACGATACTCGATCCCGATATCCTTTGCATTCTATTGACAAGCATATCACGAACTATATTAAGATTATCTATCATGTCTATTCTCCCACCGTTATATAAATCGCCTCCGCTAAGAAACGTTAGTATATCCATACAATGGAATACTTCATTTCTAAAATAGTATTCATTTTCTAATTCTTTAATGTGAAATCGTATACTAGAAAGGGAAAAATTATCTTTTAGTTTTCCGTTAGAAAAGAACCACGAAACTAATGTTCTGATTGCGTCTGACTCCGTCGCTGAATTAATAGATTTACACCAAAAACTCATATAACTTCTAGATGTAGAAGCATTCGCTAAAAAATTAGTAGAATCAAAGGATATAAGTAGATGTTCCAACAAGTGAGCAATTCCCAATATTTCATCTATATCATTCTCGAATCCGAAATTAGAAATTCCCAAGTAGATATCCTTTTTCATCCGATCATTGATGAAAATACGAACTTTATTCGGTAAGACGATCATTTACTAAGGAGTAAAATAGGAAGTAATGTTCGTATATCGTTATCATCGTATAAATTAAAGGTGTGTTTTTTGCCATTAAGAGACATTATAATTTTACCAATATTGGAATTATAATATAGGTGTATTTGAGCACTAGAAACGGTTGATGCATCGGTAAATATAGCTGTATCTAATGTTCTAGTCGGTATTTCGTCATTTCGCTGTCTAATGATAGCGTTTTCTCTATCTGTTTCTAGTACAGCTGCCTGAAGTTTATTGGTCGGATAATATGTAAAATAATAAGAAATACATACGAATAACAAAAATAAAATAAGATATAATAAAGATGCCATTTAGAGATCTAATTTTGTTCAACTTGTCCAAATTCCTACTTACAGAAGATGAGGAATCGTTGGAGATAGTATCTTCCTTATGTAGAGGATTTGAAATATCTTACGATGACTTAATAACTTACTTTCCAGATAGGAAATACCATAAATATATTTCTAAGGTATTTGAACATGTAGATTTATCGGAGGAATTAAGTATGGAATTCCATGACACAACTCTGAGAGATTTAATCTATCTTAGATTGTACAAGTATTCCAAGTGTATACGACCGTGTTATAAATTAGGTGATAATCTAAAAGGCATAGTTGTTATAAAGGACAGGAATATATATATTAGAGAAGCAAATGATGACTTGATAGAATATCTCCTCAAAGAATACACTCCTCAGATTTATACATATTCTAATGAACGCGTTCCCATAGCTGGTTCAAAATTAATTCTTTGCGGATTTTCTCGAGTTACATTTATGGCGTATACAACGTCACATATAACAACAAATAAAAAGGTGGATGTTCTCGTTTCCAAAAAATGTATAGATGAACTAGTCGATCCAATAAATTATCAAATACTTCAAAATTTATTTGATAAAGGAAGCGGAACAATAAACAAAATACTCAGGAAGATATTTTATTCGGTAACGGGTGGCCAAACTCCATAGGTCGCTTTTTCTATTTCGGATTTTAGAATTTCCAAATTCACCAGCGATTTATCGGTTTTGGTGAAATCCAAGGATTTATTAATGTCCACAAATGCCATTTGTTTTGTCTGTGGATTGTATTTGAAAATGGAAACGATGTAGTTAGATAGATGCGCTGCAAAGTTTCCTATTAGGGTTCCGCGCTTTACGTCACCCAGCATACTTGAATCACCATCCTTTAAAAAAAATGATAAGATATCAACATGGAGTATATCATACTCGGATTTTAATTCTTCTACTGCCTCACTGACATTTTCACAAATACTACAATACGGTTTACCGAAAATAATCAGTACGTTCTTCATTTATGGGTATCAAAAACTTAAAATCGCTACTGCTGGAAAATAAATCACTGACGATATTAGATGATAATTTATACAACGTATACAATGGAATATTTGTGGATACGATGAGTATTTATATAGCCGTCGCCAATTGTGTAAGAAACTTAGAAGAGTTAACTACGGTATTCATAAAATACGTAAACGGATGGGTAAAAAAGGGAGGGCATGTAACCCTTTTTATCGATAGAGGAAGTATAAAAATTAAACAAGACGTTAGAGACAAGAGACGTAAATATTCTAAATTAACCAAGGACAGAAAAATGCTAGAATTAGAAAAGTGTACATCCGAAATACAAAATGTTACCGGATTTATGGAAGAAGAAATAAAGGCAGAAATGCAATTAAAAATCGATAAACTCACATTTCAAATATATTTATCTGATTCCGATAACATAAAAATATCATTGAATGAGATACTAACACATTTCAACAATAATGAGAATGTTACATTATTTTATTGCGATGAACGAGACGCAGAATTCGTTATGTGTCTAGAGGCTAAAACACATTTCTCTACCACGGGAGAATGGCCGTTGATAATAAGTACCGATCAGGATACTATGCTATTCGCGTCTGCTGATAATCATCCTAAGATGATAAAAAACTTAACTCAACTGTTTAAATTTGTTCCCTCGGCAGAGGATAACTATTTAGCAAAATTAACGGCGTTAGTGAATGGATGTGATTTCTTTCCTGGACTCTATGGGGCATCTATAACACCCACCAACTTAAACAAAATACAATTGTTTAGTGATTTTACAATCGATAATATAGTCACTAGTTTGGCAATTAAAAATTATTATAGAAAGACTGAATCTACCGTAGACGTGCGTAATATTGTTACGTTTATAAATGATTACGCTAATTTAGACGATGTATACTCGTATATTTCTCCTTGTCAATGCACTGTTCAAGAATTTATATTTTCCGCATTAGATGAAAAATGGAACGAATTTAAATCATCTTATTTAGAGAGCGTGCCGTTACCCTGCCAATTAATGTACGCATTAGAACCACGTAAGGAGATTGATGTTTCAGAAGTTAAAACTTTATCATCTTATATAGATTTCGAAAATACTAAATCAGATATCGATGTTATAAAATCTATATCCTCGATTTTCGGATATTCTAACGAAAACTGCAACACGATAGTGTTCGGCATCTATAAGGATAATTTACTACTGAGTATAAATAATTCATTTTACTTTAACGATAGTCTGTTAATAACCAATACTAAAAGTGATAATATAATAAATATAGGTTACTAGATTAAAAATGGTGTTCCAACTAGTGTGTTCTACGTGCGGCAAAGATATTTCTCACGAACGATATAAATTGATTATACGAAAAAAATCATTAAAGGATGTACTCGTCAGTGTAAAGAACGAATGTTGTAGGTTAAAATTATCTACACAAATAGAACCTCAACGTAACTTAACAGTACAACCTCTATTGGATATAAACTAATATGGATCCGGTTGATTTTATCAAGACATATGCACCTAGAGGTTCTATTATTTTTATTAATTATACCATGTCATTAACAAGTCATTTGAATCCATCGATAGAAAAACATGTGGGTATTTATTATGGTACGTTATTATCGGAACACTTGGTAGTTGAATCGACCTATAGAAAAGGAGTCAGAATAGTCCCATTGGATAGTTTTTTTGAAGGATATCTTAGTGCAAAAGTATACATGTTAGAGAATATTCAAGTTATGAAAATAGCAGCTGATACGTCATTAACTTTACTGGGTATTCCATATGGATTTGGCCATGATAGAATGTATTGTTTTAAATTGGTAGCTGAATGTTATAAAAATGCAGGTGTTGATACATCGTCTAAACGAATATTGGGCAAAGATATTTTTCTGAGCCAAAACTTCACAGATGATAATAGATGGATAAAGATATATGATTCTAATAATTTAACACTTTGGCAAATTGATTACCTTAAAGGGTGAGTTAATATGCATAACTACTCCTCCGTTGTTTTTTCCCTCGTTCTTTTTCTTAACGTTGTTTGCCATCACTCTCATAATGTAAAGATATTCTAAAATGGTAAACTTTTGCATATCGGACGCGGAAATTGGTATAAATGATGTAATAGTATTATTTCCCGTCAATGGACTAGTCACAGCTCCATCAGTTTTATATCCTTTAGAGTATTTCTCACTCGTGTCTAGCATTCTAGAGCATTCCATGATCTGTTTATCGTTGATATTGGCCGGAAAGATAGATTTTTTATTTTTTATTATATTACTATTGGCAATTGTAGATATAACTTCTGGTAAATATTTTTCTACCTTTTCAATCTCTTCTATTTTCAAGCCGGCTATATATTCTGCTATATTGTTGCTAGTATCAATACCTTTTCTGGCTAAGAAGTCATATGTGGTATTCACTATATCAGTTTTAACTGGTAGTTCCATTAGCCTTTCCACTTCTGCAGAATAATCAGAAATTGGTTCTTTACCAGAAAATCCAGCTACTATAATAGGCTCACCGATTATCATTGGCAAAATCCTATATTGTACCAGATTAATGAGAGCATATTTCATTTCCAATAACTCTGCTAGTTCTTGAGACATTGATTTATTTGATGAATCTAGTTGGTTCTCTAGATACTCTACCATTTCTGCCGCATACAATAACTTGTTAGATAAAATCAGGGTTATCAAAGTGTTTAGCGTGGCTAGAATAGTGGGCTTGCACGTATTAAAGAATGCGGTAGTATGAGTAAACCGTTTTAACGAATTATATAATCTCCAGAAATCTGTGGCGTTACATACGTGGGCCGAATGACATCGAAGATTGTCCAATATTTTTAATAGCTGCTCCTTGTCCATTATTTCTATATTTGACTCGCAACAATTGTAGATACCATTAATCACCGATTCCTTTTTCGATGCTGGACAATAACACAATTGTTTAGCTTTGGACTCTATATATTCAGAATTAATAGATATATCTCTCAATACAGATTGCACTATACATTTTGAAACTATGTCAAAAATTGTAGAACGACGCTGTTCTGCAGCCATTTAACTTTAAATAATTTACAAAAATTTAAAATGAGCATCCGTATAAAAATCGATAAACTGCGCCAAATTGTGGCATATTTTTCAGAGTTCAGTGAAGAAGTGTCTATAAATGTAGACTCGACTGATGAGTTAATGTATATTTTTGCCGCCTTGGGCGGATCTGTAAACATTTGGGCAATTATACCGCTCAGTGCATCAGTGTTTTACCGAGGAGTCGAAAACATTGTGTTTAATCTTCCTGTGTCCAAGGTAAAATCGTGTTTGTGTAGTTTTCACAATGATGCCATCATAGATATAGAACCTGATCTGGAAAATAATCTAGTAAAACTTTCTAGTTATCATGTAGTAAGTGTCGATTGTAACAAGGAACTGATGCCTATTAGGACAGATACTACTATTTGTCTAAGTATAGATCAAAAGAAATCTTACGTGTTTAATTTTCACAAGTATGAAGAAAAATGTTGTGGTAGAACCGTCATTCATCTAGAATGGTTGTTGGGCTTTATCAAGTGTATTAGTCAGCATCAGCATTTGGCTATTATGTTTAAAGATGACAATATTATTATGAAGACTCCTGGTAATACTGATGCATTTTCCAGGGAATATTCTATGACTGAATGTTCTCAAGAACTACAAAAGTTTTCTTTCAAAATAGCTATCTCGTCTCTCAACAAACTACGAGGATTCAAAAAGAGAGTCAATGTTTTTGAAACTAGAATCGTAATGGACAATGACGATAACATTCTAGGAATGTTGTTTTCGGACAGAGTTCAATCCTTTAAGATTAACATCTTTATGGCGTTTTTAGACTAATACTTTCAATGAGATAAATATGGGTGGTGGAGTAAGTGTTGCGCTCCCTAAACGGGATCCGCCTCCGGGAGTACCCACTGATGAGATGTTACTAAACGTGGATAAAATGCATGACGTGATAGCTCCCGCTAAGCTTTTAGAATATGTGCATATAGGACCGCTAACAAAAGATAAAGATGATAAAGTAAAGAAAAGATATCCAGAGTTTAGATTAGTCAGCACAGGACCCGGCAATCTTTCGGCATTAATAAGACAAGCGTATAATGGAACCGCACCCAATTGCTGTCGCACTTTTAATCGTACTCATTATTGGAAGAAGGATGGAAAGATATCAGATAAGTATGAAGATGGTGCAGTGTTAGAATCGTGTTGGCCCGACGCCCACGACGCTGGAAAATGCGATGTCGATTTATTCGACTGGTGTCAGGGGGATACATTCGATAGAAACATATGCCATCAGTGGATCGGTTCAGCCTTTAATAGGAGTGATAGAACTGTAGATGGTCAACAATCGCTAATAAATCTGTATAATAAGATGCAAACATTATGTAGTAAAGATGCTAGTGTACCAATATGTGAATCATTTTTGCATCATTTACGCGCACACAATACAGAAGATAGCAAAGAGATGGTCGATTATATTTTAAGACAACAGTCCGCTGATTTTAAACAGAAATATATGAGATGTAGTTATCCCACCAGGGATAAGTTAGAAGAGTCATTAAAATATGCAGAACCTCGAGAATGTTGGGATCCAGAGTGTTCGAATGCCAATGTCAATTTCTTGCTAACACGTAATTATAATAATTTAGGACTATGCAATATTGTACGATGTAATACCAGCGTGAACAACTTACAGATGGATAAAACTTCCTCATTAAGATTATCCTGTGGATTAAGCAATAGTGATAGATTTTCTACTGTTCCCGTCAATAGAGCAAAAGTAGTTCAACATAATATTAAACACTCATTCGACTTAAAATTGCATTTGATCAGTTTATTATCTCTCTTGGTAATATGGATACTAATTGTAGCTATTTAAATGGGCGCCGCAGCAAGCGTACAAACGACGGTGAATACACTCAGCGAACGTATCTCGTCTAAATTAGAACAAGAAGCGAACGCTAGTGCTCAAACAAAATGTGATATAGAAATTGGAAATTTTTATATCCGACAAAACCATGGATGTAACCTCACTGTTAAAAATATGTGCTCCGCGGACGCGGATGCTCAGTTGGATGCCGTGTTATCAGCCGCTACAGAAACATATAGTGGATTAACTCCGGAACAAAAAGCATACGTACCAGCTATGTTTACTGCCGCGTTAAACATTCAAACGAGTGTAAATACGGTCGTTAGAGATTTTGAAAATTATGTGAAACAGACTTGTAATTCTAGCGCGGTCGTCGATAACAAATTAAAGATACAAAACGTAATCATAGATGAATGTTACGGAGCCCCAGGATCTCCAACAAATTTGGAATTTATTAATACAGGATCTAGCAAAGGAAATTGTGCCATTAAGGCGTTGATGCAATTGACGACTAAGGCAACTACTCAAATAGCACCTAGACAAGTTGCTGGTACAGGAGTTCAATTTTATATGATAGTTATCGGTGTTATAATATTGGCAGCGTTGTTTATGTACTATGCCAAGCGTATGCTATTCACATCCACCAATGATAAAATCAAACTTATTTTAGCCAATAAGGAAAACGTCCATTGGACTACTTACATGGACACATTCTTTAGAACTTCTCCGATGGTTATCGCTACCACGGATATACAAAACTGAAAATATATTGATAATATTTTAATAGATTAATATGGAAGTTATAGCTGATCGTCTAGACGATATAGTGAAACAAAATATAGCGGATGAAAAATTTGTAGATTTTGTTATACACGGTCTAGAACATCAATGTCCCTCCATACTTCGACCATTACTTAGGTTGTTGATTGATATACTATTATTTGTTATAGTAATTTATATTTTTACGGTACGTCTAGTAAGTAGAAATTATCAAATGTTGTTGGCGTTGGTGGCGCTAGTCATCACATTAACTATTTTTTATTACTTTATACTATAATAGTACTAGACTGACTTCTAACAAACATCTCGCCGGCCATAAATAAATGCTTGATATTAAAGTCTTCTATTTCTAACACTATTCCATCTGTGGAAAATAATACTCTGACATTATCGCTAATTGACACATCGGTGAGTGATATGCCTATAAAGTAATAATCTTCTTTGGGCACATATACCAGTGTACCAGGTTCTAACAACCTATTTACTGGTGCTCCTGTAGCATACTTTTTCTTTACCTTAAGAATATCCACCGTTTGCATAGTCAATAGCGACAGGTGATTTTTTATCAACCACTCGAAAAAGTAATTGGAGTGTTCATATCCTCTACGGGCTATTGTCTCATGGCCGTGTATGAAATTTAAGTAACACGACTGTGGTAGATTTGTTCTATAGAGCCGGTTGCCGCAAATAGATAGAACTACCAATACATCTGTACAAATATTAAACATCAATTGATTAACAGAAAAAACAATGTTCGTTCTAGGAATAGAAACCAGATCAAAACAAAATTCGTTAGAATATATGCCACGTTTATACATGGAATATAAAATAACTACAGTTTGAAAAATAACAGTATCATTTAAACATTTAACTTGCGGGGTTAATCTCACAACTTTACTGTTTTTGAACTGTTCAAAATATAGCATAGATCCATGAGAAATACGTTTAGCCGCCTTTAATAGAGGAAATCCCACCGCCTTTCTGGATCTCACCAACGACGATAGTTCTGACCAACAACTCATTTCTTCATCATCCGCCTGTTTTAACATATAATAGGCTGGAGATAGATATCCGTCATTGCAATATTCCTTCTCGTAGGCACACAATCTAATATTGATAAAATCTCCATTCTCTTCTCTGCATTTATTATCTTGTCTTGGTGGCTGGTTAGGCTGTGGTCTTGGTTTAGGCCGTGGCCTATCGTTGTTGAATCTATTTCGGTCATTAAATCTTTCATTTCTGTCTGGTATATTTCTATTATCTCGTTTGGTTGGATTTTTGTCTATATTATCGTTTGTAACATCGATACGGGTATTCATTTATCACAAAAAAAAACTTCTCTAAATGAGTCTACTGCTAGAAAACCTCATCGAAGAAGATACCATATTTTTTGCAGGAAGTATATCTGAGTATGATGATTTACAAATGGTTATTGCCGGTGCAAAATCCAAATTTCCAAGATCTATGCTTTCTATTTTTAATATAGTACCTAGAACGATGTCAAAATATGAGTTGGAGTTGATTCATAACGAGAATATCACAGGGGCAATGTTTACCACAATGTATAACATAAGAAACAATTTGGGTCTAGGCGATGATAAACTAACTATTGAGGCCATTGAAAACTATTTCTTGGATCCTAACAATGAAGTTATGCCTCTTATCATTAATAATACGGATATGACTGCCGTCATTCCTAAAAAAAGTGGTAGGAGAAAGAATAAGAACATGGTTATCTTCCGTCAAGGATCATCACCTATCTTGTGTATTTTCGAAACTCGTAAAAAGATTAATATTTATAAAGAAAATATGGAATCCGCGACGACTGAGTATACACCCATCGGAGACAACAAGGCTTTGATATCTAAATATGCAGGAATTAATATCCTGAATGTATATTCTCCTTCCACATCCATGAGATTGAATGCCATTTACGGATTCACCAATAAAAATAAACTAGAGAAACTTAGTACTAATAAGGAACTAGAATCGTATAGCTCTAGCCCTCTTCAAGAACCCATTCGGTTAAATGATTTTCTGGGACTATTGGAATGTGTTAAAAAGAATATTCCTCTAACAGATATTCCGACGAAGGATTGATTACTATAAATGGAGAATGTTCCTAATGTATACTTTAATCCTGTGTTTATAGAGCCCACTTTTAAACATTCTTTATTAAGTGTTTATAAACACAGATTAATAGTTTTGTTTGAAGTATTGGTTGTATTCATTCTAATATATGTATTTTTTAGATCTGAATTAAATATGTTCTTTATGCCTAAACGAAAAATACCCGATCCTATTGATAGATTACGACGTGCTAATCTAGCGTGTGAAGACGATAAATTAATGATCTATGGATTACCATGGATGGCAACTCAAACATCTGCATTATCAATAAATAGTAAACCGATAGTATATAAAGATTGTGCAAAGCTTTTGCGATCAATAAATGGATCACAACCAGTATCTCTTAACGATGTTCTTCGCAGATGATGATTCATTTTTTAAGTATTTGGCTAGTCAAGATGATGAGTCCTCATTGTCTGATATATTGCAAATCACTCAATATCTAGACTTTCTGTTATTATTATTGATCCAATCAAAAAATAAATTAGAGGCTGTGGGTCATTGTTATGAATCTCTTTCAGAGGAATACAGACAATTGACAAAATTCACAGACTCTCAAGATTTTAAAAAACTGTTTAACAAGGTCCCTATTGTTACAGATGGAAGGGTCAAACTTAATAAAGGATATTTGTTCGACTTTGTGATTAGTTTGATGCGATTCAAAAAAGAATCAGCTCTAGCTACCACCGCGATAGATCCTGTTAGATACATAGATCCTCGTCGCGATATAGCATTTTCTAACGTGATGGATATATTAAAGTCGAATAAAGTGAACAATAATTAATTCTTTATGTCATCATGAACGGAGGACATATTCAGTTGATAATCGGCCCCATGTTTTCAGGTAAAAGTACAGAATTAATTAGACGAGTTAGACGTTATCAAATAGCTCAATATAAATGCGTGACTATAAAATATTCTAACGATAATAGATACGGAACGGGACTATGGACACATGATAAGAATAATTTTGAATCATTGGAGGCAACTAAACTATGCGATGTCTTGGAATCAATTACAGATTTCTCCGTAATAGGCATCGATGAAGGACAGTTCTTTCCAGACATTGTTGAATTCTGTGAGTGTATGGCAAACAAAGGAAAAATAGTTATAGTAGCCGCACTCGATGGGACATTTCAACGTAAACCGTTTAATAATATCTTGAATCTTATTCCATTATCTGAAATGGTGGTAAAACTAACTGCTGTGTGTATGAAATGCTTTAAGGAAGCTTCCTTTTCTAAACGATTAGGTTCAGAAACCGAGATAGAGATAATCGGAGGTAATGATATGTATCAATCGGTGTGTAGAAAGTGTTACATCGACTCATAATATATATTTTTATCTAAAAAACTAAAAATAAACATTGATTAAATTTTAATATAATACTTAAAAATGGATGTTGTGTCGTTGGATAAACCGTTTATGTATTTTGAGGAAATCGATAATGAATTAGAATATGAACCAGAAAGTGCAAATGAGGTCGCGAAAAAACTTCCGTATCAAGGACAGTTAAAACTATTACTAGGAGAATTATTTTTTCTTAGTAAGTTACAGCGACATGGTATATTAGATGGTGCCACCGTAGTGTATATAGGATCTGCTCCCGGTACACATATACGTTATTTGAGAGATCATTTCTATAATTTAGGAGTGATCATCAAATGGATGCTAATTGACGGCCGCCATCATGATCCTATTCTAAATGGATTACGTGACGTGACTCTAGTGACTCGGTTCGTTGATGAGGAATATCTACGATCCATCAAAAAACAACTGCATCCTTCTAAGATTATTTTAATTTCTGATGTGCGATCCAAACGAGGAGGAAATGAACCTAGTACTGCGGATTTACTAAGTAATTACGCTCTACAAAATGTCATGATTAGTATTTTAAACCCCGTGGCGTCTAGTCTTAAATGGAGATGTCCGTTTCCAGATCAATGGATCAAGGACTTTTATATTCCACACGGTAATAAAATGTTACAACCGTTTGCTCCTTCATATTCAGCTGAAATGAGATTATTAAGTATTTATACTGGTGAGAACATGAGACTGACTCGAGTTACCAAATCAGACGCTGTAAATTATGAAAAAAAGATGTACTACCTTAATAAGATCGTCCGTAACAAAGTAGTTGTTAACTTTGATTATCCTAATCAGGAATATGACTATTTTCACATGTACTTTATGCTGAGGACAGTATACTGCAATAAAACATTTCCTACTACTAAAGCAAAGGTACTATTTCTACAACAATCTATATTTCGTTTCTTAAATATTCCAACAACATCAACTGAAAAAGTTAGTCATGAACCAATACAACGTAAAATATCTAGCAAAGATTCTGTGTCTAAAAACAGAAATAGCAAGAGATCCGTACGCGGTAATAAATAGAAACGTGCTACTGAGATATACTACCAATATACAGTATAATGATTTAGTTACTTTAATAACCGTTAGACATAAAATTGATTCTATGAAAACTGTGTTTCAGGTATTTAACGAATCATCTATAAATTATACTCCGGTTGATGATGATTACGGAGAACCAATCATTATAACATCGTATCTTCAAAAAGGTCATAACAAGTTTCCTGTAAATTTTCTATACATAGATGTGGTAATATCTGACTTATTTCCTAGTTTTGTTAGACTAGATACTACAGAAACTAATATAGTTAATAGTGTACTACAAACAGGTGATGGTAAAAAGACTCTTCGTCTTCCCAAAATGTTAGAGACGGAAATAGTTGTCAAGATTCTCTATCGTCCTAATATACCATTAAAAATTGTTAGATTTTTCCGCAATAACATGGTAACTGGAGTAGAGATAGCAGATAGATCTGTTATTTCAGTCGCTGATTAATCAATTAATAGAGATGAGATAAGAACATTATAATAATCAATAATATATCTCATATCTTGTTTAGAAAAATGCTAATATTAAAATAGCTAACGCTAGTAATCCAATCGGAAGCCATTTGATATCTATAATAGGATATCTAATTTCCTGATTCAGATAGCGGACGGCTATATTCTCAGTAGCTACTCGTTTGGAATCACAAACATTATTTACATCTAATTTACTATCTGTAATGGAAACGTTTCCCAATGAAATGGTACAATCCGATACATTGCATCTTGATATATTTTTTTTTAACGAGGCTGGTAACAACGCATCGCTTCGTTTACATGGCTCGTACCAACAATAATAGGGTAATCTTGTATCTATTCCTATCCGTACTATGCTTTTATCAGGATAAATACATTTACATCGTATATCGTCTTTGTTAGCATCGCAGAATGCATAAATTTGTTCGTCCGTCATGATAAAAATTTAAAGTGTAAATATAACTATTATTTTTATAGTTGTAATAAAAAGGGAAATTTGATTGTATACCTTCGGTTCTTTAAAAGAAACTGTCTTGATAAAAATGGCTGTAATCTCTAAGGTTACGTATAGTCTATATGATCAAAAAGAGATTAACGCTACAGATATTATCATTAGCCATGTTAAAAATGACGACGATATCGGTACAGTCAAAGATGGTAGACTAGGTGCTATGGATGGGGCATTATGTAAGACTTGTGGGAAAACGGAATTGGAATGTTTTGGGCACTGGGGTAAAGTAAGTATTTATAAAACTCATATAGTTAAGCCTGAATTTATTTCAGAAATTATTCGTTTACTGAATCATATATGTATTCACTGCGGATTATTGCGTTCACGAGAACCGTATTCCGACGATATTAACTTAAAAGAGTTATCAAGCCACGCTCTTAGGAAATTAAAGGATAAAATATTATCCAAGAAAAAGTCATGTTGGAACAGTGAATGTATGCAACCGTATCAAAAAATTACTTTTTCAAAGAAAAAGGTTTGTTTCGTCAATAAGTTGGATGATATTAACGTTCCTAATTCTCTCATCTATCAAAAGTTAATTTCTATTCATGAAAAGTTTTGGCCATTATTAGAAATTCATCAATATCCAGCCAACTTATTTTACACAGACTACTTTCCCATCCCTCCGTTGATTATTAGACCGGCTATTAGTTTTTGGATAGATAGTATACCCAAAGAGACTAATGAATTAACTTACTTATTAGGTATGATCGTTAAGAATTGTAATTTGAATGCGGATGAACAGGTTATCCAGAAGGCGGTAATAGAATACGATGATATTAAAATTATTTCTAATAACACTACCAGTATCAATTTATCATATATCACATCCGGTAAAAATAATATGATTAGAAGTTATATCGTCGCCCGACGAAAAGATCAGACGGCTAGATCTGTAATTGGTCCCAGTACATCTATCACCATTAATGAGGTAGGAATGCCTGCATATATTAGAAATACACTTACAGAAAAGATATTTGTTAATGCCTTTACAGTGGATAAAGTTAAACAACTATTAGCATCAAACCAAGTTAAATTTTACTTTAATAAACGATTAAACCAATTAACGAGAATACGCCAAGGAAAGTTTATCAAAAATAAAATACATTTATTGCCTGGTGATTGGGTAGAAGTAGCTGTTCAAGAATATACAAGTATTATTTTTGGAAGACAGCCGTCTCTACATAGATATAATGTCATTGCTTCTTCTATCAGAGCTACAGAAGGAGATACTATCAAAATATCTCCCGGAATTGCTAACTCTCAAAATGCTGATTTCGACGGAGATGAAGAATGGATGATATTGGAGCAAAATCCTAAAGCTGTAGTTGAACAAAGTATTCTTATGTATCCGACGACGTTACTCAAACACGATATTCATGGAGCCCCCGTTTATGGATCTATTCAAGATGAAATCGTAGCAGCGTATTCATTGTTTAGGATACAAGATCTTTGTTTAGATGAAGTATTGAACATCTTGGGGAAATATGGAAGAGAGTTCGATCCTAAAGGTAAATGTAAATTCAGCGGTAAAGATATCTATACTTACTTGATAGGTGAAAAGATTAATTATCCGGGTCTCTTAAAGGATGGTGAAATTATTGCAAACGACGTAGATAGTAATTTTGTCGTGGCTATGAGGCATCTCTCATTGGCTGGACTCTTATCCGATCATAAGTCGAACGTGGAAGGGATCAACTTTATTATTAAGTCATCTTATGTTTTTAAGAGATATCTATCTATTTACGGTTTTGGGGTGACATTCAAAGATCTGAGACCAAATTCGACGTTCACTAATAAATTGGAGGCCATCAACGTAGAAAAAATAGAACTTATCAAAGAAGCATACGCCAAATATCTCAACGATGTAAGAGACGGGAAAATAGTTCCATTATCTAAAGCTTTAGAGGCGGACTATGTGGAATCCATGTTATCCAACTTGACAAATCTTAATATCAGAGAGATAGAAGAACATATGAGACAAACGCTGATAGATGATCCAGATAATAATCTCCTGAAAATGGCCAAGGCGGGTTATAAAGTAAATCCCACAGAACTAATGTATATTCTAGGTACGTATGGACAACAGAGGATTGATGGCGAACCAGCAGAGACTCGAGTATTGGGTAGAGTCTTACCTTACTATCTTCCAGACTCTAAGGATCCAGAAGGAAGAGGTTATATTCTTAATTCTTTAACAAAAGGATTAACGGGTTCTCAATATTACTTTTCAATGCTGGTTGCAAGATCTCAATCTACTGATATCGTCTGTGAAACATCACGTACCGGAACACTAGCTAGAAAGATCATTAAAAAGATGGAGGATATGGTGGTCGACGGATACGGACAAGTAGTTATAGGTAATACGCTCATCAAGTACGCCGCCAATTATACCAAAATTCTAGGCTCAGTATGTAAACCTGTAGATCTTATCTATCCAGATGAGTCCATGACTTGGTATTTGGAAATCAGTGCCTTGTGGAACAAAATAAAACAGGGATTCGTTTACTCTCAGAAACAAAAACTTGCAAAGAAGACATTGGCGCCGTTTAATTTCCTAGTATTTGTCAAACCCACCACTGAGGATAATGCCATTAAGGTTAAGGATCTGTACGATATGATCCACAACGTCATCGATGATGTGAGAGAGAAGTACTTCTTTACCGTATCTAATATAGATTTTATGGAGTATATCTTTTTGACTCATCTGAATCCTTCTAGAATTAGAATTACAAAGGAAACGGCTATTACCATCTTTGAAAAGTTCTATGAAAAACTCAATTATACTCTAGGTGGCGGAACTCCTATTGGAATTATTTCTGCACAGGTATTGTCTGAGAAGTTTACACAACAAGCCCTATCCAGTTTTCACACTACTGAAAAGAGTGGTGCCGTCAAACAAAAACTTGGTTTCAACGAGTTTAATAACCTGACTAATTTGAGTAAGAATAAGACCGAAATTATCACTCTGGTATCCGATGATATCTCTAAACTTCAATCTGTTAAGATTAATTTCGAATTTGTATGTTTGGGAGAATTAAATCCAGACATCACTCTTCGAAAAGAAACAGATAGATATGTAGTAGATATAATAGTCAATAGATTATACATCAAGAGAGCAGAAATTACCGAATTAGTCGTCGAATATATGATTGAACGATTCATCTCCTTTAGCGTCATTGTAAAGGAATGGGGTATGGAAACATTCATTGAGGATGAGGATAATATCAGATTTACTGTCTATCTAAATTTCGTTGAACCAGAGGAATTGAATCTTAGTAAGTTTATGATGGTTCTTCCGGGTGCTGCCAACAAGGGCAAAATTAGTAAATTCAAGATTCCTATCTCTGATTATACAGGTTATGACGACTTCAATCAAACAAAAAAGCTCAATAAGATGACTGTAGAACTTATGAATCTAAAAGAATTGGTTTCATTTGATTTGGAAAACGTTAACGTGTATCCTGGAGTATGGAATACATACGATATCTTCGGCATCGAGGCCGCTCGTGGATACTTGTGCGAAGCCATGTTAAACACCTATGGAGAAGGTTTCGATTATCTGTATCAGCCATGTGATCTTCTCGCTAGTTTACTATGTGCTAGTTACGAACCAGAATCAGTTAATAAATTCAAGTTCGGCGCAGCTAGTACTCTTAAGAGAGCTACTTTCGGAGACAATAAAGCATTGTTAAACGCGGCTCTTCATAAAAAGTCAGAACCTATTAACGATAATAGTAGCTGCCACTTTTTTAGCAAGGTCCCAAATATAGGAACTGGATATTACAAATACTTTATCGACTTGGGTCTTCTCATGAAAATGGAAAGGAAACTATCTGATAAGATATCTTCTCAAAAGATCAAGGAGATGGAAGAAACAGAAGACTTTTAATTCTTATCAATCACATATTTTTCTATGATCTGTCTTTTAAACGATGGATTTTCCACAAATGCACCTCTTAAGTCCCTCATAGAATGATACATGTATAAAAAATATAGCATAGGTGACGACTCCTTATTTTTAGACATTAGATATGCCAAAATCATAGCCCCGCTTCTATTTACTCCCGCAGCACAATGAACCAACACTGGCTCATTTCGTTGATCACATTTAGATAAAAAGGCGGTCACGTCGTCAAAATATTTACTAATGTCGGTAGTTGTATCATCTACCAACGGTATATGAATAATATTAATATTAGAGTTAGGTAATGTATATTTATCCATCGTCAAATTTAAAACATATTTGAACTTAACTTCAGATGATGGTGCATCCATAGCATTTTTATAATTTCCCAAATATACATTATTGGTTACTCTTGTCATTATAGTGGGAGATTTGGCTCTGTGCATATCTCCAGTTGAACGTAGTAGTAAGTATTTATACAAACTTTTCTTATCCATTTATAACGTACAAATGGATAAAACTACTTTATCGGTAAACGCGTGTAATTTAGAATACGTTAGAGAAAAGGCTATAGTGGGCGTACAAGCAGCCAAGACATCAACACTTATATTCTTTGTTATTATCTTGGTAATTAGTGCGCTATTACTCTGGTTTCAGACGTCTGATAATCCAGTCTTTAATGAATTAACGAGATATATGCGAATTAAAAATACGGTTAACGATTGGAAATCATTAACGGATAGCAAAACAAAATTAGAAAGTGATAGAGGTAGACTTCTAGCCGCTGGTAAGGATGATATATTCGAATTCAAATGTGTGGATTTCGGTGCCTATTTTATAGCTATGCGATTGGATAAGAAAACATATCTGCCGCAAGCTATTAGACGAGGTACTGGAGACGCGTGGATGGTTAAAAAGGCGGCAAAGGTCGATCCATCTGCTCAACAATTTTGTCAGTATTTAATAAAACACAAGTCTAATAATGTTATTACTTGTGGTAATGAGATGTTAAATGAATTAGGTTATAGCGGTTATTTTATATCGCCGCATTGGTGTTCCGATCTTAGTAATATGGAATAGTGTTAGATAAATGCGGTAACAAATGTTCCTGTAAGGAACCATAACAGTTTAGATTTAACGTTAAAGATGAGCATAAACATAATAAACAAAATTACAATCAAACCTATAACATTAATATCAAACAATCCAAAAAATGAAATCAGTGGAGTAGTAAACGCGTACATAACTCCTGGATAACGTTTAGCAGCTGCCGTTCCTATTCTAGACCAAAAATTCGGTTTCATGTTTTCGAAACGGTATTCTGCAACAAGTCGAGGATCGTGTTCTACATATTTGGCGGCGTTATCCAGTATCTGCCTATTGATCTTCATTTCGTTTTCGATTCTAGCCAGTTCAAAATAAAATCCCGATGATAGACCTCCAGACTTTATAATTTCATCTACGACGTTCAGCGCCGTAGTAACTCTAATAATATAGGCTGATAAGCTAACATCATACCCTCCTGTATATGTGAATATGGCATGATCTTTGTCCATTACTAGCTCGGTTTTAACTTTATTTCCTGTAATAATTTCTCTCATCTGTAGGATATCTATTTTCTTGTCATGCATTGCCTTCAAGACGGGACGAAGAAACGTAATATCCTCAATAACGTTATCGTTTTCTACAACAACTACATACTCTACCTTTTTATTTTCTAGCTCGGTAAAAAATTTAGAATCCCATAGGGCTAAATGTCTAGCGATATTTCTTTTCGTTTCTTCTGTACACATAGTGTTACAAAACCCTGAAAAGAAGTGAGTATACTTGTCATCATTTCTAATGTTTCCTCCAGTCCACTGTATAAACGCATAATCCTTGTAATGATCTGGATCATCCTTGACTACCACAACATCTCTTTTTTCTGGCATAACTTCATTGTCCTTCACATCATCGAACTTCTGATCATTAATATGCTCATGAACATTAGGAAATGTTTCTGATGGAGGTCTAGCAATAACTGGCACAACGATAACAGGAGTTTTATTCGCCGCCGCCATTTAGTTATTGAAATTAATCATATACAACTCTCTAATACGAGTTATATTTTCGTCTATCCATTGTTTCACATTGACATATTTTGACAAAAAGATATAAAATGCATATTCTAATGCTTCTCTGTTTAACGAATTACTAAAATATACAAACACGTCGCTGTCTGGCAATAAATGATATCTTAGAATATTGTAACAATTTATTTTGTATTGTACATGTTCGTGATCTATGAGTTCTTCTTCGAATGGCATCGGATCTCCAAATCTGAAAACGTATAAATAGGAGTTAGAATAATAATATTTGAGAGTATTGGTAATGTATAAACTCTTTAGCGGTATAATTAGTTTTTTTCTCTCGATTTCTATTTTTAGATGTGATGGAAAAATGACTAATTTTGTAGCATTAGTATCATGAACTCTAATCAAAATCTTAATATCTTCGTCACACGTTAGCTCTTTGAAGTTTTTAAGAGATGCATCAGTTGGTTCTACAGATGGAGTAGGCGAAACAATTTTTTGTTCGATACATGTATGTACTGGAGCCATTGTCTTAACTATAATGGTGCTTGTATCGAAAAACTTTAATGCAGATAACGGAAGCTCTTCGCCGCGACTTTCTACGTCGTAATTGGGTTCTAATGCCGATCTCTGAATGGATACTAGTTTTCTAAGTTCTAATGTGATTCTCTGAAAATGTAAATCCAATTCCTCCGGCATTATAGATGTGTATACATCGGTAAATAAAACTATAGTATCCAACGATCCCTTCTCGCAAATTCTAGTCTTAACCAAGAAATCGTATATAACTACGGAGATGGCGTATTTAAGAGTGGATTCTTCTACCGTTTTGTTCTTGGATTTCATATAGGAAACTATAAAGTCCGCACTACTGTTAAGAATGATTACTAACGCAACTATATAGTTCAAATTAAGCATCTTGGAAACATAAAATAACTCTGTAGACGATACTTGACTTTCGAATAAGTTTGCAGACAAACGAAGAAAGAACAGACCTCTCTTAATTTCAGAAGAAAACTTTTTTTCGTATTCCTGACGTCTAGAGTTTATATCAATAAGAAAGTTAAGAATTAGTCGGTTAATGTTGTATTTCATTACCCAAGTTTGAGATTTCATAATATTATCAAAAGACATGATAATATTAAAGATAAAGCGCTGACTATGAACGAAATAGCTATATGGTTCGCTCAAGAATATAGTCTTGTTAAACGTGGAAACGATAACTGTATTTTTAATCACGTCCGCTGCATCTAAATTAAATATAGGTATATTTATTCCACACACTCTACAATATGCCACACCATCTTCATAATAAATAAATTCGTTAGCAAAGTTATTAATTTTAGTGAAATAGTTAGCGTCAACTTTCATAGCTTCCTTCAATCTAATTTGATGCTCGCATGGTGCGAATTCTACTCTAACATCCCTTTTCCATGCCTCAGGTTCATCGATCTCTATAATATCTAGTTTCTTGCGTTTCACAAACACGGGCTCGTCTCTCGCGATGAGATCTGTATAGTAACTATGTAAATGATAACTAGATAGAAAGATGTAGCTATATAGATGACGATCCTTTAAGAGAGGTATAATAACTTTACCCCAATCAGATAGACTGTTGTTATGGTCTTCGGAAAAAGAATTTTTATAAATTTTTCCAGTATTTTCCAAATATACGTACTTGACATCTAAAAAATCCTTAATGATAATAGGAATGGATAATCCGTCTATTTTATAAAGAAATACATATCGCACATTATACTTTTTTTTGGAAATGGGAATACCGATGTGTCTACATAAATACGCAAAGTCTAAATATTTTTTAGAGAATCTTAGTTGGTCTAAATTCTTTTCCAAGTACGGTAATAGATTTTTCATATTGAACGGTATCTTCTTGATCTCTGGTTCTAATTCCGCATTAAATGATGAAACTAAGTCACTATTTTTATAACTAACGATTACATCACCTCTAACATCATCATTTACCAGGATACTGATCTTCTTTTGTCGTAAATACATGTCTAATGTGTTAAAAAAAAGATCATACAAGTTATACGTCATTTCATCTGTAGTATTCTTGTCATTGAAGGATAAACTCGTACTAATCTCTTCTTTAACAGTCTGTTCAAATTTATATCCTATATACGAAAAAATAGCAACCAGTGTTTGATCATCCGCGTCAATATTCTGTTCTATCGTAGTGTATAACAATCTTATATCTTCTTCCGTGATAGTTGATACGTTATAAAGGTTGATAACGAAAATATTTTTATTTCGTGAAATAAAGTCATCGTAGGATTTTGGACTTATATTCGCGTCTAGTAGATATGCTTTTATTTTTGGAATGATCTCAATTAGAATAGTCTCTTTAGAGTCCATTTAAAGTTACAAACAACTAGGAAATTGGTTTATAATGTATAATTTTTTTAGTTTTTATAGATTCTTTATTCTATACTTAAAAAATGAAAATAAATACAAAGGTTCTTGAGGGTTGTGTTAAATTGAAAGCGAGAAATAATCATAAATTATTTCATTATCGCGATATCCGTTAAGTTTGTATCGTAATGGCGTGGTCAATTACGAATAAAGCGGATACTAGTAGTTTCACAAAGATGGCTGAAATCAGAGCCCATCTAAGAAATAGCGCGGAAAATAAAGATAAAAACGAGGATATTTTTCCGGAAGATGTAATAATTCCATCTACTAAACCCAAAACCAAAAGAACCGCTACTCCTCGTAAACCAGCGGCCACTAAAAGATCAACCAAAAAGGATAAAGAAAAGGAAGAAGTGGAAGAAGAAATTGTGGAAGAATATCATCAAACAACTGAAGAAAATTCGCCACCTCCGTCATCATCTCCTGGAGTCGGTGACATTGTAGAAAGCGTGGCCGCTGTAGAGCTCGATGATAGCGACGGGGATGATGAACCTATGGCACAAGCTGGAGCTAAAGTAAATCATAGTGCTAGAAGCGATGTCTCTGACCTAAAGGTGGCTACCGACAATATCGTTAAAGATCTTAAGAAAATTATTACTAGAATCTCTGCGGTATCGACTGTTCTAGAGGATGTTCAAGCAGCTGGTATCTCTAGACAATTTACTTCTATGAGTAAAGCTATTACAACACTATCTGATCTAGTTACCGAGGGAAAATCTAAAGTTGTTCGTAAAAAAGTTAAAACTTGTAAGAAGTAAATGCGTGCACTTTTTTATAAAGATGGTAAACTGTTTACCGATAATAATTTTTTAAATCCTGTATCAGACGATAATCCAGCGTATGAGGTTTTGCAACATGTTAAAATTCCTACTCATTTAACAGATGTAGTAGTATATGAACAAACGTGGGAAGAGGCGTTAACTAGATTAATTTTTGTGGGAAGTGATTCAAAAGGACGTAGACAATACTTTTACGGAAAAATGCATGTACAGAATCGCAACGCTAAACGAGATCGTATTTTTGTTAGAGTATATAACGTTATGAAGCGAATTAATTGTTTTATAAACAAAAATATAAAGAAATCGTCCACAGATTCCAATTATCAGTTGGCGGTTTTTATGTTAATGGAAACTATGTTTTTTATTAGATTTGGTAAAATGAAATATCTTAAGGAGAATGAAACAGTAGGGTTATTAACACTAAAAAATAAACACATAGAAATAAGTCCCGATGAAATAGTTATCAAGTTTGTAGGAAAGGACAAAGTTTCACACGAATTTGTTGTTCATAAGTCTAATAGACTATATAAACCACTATTGAAACTGACGGATGACTCTAGTCCCGAAGAATTTCTGTTCAACAAACTAAGTGAACGAAAGGTATACGAATGTATCAAACAGTTTGGTATTAGAATCAAGGATCTCCGAACGTATGGAGTCAATTATACGTTTTTATATAATTTTTGGACAAATGTAAAGTCCATATCTCCTCTGCCGTCGCCAAAAAAGTTAATAGCGTTAACTATCAAACAAACTGCTGAAGTGGTAGGTCATACTCCATCAATTTCAAAAAGAGCTTATATGGCAACGACTATTTTAGAAATGGTAAAGGATAAAAATTTTTTAGATATAGTATCTAAAACTACGTTCGATGAATTCCTATCTATAGTCGTAGATCACGTTAAATCATCTATGGATGGATAATAGTATATCTTTACACAAATAATTACACGACCGATAAATGGAAATGGATAAGCGTATGAAATCTCTCGCAATGACCGCTTTCTTCGGAGAGCTAAACACATTAGATATTATGGCATTGATAATGTCTATATTTAAACGCCATCCAAACAATACCATTTTTTCAGTGGATAAGGATGGTCAGTTTATTATTGATTTCGAATACGATAATTATAAGGCTTCTCAGTATTTGGATCTGACCCTCACTCCGATATCTGGAGATGAATGCAAGACTCACGCATCGAGTATAGCCGAACAATTGGCGTGTGTGGATATTATTAAAGAGGATATTAGCGAATATATCAAAACTACTCCCCGTCTTAAACGATTTATAAAAAAATACCGCAATAGATCAGATACTCGTATCAGTCGAGATACAGAAAAGCTTAAAATAGCTCTAGCTAAAGGCATAGATTACGAATATATAAAAGACGCTTGTTAATAAGTAAATGAAAAAAAACTAGTCGTTTATAATAAAACACGATATGGATGCTAACGTAGTATCATCTTCTACTATCGCGACGTATATAGACGCGTTAGCAAAGAATGCTTCAGAATTAGAACAGAGTTCTACCGCATACGAAATAAATAATGAATTGGAACTAGTATTTATTAAGCCGCCATTGATTACTTTGACAAATGTAGTAAATATCTCCACGATTCAAGAATCGTTTATTCGATTTACTGTTACTAATAAGGAAGGTGTCAAAATTAGAACTAAGATTCCATTATCTAAGGTACATGGTCTAGATGTAAAAAATGTACAGTTAGTAGATGCTATAGATAACATAGTTTGGGAAAAGAAATCATTAGTGACGGAAAATCGTCTTCACAAAGAATGCTTGTTGAGACTATCGACAGAGGAACGCCATATATTTTTGGATTACAAGAAATATGGATCCTCTATCCGACTAGAATTAGTCAATCTTATTCAAGCAAAAACAAAAAACTTTACGATAGACTTTAAGCTAAAATATTTTCTAGGATCCGGTGCCCAGTCTAAAAGTTCTTTGTTGCACGCTATTAATCATCCAAAGTCAAGGCCTAATACATCTCTGGAAATAGAATTTACACCTAGAGACAATGAAAAAGTTACATATGATGAACTAATAAAGGAATTGACGACTCTCTCGCGTCATATATTTATGGCTTCTCCAGAGAATGTAATTCTTTCTCCACCTATTAACGCACCTATAAAGACTTTTATGTTGCCTAAACAAGATATAGTAGGTCTGGATCTGGAAAATCTATATGCTGTAACTAAGACTGATGGTATTCCTATAACTATCAGAGTTACATCAAAAGGGTTATATTGTTATTTTACACATCTTGGTTATATTATTAGATATCCAGTTAAGAGAATAATAGATTCTGAAGTAGTAGTCTTTGGTGAGGCAGTTAAGGATAAGAACTGGACTGTATATCTCATTAAGCTAATAGAGCCCGTGAATGCAATCAGCGATAGACTAGAAGAAAGTAAGTATGTTGAATCTAAACTAGTAGATATTTGTGATCGGATAGTGTTCAAGTCAAAGAAATACGAAGGTCCGTTTACTACAACTAGTGAAGTCGTCGATATGTTATCTACATATTTACCAAAGCAACCAGAAGGTGTTATTCTGTTCTATTCGAAGGGACCTAAATCTAACATTGATTTTAAAATTAAAAAGGAAAATACTATAGACCAAACTGCAAATGTAGTATTTAGGTACATGTCTAGTGAACCAATTATCTTTGGAGAGTCGTCTATCTTTATAGAGTATAAGAAATTTAGCAACGATAAAGGCTTTCCTAAAGAATATGGTTCTGGTAAGATTGTGTTATACAACGGCGTTAATTATCTAAATAATATCTATTGTTTGGAATATATTAATACACATAATGAAGTGGGTATTAAGTCCGTTGTTGTACCTATTAAGTTTATAGCAGAATTCTTAGTCAATGGAGAAATACTTAAACCTAGAATCGATAAAACCATGAAATATATTAACTCAGAAGACTATTATGGAAATCAACATAATATCATAGTCGAACATTTAAGAGATCAAAGAATCAAAATAGGTGATGTCTTTAACGAGGATAAACTATCGGATGTGGGACATCAATACGCCAATAATGATAAATTTAGATTAAATCCAGAAGTTAGTTATTTTACGAATAAACGAACTAGAGGGCCGTTGGGAATTTTATCGAACTACGTCAAGACTCTTCTTATTTCTATGTATTGTTCCAAAACATTTTTAGACGATTCCAACAAACGAAAGGTATTAGCAATTGATTTTGGAAACGGCGCTGACCTGGAAAAATACTTTTATGGAGAGATTGCGTTATTGGTAGCGACGGATCCGGATTCGGATGCTATAGCTAGAGGAAATGAAAGATACAACAAATTAAATTCTGGAATTAAAACCAAGTACTACAAATTTGACTACATTCAGGAAACTATTCGATCCGATACATTTGTCTCTAGTGTCAGAGAAGTATTCTATTTTGGAAAGTTTAATATTATTGACTGGCAGTTCGCTATTCATTATTCGTTTCATCCAAGACATTATGCTACAGTCATGAATAACTTATCCGAACTAACTGCTTCTGGGGGCAAGGTATTAATTACTACCATGGATGGAGACAAATTATCAAAATTAACCGATAAAAAGACTTTTATAATTCATAAGAATCTACCTAGTAGTGAAAACTATATGTCTGTAGAAAAAATAGCTGATGATAGAATATTGGTATATAATCCATCAACAATGTCTACACCAATGACTGAATACATTATCAAAAAGAATGATATAGTCAGAGTGTTTAACGAATACGGATTTGTTCTTGTAGATAACATTGATTTCGCTACAATTATTGAACGAAGTAAAAAGTTTATTAATGGTGCATCTACAATGGAAGATAGACCATCTACAAGAAACTTTTTCGAACTAAATAGAGGAGCTATTAAATGTGAAGGTTTAGATGTCGAAGACTTACTTAGTTACTATGTTGTTTATGTCTTTTCTAAGCGGTAAATAATAATATGGTATGGGTTCTGATCTCCCCGTTCTAAATGCATTAAATAATTCCAATAGAGCGATTTTTGTTCCTATAGGACCTTCCAACTGTGGATACTCTGTATTGTTAATAGATATATTAATACTTTTGTCGGGTAACAGAGGTTCTACGTCTTCTAAAAATAAAAGTTTTATAACATCTGGTCTGTTCATAAATAAAAACTTGGCGATTCTATATATACTCTTATTATCAAATCTAGCCATTGTCTTATAGATGTGAGCTACTGTAGGTGTACCATTTGATTTTCTTTCTAATACTATATATTTCTCTCGAAGAAGTTCTTGCACATCATCTGGGAATAAAATACTACTGTTGAGTAAATCAGTTATTTTTTTTATATCGATATTGATGGACATTTTTATAGTTAAGGATAATAAGTATCCCAAAGTAGATAACGACGATAACGAAGTATTTATACTTTTAGGAAATCACAATGACTTTATCAGATCAAAATTAACAAAATTAAAGGAGCATGTATTTTTTTCTGAATATATTGTGACTCCAGATAAATATGGATCTTTATGTGTCGAATTAAATGGATCTAGTTTTCAGCACGGTGGTAGATATATAGAGGTGGAGGAATTTATAGATGCTGGAAGACAAGTTAGGTGGTGTTCTACATCCAATCATATATCTGAAGATATACCCGAGGATATACACACTGATAAATTTGTCATTTATGATATTTATACGTTTGATTCGTTCAAGAATAAACGATTGGTATTTGTACAGGTGCCTCCATCATTAGGAGATGATAGCTATTTGACTAATCCGTTATTGTCTCCGTATTATCGTAATTCAGTAGCCCGGCAAATGGTCAATAATATGATTTTTAATCAAGATTCATTTTTAAAATATTTATTAGAACATCTGATTAGAAGCCACTATAGAGTTTCTAAACATATAACAATAGTTAGATACAAGGATACCGAAGAATTAAATCTAACAAGAATATGTTATAATAGAGATAAGTTTAAGGCGTTTGTATTCGCTTGGTTTAACGGCGTTTCGGAAAATGAAAAGGTACTAGATACGTATAAAAAGGTATCTGATTTGATATAATGAATTCAGTGACTATATCACACGCACCATATACTATTACTTATCACGATGATTGGGAACCAGTAATGAATCAATTAGTAGAGTTTTATAACGAAGTATCCAGTTGGTTGCTACGAGACGAGACGTCGCCTATTCCTGATAAGTTCTTTATACAGTTGAAACAACCTCTTAGAAATAAACGAGTATGTGTGTGCGGTATAGATCCGTACCCGAAAGATGGAACTGGTGTACCGTTCGAATCACCAAATTTTACAAAAAAATCAATTAAGGAGATAGCGTCATCTATATCTAGATTAACCGGAGTAATTGATTATAAAGGTTATAACCTTAATATAATAGACGGGGTTATACCCTGGAATTATTACTTAAGTTGTAAATTAGGAGAAACAAAAAGTCACGCGATTTACTGGGATAAGATTTCTAAGTTACTGCTGCAGCATATAACTAAACACGTTAGTGTTCTTTATTGTTTGGGTAAAACAGATTTCTCAAATATACGGGCAAAGTTAGAATCTCCAGTAACTACCATAGTGGGATATCATCCAGCGGCTAGAGACCACCAATTCGAGAAAGATCGATCATTTGAAATTATCAACGTTTTACTGGAATTAGACAACAAGGCACCTATAAATTGGGCTCAAGGGTTTATTTATTAATGCTTTAGTGAAATTTTAACTTGTGTTCTAAATGGATGCGGCTATTAGAGGTAATGATGTTATCTTTGTTCTTAAGACTATAGGTGTCCCATCGGCATGTAGACAAAATGAAGATCCGAGATTCGTAGAAGCATTTAAATGCGACGAGTTAGAAAGATATATTGATAATAATCCAGAATGTACACTATTCGAAAGTCTTAGGGATGAGGAAGCATACTCTATAGTCAGAATTTTCATGGATGTAGATTTAGACGCGTGTCTAGACGAAATAGATTATTTAACGGCTATACAAGATTTTATTATCGAGGTGTCAAACTGTGTAGCTAGATTCGCGTTTACAGAATGCGGTGCCATTCATGAAAATGTAATAAAATCCATGAGATCTAATTTTTCATTAACTAAGTCTACAAATAGAGATAAAACAAGTTTTCATATCATCTTTTTAGATACGTATACCACTATGGATACATTGATAGCTATGAAACGAACACTTTTAGAATTGAGTAGATCATCTGAAAATCCACTAACCAGATCGATAGACACTGCCGTATATAGGAGAAAAACAACTCTTCGGGTTGTAGGTACTAGGAAAAATCCAAATTGTGACACTATTCATGTAATGCAACCACCTCATGATAATATAGAAGATTACCTATTCACTTACGTGGATATGAACAGCAATAGTTATTACTTTTCTCTACAACGACGATTGGAGGATTTAGTTCCTGATAAGTTATGGGAACCAGGGTTTATTTCATTCGAAGACGCCATAAAAAGAGTTTCAAAAATATTAGTTAATTCTATAATAAACTTTAATGATCTTGATGAAAATAATTTTACTACGGTACCACTAGTCATAGATTACGTAACACCTTGTGCATTATGTAAAAAACGATCTCATAAACATCCGCATCAACTATCGTTGGAAAATGGTGCTATTAGAATTTACAAAACTGGTAATCCACATAGTTGTAAAGTTAAAATTGTTCCGTTGGATGGCAACAAACTGTTTAATATCGCACAAAGAATTTTAGATACTAACTCTGTTTTATTAACCGAACGAGGAGATCATATAGTTTGGATTAATGATTCATGGAAATTTAATAGCGAAGAACCGTTGATAACAAAACTAATTCTATCAATAAGACATCAACTACCTAAGGAATATTCAAGCGAATTACTTTGTCCGAGGAAACGAAAGACTGTAGAAGCTAACATACGAGACATGTTAGTAGATTCAGTAGAGACAGATACCTATCCGGATAAACTTCCGTTTAAAAATGGTGTATTGGACCTGGTAGACGGAATGTTTTACTCCGGAGATGATGCTAAAAAATATACGTGTACTGTATCAACAGGATTTAAATTTGACGATACAAAGTTCGTCGAAGACAGTCCAGAAATGGAAGAGTTAATGAATATCATTAACGATATCCAACCATTAACGGATGAAAATAAGAAAAATAGAGAGTTGTACGAAAAAACTTTATCTAGTTGTTTATGCGGTGCTACCAAAGGATGTTTAACATTCTTTTTTGGAGAAACTGCAACTGGAAAGTCGACAACCAAACGTTTGTTAAAGTCTGCTATAGGTGACCTGTTTGTTGAGACAGGTCAAACAATTTTAACAGATGTACTAGATAAAGGACCTAATCCATTTATCGCTAATATGCATTTAAAAAGATCTGTATTCTGTAGCGAACTACCTGATTTTGCATGTAGTGGATCAAAGAAAATTAGATCTGATAATATTAAAAAGTTGACAGAACCTTGTGTTATTGGAAGACCGTGTTTCTCCAATAAAATTAATAATAGAAACCATGCGACAATCATCATAGATACTAATTACAAACCTGTCTTTGATAGGATAGATAACGCATTAATGAGAAGAATTGCCGTCGTGAGATTCAGAACACACTTTTCTCAACCTTCTGGTAGAGAGGCTGCTGAAAATAATGACGCGTATGATAAAGTCAAACTATTAGACGAGGGATTAGATGGTAAAATACAGAATAATAGATATAGATTCGCATTTCTATACTTGTTGGTTAAATGGTACAAAAAATATCATATTCCTATTATGAAACTATATCCTACACCGGAAGAAATTCCGGACTTTGCATTCTATCTCAAAATAGGTACTCTGTTGGTCTCTAGCTCTGTAAAGCATATTCCATTAATGACGGACCTCTCCAAAAAGGGGTATATATTGTACGATAATGTGGTCACTCTTCCGTTGAATACTTTCCAACAGAAAATATCCAAATATTTTAATTCTAGACTATTTGGACACGATATAGAGAGCTTCATTAATAGACATAAGAAATTTGCAAATGTTAGTGATGAATATCTGCAATATATATTCATAGAGGATATTTCATCTCCGTAAATATATGCTCATATATTTATAGAAGATATCACATATCTAAATGAATACCGGAATCATAGATTTATTTGATAATCATGTTGATAGTATACCAACTATATTACCTCATCAGTTAGCTACTTTAGATTATCTAGTTAGAACTATCATAGATGAGAACAGAAGCGTGTTATTGTTCCATATTATGGGATCGGGTAAAACAATAATCGCTTTGTTGTTCGCCTTGGTAGCTTCCAGATTTAAAAAGGTTTACATTTTAGTGCCTAACATCAACATTTTGAAAATTTTTAATTATAATATGGGTGTAGCTATGAACTTGTTTAATGACGAATTCATAGCTGAGAATATCTTTATTCATTCCACAACAAGTTTTTATTCTCTTAATTATAACGATAACGTCATTAATTATAACGGATTAAGTCGCTACAATAACTCTATTTTTATCGTTGATGAGGCACATAATATTTTTGGGAATAATACTGGAGAACTTATGACCGTGATAAAAAATAAAAACAAGATTCCTTTTCTACTATTGTCTGGATCTCCCATTACTAACACACCTAATACTCTGGGTCATATTATAGATTTAATGTCCGAAGAGACGATAGATTTTGGTGAGATTATTAGTCGTGGTAAGAAAGTAATTCAGACACTTCTTAACGAACGCGGTGTGAATGTGCTCAAGGATTTGCTTAAAGGAAGAATATCATATTACGAAATGCCGGATAAAGATCTACCAACAATAAGATATCACGGACGTAAGTTTCTAGATACTAGAGTAGTATATTGTCACATGTCTAAACTTCAAGAGAGAGATTATATGATTACTAGACGACAGCTATGTTATCATGAAATGTTTGATAAAAATATGTATAACGTGTCAATGGCAGTATTGGGACAACTTAATCTGATGAATAATTTAGATACGTTATTTCAGGAACAGGATAAGGAATTGTACCCAAATCTGAAAATAAATAATGGCGTGTTATACGGTGAAGAATTGGTAACGTTAAACATTAGTTCCAAATTTAAGTACTTTATCAATCGGATACAGACACTCAAGGGAAAACATTTTATATACTTCTCTAATTCTACATATGGCGGATTGGTAATTAAATATATCATGCTCAGTAATGGATATTCTGAATATAATGGTTCACAGGGAACTAATCCACATATGATAAACGGCAAACCAAAAACATTTGCTATCGTTACTAGTAAAATGAAATCGTCTTTAGAGGATCTATTAGATGTGTATAATTCTCCTGAAAACGATGATGGTAGTCAATTGATGTTTTTATTTTCGTCAAACATTATGTCCGAATCCTATACTCTGAAAGAGGTAAGGCATATTTGGTTTATGACTATCCCGGATACTTTTTCTCAATACAACCAAATTCTTGGACGATCTATTAGAAAATTCTCTTACGCCGATATTTCTGAACCAGTTAATGTATATCTTTTAGCCGCCGTATATTCCGATTTCAATGATGATGTGACGTCATTAAACGATTATACACAGGATGAATTGATTAATGTTTTACCCTTTGACATCAAAAAGCTGTTATATCTAAAATTCAAGACCAAAGAAACGAATAGAATATACTCTATTCTTCAAGAGATGTCTGAAATGTATTCTCTTCCACCACATCCATCAATTGTAAAAGTTTTATTGGGAGAATTAGTCAGACAATTTTTTTATAATAATTCTCGTATTAAGTATAACGACTCCAAGTTACTTAAGATGGTTACATCAGTTATAAAAAATAAAGAAGACGCTAGGAATTACATAGATGATATTGTAAACGGCCACTTCTTTGTATCGAATAAAGTATTTGATAAATCTCTTTTATACAAATACGAAAACGATATTATTACAGTACCGTTTAGACTTTCCTACGAACCGTTTGTCTGGGGAGTTAACTTTCGTAAGGAATATAACGTGGTATCTTCTCCATAAAACTGATGAGATATATAAAGAAATAAATGTCGAGCTTTGTTACCAATGGATACCTTCCAGTTACATTGGAGCCACATGAGCTGACGTTAGACATAAAAACTAATATTAGGAATGCCGTATATAAGACGTATCTCCATAGAGAAATTAGTGGTAAAATGGCCAAGAAAATAGATATTCTTGAAGACGTGGAATTACCTCTCGGCGAAATAGTTAATAATTCTGTAGTTATAAACGTTCCGTGTGTGATAACCTACGCGTATTACCACGTTGGTGATATAGTCAGAGGAACATTAAACATCGAAGATGAATCAAATGTAACTATTCAATGTGGAGATTTAATCTGCAAACTAAGTAGAGATTCTGGTACTGTATCATTCAGCGATTCAAAGTACTGCTTTTTTCGAAATGGTAATGCGTATGATAACGGCAGCGAAGTCTCTGCCGTTCTAATGGAGGCTCAACAAGGTACCGAATCTAGTTTTGTTTTTCTCGCGAATATCGTCGACTCATAAGAAAGAGAATAGCGGTGAGGATGAATACGAATACTATGGCAATAATTGCGAATGTTTTATTCCCTTCAATATATTTTTGATAATATGAAAAACATGCCTCTCTCAAATCGGACAACCATTTCATAAAATAGCTCTCTCGCACTGACGAGGTGGTTGCCGCTCGTATAATCTCCCCAGAATAATATATTTCTGTGTCGTCATTCAATTTATACGGATTTCTATAGTTCTCTGTTATATAATGCGGTTTTCCCTCATGATTAGACGACGACAATAGTGTTCTAAATTTAGATAGTTGATCAGAATGAATGTTTATTGGCGTTGGAAAAATTATCCATGCCGCGTCTGCAGAGTGGTTGATAGTCGTTCCTAGATATGTAAAATAATCCAACGTACTAGGCAGCAAATTGTCTAGATAAAATACTGAATCAAACGGCGCAGACGTATTGGCGGATTTAATGTAATCCAATTGATTGACTATCTTTTGAAAATATACATTTTTATGATCCGATACTTGTAAGAATATAGCAACAATGATAATTCCATCATCGTGTTTTTTTGCCTCTTCATAAGAACTATATTTTTTCTTATTCCAATGAACAAGATTAATCTCTCCAGAGTATTTGTATACATCTATCAAGTGATTGGATCCATAATCGTCTTCCTTTCCCCAATATATATGTAGTGATGATAACACATATTCATTGGGGAGAAACCCTCCACTTATGTACCCGCCTTTAAAATTAATCCTTACTAGTTTTCCAGTATTCTGAATAGTGGTTGGTTTTGACTCATTATAATGTATGTCTAACGGCTTCAATCGCACGTTAGAAATTGCTTTTTTAGTTTCTATATTAATAGGAGATAGTTGTTGCGGCATAGTAAAAATGAAATGATAACTGTTTAGAAATAGCTCTTAGTATGGGAATTACAATGGATGAGGAAGTGATATTTGAAACTCCTAGAGAATTAATATCTATTAAACGAATAAAAGATATTCCAAGATCAAAAGACACGCACGTGTTTGCTGCGTGTATAACAAGTGACGGATATCCGTTAATAGGAGCTAGAAGAACTTCATTCGCATTCCAGGCGATATTATCTCAACAAAATTCAGATTCTATCTTTAGAGTATCCACTAAACTATTACGGTTTATGTACTACAATGAACTAAGAGAAATCTTTAGACGGTTGAGAAAAGGTTCTATCAACAATATCGATCCTCACTTCGAAGAGTTAATATTATTGGGTGGTAAACTAGATAAAAAGGAATCTATTAAAGATTGTTTAAAAAGAGAATTGAAAGAGGAAAGTGATGAACGTATAACGGTAAAAGAATTCGGAAATGTAATTCTAAAACTTACGACACATGATAAATTATTTAATAAAGTGTATATAGGTTATTGTATGGCATGTTTTATTAATCAATCGTTGGAGGATTTATCGCATACTAGTATTTACAATGTAGAAATTAGAAAGATTAAATCCTTAAATGATTGTATTAACGATGATAAATACGAATATCTGTCTTATATTTATAATATGCTAGTTAATAGTAAATGAACTTTTACAGATCTAGTATAATTAGTCAGATTATTAAGTATAATAGACGACTAGCTAAGTCTATTATTTGCGAAGATGACTCTCAAATTATTACACTTACGGCATTCGTTAACCAATGCCTATGGTGTCATAAACGAGTATCCGTATCCGCTATTTTATTGACTAATGATAACAAAATATTAGTGTGTAACAGACGAGATAGTTTTCTCTATTCTGAAATAATTAGAACTAGAAACATGTCTAGAAAAAAACGATTATTTCTGAATTATTCTAATTATTTGAACAAACAGGAAAGAAGTATACTATCGTCATTTTTTTCTCTAGATCCAGCTACTACTGATAATGATAGAATAGACGCTATTTATCCGGGTGGTATACCCAAAAGGGGTGAGAACGTTCCAGAGTGTTTATCCAGGGAAATCAAAGAAGAAGTTAATATAGATAATTCTTTTGTATTCATAGACACTCGTTTTTTTATTCATGGTATCATAGAAGATACCATTATTAACAAATTTTTTGAGGTAATTTTCTTTGTCGGAAGAATATCTCTAACGAGTGATCAAATTATTGATACCTTTAAAAGTAATCATGAAATCAAGGATCTGATATTTTTAGATCCGAATTCGGGTAATGGACTACAATACGAAATTGCAAAATATGCTCTAGATACTGCAAAACTTAAATGTTACGGCCATAGAGGATGTTATTACGAATCATTAAAAAAATTAACGGATGGATTGATTGATTGATTAGAAAATATAAATTAATTTACCATCGTGTATTTTTATAACGGGATTGTCTGGCATATCATGTAGATAGTTACCGTCTACATCGTATACTCGACCATCTACGCCTTTAAATCCTCTATTTATTGACATTAATCTATTAGAATTGGAATACCAAATATTAGTACCCTCAATTAGTTTATTGGTAATATTTTTTTTAGACGATAGATCGATGGCTCTTGAAACCAATGTTTTCCAACCGGACTCATTGTCGATAGGTGAGAAGTCTTTTTCATTAGCATGAATCCATTCCAATGATGTATGTTTAAACACTCTAAACAATTGAACAAATTCTTTTGATTTGCTTTGAATGATTTCGAATAGGTCTTCGTCTACTGTAGGCATACCATTAGATAATCTAGCCATTATAAAGTGTACGTTTACATATCTACGTTCTGGAGGAGTAAGAACGTGACTATTGAGACGAATGGCTCTTCCTACTATCTGACGAAGAGATGCCTCGTTCCAAGTCATATCTAGAATGAAGATATCATTGATTGAGAAGAAACTAATACCCTCGCCTCCACTAGAAGAGAATACGCATGTTTTAATGCATTCTCCGTTAGTGTTTGATTCTTGGTTAAACTCAGCTACCGCCTTGATTCTAGTATCTTTAGTTCTAGATGAGAACTCTATATTAGAGATACCGAATACTTTGAAATATAGTAATAAGATTTCTATTCCTGACTGATTAACAAATGGTTCAAAGACTAGACATTTACCATGCGATGCTAAAATTCCCAAACATACATCTATGAATTTGACGCTTTTCTCCTTTAATTCAGTAAATAGAGAGATATCCGCCGCGCTAGCATCCCCTCCCAATAGTTCTCCCCTTTTAAAGGTATCTAATGCAGATTTAGAAAATTCTCTATCTCTTAATGAATTTTTAAAATCATTATATAGGGTTGCTATCTCTTGCGCGTATTCGCCGGGATCACGATTTTGTCTTTCAGGAAAGCTATCGAACGTAAATGTGGTAGCCATGCGTCTCAGAATTCTAAATGATGATATACCAGTTTTTATTTCTGCGAGTTTAGCCTTTTGATAAATCTCTTCTTGCTTTTTTGACATATTAACGTATCGCATTAATACTGTTTTCTTAGCGAATGATGCAGACCCTTCCACGTCATCAAAAATAGAAAACTCGTTATTAACTATGTACGAACATAGGCCTCCTAGTTTGGAGACTAATTCTTTTTCATCGACTAGACGTTTATTCTCAAATAGCGATTGGTGTTGTAAGGATCCTGGTCGCAGTAAGTTAACCAACATGGTGAATTCTTGCACACTATTAACGATAGGTGTAGCCGATAAACAAATCATCTTATGGTTTTTTAACGCGATGGTCTTAGATAAAAAATTATATACTGAACGAGTAGGACGGATCTTACCATCTTCTTTGATTAATGATTTAGAAATGAAGTTATGACATTCATCAATGATGACGCATATTCTACTCTTGGAATTAATAGTTTTGATATTAGTAAAAAATTTATTTCTAAAATTTTGATCATCGTAATTAATAAAAATACAATCCTTCGTTATCTCTGGAGCGTATCTGAGTATAGTGTTCATCCAAGGATCTTCTATCAAAGCTTTTTTCACCAATAAGATAATAGCCCAATTCGTATAAATATCCTTAAGATGTTTGAGAATATATACAGTAGTCATTGTTTTACCGACACCTGTTTCATGGAACAATAAAAGAGAATGCATACTGTCTAATCCTAAGAAAACTCTTGCTACAAAATGTTGATAATCCTTGAGGCGTACTACGTCTGACCCCATCATTTCAACGGGCATATTAGTAGTTCTGCGTAAGGCATAATCGATATAGGCCGCGTGTGATTTACTCATTTATGAGTGATAAGTAATAACTATGTTTTAAAATCACAGCAGTAGTTTAACTAGTCTTCTCTGATGTTTGTTTTCGATACTTTTTGAATCAGAAGTCATACTAGAATAAAGTAACGAGTGAACGTAATAGAGAGCTTCGTACACTCTATTCGAAAACTCTAAGAACTTATTAATGAATTCCGTATCCACTGGATCGTTTAAAATACTAAATTGAACACTGTTCACATCCTTCCAAGAAGACGACTTAGTGACGGACTTAACATGAGACATAAATAAATCCAAATTTTTTTTACAAACATCACTAGCCACCATAATGGCGCTATCTTTCAACCAGCTATCGCTTACGCATTTCAGCAGTCTAACATTTTTAAAGAGACTACAATATATTCTCATGGTATCGATTACACCTCTACCGAATAGAGTAGGAAGTTTAATAATACAATATTTTTCGTTTACAAAATCAAATAATGGTCGAAACACGTCGAAGGTTAACATCTTATAATCGCTAATGTATAGATTGTTTTCCGTTAGATGATTATTAGATTTAATAGCATCTCGTTCACGTTTGAACAGTTTATTGCGTGCGCTGAGGTCAGCAACTACGGCGTCCGCTTTAGTACTCCTCCCATAATACTTTACGCTATTAATCTTTAAAATTTCATAGATTTTATCTAGATCGCTTTCTGGTAACATGATATCATGTGTAAAAAGTTTTAACATGTCTGTTGGCATTCTATTTAGATCATTAACTCTAGAAATCTGAAGAAAGTAATTAGCTCCGTATTCCAGACTAGGTAATGGGCTTTTACCTAAAGACAAGTTAAGTTCTGGCAATGTTTCATAAAATGGAAGAAGGACATGCGTCCCCTCCCGAATATTTTTTACAATTTCATCCATTTACAACTCTATAGTTTGTTTTCATTATTATTAGTTATTATCTCCCATAATCTTGGTAATACTTACCCCTTGATCGTACGATACCTTATACAGGTCATTACATACAACTACCAATTGTTTTTGTACATAATAGATTGGATGGTTGACATCCATGGTGGAATAAACTACTCGAACAGATAGTTTATCTTTCCCCCTAGATACATTGGCCGTAATAGTTGTCGGTCTAAAGAATATCTTTGGTGTAAAGTTAAAAGTTAGGGTTCTTGTTCCATTATTGCTTTTTGTCAGTAGTTCATTATAAATTCTCGAGATGGGTCCGTTCTCTGAATATAGAACATCATTTCCAAATCTAACTTCTAGTCTAGAAATAATATCGGTCTTATTCTTAAAATCGATTCCCTTGATGAAGGGATCGTTAATAAACAAATCCTTGGCCTTTGATTCGGCTGATCTATTATCTCCGTTATAGACGTTTCGTTGACTAGTCCAAAGACTTACAGGAATAGATGTATCGATGATGTTGATAGTATGTGATATGTGAGCAAAGACTGTTCTCTTGGTGGCGTCACTATATGTTCCAGTAATGGCGGAAAACTTTTTAGAAATGTTATATATAAAAGAATTTTTTCGTGTTCCAAACATTAGCAGATTAGTATGAAGATAAACACTCATATTATCAGGAACATTATCAATTTTTACATACACATCAGCATCTTGAATAGAAACAATGCCATCTTCTGGAACCTCGACGATCTCGGCAGACTCCGGATAACCAGTAGGTGGACCATCGCTAACAATAACTAGATCATCCAACAATCTACTCACATATGCATCAATATAATCTTTTTCATCTTGTGAGTACCCCGGATACGAAATAAATTTATTATCCGTATTTCCATAATAAGGTTTAGTATAAACAGAGAGAGATGTTGCAGCATGGACTTCGGTTACTGTCGCCGTTGGTTGGTTTATTTGACCTATTACTCGCCTAGGTTTCTCTATAAATGATGGTTTAATTTGTACATTCTTAACCATATATCCAATAAAGCTCAATTCAGGAACATAAACAAATTCTTTGTTGAACGTTTCAAAGTCGAACGAAGAGTCACGAATAACGATATCGGATACTGGATTGAAGGTCACCATTACGGTAATTTTTGAATCGGATAGTTTAAGACTGCTGAATGTATCTTCCACATCAAACGGAGTTTTAATATAAACGTATACTGTAGATGGTTCTTTGATAGTGTCATTAGGAGTTAGGCCAATAGAAATATCATTAAGTTCACTAGAATATCCAGAATGTTTCAAAGCAATCGTATTATTGATACAATTATTATATAATTCTTCGCCCTCAATTTCCCAAATAACGCCGTTACACGAAGAGATAGATACGTGATTAATACATTTATATCCAACATATGGTACGTAACCGAATCTTCCTATTCCTTTAACTTCTGGAAGTTCCAAACTCAGAACCAAATGATTAAGCGCAGTAATGTACTGATCCCTAATCTCGAAGCTAGCAATAGCCTGATTGTCGGGACCGTCGTTTGTCATAACTCCGGATAGAGAAATATATTGCGGCATATACAACGTTGGAATTTGACTATCGACTGCGAAGACATTAGACCGTTTAATAGAGTCATCCCCACCGATTAAAGAATTAATGATAGTATTATTCATTTTCTATTTAAAATGGAAAAAGCTTACAATAAACTCCGTAGAGAAATATCTATAATTTGTGAGTTTTCCTTAAAGTAACAGCTTCCGTAAACACCGTCTTTATCTCTTAGTAGGTTTATTGTATTTATGACCTTTTCCTTATCTTCATAGAATACTAGAGGCAACAAAGAAATTTTTGGTTCTTCTCTAAGAGCTACGTGAGACTTAACCATAGACGCCAATGAATCCCTACATATTTTAGAACAGAAATACCCCACTTCACCGCCCTTGTATGTCTCAATACTAATAGGTTTAAAAACCAAATCTTGATTACAAAACCAACACTTATCAATTACACTATTTGTCTTAATAGACACATCGGCCATAGATTTATAATACTTTGGCAATATACAAGCTAGTGCTTCTTCTTTAGCGGGCTTAAAGACTGCTTTAGGTGCCGAAATAACCACATCTGGAAGGCTTACTCGCTTAGCCATTTAATTACGAAACTATTTTTTTATACTTCTAATGAGCAAGTAGAAAACCTCTCGTCTACAAAAACATACTCGTGTCCATAATCCTCTACCATAGTAACACGTTTTTTAGATCGCATATGTGCTAAAAAATTTTCCCATACTAATTGGTTACTATTATTTTTCGTATAATTCTTGACCGTTTGAGGTTTTAGATTTTTAGTTACAGAAGTGATATCGAATATTTTATCCAAAAAGAATGAGTAATTAATTGTCTTAGAAGGAGTGTTCTCTTGGCAAAAGAATACCAAGTGCTTAAATATTTCTACTACTTCATTAATCTTTTCGGTACTCAGATTCAGTTTCTCATCTTTTACTTGATTGATTATTTCAAAGACTAACTTATAATCCTTTTTATTTATTCTCTCGTTAGCCTTAAGAAAACTAGATACAAAATTTGCATCTACATCATCCGTGGATATTTGATTTTTTTCCATGATATCCAAGAGTTCCGAGATAATTTCTCCAGAACATTGATGAGACAATAATCTCCGCAATACATTTCTCAAATGAATAAGTTTATTAGACACGTGGAAGTTTGACTTTTTTTGTACCTTTGTACATTTTTGAAATACAGACTCGCAAAAAATACAATATTCATATCCTTGTTCCGATACTATACCGTTGTGTCTACAACCGCTACATAATCGTAGATTCATGTTAACACTCTACGTATCTCGTCGTCCAATATTTTATATAAAAACATTTTATTTCTAGACGTTGCCAGAAAATCCTGTAATACTTTTAGTTTCTTGGGTTGTGAATAAAGTATCGCCCTAATATTGTTACCGTCTTCCGCCAATAGAGTAGTTAAATTATCCGCGCATGCAGAAGAACACCGCTTAGGCGGATTCAGTACAATGTTATATTTTTCGTACCAACTCATTTAAATATCATAATCTAAAATAGTTCTGTAATATGTCTAGCGCTAATATATTGATCATAATCCTGTGCATAAATTAAGATACAACAATGTCTCGAAATCATCGACATGGCTTCTTCCATAGTTAGAAGATCATCGTCAAAGTTAGCAACGTGATTCATCAACATTTGCTGTTTTGAGGCAGCAAATACTGAACCATCGCCATTCAACCATTCATAAAAACCATCGTCTGAATCCATTGATAATTTTTTGTACTGGTTTTTGAGAGCTCTCATCAATCTAGCATTTCTAGCTCCCGGATTGAAAACAGAAAGAGGATCGTACATCCAGGGTCCATTTTCTGTAAATAGAATAGTATAATGTCCCTTCAAGAAGATATTATCAGACGATCCACAATCAAAGAATTGGTCTCCGAGTTTGTAACAGACTGCTGACTTTAACCTATACATGATACCGTTTAGCATGATTTCTGGTGATACATCAATTGGAGTATCATCTATTAGAGATCTAAAGCCGGTGTAACATTCTCCACCAAACATATTCTTATTCTGACGTCGTTCTACATAAAACATCATTGCTCCATTAACGATAACAGGGGAATGAGCAGCACTACCCATCACATTAGTTCCCAATGGATCAATGTGTGTAACTCCAGAACATCTGCCATAGCCTATGTTAGGAGGAGCGAACACCACTCTTCCACTATTGCCATCGAATGCCATAGAATAAATATCCTTAGAATTGATGGAAATCGGACTGTCGGATGTTGTGATCATCTTCATAGGATTAACAACGATGTATGGGGCCGCCTGAAGTTTCATATCGTAACTGATGCCGTTCATAGGTCTAGCCACAGAAACCAACGTAGGTCTAAATCCAACTATAGACAAAATAGAAGCCAATATCTGTTCCTCATCGGTCATAACTTGAGAGCATCCGGTATGAATAATCTTCATTAGATGGGGATCTACCGCATCATCATCGTTACAATAAAAAATTCCCATTCTAATGTTCATAATTGCTTTTCTAATCATGGTATGCATGTTTGCTCTCTGAATCTCTGTGGAAATTAGATCGGATACACCTGTAATCACTATCGGATTATCCTCAGTAAGACGATTAACCAACAACATATAATTATAAGACTTTACTCTTCTAAACTCATAAAGTTGCTGGATTAGACTATAGGTGTCTCCATGCACATATGCGTTCTCGAGCGCAGGAAGTTTAATACCGAATAGCGCCATCAGAATAGGATGAATATAGTAATTAGTTTCTGGTTTTCTATAAATAAAAGACAAATCTTGTGAACTAGACATATCGGTAAAATGCATGGATTGGAATCGTGTAGTTGACAGAAGAATATGATGATTAGACGGAGAGTATATTTTATCTAACTCTTTGAGTTGGTCACCGATTCTAGGACTAGCTCGAGAATGAATAAGTACTAAAGGATGAGTACATTTCACAGAAACACTAGCATTGTTCAACGTGCTCTTTACATGGGAAAGGAGTTGAAATAGCTCGTTTCTATTTGTTCTGACAATATTTAGTTTATTCATAATGTTAAGCATATCCTGAATAGTAAAGTTAGATGTGTCATACTTGTTAGTAGTTAGATATTTAGCAATTGCATTCCCATCATTTCTCAATCTCGTACTCCAATCATGCGTGGATGCGACTTCGTCTATGGAAACCATACAATCCTTATCCTTTTTGATAGTTTGTTGAGCTTGATCATTTCCTGCACGTTTAGGTTTAGTACGTTGATTTCTAGCTCCTGCGGATATAAAGTCATCGTCTACAATCTGGGATAATGAATTGCATACACTACAAGACAAAGATTTATCAGAAGTGTGTATATGATCTTCATCTACCAAAGAAAGAGTTTGATTAATATAACTAGATTTTAGTCCTGCGTTAGATGTTAAAAAACTATCGCTATTGAGCACGGCTTCCATTATTTATATTCGTAGTTTTTACTCGAAAGCGTGATTTTAATATCCAATCTTATTACTTTTGGAATCTTTCAAAACCTTTGACTAGTTGTAAAATTTGATCTATTGCCCTACGTGTATATTCCCTTGCATCATATACATTCGTTACCAGATCAGTTGTTTCGGCTTGAAGTTGATGCATATCTTTTTCAACACTCGACATGAGATTCTTAAGGGACATATCGTCTAGATTTTGTTGTGATGTTGCTCCTGGATTTGGATTTTGTTGTGCTGTTGTACATACTGTACCACCAGTAGGTGTAGGAGTACATACAGTGGCCACAATAGGAGGTTGAGGAGGTGTAACCGTTGGAGTAGTACAAGAAATACTTCCATCCGATTGTTGTGTACATGTTGTTGTTGGTAATGTCTGAGAAGGTTGGGTAGATGGTGGTGTTGTCGTCTTTTGATCTTTATTAAATTTAGAGATAATATCCTGAACAGCATTGCTCGGCGTCAACGCCGGAAGGAGCGAACTCGCCGGCGCATCGGTATCTGCAGACAGCCAATCAAAAAGATTAGACGCATCAGATGATGTATTAGTTTGTTGTCGTGGTTTTGGTGTAGGAGCAGTACTACTAGGTAGAAGAATAGCAGACGGTGTAGATGTCGGAACCGGTGTAATAATAGGGGCAGGTGTGGGTGTCGGAACCGGAACCGGCTGTGGAGTTATATGAATAGTTGGTTGTAGCGGTTGGATAGGCCGTCTATTGGCGGCCATCATATTATCTCTAGCTAGTTGTTCTCGCAACTGTCTTTGATAATACGACTCTTGAGACTTTAGTCCTATTTCAATCGCTTCATCCTTTTTCGTATCCGGATCCTTTTCTTCAGAATAATAGATTGACGACTTTGGTGTAGAGGATTCTGCCAGCCCCTGTGAGAACTTGTTAAAGAAGTCCATTTAAGGCTTTAAAATTGAATTGCGATTATAAGATTAAATGGCAGACACAGACGATATTATCGACTATGAATCCGATGATCTCACCGAATACGAGGATGATGAAGAAGAGGAAGAAGATGGAGAGTCACTAGAAACTAGTGATATAGATCCCAAATCTTCTTATAAGATTGTAGAATCCGCATCCACTCATATAGAAGATGCACATTCCAATCTTAAACATATAGGGAATCATATATCTGCTCTTAAACGACGCTATACTAGACGTATAAGTCTATTTGAAATAGCGGGTATAATAGCAGAAAGCTATAACTTGCTTCAACGAGGAAGATTACCTCTAGTTTCAGAATTTTCTGACGAAACGATGAAGCAAAATATGCTACATGTAATTATACAAGAGATAGAGGAGGGTTCTTGTCCTATAGTCATCGAAAAGAACGGAGAATTGTTGTCGGTAAACGATTTTGACAAAGATGGTCTAAAATTCCATCTAGACTATATTATCAAAATTTGGAAACTTCAAAAACGATATTAGAATTTATACGAATATCGTTCTCTAAATGTAACAATCAAGTCTCGCATGTTCAGCAGTTTATTGTCGTACTTTATATCGTGTTCATTAACGATATTTTGCAAAATAGTAATGATTCTATCTTCCTTCGATAGATATTCTTCAGAGATTATTGTCTTATATTCTTTCTTGTTATCCGATATGAATTTGATAAGACTTTGAACATTATTAATGCCCGTCTGTTTAATTTTTTCTACGGATATTTTAGTTTTGGCAGATTCTATCGTATCTGTTAATAGACACCCAACATCAACATTCGACGTCAATTGTCTATAAATCAACGTATAAATTTTAGAAATAACATTAGCAAATTGTTGTGCGTTGATGTCGTTATTCTGAAACAGTATGATTTTAGGTAGCATTTTCTTAACAAAGAGAACGTATTTATTATTACTCAGTTGAACAGATGATATATCCAGATTACTAACACATCTGATTCCGTATACCAAACTTTCAGAAGAAATGGTATACAATTGTTTGTATTCATTCAATGTCTCTTTTTCAGAAATTAGTTTAGAATCGAATACTGCAATAATTTTCAAGAGATAGTTTTCATCAGATAAGATTTTATTTAGTGTAGATATGATAAAACTATTGTTTTGTTGGAGAACTTGATACGCCGCATTCTCTGTAGTCGACGCTCTCAAATGGGAAACAATCTCCATTATTTTTTTGGAGTCGGATACGATATCTTCGGTATCTTGACGCAATCTAGTATACATAGAGTTAAGAGAAATTATAGTTTGTACATTGAGCAACATGTCTCTAAATGTGACTACAAACTTTTCCTTTTCCACATCATCTAGTTTATTATATACCGATTTCACAACAGCACCAGATTTAAGGAACCAGAATGAAAAACTCTGATAACTACAATATTTCATCATAGTTACGATTTTATCATCTTCTATAGTTGGTGTGATAGCGCATACCTTTTTCTCCAAGACTGGAACCAATGTCATAAAAATGTTTAAATCGAAATCCATATCAACATCTGATGCGCTAAGACCAGTCTCGCGCTCAAGATTATCTTTACTAATGGCGACGAACTCATCGTATAGAACTCTAAGTTTGTCCATTATTTATTTACAGATTTAGTTGTTTAATTTATTTGTGCTCTTCCAGAGTTGGGATAGTATTTTTCTAACGTCGGTATTATATTATTAGGATCTACGTTCATATGTATCATAATATTAATCATCCAGGTTTTGATAAATCTATCTTTAGCTTCTGAAATAACGTATTTAAACAAAGGAGAAAAATATTTAGCTACAGCATCAGACGCAATAACATTTTTTGTAAATGTAACGTATTTAGACGACAGATCTTCGTTAAAAAGTTTTCCATCTATGTAGAATCCATCTGTTGTTAACACCATTCCCGCGTCAGATTGAATAGGAGTTTGAATAGTTTGTTTTGGAAATAGATCCTTCAATAACTTATAGTTGGGTGGTAAAAAATCGATTTTATCACTAGACTCTTTCTTTTTTACTATCATTACCTCATGAACTATTTCTTGAATGAGTATATGTATTTTATTTCCTATATCAGCCGCGTTCATTGGAAAATATACCATGTCGTTAACTATAAGAATATTTTTATCCTCGTTTACAAACTGAATAATATCAGATGTAGTTCGTAAACGAACTATATCATCACCGGCACAACATCTAACTATATGATATCCACTAGTTTCCTTTAGCCGTTTATTATCTTGTTCCATATTAGCAGTCATTCCATCATTTAAGAAGGTGTCAAAGATAATAGGGAGAAATGACATTTTGGATTCTGTTACAACTTTACCAAAATTAAGGATATACGGACTTATTATCTTTTTCTCAACGTCGATTTGATGAACGCATGATGAAAATGTGCTTCTATGAGATTGATCATGTAGAAAACAACAAGGGATACAATATTTCCGCATATCATGAAATATATTAAGAAATCCCACTTTATTATATTTCCCCAAAGAATCCATGCACGTAAACATTATGCCGTTATCATTAATAAATACTTCTTTCTCATCGGATCTGTAAAAGTTGTTACTGATTTTTTTCATTCCAGGATCTAGATAATTAATAATGATGGGTTTTCTATTCTTATTCTTTGTATTTTGGCATATCCTAGACCAGTAAACAGTTTCCACTTTGGTAAAATCAGCAGACTTTTGAACGCTATTAAACATGGCATTAATGGCAATAACTAAAAATGTAAAATATTTTTCTATGTTAGGAATATGGTTTTTCACTTTAATAGATATATGGTTTTTGGCCAAAATGATAGATATTTTTTTATCCGAGGATAGTAAAATATTATTAGTCGCCGTCTCTATAAAAATGAAGCTAGTCTCGATATCCAATTTTATTCTAGAATTGATAGGAGTCGCCAAATGTACCTTATACGTTATATCTCCCTTGATGCGTTCCATTTGTGTGTCTATATCGGATACAAGATCAGTAAATAGTTTTACATTATTAATCATCACAGTATCGCCGTCGCTAGATAATGCTAATGTGCCATCCAAGTCCCAAATGGAGAGATTTAACTGTTCATCGTTTAGAATAAAATGATTACCGGTCATATTAATAAAGTGTTCATCGTATCTAGATAACAACGACTTATAATTAATGTCCAAGTCTTGAACTCGCTGAATAATCTTTTTTAACCCAGTTAGTTTTAGATTGGTACGAAATATATTGTTAAACTTTGATTCTACAGTAATGTCCAAATCGAGTTGTGGAAATACTTCCATCAACATTGTTTCAAACTTGATAATATTATTATCTACATCTTCATACGATCCAAATTCAGGAATAGATGTATCACATGCTTTGGCCACCCAGATAACCAAAAAGTCACACGCTCCAGGATATACATTGTATAAAAAGCTATCGTTTTTAAGTAGGGTTTTTTTCTGCGTATATACGAAGGGATTAAAAATAGTATTATCGACGTAACTATATTCCAAATTATTCTTATGAGAATAGATAATAATATCGTCCTTAATATCTAACAAATTTCCTAAATATCCCTTTAATTGAGTCATTCGAAGCGTCAATAAAATATGTCTCTTAACTATTTCCGGCCGTTGTATATTTAAATGACTTCGTAAGAAATAATATATAGGCGACTTCTCATCTATGTAATCATATGGAGTGAGATATAGGGCTCGTTCTACCTCCTGCCCCTTACCCACCTGTAATACCAATTGCGGACTCACTATATATCGCATATTTATATCGTGGGGTAAAGTGAAAATCTACTACCGATGATGTAAGTCTTACAATGTTCGAACCAGTACCAGATCTTAATTTGGAGGCCTCCGTAGAACTAGGGGAGGTAAATATAGATCAAACAACACCTATGATAAAGGAGAATAGCGGTTTTATATCCCGTAGTAGACGTCTATTCGCCCATAGATCTAAGGATGATGAGAGAAAACTAGCACTACGATTCTTTTTACAAAGACTTTATTTTTTAGATCATAGAGAGATTCATTATTTGTTCAGATGCGTCGATGCTGTAAAAGACGTCACTATTACCAAAAAAAATAACATTATCGTGGCGCCTTATATAGCACTTTTAACTATCGCATCAAAAGGATGCAAACTTACAGAAACAATGATTGAAGCATTCTTTCCAGAACTATATAATGAACACAGTAAGAAATTCAAATTCAACTCTCAAGTATCCATCATCCAAGAAAAACTCGGATATCAGACTGGAAACTATCACGTATATGATTTCGAACCGTATTACTCTACAGTAGCTCTGGCTATTCGAGATGAATGTTCATCTGGCATTTTTAATATCCGTCAAGAGAGTTATCTGGTAAGTTCGTTATCTGAAATAACATATAGATTTTATCTAATTAATCTAAAATCTGATCTTGTTCAATGGAGTGCTAGTACGGGCGCTGTAATTAATCAAATGGTAAACACCGTATTGATTACAGTGTATGAAAAGTTACAACTGTCTATAGAAAATGATTCACAATTTACATGTTCATTGGCCGTGGAATCAGAACTTCCAATAAAATTACTTAAAGATAGAAATGAATTATTTACCAAATTCATCAACGAGTTAAAAAAGACCAGTTCATTCAAGATAAGCAAACGCGATAAGGATACATTACTAAAATATTTCACTTAAAACTGGAGTTAGAATTTATAGACGACTCATTTCGTTTATCATTATTATTACTATTACTATTACTATTACTACTATTACCATCATTATTAGTGTTAGCATTATTAGTATTCTTCTTGTCATCTTGTTCAGAAATATACAACAATGCTATACCTAATACTAAATACATTATCATGCTTGCAATGGCTCTAACAACGACGAACCAAAATGAATTTGGTCGTAGCTTTTGTTCACAAAAATACATAAAGAAATGTCTACATAAATCTATGGCACCATTGGCTACTTGAAATAGCGCCAGTCCTCCTACAGATTTTAATATAGCTGTATAACATGACATTTATTCATCATCAAAAGAGACAGAGTCACCGTCTGTCATATTTAGATTTTTTTTCATGTGTTCAAAGTATCCTCTACTCATTTCATTATAATAGTTTATCATACTTAGAATTTTAGGACGGATCAATGAGTAAGACTTGACTAGATCGTCGGCAGTAATTTGTGCATCGTCTATTCTGCATCCGCTTCGTCGAATAATGTATAGCATCGCTTTGAGATTCTCCATAGCTATCAAGTCTTTATACAATGACATGGAAATATCCGTGAATACTTTATACTTCTCCAACATTGATGCCTTAACATCATCTCCTACTTTAGCATTGAAAATACGTTCTATTGCGTAGATGGATGTAACAAGATTTTTAAACAACAATGCCATCTTACATGATGATTGTCTCAAGTCTCCAATCTTTTGTTTAGAACGATTAGCTACAGAGTCCAATGCTTGACTTACTAACATATTATTATCTTTAGAAATTGTATTCTTCAATGAGGCGTTTATCATCTCTGTGATTTCGTTAGTCATATTACAGTCTGACTGGGTTGTAATGTTATCCAACATATCACCTATGGATACGGTACACGTACCAGCATTTGTAATAATCCTATCTAAGATGTTGTATGGCATTGCACAGAAAATATCTTCTCCTGTAATATCTCCACTCTCGATAAATCTACTCAGATTATTCTTAAATGCCTTATTCTCTGGAGAAAAGATATCGGTGTCCATCATTTCATTAATAGTATACGCAGAAAAGATACCACGAGTATCAATTCTATCCAAGATACTTATCGGTTCCGAGTCACAGATAATGGTTTCCTCTCCTTCGGGAGATCCTGCATAGAAATATCTAGGACAATAGTTTCTATACTGTCTATAACTCTGATAATCTCTAAAGTCACTAACTGATACCATGAAATTGAGAAGATCAAACGCTGAAGTAATCAATTTTTCTGCCTCGTTTTTACTACAACTAGTTTTCATCAATGTAGTGACGATGTATTGTTTAGTTACTCTTGGTCTAATACTGATGATAGAGATATTATTGCTTCCCATAATGGATCTTCTAGTAGTCACCTTAAAGCCCATTGATGCGAATAGCAGATAGATAAAGTCTTGGTATGACTCCTTTCTAATATAGTACGGACTACCTTTGTCACCCAACTTTATACCCACATAAGCCATAACAACCTCTTTAATAGCCGTTTCATGAGGTTTATCAGCCATGAGCCTGAGTAGTTGGAAGAATCTCATGAATCCAGTCTCGGAAAGTCCTATATGCATGATAGATCTATCTTTATCTTTCCTGGGAAACTCTCGTATAGTCATAGATGAAATACTCTTCAAAGTTTCTGAAATAAGATTAGTAACAGTCTTACCTCCGACTACTCTGGGTAACAAACATACTCTAATAGGTGTTTTCTCTGCGGAGATAATATCAGAAAGGATAGAACAATAAGTAGTATTATTGTGATTATAAAGACCGAATACATAACAGGTAGAATTTATAAACATCATGTCCTGAAGGTTTTTAGACTTGTATTCCTCGTAATCCATACCGTCCCAAAACATGGATTTGGTAACTTTGATAGCCGTAGATCTTTGTTCCTTCGCCAACATACTAAGGAAAGTAATAAAGAATTTGTTGTTTCTATTTATGTCCACAAATTGCACGTTTGGAAGTGCAACTGTTACGTTCACTGCAGCATTTTGAGGATCTCGAGTATGAAGTACGATGTTATTGTTTACTGGTATATCTGGAAAGATTTCTACCAGTCTAGGAATAAGAGATTGATATCTCATAGAAATAGAAAAGTTTATAATCTCATCATCGAAGATCATTCTGTTACCATTGTAATAAATTGGTACTCTATCATAATCATCGACAAAGTACTGTTCATACATGATGAGATGTTTATATGTTGGCATAGTAGTGAGATCGACGTTTGGTAATGGCAATGTATTAAGATTAACTCCATAATGTCTAGCAGCATCTGTGATGTTATAAGTGTTGTCAAAGCGGGGGTGATCTTGTGCTGTTATATATTGTCTAACACCTATAAGATTATCAAAATCTTGTCTGCTTAATACACCGTTAACAATTTTTGCCTTGAATTCTTTTATTGGTGCATTAATAACATCCTTATAGAGGATGTTAAACAAATAAGTATTATCAAAGTTAAGATCTGGGTATTTCTTTTCTGCTAGAACATCCATTGAGTCGGAGCCATCTGGTTTAATATAACCACCGATAAATCTAGCTCTGTATTCTGTATCCGTCAATCTAATATTAAGAAGGTGTTGAGTGAAAGGTGGAAGATCGTAAAAGCTGTGAGTATTAATAATAGGGTTAGTTTCCGAACTAATGTTAATTGGATGATTAATAATATCGATATTTCCAGCGTTAAGTGTGACATTAAACAGTCTTAATTCACTTGACGTGGTATCAATTAAATAATTAATGCCCAATTTGGATATAGCAGCCTGAAGCTCATCTTGTTTAGTTACGGATCCTAATGAGTTATTAAGCAATACATCGAACGGATGAACGAAGGTTGTTTTGAGTTGGTCGCATACTTTGTAATCTAGACATAGATGCGGAAGAACGGTAGAAACTATACGAAATAGATATTCAGAGTCCTCTAATTGATCAAGAGTAACTATTGACTTAATAGGCATCATTTATTTAGTATTAAATGACGACCGTACCAGTGACGGATATACAAAACGACTTAATTACAGAGTTTTCAGAAGATAATTATCCATCTAACAAAAATTATGAAATAACTCTTCGTCAAATGTCTATTCTAACTCACGTTAACAACGTGGTAGATAGAGAACATAATGCCGCCGTAGTGTCATCTCCAGAGGAAATATCCTCACAAATTAATGAAGATCTATTTCCAGATGATGATTCTCCGGCCACTATTATCGAAAGAGTACAACCTCATACTACTATTATTGACGATACTCCACCTCCTACTTTTCGTAGAGAGTTATTGATATCGGAACAACGTCAACAACGAGAAAAAAGATTTAATATTACAGTATCGAAAAATGCTGAAGCAATAATGGAATCTAGATCTATGATAACTTCTATGCCAACACAAACACCATCCTTGGGAGTAGTTTATGATAAAGATAAAAGAATTCAGATGCTAGAGGATGAAGTGGTTAATCTTAGAAATCAACGATCTAATACAAAATCATCTGATAATTTAGATAATTTTACCAGAATACTATTTGGTAAGACTCCGTACAAATCAACAGAAGTTAATAAGCGTATAGCCATCGTTAATTATGCAAATTTGAACGGGTCCCCCTTATCAGTCGAGGACTTGGATGTTTGTTCGGAGGATGAAATAGATAGAATCTATAAAACGATTAAACAATATCACGAAAGTAGAAAACGAAAAATTATCGTCACTAACGTGATTATTATTGTCATAAACATTATCGAGCAGGCATTGCTAAAACTCGGATTTGAAGAAATCAAAGGACTGAGTACCGATATCACTTCAGAAATTATCGATGTGGAAATCGGAGATGACTGCGATGCCGTAGCATCAAAACTAGGAATCGGTAACAGTCCGGTTCTTAATATTGTATTGTTTATACTCAAGATATTCGTTAAACGAATTAAAATTATTTAATTTAATACATTCCCATGTCCAGACAACAATCGTCTGGATTAATCTGTTCCTGTCGTCTCATACCGGACGACATATTAATCTTTTTAGTAGTGGGCATCTTTTTAGATGGTCTCTTTTTCCCAGCATTAACTGATTCGATACCTAGAAGATCGTGATTGATCTCTCCGACCATTCCACGAACTTCTAATTGGCCGTCTCTAACGGTTCCATAAACTATTTTACCAGCATTGGTAACAGCTTGGACAATCTGACCATCCATCGCATTGTACGATGTAGTAGTAACTGTTGTTCTACGTCTAGGAGCACCAGAAGTATTTTTCGAGCCCTTGGATGTTGCTGTAGAAGAAGACGAGGATTTTGATTTTGGTTTACATGTAATACATTTTGAACTCTTTGATTTTGTATCACATGCGCCGGCAGTCACATCTGTTTGAGAATTAAGATTATTATTGCCTCCTTTGACGGCTGCATCTCCACCGATTTGCGCTAGTAGATTTTTAAGCTGTGGTGTAATCTTATTAACTGTTTCGATATAATCATCGTAACTGCTTCTAACGGCTAAATTTTTTTTATCCGCCATTTAGAAGCTAAAAATATTTTTATTTATGCTGAAGATTTAACTAGATTATACAATGAACTAATATGATCCTTTTCTAGATTATTTACAAACTTGGTATTTCTTGGTTCTGGAGGAGGTGGATTAGGATCCGGATTTTGTGGGTTCTTGATCTTATTATACAGCGCGTATAGGATGGCGACAGTAACTGCTACACAAATGCCGATCAAAAGAAGAATACCAATCATTTATTGACAATAACTTCACTATGATCAAGTATGTAATATATATCATCTTTTCACTAAATAAGTAGTAGTAGTAGTAATAATGATTCAACAATGTCGAGATATATGGACGATAATAATTTAGTTCACGGAAATATCGCTATGATTGGTGTGAATGACTCCGCTAACTCTGTGGGGTGCGCAGTGCTTTCCCCACATAGAATAAATTAGCATTCCGACTGTGATAATAATACCAAGTATAAACGCCATAATACTCAATACTTTCCATGTACGAGTGGGACTGGTAGACTTACTAAAGTCAATAAAGGCGAAGATACACGAAAGAATCAAAAGAATGATTCCAGCGATTAGCACGCCGGAAAAATAATTTCCAATCATAAGCATCATGTCCATTTAACTAATAAAAATTTTAAATTGCCGAATGAACAAAGTGGAATATAAACCATATAAAAACAATAGTTTGTACTGCAAAAATAATATCTATTTTTGTTTTCGAAGATATGGTAAAATTAAATAGTAGTACACAACATGTTATAACTAACAGTAGCAACGGCTCGTAATTACTTATCATTTACTAGACGAAAAGGTGGTGGGATATTTTCTTGCTCAAATAATACGAATATATCACCCATCCATTTTATGCGATGTTTATATACTCTAATCTTTAATAGATCTATAGACGACGGGTTTACCAACAATATAGATTTTATCGATTCATCTAATTTAAACCCTTCCTTAAACGTGAATGATCTATTATCTGGCATAACGATGACCCTACCTGATGAATCGGACAATGTACTGGGCCATGTAGAATAAATTATCAACGAATTATCGTCTACGAACATTTATATCATTTGTTTTAATTTTAGGACGCGAATAAATAGATATAAAATAGAAAATAACAGATATTACAACCAGTGTTATGGCCGCGCCCAACCAGGTAGGCAGTTTTATTTTATCTTTTACTACAGGTTCTCCTGGATGTACGTCACCAACTGCAGACGTAGTTCTAGTACAATTAGACGTAAGTTCCGCTTGGGAATTTTTTAACGCTAAAGAGTTAACGTTAATCGTACACCCAACGTATTTACATCTAGTTCTTTGAACATCTTGATTATAATATAACCATTTTCTATCTCTAGATTCGTCAGTGCACTCATGTAACCAACATACCCTAGGTCCCAAATATTTATCTCCGGAATTTGATTTTGGATAATTCGCGCACCAACAATTTCTATTTCCTTTATGATCGTTACAAAAGACATATAATGCCGTATCCCCAAAAGTAAAATAATCAGGACGAACAATTCTAATAAACTCAGAACAATATCTCGCATCCATATGTTTGGAACAAATATCAGAATAAGTAGACATAGCCGGTTTTCGTTTTGCTCGTAACCATTCTAAACAATTGGGGTTTCCAGGATCGTTTCTACAAAATCCAGTCATGAAATCGTCACAATGTTCGGTCTTGTAATTATTATTAAATATTTTTGGACAGTGTTTGGTATTTGTCTTAGAACAACATTTTGCCACGCTATCACTATCGCCCAGGAGATAATCCTTTTTTATAAAATGACATCGTTGCCCGGATGCTATATAATCAGTAGCGTGTTTTAAATCCTTAATATATTCAGGAGTTACCTCATTCTGATAATAGATTAATGATCCAGGACGAAATTTGAAAGAACTACATGGTTCTCCATTAATTAATACATATTGTTTAGCAAATTCAGGAACTATAAAACTACTACAATGATCTATCGACATACCATCTATCAAACAAAATTTGGGTTTAATTTCTCCTGGAGACGTTTCATAATAATACATATAACTTTCTTCGGCAAACCTAACAGCTCTATTATATTCAGGATAATTAAAACCTAATACCATATATTTGTCTCGTATATCTGCTATTCCTGTCTCTATTTTGATGCTATTAAGAGTAACAGCTGCCCCCATTCTTAATAATCGTCAGTATTTAAACTGTTAAATGTTGGTATATCAACATCTATCTTATTTCCCGCAGTATAAGGTTTGTTACATGTATGATGTTCAGGAATGGTTATATTTATTCTTTTATAGTCCTGTCTTTCGATGTTCATCACATATGCAAAGAACAGAATAAACAAAATAATGTAAGAAATAATATTAAATATCTGTGAATTCGTAAATACATTGATCGCCATAATAATTACAGCAGCTACAATACACACAATAGACATTCCCACAGTGTTGCCATTACCTCCACGATACATTTGCGTTACTAAGCAATAGGTAATAACTAAGCTAGTAAGAGGCAATAGAAAAGATGAGATAAATATCATCAATATAGAGATTAGAGGAGGGCTATATAGAGCCAAGACGAACAAAATCAAACCGAGTAAAGTTCTAACATCATTATTTTTGAAGATTCCCAAATAATCATTCATTCCTCCATAATCGTTTTGCATCATACCTCCATCTTTAGGCATAAACGATTGCTGCTGTTCCTCTGTAAATAAATCTTTATCAAGCACTCCAGCACCCGCAGAGAAGTCGTCAAGCATATTGTAATATCTTAAATAACTCATTTATATATTAAAAAATGTCACTATTAAAGATGGAGTATAATCTTTATGCCGAACTAAAAAAAATGACTTGTGGTCAGCCCATAAGTCTTTTTAATGAAGACGGCGATTTCGTAGAAGTTGAACCAGGATCATCCTTTAAGTTTCTAATACCTAAGGGATTTTACTCCTCTCCTTCCGTAAATACGAGTCTAGTATTCGAGACATTAACAACGACCGATAATAAAATTACTAGTATCAATCCAACAAATGCGCCAAAGTTATATCCTCTTCAACGCAAAGTCGTATCTGAAGTAGTTTCTAATATGAGGAAAATGATCGAATTAAAACGTCCTCTATACATCACTCTTCACTTGGCGTGTGGATTTGGTAAGACTATTACCACGTGTTATCTTATGTCCACACACGGTAGAAAAACAGTCATTTGCGTACCCAATAAAATGTTAATACATCAATGGAAGACACAGGTAGAGGCAGTCGGATTGGAACATAAGATATCTATAGATGGAGTTAGTAGTCTATTAAAGGAACTAAAGACTCAAAGTCCGGATGTATTAATCGTAGTCAGTAGACATCTGACAAACGATGCCTTTTGTAAATATATCAATAAGCATTATGATTTGTTCATCTTGGATGAATCACATACGTATAATCTGATGAACAATACAGCAGTTACACGATTTTTAGCGTATTATCCTCCGATGATGTGTTATTTTTTGACTGCTACACCTAGACCAGCTAACAGAATTTATTGTAACAGTATTATTAATATTGCCAAGTTATCCGATCTAAAAAAAACTATCTATGCAGTGGATAGTTTTTTTGAGCCATATTCCACAGATAATATTAGACATATGATAAAACGACTAGATGGACCATCTAATAAATATCATATATATACCGAGAAGTTATTATCTGTAGACGAGCCTAGAAATCAACTTATTCTTGATACCCTGGTAGAAGAATTCAAATCGGGAACTATTAATCGAATTTTAGTTATTACTAAACTACGTGAACATATGGTATTGTTCTATAAACGATTATTAGATTTTTTCGGGCCAGAGGTTGTATTTATAGGAGACGCCCAAAATAGACGTACTCCAGATATGATCAAATCAATCAAGGATCTAAATAGATTTATATTTGTATCCACCTTATTTTATTCTGGTACTGGTTTAGATATTCCTAGTTTGGATTCTTTGTTCGTTTGCTCGGCAGTAATCAACAATATGCAAATAGAGCAATTACTAGGGAGGGTATGTCGAGAAACAGAACTATTAGATAGGACGGTATATGTATTTCCTAGCACATCCATTAAAGAAATAAAGTACATGATAGGAAATTTCGTACAACGAATTATTAGTCTATCTGTAGATAAACTAGGATTTAAACAAGAAAGTTATCGGAAACATCAAGAATCCGATCCCACTTCCGTATGTACAACATCCTCCAGAGAAGAACGTGTATTAAATAGAATATTTAACTCGCAAAATCGTTAAGAAGTTTAAGCGACGATCCGCATGCTGAGCATGCCAGTGTATTACCCCTCATAGTGTTAATATAATCCAATGATACTTTTGTGATGTCGGAAATCTTAACCAATTTAGACTGACATGCAGAACACGTCATGCAATCATCATCGTCATCGATAACTGTAGTCTTGGGCTTCTTTTTGCGACTCTTCATTCCGGAACGCACATTGGTACTATCCATTTAGGTAGTAAAAAATAAGTCAGAATATGCCCTATAGCACGATCGTGCAAAACCTGGTATATCGTCTCTATCTTTATCACAATATAGTGTATCGACATCTTTATTATTATTGACCTCGTTTATCTTGGAACATGGAATGGGAACATTTTTGTTATCGACGGCCACCTTTGCCTTAATTCCAGATGTTGTAAAATTATAACTAAACAGTCTATCATCGACACAAATGAAATTCTTGTTTAGACGTTTGTAGTTTACGTATGCGGCTCGTTCTCGTCTCATTTTTTCAGATATTGCAGGTACTATAATATTAAAAATAAGAATGAAATAACATAGGATTAAAAATAAAGTTATCATGACTTCTAGTGCTGATTTAACTAACTTAAAAGAATTACTTAGTCTGTACAAAAGTTTGAGATTTTCAGATTCTGCGGCTATAGAGAAGTATAATTCTTTGGTAGAATGGGGAACATCTACTTACTGGAAAATAGGCGTACAAAAGGTAGCTAATGTCGAGACGTCCATATCTGATTATTATGATGAGGTAAAAAATAAACCGTTTAGTATTGATCCGGGGTATTATATTTTCTTACCAGTATATTTTGGAAGCGTCTTTATTTATTCGAAGGGTAAAAATATGGTAGAACTTGGATCTGGAAACTCTTTTCAAATACCGGATGAGATGCGAAGTGCATGTAACAAAGTATTAGATAGTGATAACGGAATAGACTTTCTGAGATTTGTTTTGTTAAACAATAGATGGATAATGGAAGATGCTATATCAAAATATCAGTCTCCAGTTAATATATTTAAACTAGCGAGTGAGTACGGATTAAACATACCCAAATATTTAGAAATTGAAATAGAGGAAGAAACATTGTTTGACGACGAATTATACTCTATTATAGAACGCTCTTTCGATGATAAATTTCCAAAAATATCCATATCGTATATTAAGTTGGGAGAACTTAAGCGGCAAGTTGTAGACTTTTTCAAATTCTCATTCATGTATATTGAGTCCATCAAGGTAGATCGTATAGGAGATAATATTTTTATTCCTAGCGTTATAACAAAATCAGGAAAAAAGATATTAGTAAAAGATGTAGACCATTTAATACGATCCAAGGTTAGAGAACACACATTTGTAAAAGTAAAAAAGAAAAACACATTTTCCATTTTATACGACTATGATGGGAAGGGAACAGAAACTAGAGGAGAAGTAATAAAACGAATTATAGACACTATAGGACGAGACTATTATGTTAACGGAAAGTATTTCTCTAAGATTGGTAATGCAGGCTTAAAGCCATTGACTAATAAATTAGATATTAATGAGTGCGCAACTGTCGATGAGTTAGTTGATGAGATTAATAAATCCGGAACTGTAAAACGAAAAATAAAAAACCAATCAGCATTTGATTTAAGTAGAGAATGTTTGGGATATCCAGAAGCGGATTTTATAACGTTAGTTAATAACATGCGGTTCAAAATAGAAAATTGTAAGGTTGTAAATTTCAATATTGAAAATACTAATTGTTTAAATAACCCGAGTATTGAAACTATATATGGAAACTTTAACCAGTTCGTCTCAATCTTTAATGCCGTTACCGATGCCAAAAAAAGATTATTCGAGTGAAATAATATGCGCCTTTGATATAGGTGCAAAAAATCCTGCCAGAACTGTTTTAGAAGTCAAGGATAACTCCGTTAGGGTATTGGATATATCAAAATTAGACTGGAGTTCTGATTGGGAAAGGCGCATAGCTAAAGATTTGTCACAATATGAATATACTACAGTTCTTCTCGAACGACAACCTAGACGGTCACCGTACGTCAAATTTATCTATTTTATTAAAGGCTTTTTATATCATACATCGGCTGCCAAAGTTATTTGCGTCTCGCCTGTCATGTCTGGTAATTCATATAGAGATCGAAAAAAGAGATCTGTTGAAGCATTTCTTGATTGGATGGACACATTTGGATTGCGAGACTCCGTTCCGGATAGACGCAAATTAGACGATGTAGCGGATAGTTTCAATTTGGCTATGAGATACGTATTAGATAAATGGAATACTAATTATACACCTTATAATAGGTGTAAATCTAGAAATTACATAAAAAAAATGTAATAACGTTAGTAACGCCATTATGGATAATCTATTTACCTTTCTACATGAAATAGAAGATAGATATGCCAGAACTATTTTTAACTTTCATCTAATAAGTTGCGATGAAATAGGAGATATATATGGTCTTATGAAAGAACGCATTTCCTCAGAGGATATGTTTGATAATATAGTGTATAATAAAGATATACATCCTGCCATTAAGAAACTAGTGTATTGCGACATCCAACTTACTAAACACATTATTAATCAGAATACGTATCCGGTATTTAACGATTCTTCACAAGTGAAATGTTGTCATTATTTCGACATAAACTCAGATAATAGCAATATTAGCTCTCGTACAGTAGAGATATTTGAGAGGGAAAAGTCATCTCTTGTATCATATATTAAGACTACCAATAAGAAGAGAAAGGTCAATTATGGGGAAATAAAGAAAACTGTACATGGAGGCACTAATGCAAATTACTTTTCCGGTAAAAAGTCTGACGAGTATCTGAGTACTACAGTCAGATCCAACATTAATCAACCTTGGATCAAAACCATCTCTAAGAGGATGAGAGTAGATATCATTAATCACTCTATAGTAACGCGTGGAAAAAGCTCTATATTACAAACTATAGAAATTATTTTTACTAATAGAACATGTGTGAAAATATTCAAGGATTCTACTATGCACATTATTCTATCCAAGGACAAGGATGAAAAGAGGTGTATACACATGATTGATAAATTATTCTATGTCTATTATAATTTATTTCTGTTGTTCGAGGATATCATCCAAAACAAATACTTTAAAGAAGTAGCTAATGTTGTAAACCACATACTCATGGCTACGGCATTAGATGAGAAATTATTCCTAATTAAGAAAATGGCTGAACACGATGTTTATGGAGTTGGTAATTTCAAAATAGGGATGTTTAACCTGACATTTATTAAGTCGTTGGATCATACCGTTTTCCCCTCTCTGTTAGATGAGGATAGCAAAATAAAGTTTTTTAAGGGAAAAAAACTCAATATTGTAGCATTACGATCTCTGGAGGATTGTATAAATTATGTGACTAAATCCGAGAATATGATAGAAATGATGAAGGAAAGATCGACTGTTTTAAATAGCATAGATATAGAAACGGAATCGGTAGATCGTCTAAAAGAATTGCTTCTAAAATGAAAAAAAACACTGATTCAGAAATGGATCAACGACTCGGGTATAAGTTTTTGGTGCCTGATCCTAAAGCCGGAGTTTTTTATAGACCGTTACATTTCCAATATGTATCGTATTCTAATTTTATATTGCATCGATTGCATGAAATTTTGACCGTCAAGCGGCCACTCTTATCGTTTAAGAATAATACAGAACGAATTATGATAGAAATTAGCAATGTTAAAGTGACTCCACCAGATTACTCACCTATAATCGCGAGTATTAAAGGTAAGAGTTATGACGCATTAGCCACGTTCACTGTAAATATCTTTAAAGAGGTAATGACCAAAGAGGGTATATCCATCACTAAAATAAGTAGTTATGAGGGAAAAGATTCTCATTTGATAAAAATTCCGCTACTAATAGGATACGGGAATAAAAATCCACTTGATACAGCAAAGTATCTTGTTCCTAACGTTATAGGTGGGGTATTCATCAATAAACAATCTGTCGAAAAAGTAGGAATTAATCTAGTAGAAAAGATTACAACATGGCCAAAATTTAGGGTTGTTAAGCCAAACTCATTCACTTTCTCGTTTTCCTCCGTATCCCCTCCTAATGTATTACCGACAAGATATCGCCATTACAAGATATCTCTGGATATATCACAATTGGAAGCGTCAAATATATCATCGACAAAGACATTTATAACGGTCAATATTGTTTTGCTGTCTCAATATTTATCTAGAGTGAGTCTAGAATTCATTAGACGTAGTTTATCATACGATATGCCTCCAGAAGTTGTGTATCTAGTAAACGCGATAATAGATAGTGCTAAACGAATTACTGAATCTATTACTGACTTTAATATCGATACATACATTAATGACCTGGTGGAAGCCGAATACATTAAACAAAAATCTCAGTTAACGATTAACGAGTTCAAATATGAAATGCTGCATAACTTTTTACCTCATATGAACTATACACCCGATCAACTAAAGGGATTTTATATGATATCTTTACTAAGAAAGTTTCTCTACTGTATCTACCACACTTCTAGATATCCGGATAGAGATTCGATGGTTTGTCATCGTATACTAACATACGGCAAATATTTTGAGACGTTGGCACATGATGAATTAGAGAATTACATAGGCAACATCAGAAACGACATCATGAACAATCACAAGAACAGAGGCACTTATGCGGTAAACATTCATGTACTAACAACTCCCGGACTTAATCATGCATTTTCTAGTCTATTGAGTGGAAAGTTCAAAAAGTCAGACGGTAGTTATCGAACACATCCTCACTATTCATGGATGCAGAATATTTCTATTCCTAGAAGTGTTGGATTTTATCCGGATCAAGTAAAGATTTCAAAGATGTTTTCTGTCAGAAAATACCATCCAAGTCAATATCTTTACTTTTGTTCATCAGACGTTCCGGAAAGAGGTCCTCAGGTAGGTTTAGTATCTCAATTGTCTGTTCTGAGTTCCATTACAAATATACTAACGTCTGAGTATTTGGCTTTGGAAAAGAAAATTTGTGAGTATATCAGATCATATTATAAAGATGATATAAGTTACTTTGAAACAGGATTTCCGATTACTATAGAAAATGCTCTAGTCGCATCTCTTAATCCCAATATGATATGTGATTTTGTAACTGACTTTAGACGTAGAAAACGGATGGGATTCTTTGGTAACTTGGAGGTAGGTATTACTTTAGTTAGGGATCACATGAATGAAATTCGCATTAATATTGGAGCCGGAAGATTAGTCAGACCATTCTTGGTTGTAGATAACGGAGAACTCATGATGGATGTGTGTCCGGAGTTAGAAAGCAGATTAGACGACATGACATTCTCTGACATTCAGAAAGAGTTCCCACATGTCATCGAAATGGTAGATATAGAACAATTTACTTTTAGTAACGTATGTGAATCTGTTCAAAAATTTAGAATGATGTCAAAGGACGAAAGAAAGCAATACGATTTATGCGACTTTCCTGCCGAATTTAGAGATGGATATGTGGCATCTTCATTAGTGGGAATCAATCACAATTCTGGACCCAGAGCTATTCTTGGATGTGCTCAAGCTAAACAAGCTATCTCTTGTCTGAGCTCGGATATACGAAATAAAATAGACAATGGAATTCATTTGATGTATCCAGAGAGGCCAATCGTGATTAGTAAGGCTTTAGAAACTTCAAAGATTGCGGCTAATTGCTTCGGACAACATGTTACTATAGCATTAATGTCGTATAAAGGCATCAATCAAGAGGATGGAATTATCATCAAAAAACAATTTATTCAGAGAGGCGGTCTCGATATCGTTACCGCAAAGAAACATCAAGTAGAAATTCCGTTGGAAAACTTTAATAACAAAGAAAGAGATAGGTCTAACGCCTATTCGAAATTAGAAAGTAATGGATTAGTTAGACTGAATGCTTTCTTGGAATCCGGAGACGCTATGGCACGAAATATCTCATCAAGAACTCTTGAAGATGATTTTGCTAGAGATAATCAGATTAGCTTCGATGTTTCCGAGAAATATACCGATATGTACAAATCTCGTGTTGAACGAGTGCAAGTAGAACTTACTGACAAAGTTAAGGTGCGAGTATTAACCATGAAAGAAAGAAGACCCATTCTAGGAGATAAATTCACCACTAGAACGAGTCAAAAGGGAACAGTCGCGTATGTCGCGGATGAAACGGAACTTCCATACGACGAAAATGGTATCACTCCAGATGTCATTATTAATTCTACATCCATCTTCTCTAGAAAAACTATATCTATGTTGATAGAAGTTATTTTAACAGCCGCATATTCTGCTAAGCCGTACAACAATAAGGGAGAAAACCGACCTGTCTGTTTTCCTAGTAGTAACGAAACATCCATCGATACATATATGCAATTCGCTAAACAATGTTATGAGCATTCAAATCCGAAATTGTCCGAGGAAGAATTATCGGATAAAATCTTTTGTGAAAAGATTCTCTATGATCCTGAAACGGATAAGCCTTATGCAACCAAAGTATTTTTTGGACCAATTTATTATTTGCGTCTGAGACATTTAACACAGGACAAGGCAACCGTTAGATGTAGAGGTAAAAAGACGAAGCTCATTAGACAAGCGAATGAGGGACGAAAACGTGGAGGAGGTATCAAGTTTGGAGAAATGGAGAGAGACTGTTTAATAGCACATGGTGCAGCCAATACTATTACAGAAGTTTTAAAAGACTCAGAAGAGGATTATCAAGATGTGTATATTTGTGAAAATTGTGGAGACATAGCAGCACAAATCAAAAGTATTAATACATGTCTTAGATGTTCAAAACTTAATCTCTCTCCTCTCTTAACAAAAATTGATACCACGCACGTATCTAAAGTATTTCTTACTCAAATGAACGCCAGAGGCGTAAAAGTTAAATTAGATTTCGAACGAAGGCCTCCTTCGTTTTATAAACCATTAGATAAAGTTGATCTCAAACCGTCTTTTCTGGTGTAATATTCTCGTTTGGTAGTAGATACATATCAATATCAAATTCGAAATACGAATTATAAAATGGGCGTGTATTGTTAACTATAGAATCGGTCGTTATTTCGTCGGACGTCTGATATTCGGAAATCTGTGTAGTTTCAGGTTTTGGTATTGGAGGAGGTGTAACTGCTACTTGGGATACTGAAGTCTGATATTCAGAAAGTTGTGGATGTTCTGGTTCGACATCCACCGATGGTGTTACACCAATCGGTTCGGCGACGTCTGTGGATGGAGGTACTTCTACAGGTTCTGGATCCTCAGTTGTCAACGGAGATACATCTTCAATGCGAGGAAATGCAGTAAAATTTGTTAATGGTTTCTCGTCTGGATCAGAAGAAGAGGTAAGATATCTACTAGAAAGATACCGATCACGTTCTAGTTCTCTTTTGTAGAACTTAACTTTTTCTTTCTCCGCATCTAGTTGATATTCCAACCTCTTCACGTTATTACGTTCAGTTTCCAATTCACGTTCACATGGGTTACCTCCGCAGTTTTTACGAGCGATTTCACGTTCCAGATCACGTTCAGCCTTCATTCGTCTTTCCCTCTCTCTATCGAGTTTATCAGAGCAGTCTTTCTGAAGACGATCGAACTCCATAAATTTCTCCAAAGCTTTGATTGTTTCCATAGATTTCCGAAGTTCGGCTTCTAGGACGGCGATTCTTTTTCTTTCGAATTCACAGCTGGATATGCAACCGTTTCCTCCGTTTCCATTACCACCATCTCTAAGTTTCTTTTCTAGATCGGCAATCTTTCTCAACATTTCATCCCCATGCCTTTTACATTCCTCGAGTCTACGGTCGTCGAAATATCTTTCCAGTTCCTTTTCGACCTCAATAACTTTAGCGCGTTGTCTCTCAAGCTCTCTCTTGTAGTAACTATCATTTTTATCTGATTCCCTGGCACGTTTAAGATCTTCATGCAATTGGGTCAGCTCTTGACGCAATCTCTTAACTTCCTCTCTTGCTTCTTCGTCATAGTACTTACAATCACTATGGGATCCATTGTTACCACGTCTACACTCGGCGAGCTCGCGTTTAAGAGATTCAATTTCCCGTTTGTATTGGTCCATGTCTCCATTGCTACCACCATTAGATTTACAGGCTGCTAGCTGTCGTTCGAGATCAGAAATACGGGTTTTCTTGGAATTGATTTCGTCGATGTACTTGGCATGATTGGCATCGAAACACTTATTAAGTTCTTTTTCCAATTCTACGATTTTATTTCTTTCGCGAGTCAATTCCCTCCTGTAGTAACTATCGGTTTTGTCAGATTCACGCTCTCTACGTAGACTTTCTTGCAAGTTACTAATTTGTTCCCTGGCACGTCCGAGTTCAGTTTTATATGCCGAATAGAGTTCTGATTCATCCTTTGAGCAGATCTCTAGAGATCGTTCAAGATCCCTGATTCTAGTCTTTAGCCTATTTACCTCCTCAGAAGATGATCCGTTACCGTTGCGTTTACACTCGTTAAGCTGTCTATCAAGATCCATGATTCTATCTCTAAGACGTTGCATCTCTCTTTCCATATCAGCATTACTTTCATTATTACGTCTGCAGTCACTCAACTGTCTTTCAAGATCCATGATTCTATCTCTAAGACGTTGCATCTCTCTTTCTGTATCAGCATTGTTCTCATTATTACGTCTACAGTCGTTCAACTGTCTTTCAAGATCTGAGATTCTAGATTGGAGTCTGCTAATCTCTGTAAGATTTCCACGGCATTCACTCAGTTGTCTTTCAAGATCTGAGATTCTAGATTGGAGTCTGCTAATCTCTGTAAGATTTCCTCCTCCGCTCTCGATGCAGTCGGTCAACTTATTCTCTAGTTCTCTAATACGCGAACGCAGTGCATCAACTTCTTGCGTATCTTCCTGGTTGCGTGTACATTCATCGAGTCTAGATTCAAGATCTCTAACGCGTCGTCGTTCTTCCTCAAGTTCTCTACGTACTACAGAAAGCGTGTCCCTATCTTGTTGATATTTAGCAATTTCTGATTCTAGAGTACTGATTCTGCTCACGTAGGTACTAATAGTTGTCTTAGCCTTATCAAGATCCTCCTTGTATTTGTCGCATTCCTTGATATCCCTACGAAGTCTGGACAGTTCCCATTCGACATTACGACGTTTATCGATTTCAGCTCGGAGATCGTCGTCGCGTTGTTTTAGCCACATACGACTGAGTTCAAGTTCTCGTTGACAAGATCCATCCACTTTTCCATCCCTAATAGTATCCAGTTCCTTTTCTAGTTCTGTACGCATTTCTCGTTCCCTATCAAGAGATTCTCTCAATTCTCGGATAGTCTTTTTATCAATTTCTGATGAATCTGAACCATCATCTGTCCCATTTTGCTGCATATCCCTGAGTTCTTTGATCTCTTTTGTAAGTCTGTCGATTCTTTCGGTTTTATAAACAGAATCCCTTTCCAAAGTCCTAATCTTACTGAGTTTATCACTAAGTTCTGCATTCAATTCGGTGAGTTTTCTCTTGGTTTCTTCCAACTCTGTTTTAAACTCTCCACCATTTCCGCATTCTTCCTCGCATTTATCTAGCCATTCAATTAGTTTATTAATAACTAGTTGGTAATCAGCGATTCCTATAGCCGTTCTTGTAATTGTGGGAACATAATTAGGATCTTCAGATGGATTGTATGGCTTGATAACATCATCTTTATCATTATTAGGTGGGGGATGGACAACCTTAATTGGTTGTTGTTCTTCCTTATCTCCTCCAGTAGCGTGTGGTTCTTCAATACCAGTGTTAGTAATAGGCTTAGGCAAATGCTTGTCGTACACTGGCACTTCCTCATCCATCAAGTATTTATAATCGGGTTCTACTTCAGAATATTCTTTTCTAAGAGATGCGACTTCAGGAGTTAGTAGAAGAACTCTGTTTCTGTATCTATCAACGCTGGAATCAATACTCAAGTTAAGGATAGCGAATACCTCATCGTCATCGTCCGTATCCTCTGAAACGCCATCATATGACATTTCATTAAGTCTAACGTATTGATAAACAGAATCAGATTTAGTATTAAACAGATCCTTAACCTTTTTAGTAAATGCATATGTATATTTTAGATCTCCAGATTTCATAATATGATCACATGCCTTAAATGTCAGTGCTTCCATGATATAGTCTGGAACACTAATGGGTGACGAAAAAGATACAGCACCATATGCTACATTGATAAATAGATCCGATCCACTAAGTAGATAATGATTGATGTTAAGGAAGAGGAAATATTCAGTATATAGATATGCCTTAGCATCGTATCTTGTACTAAACACACTAAACAGTTTATTGATGTGTTCAATTTCCAACAGAATAATTAGAGCAGCGGGAATACCAACAAACATATTACCACATCCGTATTTTCTATGAATATCACATATCATGTTAAAAAATCTTGATAGAAGAGCGAATATCTCGTCTGACTTAACGAGTCGTAATTCAGCAGCAGCATAAGTCATAACTGTAAATAGAACATATTTTCCTGTAGTGTTGATTCTATACTCCACATCGACACCATTATTAAAAATAGTTTTATATACATCTTTAATAGGCTCTCCGTTAATCGTCGAACGTTCTAGTATACGGAAACACTTTGATTTCTTATCTGTAGTTAGTGACTTAGTGATATCACGAAGAATATTACGAATTACATTTCTTGTTTTTCTTGAGAGACCGGATTCAGAACTCAACTCATCGTTCCATAGTTTTTCTACCTCGGTGGCGAAATCTTTGGAGTGCTTGGTACATTTTTCAATAAGGTTCGTGACCTCCATTTATTATAAAAAAATTTTATTCAAAACTTAACTACAATCGGGTAATTATAAGATCGTAGATCTCCCATGTGGTGGAATACTACCATCTATCGCATGTGGATGGACAGTAGGTAATGGCCATGGGAACAGTAATGTTTGCATATTTATCTTTCTTGCCAGTATTACTGCATATTGTCCCAATGTTTCGATGTGATGTTCTAACCTATCAACTGCCGCTGTATCACAACAATAGTGTCCGATGGAATTAAGATTATGATCCAATGTGTTTAATATATGATTATCAAGTCTTATACGATCCGCGTCTTTTTTGACAGGATCAGGTTCTTCTACAGGAAGAAGTTTCGGCCTCTTATGATATTCATGCCTGGGAAACGGTGGTCTAGGATGAGGCTCCGGTATCGGAGTGGGTTTTGGATTATAATCATCATCGTCTATGACATCCTCACCATCATCATCATCATCATCATCATCATCATCATCATCATCATCATCATCATCATCATCTTCGACTTCGATATTTATTTTGCTATCTTGATGATGTCCTGTATCAGTTGCATTTTCAGCACTCGACTGAATATTAGCGCATTCATTGTCTATTATTACCATATTTCTAAACCCAAAATGTATGTGTTGAACATCACTGCTATCGTGGATGAGTCTTATAGCATGAATTCGCTTATCGTTATCGGGTTTAGCTTCTGTCACCTTAGCAATTCCTTTTTTATTAAACTCTACATAATCATAACCATTTCTATTGTTTGTTCTAATATAAACGAGTATAGAATCATTGCTAAATTTTTCAATAGTATCGAAAACAGAATATCCTAAACCATATAATATATATTCAGGAACACTCAAACTAAATGTCCAGGATTCTCCTAAATACGTAAACTTTAATAGTGCGAAATCATTCAAAAATCTACCACTTATAGATAGATAGTACATAAATGCGTATAGTAGTCTACCTATCTCTTTATTATGAAAACCGGCATTACGATCATATATGTCATGATATACCTGTGATCCGTTTACGTTAAACCATAAATACATGGGTGATCCTATAAACATGAATTTATTTCTAATTCTCAGAGCCATAGTTAATTGACCGTGTAATATTTGCTTACATGCATACTTGATACGCTCATTAATAAGATTTTTATCATTGCTCGTTATCTCAGAATCGTATATATAAGGAGTACCATCGTGATTCTTACCAGATATTATACAAAATACTATATATAAAATATATTGACCAACGTTAGTAATCATATAAATATGTTTAACGTTTTAAATTTTGTATTCAATGATCCATTATCATACGCTAGCATGGTCTTATGATATTCATTCTTTAAAATATAATATTGTGTTAACCATTGCATTGGGGCTCCTAATGGAGATTTTCTATTCTCATCCATTTTAGGATAGGCTTTCATAAAGTCCCTAATAACTTCGTGAATAATGTTTCTATGTTTTCTACTGATGCATGTATTTGCTTCGATTTTTTTATCCCATGTTTCATCTATCATAGATTTAAACGCAGTAATGCTCGCAACATTAACATCTTGAACTGGCTGCACTATTCCATTCCATAAATTTATAATGTTCGCCATTTATATAACTCATTTTTTGAATATACTTTTAATTAAACAAAAGAGTTAAGTTCATTCATATGTACGCCGTCCAGTCTGTACATCAATCTTTTTAGCCAGAGATATCATAGCCGCTCTCAGAGTTTCAGCGTGATTTTCCAACCTAAATAGAACTTCATCGTTGCGTTTACAACACTTTTCGATTTGTTCAAACTTTGTTGTTACATTATTAATCTTTTTTTCCAAATTAGTTAGCCGTTGTTTGAGAGTTTCCTCATTGTCGTCTCCATCGGCTTTAACAATTGCTTCGCGTTTAGCCTCTGGCTTTTTAGCAGCCTTTGTAGAGAAAAATTCAGTTGCTGGAATTGCAAGATCATCGTCTCCGGGGAAAAGAGTTCCGTCCATTTAAAGTACAGATTTTAGAAACTGACACTCTGCGTTATTTATATTTGGTGCAACACATGGATTATAAATATCGATGTTAATAACATCAGAAAATGTAAAGTCTATACATTGTTGCATCGTGTTAAATTTTCTAATGGATCTAGTATTATTGAGTCCAACTTCTGCCTGAAATCCAAATATAGAAGCGGATACAAAACCGTTTCCTGGATAAACCACACATCTCCACTTTTGCTTTACATCAGAAATTGTGTCATTGACATCTTGAACTCTCCTATCTAATGCCGGTGTTCCACCTATAGATTTTGAATATTCGAATGCTGCATGCGTAGCATTAAATTCCTTAATATTGCCATAATTCTCATATATTGAGTAACCCTGGATAAAAAGTAAACACACTGCAGCCGTCGCTACCACAATAAAAAAAATCGATAGAGCGTTCATTTATAATCTATTAGAAGCTGACAAAATTTTTTTACACGCATCAGACAATGCTTTAATAAATAGTTCAACATCTACTTTTGTCATATCGAACCGATGGTATGATTCTAACCTAGAATTACATCCGAAAAAGTTGACTATGTTCATAGTCATTAAGTCATTAACAAACAATATTCCAGACTCTGGATTATAAGATGATACTGTTTCGTCACAATCACCTACCTTAATCATGTGATTATGAATATTGGCTATTAGAGCACCTTCTAAGAAATCTATAATATCTTTGAAACACGATTTAAAATCAAACCACGAATATACTTCTACGAAGAAAGTTAGTTTACCCATAGGAGAGATAACTATAAATGGAGATCTAGATACAAAATCCGGATCTATGATAGTTTTAATATTATTATATTCTCTATTAAATACCTCAACATCTAAAAATGTTAATTTTGAAACTATGTCTTCGCTTATTGCCGTACCTGAACTAAACGCTATAAGCTCTATTGTTTGAGAACTCTTTAAACGATATTCTTGAAATACATGTAACAAAGTTTCCTTTAACTCGGTCGGTTTATCCACCATAGTTACAGAATTTGTATCCTTATCTATAATATAATAATCAAAATCGTATAAAGTTATATAATTATCGCGTTCAGATTGTGATCTTTTCAAATAGACTAAAAACCCCATTTCTCTAGTAAGTATCTTATGTATATGTTTGTAAAATATCTTCATGGTGGGAATATGCTCTACCGCAGTTAGCCATTCCTCATTGACAGCGGTAGATGTATTAGACAAAACTATTCCAATGTTTAACAAGGGCCATTTTACGAGATTATTAAATCCTTGTTTGATAAATGTAGCCAATGAGGGTTCGAGTTCAACGACGATTGAATTCTCTTCCCGCGGATACTGCATGATGAACTACGGGATGTTGTTCGATTGATTTGGAATTCTTTTTCGACTTTTTGTTTATATTAAATATTTTAAAATTTATAGCTGATAGCAATTCATGTACTACGGATAATGTAGACGTGTATTGCGCATCGATATCTTTATTATTAGATAAATTTATCAATAAATGTGAGAAGTTTGCCTCGTTAAGGTCTTCCATTTAAATATTATATAAACATTTGTGTTTGCATCTTATTCGTCTTTTGTGGAATAGTTTTTAACTAGTAAAGCTGTAATTACATACTTTGTCCGTAAAACATAAATATAAACACCAGCTCTTATCAACCGTTCCAAAAAGTCGACGGCTGACATTTTTAACATGGCATCTATTTTAAATACGCTTAGATTTCTAGAAAAAACATCATTTTATAATTGCGACAATTTAATAACTACTGAAAAGATAAAGATTAAACATAAGGGAATGGCATTTGTATTTTATAAGCCAAAGCATTCTACCGTTGTTAAATACTTGTCTGGAGGAGGTATATATCATGATGACTTGGTTGTATTGGGGAAGGTAACAATTAATGATCTAAAGATGATGCTATTTTACATGGATTTATCATATCATGGAGTAACAAGTAGCGGAGCAATTTACAAATTGGGATCATCCATAGATAGACTTTCTCTAAATAGGACTATTGTTACAAAAGTTAATAACAATTATAATAATTATAATTATAATAATAATAATAATAATTATAATAATTATAATAATTATAATAATTATAATGATACATTTTTTGACGACGATGATTGATCGCTATTGCACAATTTTGTTTTTTTACTTTCTAATATAGTGTTTAGATTCTTTTTCATATGTGAATATTGATTTACTAAAATATCTATGTTTAACTTTTGTTCTATAACGTCCTTATCGGCGGTATCGGTACATATACGTAATTCACCTTCACAAAATACAGAGTCTTCGATAATAATAGCCAATCGATTATTGGATCTAGCCGTCTGTATCATATTCAACATGTTTAATATATCCTTTCGTTTCCCCTTTACAGGCATCGATCGTAGCATATTTTCCGCGTCTGAGATGGAAATGTTAAAACTACAAAAATGCGTAATGTTAGCCCGTCCCAATATTGGTACGTGTCTATAAGTTTGGCATAGTAGAATAATAGACGTGTTCAAATGCCTTCCAAAGTTTAAGAATTCTATTAGAGTATTGCATTTTGATAGTTTATCACCTACATCATCAAAAATAAGTAAAAAGTGTGCTGATTTTTTATGATTTTGTGCGACAGCAATACATTTTTCTATGTTACTTTTAGTTCGTATCAGATTATATTCTAGAGCTTCCTGACTACTAACGAAATTAATATGATTTGGCCAAATGTATCCGTCATAATCTGGATTATAAACGGGTGTAAACAAGAATATATGTTTATATTTTTTAACTAGTGTAGAAAACAGAGATAGTAAATAGATAGTTTTTCCAGATCCAGATCCTCCCGTTAAAACCATTCTAAACGGCATTTTTAATAAATTTTCTCTTGAAAACTGTTTTTCTTGAAAACAATTCATAATTATATTTACAGTTACTAAATTAATTTGATAATAAATCAAAATATGGAAAACTAAGGTCGTTAGTAGGGAGGCGAACAACGAAGGAATATCGTGATATAAATAATATTTATTATCATGATGACACCAGAAAACGACGAAGAGCAGACATCTGTGTTCTCCGCTACTGTTTACGGAGACAAAATTCAGGGAAAAAATAAACGCAAACGCGCGATTGGTCTATGTATTAGAATATCTATGGTTATTTCACTACTATCTATGATTACCATGTCAGCGTTTCTCATAGTGCGCCTAAATCAATGCATGTCTGCTAACGAGGCTGCTATTACTGACTCCGCTGTTGCCGTTGCTGCTACATCATCTACTCATAGAAAGGTTGCGTCTAGCACTACACAATATGATCACAAAGAAAGCTGTAATGGTTTATATTACCAGGGTTCTTGTTATATATTACATTCAGACTATAAGTCATTTGAGGATGCTAAAGCAAACTGCACTGCGGAATCATTAACACTACCCAATAAATCCGATGTCTTGGCTACCTGGCTAGCTGAATATGTTGAGGATACATGGGGATCTGACGGTAATCCAATTACAAAAACTACATCCGAGTATCAAGATTCTGATGTATCACAAGAAGTTAGAAAGTATTTTTGTGTTAAAATAATGAACTAATATTTATTTTTGTACATAAATAAATGAAATCGCTTAATAGACAAACTGTAAGTAGGTTTAAGAAGTTGTCGGTGCCGGCCGCCATAATGATGATACTCTCAACCATTATTAGCGGCATAGGAACATTTCTGCATTACAAAGAAGAACTGATGCCTAGTGCTTGCGCCAATGGATGGATACAATACGATAAACATTGTTATCTGGATACCAACATTAAAATGTCCACAGATAATGCAGTTTATCAGTGTCGTAAATTACGAGCTAGATTGCCTAGACCTGATACTAGACATCTGAGAGTATTGTTTAGTATTTTTTATAAAGATTATTGGGTAAGTTTAAAAAAGACCAATGATAAATGGTTAGATATTAATAATGATAAAGATATAGATATTAGCAAATTAACAAATTTTAAACAACTAAACGGTACTACGGATTCTGAAGCGTGTTATATATACAAGTCTGGAAAACTGGTTAAAACAGTATGTAAAAGTACTCAATCTGTACTATGTGTTAAAAGATTCTACAAGTAACAACAAAAATGAAATAATAATAAGTCCTTAACGAACGCCGCCATGGACGCCGCGTTTGTTATTACTCCAATGGGTGTGTTGACTATAACAGATACATTATATGAGGATCTCGATATCTCAATAATGGACTTTATAGGACCATACATTATAGGTAACATAAAAACTGTCCAAATAGATGTACGGGATATAAAATATTCCGACATGCAAAAATGCTACTTTAGCTATAAGGGTAAAATAGTTCCTCAGGATTCTAATGATTTGGCTAGATTCAACATTTATAGCATTTGTGCAGCATACAGATCAAAAAATACCATCATCATAGCATGCGACTATGATATCATGTTAGATATAGAAGGTAAACATCAGCCATTTTATCTATTCCCATCTATTGATGTTTTTAACGCTACAATCATAGAAGCGTATAATCTGTATACAGCTGGAGATTATCATCTGATCATCAATCCTTCAGATGATCTGAAAATGAAATTGTCGTTTAATTCTTCATTCTGCATATCAGACGGCAATGGATGGATCATAATTGATGGGAAATGCAATAGTAATTTTTTATCATAAAAGTTGTAAAGTAAATAATAAAACAATAAATATTGAACTAGTAGTACGTATATTGAGCAATCAGAAATGATGCTGGTACCACTTATCACGGTGACCGTAGTTGCGGGAACAATATTAGTATGTTATATATTATATATTTGTAGGAAAAAGATATGTACTGTCTATAATGACAACAAAATTATCATGACAAAATTAAAAAAGATAAAGAATTCTAATTCCAGCAATTCTAGTAAATCAACCGATAGCGAATCAGACTGGGAGGATCACTGTAGTGCCATGGAACAAAATAATGACGTAGATAATATTTCTAGGAATGAGATATTGGATGATGATAGCTTCGCTGGTAGTTTAATATGGGATAACGAATCCAATGTCATGGCGCCTAGTACAGAACACATTTACGATAGTGTTGCCGGAAGCACGCTGCTAATAAATAGTGATCGTAATGAACAGACTATTTATCAGAACACTACAGTAGTAATTAATGAGACGGAGACTGTTGAAGTACTTAATGAAGATACCAAACAGAATCCTAGCTATTCTTCCAATCCTTTCGTGAATTATAATAAAACCAGTATTTGTAGCAAGTCAAATCCGTTTATTACAGAACTCAACAATAAATTTAGTGAGAATAATCCGTTTAGACGAGCACATAGCGATGATTATCTTAATAAGCAAGAACAAGAACAAGATCATGAACACGATGATATAGAATCATCGGTTGTATCATTGGTCTAATTAGTGTCCTTTTTATAAAATTGAAGTAATATTTAGTATTAATTGCCGCCGTTGCATTGTACAAATATGGAGATATTCCCTGTATTCGGCATTTCTAAAATTAGCAATTTTATTGCTAATAATGACTGTAGATATTATATAGATGCAGAACATCAAAAAATTATATCTGATGAGATCAATAGACAGATGGATGAAACGGTACTTCTTACCAACATCTTAAGCGTAGAAGTTGTAAATGACAATGAGATGTACCATCTTATTCCTCATAGACTATCAACGATTATACTCTGTATTAGTTCTGTCGGAGGATGTGTTATCTCTATAGATAATGATGTCAATGACAAAAATATTCTAACCTTTCCCATTGATCATGCTGTAATCATATCCCCACTGAGTAAATGTGTCGTGGTTAGCAAGGGTCCTACAACCATACTGGTTGTTAAAGCGGATATACCCAGCAAACGATTGGTAACATCGTTTACAAACGACATATTGTATGTAAACAATCTGTCACTGATTAATTATTTGCCGTTGTCTGTATTCATTATTAGACGAGTTACCGACTATTTGGATAGACACATATGTGATCAGATATTTGCTAATAATAAGTGGTATTCCATTATAACCATCGACGATAAGCAATTTCCTATTCCATCAAACTGTATAGGTATGTCCTCTGCCAAGTATATAAATTCTAGCATCAAGCAAGATACTTTAATCCATGTTTGTAACCTCGAGCATCCGTTCGACTCAGTATACAAAAAAATGCAGTCGTACAATTCTGTACCTATCAAGGAACAAATATTGTACGGTAGAATTGATAATATAAATATGAGCATTAGTATTTCTGTCAATTAATGGATTTCTAGGTACGGATCATTAATCATCTCTAAATATCTCGTAAAACAAAAATGCTGCTACAAATGAAAAAAAAGCTATTACCAAATACTGTACGGTATGGATTCATTCTTTTCTCTTTTTATGAAACTCTGTTGTATATCTACTGATAAAACTGGAAGCAAAAAATCTGATAGGAAGAACAAGAACAAGAACAATAACAATGATTATATGGAACATGATTATTATAAAATAACAATAATTCCTGGTTCCTCCTCCACGTCTACTACCTCGTGGTATTATACACATGCCTAGTAATAGTCTCTTTGCATTGACGGAAAGCAGACTAGAAATAACAGGCTAAAATGTTCAGACACCATAATAGTTCCCAACCCAGATAATAACAGAGTACCATCAACACATTCCTTTAAACTCAACCCCAAACCCAAAACCGTTAAAATGTATCCAGCCAATTGATAGTAGATAATTAGATGTATGACACATGATAATTTACACAGTAACCAAAATGAAAACACTTTAGTAATTATAAGAAATATAGACGGTAATGTCATCATCAACAATCCGATAATATGCCGGAGAGTAAACATTGACGGATAAAACAAAAATGCCCCACATAACTCTATCATGGCAATCACACAACCAAACACTTGTAAAATTCCTAAATTAGTAGAAAATACAACTGATATCGATGTATAAGCGATTTCGAGAAATAATAAGAATAAAGTAATGCCCGTAAAGATAAACATCAACATTGTTTGGTAATCATTAAACCAATTAGTATGACATTGAACTAATTTCACAGTAGATTTTATTCCAGTATTGTCACCGCATGTATACGTACCTGGTAAGATATCTTTATATTCCATAATCAACGAGACATCATTATCCGATAACGAATGAAGTCTAGCACTAGTATGCCATTTACTTAATATAGTCGTCTTGGAAGTTTTATTATAAGTTAAAATATCATGGTTGTCCAATTTCCATCTAATATACTTTGTCGGATTGTCTATAGTACACGGAATAATGATGGTATCATTGCACGCCGTGTACTCTATGGTCTTTGTAGATGTTATAACCACAAAAGTACAGAGGTATATCAACGATATTCTAACTCTTAACATTTTTATTTATTTAAAATGATACCTTTGTTATTTATTTTATTCTATTTTGCTAACGGTATCGAATGGCATAAGTTTGAAACGAGTGAAGAAATAATTTCTACTTACTTAATAGATGATGTATTATATACGGGTGTTAATGGGGCGATATATGCATTTTCAAATAATAAACTAAACAAAACTGGTTTAACTAATAATAATTATATCACAACATCTATAAAAGTAGAGGATGAGAATACATTAGTATGCGGAACCAATAACGGAAATCCCAAATGTTGGAAAATAGACGGTTCTGAAGATCCAAAACATAGAGGTAGAGGATATGCTCCTTATCAAAATAGTAAAGTGACGATAATCAGTCATAACGAATGTGTACTATCTGACATAAACATATCAAAAGAAGGAATTAAAAGATGGAGACGATTTGACGGACCATGTGGTTATGATTTATACACGGCAGATAACGTGATTCCAAAAGATGGTGTACGTGGAGCATTCGTTGATAAAGATGGAACTTATGACAAAGTTTACATTCTTTTCACTGATACTATCGACACAAAGAGAATTGTTAAAATTCCGTATATAGCACAAATGTGTTTAAATGACGAAGGTGGTCCATCATCATTGTCTAGTCATAGATGGTCGACGTTTCTCAAGGTCGAATTAGAATGTGATATCGACGGAAGAAGTTATAGACAAATTATTCATTCTAAAACTATAAAAACAGATAATGATACGATACTATATGTATTCTTCGATAGTCCTTATTCCAAGTCCGCATTATGCACCTATTCTATGAATGCCATTAAACACTCTTTTTCTACGTCAAAATTGGAAGGATATACAAAGCAATTGCCATCTCCAGCTCCTGGTATATGTCTACCAGCTGGAAAAGTTGTTCCACATACCACGTTTGACATCATAGAACAATATAATGAGCTAGATGATATTATAAAGCCTTTATCTCAACCTATCTTCGAAGGACCGTCTGGTGTTAAATGGTTTGATATAAAGGAGAAGGAAAATGAACATCAGGAATATAGAATATACTTCATAAAAGAAAATACTATATATTCGTTCGATACAAAATCTAAACAAACTCGCAGTGCACAAGTTGATGCGCGACTATTTTCAGTAATGGTAACCTCTAAACCGTTATTTATAGCAGATATAGGGATAGGAGTAGGAATGCCACAAATGAAAAAAATATTTAAAATGTAATCTTAATCTGGTACACACACGACAATGAACAAACCTAAGACAGATTATGCTGGTTATGCTTGCTGCGTAATATGCGGTCTAATTGTTGGAATTATTTTTACAGCGACACTATTAAAAGTTGTAGAACGTAAATTAGTTCATACACCATCAATAGATAAAACGATAAAAGATGCATACATTAGAGAAGACTGTCCTACTAACTGGATAAGCTATAATAATAAATGTATCCATTTATCTACTGATCTAAATACATGGGAGGGAGGACGTAATGCATGCAAAGCTCTAAATCCAAATTCTGATCTAATTAAGATAGAGACTCCAAACGAGTTAAGCTTTTTAAGAAGCCTTAGAAGAGGCTATTGGGTAGGAGAATCCGAAATATTAAACCAGACAACCACATATAATTTTATAGCTAAGAATACCACAAAGAATGGAACTAAAAAACGGAAATATATTTGTAGTACAACTAATATCCCCAAACTGCATTCGTGTTACACTATATAATAATACATAAAACTATGCTACATTTTTATCATAACACTACTTCTATTAGATGTTTTAGAAAAAAATAAATATCGCCGTACCGTTCTTGTTTTTATAAAAATACCAATTAACAACTATCAAACTTTTTATTCTTTAATATTTTATGTGGTTGACCATTCTTGGTGGTAAAATAATCTCGTAGTGTTGGAATGGAATGCTGTTTAATGTTTCCACATTCATCGTATATTTTGACGTATGCGGTCACGTCGTTTACGCAATAATCTGACTGTAGTTCTATCATGCTTCCTACATTAGAAGGAGGAACAGTTTTAAAGTCTCTTGAACTTAATCTATTGCCGTTTTTCATGAAATCCTTTGTTTTATCCACTTCACATTTTAAATAGATGTCCACTATACATTCTTCTGTTAATTTTACTAGATCATCATGGGTCATAGAATTTATAGGTTCCATAGTCCATGGATCCAAACTAGCAAACTTCGCATATACAGTATCACGATTAGTGTGTACACCAACGGTATGAAAATTAAGAAAACAGTTTAATAGATCAACAGAAATATTTAATCCTCCGTTTGATACAGATGCACCATATTTATGGATTTCGGATTCACACGTTGTTTGTCTGAGGGGTTCGTCTAGCGTTGCTTCTACATAAACTTCTATTCCCATATATTCTTTATTGTCAGAATCACATACCGATTTATCATACGCTGTTTCAGTTGTTTGAAAACTAAATGGTAGACACATCAAAATAACAAATACTAACGAGTACATTCCGCAATATTGTTATCGTAATTGGAAAATTAGTGTTCAAGTGAGTCGTATTATGTGAGTACTGGATTGTATATTTTATTTTATATTTTATATTTTGTAGTAAGAATAGAATGCTAATGATAAGTTTATTCCAATAGATGTCTTATTAAAAAACATATATAATAAATAACAATGGCTGAATGGCATAAAATTATCGAGGATATCTCAAAAAATAATAAGTTCGAGGATGCCGCCATCGTTGATTACAAGACTACAAAGAATGTTCTAGCGGCTATTCCTAACAGAACATTTGCCAAGATTAATCCGGGTGAAGTTATTCCTCTCATCACTAATCATAATATTCTAAAACCTCTTATTGGTCAGAAATTTTGTATCGTGTATACTAACTCTCTAATGGATGAGAACACGTATGCTATGGAGTTGCTTACTGGGTACGCACCTGTATCTCCTATCGTTATAGCGAGAACTCATACCGCACTTATATTTTTGATGGGTAAGCCTACAACATCCAGACGTGACGTGTATAGAACGTGTAGAGATCACGCTACCCGTGTACGTGCAACTGGTAATTAAAATGAAAAGTAATTTATGTGTAGTGTCAATTTTAAATGATGATGAACTGGAGAATATCCATATTGATGATGACAATAATGCCGATACTGGCATACAGTTCATCGATTTTTAGATTTCATTCAGAGGATGTGGAATTATGTTATGGGAATTTGTATTTTGATAGGATCTATAATAATGTAGTAAATATAAAATATATTCCTGAGCATATTCCATATAGATATAATTTTATTAATCGCACGTTCTCCGTAGATGAACTAGACGATAATGTCTTTTTTACACATGGTTATTTTTTAAAACACAAATATGGTTCACTTAATCCTAGTTTGATTGTCTCATTATCAGGAAACTTAAAATATAATGATATACAATGCTCAGTAAATGTATCGTGTCTCATTAAAAATTTGGCAACGAGTACATCTACTATATTAACATCTAAACATAAGACTTATTCTCTACATCGGTCCACGTGTATTACTATAATAGGATACGATTCTATTATATGGTATAAAGATATAAATGACAAGTATAATGACATCTATGATTTTACTGCAATATGTATGCTAATAGCGTCTACATTGATAGTGACCATATACGTGTTTAAAAAAATAAAAATGAACTCTTAATTATGCTATGCTATTGAAATGGATAAAATCAAAATTACGGTTGATTCAAAAATTGGTAGTATTGTTACCATATCGTATAACTTGGAAAAGATAACTATTGATGTCACGCCAAAAAAGAAAAAAGAAAAGGATGTATTGTTAGCACAATCAGTTGCTGTCGAAGAGGCAAAAGATGTCAAGACGGAAGAAAAAAATATTGTCGATATTACTGATGACGATGATATGGATGTAGAGAGTTCAGTGATCTACGAATAAAATAAGTATTAAATACTTTATACTTTTTATTTACGGTGCTCTTACTGTGTAGTGACACTATATTTTTTTAAAAAATACTTATTCTGATTCTTCTAGCCATTTCCTTGTTCGTTCGAATGCCACATCAACATCAAAGATAGGGGAGTAGTTGAAATCTAGTTCTGCATTGTTGGTGCGCACCTCAAATGTAGTATTGGATATCTTCAACGTATAGTTGTTCAGTAGTGATGGTTTTCTAAATAGAATTCTCTTCATATCATTCTTGCACGCGTACATTTTTAGCATCCATCTTGGAATCCTAGATCCTTGTTCTATTCCCAATGGTTTCATCAATAGAAGATTAAACATATCGTACGAACACGATGGAGAGTAATCGTAGCAAAAGTAAGCATTTCCTTTAATCTCAGATCCCGGATACTGGATATATTTTGCAGCTAACACGTGCATCCATGCGACATTTCCTACATATACCCGGCTATGCACCGCGTCATCATCTACTGTACGATACATGATGTTACCGTGTTGCTTACATTGCTCGTAAAAGACTTTCGTCAGTTTGTCTCCTTCTCCGTAAATTCCAGTGGGTCTTAGGCAACAAGTATACAATTTTGCTCCATTCATGATTACGGAATTATTGGCTTTCATGACCAGTTGCTCAGCCATACATTTACTTTTTGCGTATACATGTCCTGGCGATATATCGTACAGGGTATGCTCGTGTCCGATGAATGGATCGCCGTGTTTATTTGGTCCTATTGCTTCCATGCTACTAGTATAGATCAAATACTTGATTCCTAGGTCCACACAAGCTGCCAATATAGTCTGTGTTCCATAATAGTTTACTTTCATGATTTCATTATCGGTGTATTTTCCAAATACATCCACTAGAGCAGCCGTATGAATAATCAGATTTACCCCATCTAGTGCCTCTCTCACCTTATCAAAGTCGTTTATATCACATTGTATGTAATTTATAACCTTAACCTTTGATGTGAGAGGTTGTGGATCTTCTACAACATCTATGACTCTGATTTCCTGAACATCATCTGCACTAATTAAAAGTTTTACTATATATCTGCCTAGAAATCCGGCACCGCCAGTAACCGCGTACACGGCCATTGCTGCCACTCGTAATATCTGACTACTTATTCTATTTTACTAAATAATGGCTGTTTGTATAATAGACCACGATAATATCAGAGGAGTTATTTACTTTGAACCAGTTCATGGAAAAGATAAAGTTTTAGGATCAGTTATTGGATTAAAATCCGGAACGTATAATTTGATAATTCATCGTTACGGGGATATTAGTCGAGGATGTGATTCCATAGGCAATCCAGAAATATTTATCGGTGACATCTTTGTAAACAGATATGGTGTATCATATGTTTATTTAGATACAGATGTAAATATATCTACAATTATTGGAAAGGCGTTATCTATTTCAAAAAATGATCAGAGATTAGCGTGTGGAGTCATTGGTATTTCTTTCATTAATGAAAAGATAATACATTTTCTTACAATTAACGATAATGGCGTTTGATATATCAGTTAATGCGTCTAAAACAATAAATGCATTAATTTACTTTTCTACTCAGCAAAATAAATTAGTCATACGTAATGAAGTTAATGATACACACTATACTGTCGAATTTGATAGGGACAAAGTAGTTGATACGTTTATTTCATATAATAGACATAATGACTCCATAGAGATAAGAGGGGTGCTTCCAGAGGAAACTAATATTGCTTGCACGGTTAATACGCCGGTTAGCATGACTTACTTGTATAATAAGTATAGTTTTAAACTGATTTTAGAAGAATATATAAAACATAGAAACACTGTATCCGGTAATATTTATTCGGCATTGATGACACTAGATGATTTGGCTATTAAACAGTATGGAGACATTGATATATTATTTAATGAGAAACTTAAAATAGACTCCGTTTCGGGACTATTTAACTTTGTCAACTTTGTAAAGGATATGATATGTTGTGATTCTAGAATAGTAGTAGCTCTATCTAGTCTAGTATCTAAACATTGGGAATTGACAAATAAAAAGTATAGGTGTATGGCATTAGCCGAACATATAGCTGATAGCATTCCAATATCTGAGCTATCTAGACTACGATACAATCTATGTAGGTATCTACGCGGGCACACTGAGAGCATAGAGGATGAATTTGATTATTTTGAAGACGATGATTCGTCTACATGTTCTGCCGTACCCGACAGGGAAACGGATGTATAATTTTTATAGTGTGTAGGATATAATAAAAATATAATTATTTTATACTATACATATCCAATTCCAATTCCAATCACATTATATGATTCTGTAAAAAAATTATACTGTAACACAATGAAGTAGTCTCATAGATGTATAGAGGTCAGATACTGGTTTGATAAACTTTTTATTCCACATGAGTATGTTTGACTTTATGGTTAGACCCGCATACTTTAACAAATCACTGAAAATTGGAGTTAGGTATTGACCTCTCAGAATCAGTTGCCGTTCTGGAACATTAAATGTATTTTTTATGATATACTCCAACGCATTTATGTGGGCATACAACAAGTCATTACTAATGGAGTATTCCAAGAGTTTTAGTTGTCTAGTATTCAACAAGAGAAGAGATTTCAACAGACTGTTTATGAACTCGAATGCTGCCTCATTGTCACTTATATTGATGATGTCGAATTCTCCCAATATCATCACCGATGAGTAGCTCATCTTGTTATCAGGATCCAAGTTTTCTAAAGATGTCATTAAACTCTCGATCATGAATGGATTTATCATCATCGTTTTTATGTTGGACATGAGCTTAGTCCGTTTGTCCACATCTATAGACGATGATTTCTGAATTATTTCATATATCTCTCTCTTTAACTCCAGGAACTTGTCAGGATGGTCTACTTTAACATGTTCTCGTCTAAGAGATGAAAATCTTTGGATGGTAGCATGTGACTTTTCTCTAAAGGATGACGTTGCCCAAGATCCTCTCTTAAATGAATCCATCTTATCCTTGGACAAGATGGACAGTCTATTTTCCTTAGATGGTTTGATATGTTTATTACCCATGATATCTGTAAAGGTAGACCTAATCGTCTCGGATGACCTATATATTTATTTTCAGTTTTATTATACGCATAAATTGTAAAAAATATGTTAGGTTTACGAAAATGTCTCGTGGGGCATTAATCGTTTTTGAAGGATTGGACAAATCTGGAAAAACAACACAATGTATGAACATCATGGAATCGATACCTTCAAACACGATAAAATATCTTAACTTTCCTCAGAGATCCACCGTCACTGGGAAGATGATAGATGACTATCTAACTCGTAAAAAAACCTATAATGATCATATAGTTAATCTACTATTTTGTGCAAATAGATGGGAGTTTGCATCTTTTATACAAGAACAACTAGAACAGGGAATTACTTTAATAGTTGATAGATACGCGTTCTCTGGAGTAGCGTATGCCACCGCTAAAGGCGCGTCAATGACTCTGAGTAAGAGTTATGAATCTGGATTGCCTAAACCCGACTTAGTTATATTCTTGGAATCTGGTAGCAAAGAAATTAATAGAAACGTCGGCGAGGAAATTTATGAAGATGTTGAATTCCAACAAAAGGTATTACAAGAATATAAAAAAATGATTGAAGAAGGAGATATTCATTGGCAAATTATTTCTTCTGAATTCGAGGACGATGTAAAGAAGGAGTTGATCAAGAATATAGTTATAGAGGCTATGCACACGGTTACTGGACCAGTGGGACAACTTTGGATGTAATAAAGTGAAATTACATTTTTTATAAATAGATGTTAGTACAGTGTTAGAAATGGATGACGCATATTACTCTGGTAACTTGGAATCAGTACTCGGATATGTGTCCGATATGCATACCGAACTCGCATCAATATCTCAACTAATCATTGCAAAGATAGAAACTATAGATAATGATATATTAAACAACGATATTGTAAATTTCATTATGTGTAGATCAAACTTGGATAATCCATTTATCTCTTTCCTAGACACTGTATATACTATTATAGATCAAGAGATCTATCAGACTGAGTTGATTAATTCATTAGACGACAATGAAATTATCGATTGTATAGTTAATAAGTTTATGAGCTTTTATAAGGATAACCTAGAAAATATAGTAGATGCTATCATTACTCTAAAATATATAATGAATAACCCAGATTTTAAAACTACGTATGCCGAAGTACTCGGTTCCAGAATATCCGATATAGATATTAAACAAGTGATACGTAAGAATATACTACAATTGTCTAATGATATCCGCGAACGATATTTGTGAAAAATATTAAAAAAAGATACTTTTTTTATTAAATGACGTCGCTTCGCGAATTTAGAAAATTATGCTGTGATATATATCACGCATCAGGATATAAAGAAAAATCTAAATTAATTAGAGACTTTATAACATATAGGGATGATAAATATTTGATCATTAAGCTATTGCTTCCCGGATTAGACGATAGAATTTATAACATGAACGATAAACAAATTATAAAATTATATAGTATAATATTTAAACAATCTCAGGAAGATATGCTACAAGATTTAGGATACGGATATATAGGAGACACTATTAGGACATTCTTCAAAGAGAACACAGAGATCCGTCCACGAGATAAAAGCATTTTAACTTTAGAAGAAGTGGATAGTTTCTTAACTACATTATCATCCGTAACTAAAGAATCGCATCAAATAAAATTATTGACCGATATCGCATCCGTTTGTACATGTAATGATTTGAAATGTGTAGTCATGCTTATTGATAAAGATCTAAAAATTAAAGCTGGTCCTCGGTACGTGCTTAACGCTATTAGTCCTCATGCCTATGATGTTTTTAGAAAATCTAATAACTTGAAAGAGATAATAGAAAATGCAGCTAAACAAAATCTAGACTCTATATCTATTTCTGTTATGACTCCAATTAATCCCATGTTAGCGGAATCGTGTGATTCTGTCAATAAGGCGTTTAAAAAATTTCCATCAGGAATGTTTGCGGAAGTCAAATACGATGGTGAAAGAGTACAAGTTCATAAAAAAAATAACGAGTTTGCCTTCTTTAGTAGAAACATGAAACCAGTACTCTCTCATAAAGTGGATTATCTCAAAGAATACATACCGAAAGCATTTAAAAAAGCTACGTCTATCGTATTGGATTCTGAAATTGTTCTTGTAGACGAACATAATGTACCGCTACCGTTTGGAAGTTTAGGTATACACAAAAAGAAAGAATATAAAAACTCTAACATGTGTTTGTTCGTGTTTGACTGTTTGTACTTTGATGGATTCGATATGACGGACATTCCATTGTACGAACGAAGATCTTTTCTCAAAGATGTTATGGTCGAAATACCCAATAGAATAGTATTCTCAGAGTTGACTAATATTAGTAACGAGTCTCAGTTAACCGATGTATTGGATGATACACTAACGAGAAAATTAGAAGGATTGGTCTTAAAAGATATTAATGGAGTATACGAACCGGGAAAGAGAAGATGGTTAAAAATAAAGCGAGACTATTTGAACGAGGGTTCCATGGCAGATTCTGCCGATTTAGTAGTACTAGGTGCTTACTATGGTAAAGGAGCAAAGGGTGGTATCATGGCAGTCTTTCTAATGGGTTGTTACGACGATGAATCCGGTAAATGGAAGACTGTAACTAAATGTTCCGGACACGATGATAATACGTTAAGGGTTTTGCAAGACCAATTAAAGATGATCAAAATTAACAAGGATCCCAAAAAAATTCCAGAGTGGTTGGTAGTTAATAAAATCTATATTCCCGATTTTGTAGTAGAGGATCCAAAACAATCTCAGATATGGGAAATTTCAGGAGCAGAGTTTACGTCTTCAAAGTCCCATACAGCGAATGGAATATCAATTAGATTTCCTAGATTTACTAGGATTAGAGAAGATAAAACGTGGAAAGAATCTACTCATCTAAACGATTTAGTAAACTTGACTAAATCTTAATAGTTACATACAAACTGAAAATTAAAATAGTACTATTTAGTTGGTGGTCGTCATGGATGGTGTTATCGTATACTGTCTAAATGCGTTAGTAAAACATGGCGAGGAAATAAATCATATAAAAAATGATTTCATGATTAAACCATGTTGTGAACGAGTTTGTGAAAAAGTCAAGAACGTTCACATCGACGGACAATCTAAAAACAATACAGTGATTGCGGATTTGCCATATCTGGATAATGCTGTATCTGATGTATGCAAGTCAATATATAAAAAGAATACATCAAGAATATCCAGATTTGCTAATTTGATAAGAATAGATGACGACGACAAGACTCCTACGGGTGTATATAATTATTTTAAACCTAAAGATGCTATTCCTGTTATTATATCCATAGGAAAGGATAAAGATGTCTGTGAACTATTAATCTCATCTGATAAAGCATGTGCGTGTATAGAGTTAAATTCATATAAAGTAGCCATTCTTCCCATGAATGTTTCCTTCTTTACCAAAGGAAATGCGTCATTGATTATTCTCCTGTTTGACTTCTCTATCGATGCGGCACCTCTCTTAAGAAGTGTAACCGATAATAATGTTGTTATATCTAGACACAAACGTCTACATGACGAGCTTCCGAGTTCCAATTGGTTCAAGTTTTACATAAGTATAAAGTCCGATTATTGTTCTATCTTATATATGGTAGTTAACGGATCTGTGATGTATGCAATAGCTGATAATAGAACTCACGCAACTATTAGCAAAAATATATTAGACAATAGTACAATTAATGATGAATGCAGATGCTGTTATTTTGAACCACAGATTAAGATTCTCGATAGAGATGAGATGCTCAATGGATCATCGTGTGATATGAACAGACATTGTATTATGATGAATTTACCTGATGTAGGCGAATTTGGATCTAGTATATTGGGGAAATATGAACCTGACATGATTAAGATTGCTCTTTCGGTGGCTGGTAATTTAATAAGAAATCGAGACTACATTCCAGGGAGACGAGGCTATAGCTACTACGTTTACGGTATAGCCTCTAGATAATTTTTTTAAGCACGAAAATAAAAAACATAATTTTAAACTAGTATTTCATACTATTTTGTGTGATCACCATGGATATAAAGATAGATATTAGTATTTCTGGTGATAAATTTACAGTGACTACTACTAGGAGGGATAATAAGGAAAATGAAGAACGAAAAAAATATCTATCTCTCCAAAAAGAAAAAAGTACTACTGATGTTATCAAACCTGATTATCTTGAGTACGATGACTTGTTAGATAGAGATGAGATGTCTGCTATTCTAGAGGAATATTTTATGTACAGAGGTCTATTAGGCCTCAGAATAAAATATGGACGACTCTTTAACGAAATTAGAAAATTCGACAATGATGCGGAAGAACAATTCGGTACTATAGAAGAACTCAAACAGAAACTTAGATTAAATTCTGAAGAGGGAGCCGATAACTTTATAGATTATATAAAGGTACAAAAACAGGATATTGTCAAACTTACTGTATACGATTGCATATCTATGATAGGATTGTGTGCGTGCGTGGTAGATGTTTGGAGAAAGGAGAAACTGTTTTCTAGATGGAAATATTGTTTACGAGCGATTAAACTGTTTATTGATGATTACATGCTTGATAAGATAAAATCTATACTGCAGAATAGACTAGTGTATGTGGAAATGTCATAGAAAGTTAAGTTAATGAGAGCAAAAAAATTATAATATTGTATTCTAAATCCCATATTTATTATTTTTTTCTGTAATAGTTAGAAAAATACATTCGATGGTCTATCTACCAGATTATTATGTGTTATAAGGTACTTTTTCTCATAATAAACTAGAGTATGAGTAAGATAGTGTTTTTCAAAACATATAAATCTAAAATTGATGGATGAGATATACAGCTATTAATTTCGAAAATATATTTTAATCTGATAACTTTAAACATGGATTTTTGATGGTGGTTTAAAGTTAAAAAAATATTTTGTTATTGTAGTATATGATAATATCAAAAAGATGGATATAAAGAATTTGCTGACTGTAAGTACTATTTTTTACATTACTACATTGGCTACGGCAGATATACCTACTTCGTCACTGCCACACGCTCCGGTAAACGGGTCATGTGACGAGGGAGAATATCTTGATAAGAGGTATAATCAATGTTGTAATCAGTGTCCGCCTGGAGAATTTGCCAAGGTCAGATGTAGTGGTAGCGATAACACAAAATGTGAACGCTGCCCACCTCATACATATACCGCAATCCCCAATTATTCTAATGGATGTCATCAATGTAGAAAATGTCCAACAGGATCATTTGATAAGGTAAAGTGTACCGGAACACAGAACAGTAAATGTTCGTGTCTTCCTGGTTGGTATTGCGCTACTGATTCTTCACAGACTGAAGATTGTCGAGATTGTATACCAAAAAGGAGATGTCCGTGCGGATACTTTGGTGGAATAGATGAACAAGGAAAACCTATTTGTAAATCGTGTTGTATTGGTGAACATTGCGACTACCTACATAATTATAGAGTTGGTCCTTTTCCTCCATGTAAACTATCTAAATGTAATTAATTATGATCTTGATATAATATGATGATCATGTTACCATACATTATATAGCTACTTTGGTAGTGTATTATTCAGTATGAAGACATATTAATAATTACTTATCTTTGAAGATCGTTATAATCATAAATAAAAATACTTATGGGCATAGTAACTCATAATTGCTGACACGATAAATTCGTAATAATCTGTTTTGTTCAAATTTTTATAAGGAATCTAGGCATAAAAATAAAAAACATAATTTATAATACACTTACAGCACCATCATGAATAACAGCAGTGACTTAATTGCTGTTATTAATGGATTTAGAAATAGTGGACGATTTTGTGATATTAGTATAGTTATTAATGATGAAAGGATAAATGCTCATAGACTCATCCTATCTGGAGCATCCGAATATTTTTCCATTCTATTTTCTAGTGATTTTATCGATTCTAATGAATACGAAGTTAATCTAAGTCATTTAGATTATCAAAGTGTGAACGATTTGATCGATTACATTTATGGGATACCGTTGAGCCTAACTAACGATAGCGTGAAATATATTCTTTCAACTGCTGATTTTTTACAAATTGGATCTGCTATTACGGAGTGTGAAAATTACATACTTAACAATCTCTGTTCTAGAAACTGTATCGATTTCTACATATACGCTGATAAATATAATAACAAGAAAATAGAAACAGCGTCGTTTAACACAATATTACGAAATATTTTGAGACTCATTAACGATGAAAACTTTAAATACTTGACAGAGGAATCAATGATAAAAATTTTAAGCGATGATATGTTAAATATAAAAAATGAGGATTTCGCACCACTAATTCTCATTAAATGGTTAGAGAGTACACAACAACCATGCACCGTCGAGTTACTTAGATGCCTCAGAATATCATTGCTTTCCCCACAAGTTATAAAATCACTTTATAGTCATCGACTGGTTAGTTCAATCTACGAATGTATAACATTCTTAAACAATATAGCATTCTTGGATGAATCATTTCCTAGATACAATAGCATCGAGTTGATATCTATCGGTATAAGTAATTCACATGATAAGATTTCCATAAACTGCTACAATCGTAAAAAAAATACATGGGAAATGATATCTTCACGTAGATATAGGTGTAGTTTCGCAGTGGCCGTCATGGATAATATTATCTATATGATGGGTGGATACGATCAGTCCCCGTATAGAAGTTCAAAGGTTATAGCATACAATACATGTACTAATTCTTGGATATATGATATACCAGAGCTAAAATATCCGCGTTCTAATTGCGGAGGAGTTGCCGATGACGAATACATTTATTGTATAGGCGGCATACGCGATCAGGATTCATCGTTGATATCTAGTATTGATAGATGGAAGCCATCAAAACCATATTGGCAGACGTATGCTAAAATGCGAGAGCCAAAATGTGATATGGGGGTTGCGATGTTAAACGGATTAATATATGTCATAGGTGGAGTCGTTAAAGGTGACACATGTACCGACACACTAGAGAGTTTATCAGAAGATGGTTGGATGATGCATCGACGCCTTCCAATAAAAATGTCCAATATGTCGACGATTGTTCATGCTGGAAAGATTTATATATCTGGAGGTTACACCAATAGTAATATAGTTAATGAAATATCGAATCTAGTCCTTAGCTATAATCCGATATATGATGAATGGACCAAATTATCATCATTAAATATTCCTAGAATTAATCCTGCTCTATGGTCAGCACATAATAAATTATATGTAGGAGGAGGAATATCTGATGATGTTCAAACTAATACATCTGAAACATACGACAAAGAAAAAGATTGTTGGACATTGGATAATAGTCACGTCTTACCACGCAATTATATAATGTATAAATGCGAACCGATTAAACATAAATATCCATTGGAAAAAATACAGTACACGAATGATTTTCTAAAGTGTTTGGAGAGTTTTATAGAGTTGATAGAACAAAATACATAATTTTGTAAAAATAAATCACTTTTTATACTAATATGGCACGATTGTCAATACTTTTGTTACTAATATCATTAGTATACGCTACACCTTATCCTCAGACACAGATATCTAAAAAAATAGGTGATGATGCAACTATATCATGTAGTCGAAATAATACAACTGACTACGTTGTTATGAATGCTTGGTATAAGGAGCCCAATTCCATTATTCTCTTAGCTGCCAAAAGCGACGTCTTGTATTTTGATAATTATACCAAGGATAAAATATCTTACGATTCTCCATACGATGATCTAGTTACAACTATCACAATTAAATCATTGACTGCTGGAGATGCCGGTACTTATGTATGTGCATTCTTTATGACATCGACTACAAATGACACTGATAAAGTAGATTATGAAGACTACTCTACAGAGTTGATTGTAAATACAGATAGTGAATCGACTATAGACATAATACTATCTGGATCTACACATTCATCGGAAACTAGTTCTGAGAAACCTGATTATATAGATAATTCTAATTGCTCGTCGGTATTCGAAATCGCGACTCCGGAACCAATTACTGATAATGTAGAAGATCATACAGACACCGTCACATACACTAGTGATAGCATTAATACAGTAAGTGCATCATCTGGAGAATCCACAGCAGACGAGACTCCGGAACCAATTACTGATAATGAAGAAGATCATACAGTCGCAGACACTGTTGTATACACTACAGTAAGTACATCATCTGGAGTTGTTACTACTAAATCAACCACCGATGATGCGGATCTTTATGATACGTACAATGATAATGAATCATCTACTGTGTTACCAACAACTGTAGAAAGCATCACGAAATCTATAGGTAAGTATAGTACTAAAGACTTTGTAGAAATATTTGGTATCACCGCATTAATTATATTGTCTGCCGTAGCAGTTTTCTGTATCACGTATTATATATGTAATAAACGTTCACGTAAATACAAAACAGAGAACAAAGTCTAGATTTTGACTTACATAAATGTCTGGGATAGTAAAATCTATCATATTGAGCGGACCATCTGGTTCAGGAAAAACATCCATAGCCAAAAGACTGTTAAAAGACTATGGAAATATATTTGGATTTGTGGTGTCCCATACCACTAGATTTCCTCGTCCTATGGAACGAGAAGGTGTCGATTACCATTACGTTAACAGAGAGGCCATCTGGAAGGGAATAGCCGCTGGAAACTTTCTAGAACATACTGAGTTTTTAGGAAATATTTACGGAACTTCTAGAACAGCTGTGAATACAGCGGCTATTAATAATCGTATTTGTGTGATGGATTTAAACATCGACGGTGTTAGAAGTCTTAAAAATACTTACCTAATGCCTTACTCTGTGTATATAAGACCTACCTCTCTTAAAATGGTTGAGACCAAGCTTCGTCGTAGAAACACTGAAGCGGACGATGAGATTCATCGTCGCGTGATGTTGGCAAAAACGGATATGGATGAGGCCAACGAAGCAGGTCTATTCGACACTATTATTATTGAAGATGATGTGAATTTAGCATATAGTAAGTTAATTCAGATACTACAGGACCGTATTAGAATGTATTTTAACACTAATTAGAGACTTAAGACTTAAAACTTGATAATTAATAATATAACTCGTTTTTATAGTGGCTATTTCAACGTCTAATGTATTAGTTAAATATTAAAACTTACCACGTAAAACTTAAAATTTAAAATGGTATTTCATTGACAGATAGATCACACATTATGAACTTTCAAGGACTTGTGTTAACTGACAATTGCAAAAATCAATGGGTCGTTGGACCATTAATAGGAAAAGGTGGATTCGGTAGTATTTATACTACTAATGACAATAATTATGTAGTAAAAATAGAGCCCAAAGCTAACGGATCATTATTTACTGAACAGGCATTTTATACTAGAGTACTTAAACCATCCATTATCGAAGAATGGAAAAAATCTCACCATATAAGTCACGTAGGAGTTATCACGTGCAAGGCATTTGGTCTATACAAATCCATTAATGTGGAATATCGATTCTTGGTAATTAATAGATTGGGTACAGATCTAGATGCGGTGATCAGGGCTAACAATAATAGACTACCGAAAAGATCGGTGATGCTAGTAGGAATAGAAATCCTAAATACCATACAATTTATGCACGAGCAAGGATATTCTCACGGCGATATTAAAGCGAGCAATATAGTCTTGGATCAAACGGATAAGAATAAATTATATCTAGTGGATTACGGATTGGTTTCTAAATTCATATCTAATGGTGAACATGTTCCATTTATAAGAAATCCAAATAAAATGGATAACGGTACTCTAGAATTTACACCTATAGATTCGCATAAAGGATACGTTGTATCGAGACGTGGAGATCTAGAAACACTTGGATATTGTATGATTAGATGGTTGGGAGGTATCCTGCCATGGACTAAGATGTCTGAAACAAAGAATTGTGCATTAGTAAGTTCCACAAAACAGAAATATGTGAACAATACTGCGACTTTGTTAATGACCAGTTTGCAATACGCACCTAAAGAATTGCTACAATATATTACTATGGTAAACTCTTTGACATATTTTGAGGAACCCAATTACGACGAGTTTCGGCGCGTATTAATGAATGGAGTTATGTAAAATTTTTGTTGATAAAAAAATTAAAAAATAACTTAGTTATATCACTCTCGCGAGTGCAACCGAAAACATGGCGATGTTTTACACACACGCTTTCGGTGGGTACGACGAGAACCTTCACGCATTTCCTGGAATATCATCGACGGTTGCCAATGATGTCAGGAAATATTCTGTTGTGTCAGTTTATAATAAAAAGTATAAGATTGTAAAAAACAAATATATGTGGTGTTACAGTCAGGTGAACAAGAGATATATTGGAGCACTGCTGCCTATGTTTGAATGCAATGAATATCTACAAATTGGAGATCCAATCCATGATCTAGAAGGAAATCAAATCTCTATTGTCACATATCGCGACAAAAACTACTATGCTCTAAGTGGAATCGGGTACGAGAGTCTAGACTTGTGCTTGGAAGGAGTAGGGATTCATCATCACACACTTGAAACAGGAAACGCTGTATATGGAAAAGTTCAACATGATTATTCTACTATCAAAGAGAAGGCCAAAGAAATGAATGCACTCAGTCCAGGACCTATAATTGATTACCACGTCTGGATAGGAGATTGTATCTGTCAAGTTACTGCTGTAGACGTACATGGAAAGGAAATTATGAGAATGAGATTCAAAAAGGGTGCGGTGCTTCCGATCCCAAATCTGGTAAAAGTTAAACTTGGGAAGAATGATACAGAAAATCTTTCTTCTGCTATATCGGCTCTCCTGAATTCCGGCGGCGGTACCATCGAGGTAACCACCTCTCTAGAAGACAGCGTGAATAATGTACTCATGAAACGTTTGGAAACTATACGCAACATGTGGTCTGTCTATGATCGTTTTAATATCGTGAATGGTAAAGAATGCTGTTATGTGCATATGCATTCATCTAATCAAAATCCTATACCGAGTACTGTAAAAACAAATTTGTACATGAAGACTATGGGATCATGCATTCAAATGGATTCCATGGAAGCTCTAGAGTATCTTAGCGAACTGAAGGAATCAGGTGGACGGAGTCCCAGACCAGAAATGCAGGAATTTGAATATCCAGATGGAGTGGAAGACACTGAATCAATTGAGAGATTGGCAGAGGAGTTCTTCAATAGATCAGAACTTCAGGCGGGTAAATCAGTCAAATTTGGCAATTCCATTAATGTTAAACATACATCTGTTTCATCTAAGCAACTAAGAGCACGTATACGGCAGCAGCTTCCTTCTATACTCTCATCTTTTGCCAACACAGATGGTGGATATTTGTTCATTGGAGTTGATAATAATACACACAAAGTAGTTGGATTCACAGCGGGTCAGGACTACCTCAAACTGGTAGAGAGCGATATAGAAAAGTATATCCAAAAACTTCCTGTTGTGCATTTCTGTAAGAAAAAAGAGGACATCAAGTACGCATGTAGATTCATCAAGGTGTATAAACCTGGGGAGGAGACTACCTCGACATACGTGTGTGCAATCAAAGTGGAAAGATGCTGCTGTGCCGTGTTTGCAGATTGGCCAGAATCATGGTACATGGATACTAGTGGTAGTATGAAGAAGTATTCTCCAGATGAATGGGTGTCACATATAAAATTTTAATTAGGGTAAGGTAACTAACTATAGACAATGACTAACAATTAGGGTAAGGTAACTATATACAATAACTAACAATTGTGTATCATATAGACAATTAATTAGGTAACTGTTATCTCTTTTTAACTAACTAACTCTTATATACTATTAATAATACATCATAGTTATAGTTCTTAACATCTATTAATCATTGATTAGCTTATTGCTTTAATTGTTTTTGTAAACTAACATTGTTAATTGAAAAGGGATAACATGTTACAGAATATAAATTATATATGGATTTTTTTAAAAAGGAAATACTTGACTGGAGTATATATTTATCTCTTCATTATATAGCACGCGCGTGTTCCAATTCTTCCACATCCAATATAATACAGGAATATAATCTTATTCGAACATACGAAAAAGTGGATAAAACAATAGTTGATTTTTTATCTAGGTTGCCAAATTTATTCCATATTTTAGAATATGGGGAAAATATTCTACATATTTATTCTATAGATGATGCTAATACGAATATTATAATTTTTTTTCTAGATAGAGTATTAAATATTAATAAGAACGGGTCATTTATACATAATCTCGGGTTATCATCATCCATTAATATAAAAGAATATGTATATCAATATCAATTAGTTAATAATGATCATCCAGATAATAGGATAAGACTAATGCTTGAAAATGAACGTAGAACAAGACATTTTTTATCCTATATATTAGATACAGTTAATATCTATATATGTATTTTAATAAATCATGGATTTTACATAGATGCTGAAGACAGTTACGGTTGTACATTATTACATAGATGTATATATCACTATAAGAAATCAGAATCAGAATCATACAATGAATTAATTAAGATGTTGTTAAATAATGGATCCGATGTAGATAAAAAAGATACGTATGGAAACACGCCGTTTATCCTATTATGTAAACACGATATCGACAACGCGGAATTGTTTGAGATATGTTTAGAGAATGCTAATATAGACTCTATGGACTTTAATGGATATACACCTCTTCATTATGTCTCATGTCGCAATAAATATGATTTTGTAAAGTCATTAATTTCTAAAGGAGCAAATGTTAATGCGCGTAATAAATTCGGAACTACTCCATTTTATTGTGGAATTATACACGGTATCTCGCTTATAAAACTATATTTGGAATCAGACACGGCGTTAGAAATAGATAATGAACATATAGTTCGTCATTTAATAATTTTTGATGCTATTGAAGCTTTAGATTATCTATTATCCAGAGGAGTTATTGATATTAACTATCGTACTATATACAACGAAACATCTATTTACGACGCTGTCAGTTATAATGCGTATAATACGTTGGTCTATCTATTAAACAGAAATGGTGAGTTTGAGACGATTACTACTAGTGGATGTACATGTATTTCGGAAGCAGTCGTGAACAACAACAAAATAATAATGGAAGTACTATTGTCTAAACGACCATCTTTGAAAATTATGATACAGTCTATGATAGCAATTACTAAACATAAACAACATAATGCAGATTTATTGAAAATGTGTATAAAATATACTGCGTGTATGACCGATTATGATACGCTTATAGATGTACAATCGCTACAACAATATAAATGGTATATTTTAAAATGTTTCGATGAAATAGATATCATGAAGAGATGTTATATAAAAAATAAAACTGTATTCCAATTAGTTTTTTGTATCAAAGACATTAATACTTTAATGAGATACGGTAGACATCCTTCTTTCGTGAAATGCACTAGTCTCGACGTATACGGAAGTCGTGTACGTAATATCATAGCATCTATTAGATATCGTCAGAGATTAATTAGTCTATTATCCAAGAAGCTGGATGCGGGAGATAAATGGTCGTGTTTTCCTAACGAAATAAAATATAAAATATTGGAAAACTTTAACGATAACGAACTGTCCACATATCTAAAAATCTTATAAACACTATTAAAATATAAAATCTAAGTAGGATAAAATCACACTACATTATTGTTTCCTTTTAGTGCTCGACAGTGTATACTATTTTTAACACTCATAAATAAAAATGAAAACGATTTCCGTTGTTACGTTGTTATGCGTACTACCTGCTGTTGTTTATTCAACATGTACTGTACCCACTATGAATAACGCTAAATTAACGTCTACCGAAACATCGTTTAATGATAAACATAAAGTTACGTTTACATGTGATCAGGGATATCATTCTTTGGATCCAAACGCTGTCTGTGAAACAGATAAATGGAAATACGAAAATCCATGCAAGAAAATGTGCACAGTTTCTGAGTATGTCTCTGAACTATATGATAAGCCATTATACGAAGTGAATTCCACCATGACACTAAGTTGCAACGGCGAAACAAAATATTTTCGTTGCGAAGAAAAAAATGGAAATACTTCTTGGAATGATACTGTTACGTGTCCTAATGCGGAATGTCAACCTCTTCAATTAGAACACGGATCGTGTCAACCAGTTAAAGAAAAATACTCATTTGGGGAACATATGACTATCAAATGTGATGTTGGATATGAGGTTATTGGTGCTTCGTACATAAGTTGTACAGCTAATTCTTGGAATGTTATTCCATCATGTCAACAAAAATGTGATATGCCGTCTCTATCTAACGGATTAATTTCCGGATCTACATTTTCTATCGGTGGCGTTATACATCTTAGTTGTAAAAGTGGTTTTACACTAACGGGGTCTCCATCATCCACATGTATCGACGGTAAATGGAATCCCATACTCCCGACATGTGTACGATCTAACGAAGAATTTGATCCGATAGATGATGATCCCGATGATGAGACAGATCTAAGCAAACTCTCCAAAGACGTTGTACAATATGAAAAAGAAATAGAATTGTTAGAAGCAACATATCATACAACCATTGTGGTGTTAACAATTATGGGCGTCATATTTTTGATTTCCGTTATAGTATTAGTTTGTTCCTGTGACAAAAATAATGACCAATATAAGTTCCATAAATTGCTGCCGTGAATATAAATCCGTTAAAATTAATGAATAATGAATAATTAATAATTAATAACGAAGCATCAAAAGATTAAAGAATTGTAACTATAATCAATTGAGATGTCTTCTTCAGTTGATATTGATATCTATGATGCTGTCAGAGCATTTTTACTCGGGCACTATTATGACAAGAGATTTATCGTGTATGGAAGAAGTAACGCCATATTGCGTAATATATACATGCTATTTCCAAGATGCGCCGCTATACCGTTCGATGATATAGTACGTACTATGCCAAATGAATCACGTGTTAAACAATGGGTGATACATACACTTAATGGCATAATGATGAATGAACACGATGTTTCTGTATGCGTGGGCACCGGAATACTATTCATGGAAATGTTTTTCGATTACATTAAAAATAATTACAAAAATGGCATCAACAATCAACTAATGTATGATATAATTAATAGCGTATCTATAATTCTAGCTAATGAGAGATATGGAAGCGCCTTTAACGATGATGGCATATACATCCGTAGAACTATAATTGACAAGTTGTACGGATACGTATCTCTAACTACTATTGGTATGATCACTGGAGGTATTTGTTATTATCTGTTGATGCATCTAGTTAGTATGTATAAATAATTATTTCAATATACTAGTTAAAATTTTAAGATTTTTAAATGTATAAAAAACTAATAACGTTTTTATTTGTAATAGGTGCAATAGCATCCTATTCGAATAATGAGTACACTCCGTTTAATAAACTGAGTGTAAAACTGTATATAGATGGAGTAGATAATATAGAAAATTCATATACTGATGATGATAATAATGAATTAGTGTTAAATTTTAAAGAGTACACAGTTTCTATTATTACAGAGTCATGCGACGTCGGATTTGATTCCATAGATATAGATGTTATAGACGACTATAAAATTCTTGATATGTATACCATTGACTCGTCTACTATTCAACGCAGAGGACACACGTGTAGAATATCTACCAAATTATCATGTCATTATGATAAGCACCCTTATATTCACAAATATGAGGGTGATGAACGACAATATTCTATTACTGTAGAGGGAAAATGCTATAAAGGAATAAAATATGAAATAAGTATGATGAACGATGATACTCTATTGAGAAAACATATTCTTAAAATTGGATCTACTAATATATTCGATAGTCATGGACATAGTAACACATATTATTCAAAATATGATTTTTAAAAATTTAAAATATATTATCGCATCAATGACAGTCGTCAAATAACCAACAATAACAATAACAGCCAATAAACAAAACACCATGAGAGCTATAATTCTCACAGTTTTGTTCATTAATAGCATAAATGCTACGATAACTAGCTATAAGTTCGAATCTATCAATTTTGATTCCAAAATTGAATGGACTGGGGATGGTCTATACAATATATCCCTTAAAAATTATGGGATAAAGACGTGGCAAACAATGTATACAAATGTACCAGAAGGAACATACGACATATCCGGATTTCCAAAGAATGATTTCGTATCTTTCTGGGTTAAATTTGAACAAGGAGACTATAACGTGGTCGAGTATTGTACAGGACTATGCATCGAAGTAAAAATCGGACCACCGACTGTAACATTGACTGAATACGATGACCATATCAATTTGTACATCGAGCATCCGTATGCTACTAGAGGTAGCAAGAAGATTCCTATTTACAAACGCAGTGACATGTGTGATATCTACTTGTTGTATACGGCAAACTTCACATTCGGAGATTCTGAAGAACCAGTAACATATGATATTGATGACTACGATTGCACGTCTACAGGTTGCAGCATAGACTTTGCCACAACAGAAAAAGTGTGCGTGACGGCACAGGGAGCCTCAGAAGGGTTTCTCGAAAAAAATACTCCATGGAGTTCGGAAGTATGTCTGACACCTAAAAAGAATGTATATACATGCGCAATTAGATCCAAAGAAGATGTTCCCAATTTCAAGGACAAAATGAACAGAATTATTAGGAGAAAATGTAATAAACAGTCTCAATCTTATTTGACTAAATTTCTCGGTAGCACATCGAATGATATTACAACCTTTCTTAGCATGCTTGACTAAATATTTTGGACAAATTCTAAATATTTTATAAAATTAAAAAATCACTTGAATTATCGATAACTCGAGAACATGGGATTGCATGATGAATCTTTTTACACGATTAAGTTTTTATTGCTACTAACCATAGTAATGTTATTAATGCCGTATAAAAAAATGAAATAGAAACCATAATATTGCACGTTGGTTTAGTAGCTGTTGGGCACTAACCATTTTCAAGATGAGGTCCCTGATTATAGTCCTGCTGTTCCCCTCTATCATCTACTCCATGTCTATTAGACGATGTGAGAAGACTGAAGAGGAAACATGGGGATTGAAAATAGGGTTGTGTATAATTGCTAAAGATTTCTATCCCAAAAGAACTGATTGCAGTGTTCATCGCCCAACTGCAAATGGAGGATTGATAACTGAAGGCAATGGATTCAGAGTAGTTATATATGATCAATGTACAGAACCCCATGACTTTATTATCACCGATACTCAACAAACACGTCTTGGATCATCTCATGTATATATTAAATTCAGTAACATGAATACGGGTGCCCCATCTAGTATTCCAAAATGTTCCAGAACTCTCTCTATTTCTGTATATTGTGATCAAGAGGCGGGAGACCTAAAATTTGAGGAGTATGCTCAAGAATCAAGTGATATCAGTATTAGAGTTAAGTATGATTCATCATGTATTGATTATCTGGGTATTAATCAAAGTTTCATGAATGAATGTATTCGAAGAATTACAACATGGGATAGAGAATCATGTGTCGGAATTGATACACAGACTATAAATAAATATCTTAAGTCTTGCACCAACACAAAATTCGACCGTAGTGTCTACAAAAGGCACATACTGAAGAGTAAAGCACTCCATGCTAAAACAGAGTTGTAATAGATATAAAATACTTTTTATAATAATTAGGCTAGAAAAATCTCACTCACATGTAATCTTAAAAAATGATATGATAGTTCTTACAAGTAGAGATCGAGTTTTAAATGGATTCTATTACAATTACCGTCGGGAACTTAACCATTCGTTCTGATCTACAGACATTGGTTAATAAATCATCTTATTTTGCCGATATATTAAAATGTGGAAACTCCACTAATAATATTACATTGTGCGACTTTCAAGAGGATGCGATATATAGAGTTATACAGTTTATTAACAATGATATAATCGAGATAGAAAGTACACAAGATGTAGAATCCATGATATGGCACGCTAAACAGTTGGGTGTGGAATCATTGCTAAAAGAATGTCAAAATTATTTGCTTAGAATATTAAGTATATATAATTGTTTAGAAATTTATAGAATAACTAATATTAATATATTATCGTATATCTACAACGATGTAAGAAACTTCATATTGGATAATATACTATTAATATATAAGGATCCAGATTTTATATATTTGCCTAAATATATTATTATAGATTTACTATCGGACGATCACCTAAATGTTTTTAACGAAGATAATGTGGTAAAGATTATATACACTTATATATCTTCCGATATCTACAAGGATATTTCAGATATACTACCTGTTATCAGATGGAATTATCTCTCACCCGAATGGTTAACAGATATGGAATGGAAATTGGGAAACGTAGACAAAACTATCGTTCACAAAAAGAGATGTTATTGTGGTATCGTAACGGTTAATTATAATAGGGATAAAGGATTAATGATTATTTCTAAACATGGTTCGGAGCTTGAAACAGAATTCACTTTCTCCATTAAAACAGATATTGTTGATAAATTCGAAACAGTATATTTTAATAAAAAATTATATATCATTGGAGGTGTTAAACAGAAGGGAGAATCAACCAATCAAGTCTTGAGCGTCGATCTATCGACAAAAAGATTAACAATAGAGCCATCTCTTAACGATAAAAGAATAGGAGCTGCTGCAACAGTCATAAATGGACGCATTTATGTTATCGGTGGACGAGATGGATCAAATTATCTAAACACTGTAGAAAGTTGGAAACCTATGGACAACAAGTGGCAATACGAAACACCGATAAATTTTAAAAGAAGTAGTGCTTCCGCTGTTTCCGTTAATAATACTATTTTCGTAACTGGTGGACTATGTATAAATAACTCTAATAGTATGATAGTGATTAACAATATGGAAAAACTTGACATCTATAAAGACAAACAATGGTCGATTATAGAAATGCCTATGGCTAGGGTATACCATGGCATTGATTCCACTTTCGGAATGCTGTATTTGGCAGGAGGTCTATCAGTTACCAAACAATATGGTAAATTAGAGAGAAGCAACGAGATATCTTGTTACAACCCTAGAACAAATAAGTGGTTTGATATTTCATATACTATTTATAAGAGATCCATATCATCATTGTGTAAACTAAATAACGTCTTCTATGTATTTAGTAAGGACATTGGATATGTGGAAAAGTATGATGGTGCATGGAAGTTAGTACATGATCATCTCCCCGCTATAAAGGCATTTTCCACTTCTCCTTATTGATTGAAAATGAAAATATAAATAGTTTTTATGTATAGCGGTATCTACCCTATAGTTTTATTACTTACTACTAAACATGGATACAGACACAGACGAATACACGGATACGGATTCAGACACGTACACGGATACAGATACGGATACGGATTCAGATTCAGACATGGATTCAGATTCAGACATGGATTCAGATACAAATACTGCAAATGTAGAAGATATCATGAATGAAATAGATAGAGAGAAAGAAGAAATACTAAAAAATGTAGAAATGGAAAATAATAAAAATATTAAAAAGAATCATCCCAGTGAATATATTAGAGAGGCACTCGTTATTAATACCAGAAGTAATAGTTATTCCATTGATAAAGAAGTTATAGAATGTATTAGTCAGAATGTAGGAATATAGATCACACCTAATTTTTTATAATCGATACAAAACATAAAAACAACTCGTTATTATACTACATAGCAGGATGGAATCCTTCAAGTATTGTTTTGATAACGATGGCAAGAAATGGATTATCGGAAACACTTTATATTCTGGTAATTCAATACTCTATAAGGTCAGAAAAAATTTCACTAGTTCGTTCTACAATTACGTAATGAAGATAGATCACAAATCACACAAGCCATTGTTGTCTGAAATACGATTCTATATATCTGTATTGGATCCTTTGGCTATCGACAACTGGACAAGTGAACGTGGTATAAAGTATTTGGCTATTCCAGATCTGTATGGAATCGGAGAATCAGATGACTATAGATTCTTTGTTTTAAAGAATCTGGGAAGAGTATTCGCCCCAAAGGATACGGAATCAGTCTTCGATGCATGCGTCACCATGATAAACACGTTAGAGTTTATACACTCTAGAGGATTTACCCATGGAAAAATAGAACCGAGGAATATACTGATTAGAAATAAACGTCTTTCACTAATTGACTATTCTAAAACTAACAAACTCTACAAGAGTGGAAACGGAGATGGGGATTCACATATAGATTACAACGAGGACATGATAACTTCAGGAAATATCGATTATATGTGTGTAGACAATCATCTTGGAGCCACAGTTTCAAGACGAGGCGATTTAGAAATGTTGGGATATTGCATGATAGAATGGTTCGGTGGCAAACTTCCATGGAAAAACGAAAGTAGTATAAAAGTAATAAAACAAAAAAAAGAATATAAAAAACTTATAGCTACTTTCTTTGAGGACTGTTTTCCTGAAGGAAATGAACCTCTGGAATTAGTTAGATATATAGAATTAGTATACACGTTAGATTATTCTCAAACTCCTAATTATGACAGACTACGTAGACTGTTTATACAAGATTGAAATTATATTCTTTTTTATAGAGTGTGGTAGTGTTACGGATATCTAATATTAATATTAGACTATCTCTATCGCGCTACACGACCAATATCGATTACTATGGATATCTTCAGGGAAATCGCATCTTCTATGAAAGGAGAGAATGTATTCATTTCTCCAGCGTCAATCTCGTCAGTATTGACAATACTGTATTATGGAGCTAACGGATCCACTGCTGAACAGCTATCAAAATATGTAGAAAAGGAGGAGAACAAGGATAAGGTTAGCGCTCAGAATATCTCATTCAAATCCATGAATAAAGTATATGGACGATATTCTGCAATGTTTAAAGATTCCTTTTTGAGAAAAATTGGCGATAAGTTTCAAACTGTTGACTTCACTGATTGTCGCACTATAGATGCAATCAACAAGTGTGTAGATATCTTTACTGAGGGGAAAATCAATCCACTATTGGATGAACCATTGTCTCCTGATACCTGTCTCCTAGCAATTAGTGCCGTATACTTTAAAGCAAAATGGTTGATGCCATTTGAAAAGGAATTTACCAGTGATTATCCCTTTTACGTATCACCAACGGAAATGGTAGATGTAAGTATGATGTCTATGTACGGCGAGCCATTTAATCACGCATCTGTAAAAGAATCATTCGGCAACTTTTCAATCATAGAACTGCCATATGTTGGAGATACTAGTATGATGGTCATTCTTCCAGACAAGATTGATGGATTAGAATCCATAGAACAAAATCTAACAGATACAAATTTTAAGAAATGGTGTAACTCTCTGGAAGCTACGTTTATCGATGTACACATTCCCAAGTTTAAGGTAACAGGCTCGTATAATCTGGTGGATGTGCTAGTAAAGTTGGGACTGACAGATGTATTCTGTTCAACTGGAGATTATAGTAATATGTGTGATTCAGATGTGAGTGTCGACGCTATGATCCACAAAACATATATAGATGTCAATGAAGAGTATACAGAAGCAGCTGCAGCAACTTCTGTACTAGTGGCAGACTGTGCATCAACAGTTACAAATGAGTTCTGTGCAGATCATCCGTTCATCTATGTGATTAGGCATGTTGATGGAAAAATTCTGTTCGTTGGTAGATATTGCTCTCCAACAACTAATTGTTAACCATTTTTTTTAAAAAATAGAAAAAACATGTGGTATTAGTGCAGGTCGTTATTCTTCCAATTGCAATTGGTAAGATGACGGCCAACTTTAGTACCCACATCTTTTCACCACATCACTGTGGATGTGATAGACTGACCAATATTGATGACGTCAGACAATGTTTGACTGAATATATTTATTGGTCATCCTATGCATTCCGCAACAGGCAATGCGCTGGACAGTTGTATTCCACACTCCTCTCTTTTAGAGATGATGCGGAATCAGTGTTCGTCGACGTTCGCGAGCTGGTAAAAAATATGCCGTGGGATAATGTCAAGGATTGTGCAGAGATCATCCGTTGTTATATACCGGATGAGCAAAAAACCATCAGAGAGATTTCGGCCATCATCGGACTTTGTGCATACGCTGCTACTTACTGGGGAGGTGAAGACCATCCCACTAGTAACAGTCTGAACGCATTGTTTGTGATGCTTGAGATGCTCAATTACGTGGATTATACCATCATATTCCGGCGTATGAATTGATGAGTTGTACATCTTGACATTTTCTTCTTTCTTCTCTCTTCTCCCTTTCCCAGAAACAAACTTTTTTACCCACTATAAAATAAAATGAGTATACTACCTGTTATATTTCTTTCTATATTTTTTTATTCTTCATTCGTTCAGACTTTTAACGAGCCCGAATGTATCGACAAAGGGCAATATTTTGCGTCATTCATGGAGTTAGAAAACGAGCCAGTAATCTTACCATGTCCTCAAATAAATACGCTATCGTCCGGATATAATATATTAGATATTTTATGGGAAAAACGAGGAGCTGATAATGATAGAATTATACCGATAGATAATGGTAACAATATGCTAATTCTGAACCCGACACAATCAGACTCTGGTATTTATATATGTATTACCAAGAACGAGACCTACTGTGATATGATGTCGTTAAATTTGACAATCGTGTCTGTAACAGAATCAAATATAGATCTTATTTCGTATCCGCAAATAGTAAATGAGAGATCTACTGGTGAAATGGTGTGTCCCAATATTAATGCATTTATTGCTAGTAACGTAAACGCAGATATTATATGGAGCGGACATCGACGCCTTAGAAATAAGAGACTTAAACAACGGACACCTGGAATTATTACCATAGAAGATGTTAGAAAAAATGATGCTGGTTATTACACATGTGTTTTAAAATATATATACGGGAGTAAAACATATAACGTAACCAGAATTGTAAAATTAGAGGTACGGGATAGAATAATACCTCCTACTATGCAATTACCAGAAGGCATTGTAACTTCACTAGGTAGTAATTTGACTATTGCATGTAGAGTATCGTTGAGACCTCCCACAACGGATGCAGACGTCTTTTGGATAAGTAATGGTATGTATTACGAAGAAGACGACGAGGACGGAGACGGTAGAATAAGTGTAGCAAATAAAATCTATACGATCGATAAGAGACGCGTTATTACATCGCGGTTAAACATTAATCCTGTCAAGGAAGAAGATGCTACAACGTTTACGTGTATGGCGTTTACTATTCCTAGCATCAGCAAAACAGTTACTATTAGTATAACGTGATTGTATGTTGTCACATTTCCATGTCAATAGAGTTTATAAAAATTTTTTATACATTATCTTCCAACAAGCAATTGACGAACGTATTGCTATGATTAACTCCCACGATACTATGCATATTATTAATCATTAACTTGCAGACTATACCTAGTACTATTTTGACATACTCGTGTTCTTGTGTAATTGCGGTATCTATATTATTAAAGTACGTAAATCTAGCTATAGTTTTATTATTTAATTTTAGATAATATACAGTCTCCTTATTTTTAAAAATTGTCACATCCTTTATTAAATCATGAATGGGAATTTCTATGTCATCGTTAGTATATTGTGAACAACAAGAGCAGATATCTATAGGAAAGGGTGGAATGTGATACATTGATCTATGTAGTTTTAAAACACACGCGAACTTTGAAGAATTTATATAAATCATTCCATCGATACATCCTTCTATGTTGACATGTATATATCCAGGAATTCTTTTATTAATGTCAGGAAATGTATAAACTAAAACATTACCAGAAAGCGGTGCCTCTATCTGCGTTATATCCGTTCTTAACTTACAAAATGTAACCAATACCTTTGCATGACTTGTTTTGTTCGGCAACGTTAGTTTAAACTTGACGAATGGATTAATTACAATAGCATGATCTGCGCATCTATTAAGTTTTTTTACTTTAACGCCCTTGTATGTTTTTACAGAGACTTTATCTAAATTTCTAGTGCTTGTATGTGTTATAAATATAACGGGATATAGAACTGAATCACCTACCTTAGATACCCAATTACATTTTATCAGATCCAGATAATAAACAAATTTTGTCGCCCTAACTAATTCTATATTGTTATATATTTTACAATTGGTTATGATATCATGTAATAACTTGGAATCTAACGCACATCGTCGTACGTTTACACAATTGTGATTTAGTGTAGTATATCTACACATGTATTTTTCCGCACTATAGTATTCTGGACTAGTGATAAAACTATCATTATATCGATCTTCGATGAACTCGTCGAGATATTGCTCTCTGTCATATTCATACACCTGCATAAACTTTCTAGACATCTTACAATACGTGTTATTTTAGGATCATATTTACATATTTACGGTATATCAAAGATGTTAGATTAGTTAATGGTAATTGTCTACAATAATGAATATTAAACAATTATAGGAGGACTTTATACACACAGAGAATCATAAAAATGAGTCGTCGTCCGATTTATGTTTTAAATATCAACCGCAAATCAACTCATAAAATACAAGAGAATGAAATACATACATATTTTAGTTATTGTGATATAGACTATACGTCTACAGAACTCGACTTTATAGTTAAAAACTATGATCTAAACAGACAACAACCTGTAACTGGGTATACGGCACTTCATTGCTATTTGTATAATAATTACTTTACTAATAACGTTCTGAAGATATTATTAAATCATGGCGTGGATGTAACGATGAAAACCAGTAGCGGACGTATGCCTGTGTATATATTGCTTACTAGATGTTGCAATATTTCACACGATGTAGTGATAGATATGATAGACAAAGATAAAAACCACTTATCACATAGAGACTATTCCAACCTACTACTAGAGTATATAAAATCTCGCTACACGTTATTGAGAGAAGAGGACATTGACGAAAAAATAGTATCAACTTTATTGGATAAGGGAATCGATCCTAACTTTAAACAAGACGGATATACCGCGTTACATTATTATTATTTGTGTCTCGCACACATTTATAAACCAGGTGAGTGTAGAAAACCGATAACGATAAAAAAGGCCAAGCGAATTATTTCTTTGTTTATACAACATGGAGCTAATATAAACGAGTTAGATAATTGCGGCAATACACCATTCCATTTGTATCTTGTAGTTGAAACTTGTAATAATATCCATATGACTAAAATGCTGTTGACTTTTAATCCGAATTTCGAAATACGTAATAATCATGGATTAACGCCTATACTATCTTATATAACTTCCGACTACATACAACATGATATTCTTGTCATGTTAATACATCACTATGAAACAAATGTTGGAGAAATGCCTATAGATGAGCGTCGTATGATCGTATTCGAGTTTATCAAAACATATTCTACACGTCCGTTAGATTCGATAACTTATTTGATGAATAGGTTTAAAAATATAGATATTCATACCCGCTATGAAGGAAAGACGTTATTACACGTAGCATGTGAATACAATAATACGCACGTAATAGATTATCTTATACGTATCAATGGAGATATAAATGCGTTAACCGACAATAACAAACACGCTATCCAACTCATTATAGATAACAAAGAAAATTCCCCGTATACCATCGATTGTTTATTGTATATACTTAGATATATTGTAGATAAGAATGTGATAAGATCGTTGGTGGATCAAGTTCCATCTCTACCTATCTTCAATATAAAATCATTTGAGAAATTCATATCCTACTGTATACTTTTAGATGACACATTTTACGATAGACACGTTCAGAATCGCGATTCTAAAACTTATCGATACACGTTTTCAAAATACATCTCATTCGATAAATACGATGGTATAATAACTAAATGTCACAAAGAAACAATGTTGCTCAAACTATCCACTGTTCTAGACACGACACTATATTCTGTTTTAAGATGTCATAATTCGAGAAAGTTAAGAAGATACCTCAACGTGTTAAAAAAATATAATAATGATAAGTCCTTCAAAATATATTCTAATATTATGAATGAGAGATATCTTAATGTCTATTATAAAGATATGTATGTGTCAAAAGTATACGATAAACTATTTCCTGTTTTCACAGATAAAAATTGTCTACTAACATTACTACCTTCAGAAATTATATATGAGATATTATACATGTTGACAATTTACGATCTTTATAATATATCGTATCCACCTACCAAAGTATAGTTGTATTTTTATCATGTGTTATGTGTAAAAACTGATATTATATAAATATTTTAGTGCCGTATAATGAAGATGACGATGAAAATGATGGTACATATATATTTCGTATCATTATCATTATCGTTATTGCTATTCCACAGTTACGCCATAGACATCGAAAATGAAATCACAGAATTCTTCAATAAAATGAGAGATACTCTACCAGCTAAAGACTCTAAATGGTTGAATCCAGCATGTATGTTTGGAGGCACAATGAATGATATGGTCGCTCTAGGAGAGCCATTCAGTGCAAAGTGTCCTCCTATTGAAGACAGTCTTTTATCGCATAGATATAACGATAAAGACAATGTGGTTAACTGGGAGAAGATAGGAAAGACTAGACGACCTCTTAATAGACGTGTTAAAAACGGTGACTTATGGATAGCCAACTATACATCTAACGACAGTCGTCGTAGGTATTTGTGTACCGTAACCACAAAGAATGGTGACTGTGTTCAGGGTATAGTTAGATCTCATATTAGAAAACCTCCTTCATGCATTCCACAAACATATGAACTAGGTACTCATGATAAGTATGGCATAGACTTATACTGTGGAATTCTTTACGCGAAACATTATAATAATATAACTTGGTATAAAAATAATCAAGAACTCATTATCGATGGTACTAAGTATTCACAATCTGGTAAGAATTTAATTATTCATAATCCAGAGTTAGAAGATAGTGGAAGATACGACTGTTATGTTCATTACGACAACGTTAGAATCAAGAATGATATCGTAGTATCAAGATGTAAAATACTTACGGTTATACCGTCACAAGACCACAGGTTTAAACTAATACTAGATCCGAAAATCAACGTAACGATAGGAGAACCTGCCAATATAACATGCACTGCTGTGTCAACGTCATTATTGGTCGACGATGTACTGGTTGATTGGGAAAATCCATCCGGATGGATTATAGGATTAGATTTTGGTGTATACTCTATTTTAACTAGTAGAGGCGGTATCGCCGAGGCGACCTTGTACTTTGAAAATGTTACTGAAGAATATATAGGCAATACATATACATGTCGTGGACACAACTATTATTTTGATAAAACTCTTACAACTACAGTAGTATTGGAGTAAATACACAATGCATTTTTATATACATTACTGAATTATTATTATTAATTATATCGTATTTGTGCTATAGAATGGATGAAGATACGCGACTATCTAGGTATTTGTATCTCACCGATAGAGAACATATAAATGTAGACTCTATTAAACAGTTGTGTAAAATATCAGATCCTAATGCATGTTATAGATGTGGATGTACGGCTTTACATGAGTACTTTTATAATTATAGATCAGTCAACGGAAAATACAAGTATAGATACAACGGTTACTATCAATATTATTCATCTAGCGATTATGAAAATTATAATGAATATTATTATGATGATTATGATAGAACTGGTATGAACAGCGAGAGTGAGAGCGAGAGCGAGAGTGAGAGTGAGAGTGAGAGTGAGAGTGAGCGTGAGAGTGAGCGTGATAATGTATCAATCAAAACAGAATATGAGAATGAATATGAATTCTATGATGAAACACAAGATCAAAGTACACAACTAGTAGGTTACGACATTAAACTCAAAACCAATGAGGATGATTTTGTGGATGAATTCTATGGCTATGATAGATCAGTGGGTGTCCATGATTATATAGATGAATCAATTAATAAAGTAGTATATGGAAGAGAGTCTCACGTAAGATGGCGGGATATATGGCAAGAACATAATGATGGCGTATACAGTATAGGAAAGGAGTGCATAGATAATATATACGAAGACAACCATACCGTAGACGAATTCTACAATATAGACAGCGTATCAGATGTAGATGACGCGGAACACATATCTCCGATAACTAATGATGTATCTACACAAACATGGGAAAAGAAATCAGAGTTAGATAGATACATGGAAATGTATCCTCGTCATAGATATAGTAAGCATTCTGTCTTTAAGGGATTTTCTGACAAAGTTAGAAAAAATGATTTAGACATGAATGTGGTAAAAGAATTACTTTCTAACGGTGCATCTCTAACAATCAAGGATAGCAGTAATAAGGATCCAATTGCTGTTTATTTTAGAAGAACGATAATGAATTTAGAAATGATTGATATCATTAACAAACATACAACTATCTATGAACGCCGGTATATAGTACACTCCTATCTAAAAAATTATAGAAATTTCGATTATCCATTTTTCAGGAAGTTAGTTTTGACTAATAAACATTGTCTCAACAATTATTATAATATAAGCGACAGCAAATATGGAACACCACTACATATATTGGCGTCTAATAAAAAATTAATAACTCCTAATTACATGAAGTTATTAGTGTATAACGGAAATGATATAAACGCACGAGGCGAAGATACACAAATGCGAACTCCATTACACAAATATTTGTGTAAATTTGTATATCATAATATTGAATATGGTGTCCGATACTACAATGAAAAGATTATAGACGCATTTATAGAATTAGGAGCCGATCTAACTATTCCAAATAACGATGGACTGATACCAGTAATTTACTGTATTATAGTAAATGCCGAATATGGTTATAACAATATTACTAACATAAAGATAATACGTAAACTACTTAATCTTAGCAGACATGCTCCACATAATCTATTTAGAGATCGAGTCATGCATGATTATATAAGTAATGCATATATTGATCTTGAGTGTTTAGATATTATTAGATCGTTGGATGGATTCGATATCAATGGTTACTTTGAAGGACGTACACCACTTCATTGCGCTATACAACATAACTTCACTCAGATTGCTGAGTACTTATTAGATCGAGGAGCTGATATATCATTAAAGACAGACGATGGCAAAACTGTATTTGATTTATCATTATGTAGTTACATCCCTCTTAAATGGACTAGCTTTTTGATTAGTCGTCTACCGCCTAAAAGTGTCATATGCTCACTGACTAACCATATAATAGATTATGTTCTTACAAACAATAGACGTATTATTTGGCAGAGTCAAATGATTAATAAGTACGTACTGTTACTGGACCCATCCTTTTATTCTAGATTCAGAAATGCTATCGAAAGCAAATTAAACCAACACGCTAATCGTTATAATAGGTTCGATCACGATAGAGATCGCGTTAATAAAAATTATGACAAAGTCTTACATGACATAGACATATATATCAAGGATGTACAAATATTAAAATCTATTTCCATCACTAATAATATAACACTATACAATACTATTATAAATAATAAGTCAGAGTTTCTTATACGTCGTGCGAACGACAAACAATTAATTAATCTCATAAAATCCAATACATATCATAATCTTATCGAAAAAGTTATTAAAAATACAGTAGAGAAATATACTTTAACTAATATAGTCCTCGAGTATATGATCTCATCTCGATCTCAATCTCAATCATCTTATTTGAGTCGTATTCCTAATGAGATATTACTAGAAATATTATATAAACTCGACATGTACGATTTACGTAATCTATATACAAGATATATGAGAGAGAATGATATCGAAGAGTATCATATAGAGAATACGAGGTCGATTTCTACACAGACTGAATAATGATTTATATACACTACATATTTTATAACATTTGGTATCTGTAACACTAGTTTTTATAAGTCATTATGACACTTGTAATATTGAAATCGTAATTTGAGATATAGCGCAAGATGGATATTGATGATATTAAACATAATAGACGAGTAGTAAGTAACATTAGCAGCCTTTTAGACAATGATATATTATGTGATGTAATCATAACTATCGGAGATGGAGAAGAAATTAAAGCGCATAAAACTATCTTGGCTGCAGGATCTACGTATTTTAAAACAATGTTTACAACACCTATGATAGCGAGAGATCTAGTAACTAGAGTAAATCTACAGATGTTCGATAAGGATGCCGTTAAAAATATTGTACAGTACTTATACAATAGGCATATAAGTTCTATGAATGTAATAGACGTATTAAAATGCGCCGACTATCTTCTAATCGATGATCTAGTCACTGACTGTGAATCCTATATTAAAGATTATACTAATCATGATACATGTATATATATGTACCATAGGTTATATGAGATGGTTCATATTCCAATAGTCAAATATATTAAACGTATGCTGATGAGTAATATACCAACATTGATAACTACGGACGCGTTTAAAAAAACAGTATTCGAAATATTATTCGATATTATTTCTACTAACGACGATGTATATTTATACAGAGAAGGATATAAAGTGACGATACTATTGAAGTGGCTAGAATATAACTACATCACCGAAGAACAGCTGTTGTGTATACTGTCATGTATAGATATACAAAATCTAGATAAGAAGTCTAGACTACTACTCTATTCGAATAAAACTATAAATATGCATCCTTCGTGTATACAATTTCTATTAGATAATAAACAGAATAGAAACATTATACCCCGCCAGTTATTTTTAGCGTGTCATGATACTAACTATAATGTATGTAACCCGTGTATATTAGTGTATAACATTAATACTATGGAATATAGTGTTATTTCCACCATTCCTAATCACATAATTAATTACGCATCCGCGATTGTAGATAATGACATAATAATAGCTGGAGGATATAACTTTAATAATCCATCATTAAACAAGGTATATAAAATAAATATTGAGAACAAAATACATGTCGAACTCCCACCCATGATAAAGAATAGATGTCGTTTTTCATTGGCTGTAATCGATGACACAATTTATGCTATAGGTGGTCAAAACGGTACGACCGTAGAACGAACCATAGAATGTTATACAATGGGTGATGATAAGTGGAAGATGTTATCCGATATGCCCATAGCATTATCTAGTTATGGCATGTGTGTATTAGATCAATACATATACATTATAGGCGGTAGTACCCTATACATTGATTATACATCGGTACATACAGTAAATAGCATAGATATGGAGGAGGATACAGATACTTCAAATAAAGTTATAAGATACGACACTGTCAATAATATATGGGAGACATTGCCTAACTTCTGGACTGGAACTATAAAACCAGGCGTGGTCTCGCATGAAGATGATATATATGTTGTATGCAACATCAAAGATGAAAAAAATGTTAAGACTTGTATATTTAGATATAACACGAATACTTATAACGGATGGGAATTGGTCACGATGACAGAAAGCAGATTATCTGCTCTACATACTATTCTTCATGACGATACCATAATGATGTTACATTGTTATGAATCGTATATGTTACAAGATACATTTAATGTGTACACTCGCGAATGGAATCATACGTGCCATCAACATTCAAATAGTTATATCATGCACAATATACTACCCATCTACTAAATATAATAGAATAAATGAGTATGATTATTTTAGATAACGATTGATTTTATCTTACCGCTTCATTCTTATATTCTTTGCTTACGGAACCTATATTTAGAAACGTCTACTAACGATTTTTTATGCTTGCATTATTAATGGTATGTAATATGATTGATTATGTACGGAATACCAATTTGTCAAGTATGAATACGGAATACAAACATAAACTGAAGTTTAACATTATTTATTTATGATATATATTATATATCGTTTCAGTATCGTTATCGTATCGTTATCGTATCGTTATCGTATCGTTATCCGTTCGTTATTATTTGGTCTATGCCATGGATATTTTTAAAGAACTAATCTTAAAATACACTGATGAAAATGTTTTGATTTCTCCAGTTTCCATTTTATCTACTTTATCTATTCTGAATCATGGAGCAGCTGGTTCTACTGCTGAACAACTATCAAAATATATAGAGAATAAGAATACACCCGAGGATAAGAAGGATGACAATAATGACATGGACGTAGATATTCCATATTGTGCGGCACTAGCTACCGCAAATAAAATATACTGTAGCGATAGTATCGAGTTCCACGCCTCATTCCTACAAAAAATAAAAGACGATTTTCAAACTGTAAACTTTAATAATGCTAACCAAACAAAGGAACTAATCAATGAATGGGTTAAGACGATGACAAATGGTAAAATTAATGTCTTATTGACTAGTCCACTGCCCATTAATACTCGCATGACAGTTGTTAGCGCCGTCCATTTTAAAGCAATGTGGAAATATCCATTTTCTAAACATCTTACATATACAGACAAGTTTTATACTTCTAAGAATATAGTTACCAGTGTTGATATGATGGTGAGTACTGAAAATGACTTACAATATACACATATTAATGAATTATTCGGAGGATTCTCTATTATCGATATTCCATACGAAGGAAACTCTAGTATGGTGATTATACTACCGGACGATATAGAAGGTATATATAACATAGAAAAAAATATAACCGATGAAAAATTTAAAAAATGGTGTGGGATGTTATCTACTAAAAGTATAGACTTGTATATGCCAAAATTTAAAGTGGAAATGGTAGAACCGTATAATCTGGTACCGATTCTAGAAAATTTAGGACTTGCTAATATATTCGGATATTATGCAGATTTTAGCAAGATGTGTAATGAAACTATCATTGTAGAAAAATTTCTACATACGACGTTTATAGATGTTAATGAGGAGTATACAGAAGCATCGGCCGTTACAGGAGTGTTTATGACTAACTTTTCGATGGTATATCGTATGAAGGTCTACATAAACCATCCATTCATGTACATGATTAAAGACACCACAGGACGTATACTTTTTATAGGGAAATACTGCTATCCGCAATAAATATAAACAAATAGACTTTTTATCACGTTTATCTCATGTATAAATATTACAAATAGTATAAACTAAAGTTGACGCATACATTAAAACTTAAATAATAATAATATTTACAATTAATAGTATAAACTAAAAATTAAACAATATCGTTATTATAAGTAATATCAAAATGACGATATACGGATTAATAGCGTGTCTTATATTCGTGACTTCATCCATCGCTAGTCCACTTTACATTCCCGTTATTCCACCCATTACGGAAGATAAATCGTTCAATAGTGTAGAGGTATTAGTTTCCTTGTTTAGAGATGACCAAAAAGACTATACGATAACTTCTCAGTTCAATAACTACACTATCGATACCAAAGACTGGACTATCAACGTACTATCCACACCTGATGGTCTGGAGATACCATTGACTAATATAACTTATCGGTCACGGTTTCCAACTATAGGTCATGCATTGTTTAAATCAGAATCCGAGGATATCTTCCAAAAGAACATGAGTATTCTAGGTGTCTCTATAGAATGTAAGAAGCCATCGACATTACTTACTTTTTTGACCGTGCGTAAAATGACTCGAGTATTTAATAGATTTCCAGATATGGCTTATTACAGAGGAGACTGTCTAGAAGCCGTTTATGTAACAATGACTTATAAAAATACTAAAACTGGAGAGACTGATTACACGTACCTCTCTAATGGGGGGTTGCCTGCATACTATCGTAATGGGGTCGATGGTTGATTATTGATTAGTTTTCCTTATTCTTTTTATTCACACAAAAGAATATTTTTTATAAACATGAAACCACTGTCTAAATGTAATTATGATCTTGATTTATAGATGAAGATCAGCCGTCAGAGGATTTTTAACCAGTATGTTTAATATGAAAAAAATAAACATAACATATTTTGAGATTAAGCGCTATTGTGCTTAATTATTTTGCTCTATAAACTGAATATATAGCCACAATTATTGACGGGCTTGTTTATGACCGGCAATCATGAATTTACAGAAATTATCTCTGGCTATATATCTTACTGCGACATGTTCGTGGTGTTATGAAACATGTATGAGAAAAACTGCGTTGTTTCATGACAACAATTTAGAGCATGTAGAAGAGAATCAAGATAGTGGTGTAGCGTCGCTACCGTACAAGTATCTACAAGTAGTCCATCAAAGAGAACGTAGTAGATTGTTGGCTACATTTAATTGGACATCTATAGCTGAGGAGGTTAAAAATGAGTTCATTAAAATATGTGATATCAACGGAACATATATATATAATTATACTATTACTGTTAGTATGATTATTGATTCCACGGAAGAACTACCAACAGTTACTCCATTTACAACATATGAACCGTCTACCTATAATTATACTTTCGATAATAGCACTGTTAGTACTACTGAAGAACTAAAAGTGACTCCATCACCAACTCCATATGCGACTGTAACAACTCCTCTTCCAACATCAGCAGTTCCTTATGATCAACGATCGAATAACAATGTAAGTATTATATCTATTCAGATACTAAGTAAAATATTGGGAGTCAATGAAACAGAATTAACTAATTATCTTATTACGTATAAAAATGCCACGGTTGACAATAACACGATTAATAATAACATCACTGTCAACAGTACTACAGTCGATGATGAGACATCTGATAATAACACATTGCATGGTAACATAGGATTTTTGGAAATAAATAATTGCTACAATGTCTCTGTATCAGATGCTAGTTTTAGAATAACATTAGTAAACGATAGTTCTGAAGAAATTGTTCTAATGCTAACAGGGACTAGTTCATCCGACACCTTCATATCTTCCACCAATATCACTGAATGTTTGAAAACATTAATCAATAATACGTCGAATATTAGTGATGTAAGTATAACACAAAATATGAATGTAACATCTAATTGTGATAAATGCTCAATGAATTTGATGACATCCGTTATTCCTGTTGTTAATGAATTTAACAATACGTTAGAAAAAATTGGTGTAAAAGATGATAAAAACAATACAGTACATAACTATTATAATTGTAAACTAACTACAAATTCTACGTGTGATGAGTTAATCAATTTAGATGAAGTCATTAACAACATAACTCTGACAAATATTATAAGTAGTAGTGCGTCAACCAACAACAGAAAAAGACGAGATCTGAATGGAGAGTTTGAATTTTCTACGTCCAAGGAATTAGATTGTCTGTACGAAGTATATGGTGTAAACGAGGATATAAGTCATTGTTTTGCATCGCCTAGACATAGACGATCCGACGACAAACAGGAGTTCATAGAAATGAAATTACTCGACCATGCGAAAAAAGATCTAAGCATAGACAGTGTTATTCCTAGAGGCACAACTCATTTCCAAGTAGGTGCGTCTGGTGCAAGTGGTGGTGTTGTAGGAGATAGTAACCCATTTCAAAATGTTAAATCACGGGCTAGTCTATTGGCAGAAAAAATAATGCCTAGAGTACCTACTACTGCTACCGAAGAGCAGCTATATGCAACTATAAATAGACAAGCCAAGTTGCCTGCAGGTGTTAAAAGTACTCCATTTACAGAGGCGGTTGTGTCTACGATAAACCAAAAGCTTTCTAGTGTTAAAGAGGTAACTTATGCTTCTCTCAATCTGCCAAAATCAAGTGGCTATATTCATAGACCATCTGAATCTGTTATTTACAGCACTATAAGACGGACACGTTTACCTAGTGATAGCGATAGTGATTTTGAGGATATACAAACTGTTGTTAAGGAATATAATGAAAGATATGGTAGACGAGTTAGTAGAACACAGTCATCAAGTAGTAGTGATTTTGAAGATATAGATACTGTTGTTAGAGAAATTAAACAAAAATATGGTGGAGCAGCTAGCCGTGTTAGAACATCGTCATCCAGTAGTAGTGATTTTGAAGATATAGATACTGTTGTTAGAGAATATAATCAACGGTATGGCAACGCTATGACAAAAGGACGTGGTTCTCCTAAACCGGATCCATTATATAGTACTGTTAAGAAAACACCTAAAAGTATAGCATCCGGAGTAGACATAGTTTCAAAACAAACAGACTATTCTCTATTACCTGGTGTGAATACGGGCAGTTCTATCGTGACACCTCTCACCAGAAGAGGAGCTACTAGACGACCAAAACACCCATCTCTGCCTTCGCGCAAAGATGATCTACCACCGCTTCCTCCAAATCCTCCTCGTCGACAACTTCCTCGTGGTGATGATGATTATTCTCTACTACAAGTTCCTCAACGTGATTATTCTCCTCCACCACTTCCTCCGCGCGGACCTCCGCCACTTCCTCCTAAACCAGCCGGCCAAGTCCCGCCTAGAGATCAACAAGATAATAATAAAGGATTTAGTAAGTTCGTACCCCCTAGACGGTGTAGAAGAGCAAGCTCTGGAGTCATATGTGGTATGATACAATCAAGACCAAACGATAAAACCTATTCACTTCTTCAACGGCCAGACGCTGAACCAGAATATGCAGAGGTAGGTAATGGTATACCCAAGAACGATGTTCCCGTAATAGGCAAGAAACATAGTAAAAAATATAAATCATCAATGACAAAAATATCAACAAAATTTGATAAATCTACTGCATTTGGAGCAGCGATGTTACTAACTGGTCAACAGGCTATTAACCAACAGGTTAGATCAACTGCGTTGATTAGAAAAGATCAGATGAGCAAGGACGAAAAGATATTCGAAGCAGTTACAATGACTCTATCAACTATAGGTTCAACGTTGACAACTGCAGGTATGATAGCTCCACCACTAATGATTGCTGGAATGGGTATATCTCTTATATCAGGTATAATAGATACGGTAAAAGATATATATTACCTGTTTTCAGGACATGAGAAGCCGGTAGATCCTGTTGTTAAATTATTTAATACATACGCTGGATTAGTATCCAATAGTAATAAAATGGGTGTAAGAAAATGTTTGACGCCTGGAGAAGACACACTTATTTACATCGCATACAAAAACGATTCCAGTTTTAAACAGAATACGGAGGCAATGGCTTTGTATTTCTTAGATGTTATCGACTCAGAGATCCTATATCTAAACACATCAAATTTAGTTCTAGAGTATCAACTAAAGGTGGCTTGTCCCATAGGAACATTAAGATCTGTAGATGTGGACATAACTGCGTATACAATATTATATGATACAGAGGATAATATTAAGAAATACAAGTTTATCAGAATGGCAACGCTACTATCCAAACATCCAGTTATTAGATTGACATGTGGTTTAGCGGCAACATTGGTAATTAGACCGTACGAGGTACCCATCAGTGATATGCAACTACTAAAAATGGCGACGCCTGGTGAACCAGAATCCACTAAATCTATACCATCTGATGTCTGTGATAGGTATCCTCTAAAGAAATTCTATCTTTTGGCTGGTGGTTGTCCCTATGACACATCTCAAACTTTTATTGTACATACTACTTGCAGTATTCTACTAAGAACAGCTACACGGGATCAGTTTAGAAACAGATGGGTGTTACAAAATCCATTTAGACAAGAAGGGACATATAAGCAACTGTTTACCTTTAGCAAATACGATTTTAACGACACCATAATCGATCCTAATGGTGTGGCGGGGCATGCTAGCTTTTGTACCAATAGAAGCAGCAACCAATGTTTCTGGACCGAACCTATGATATTGGAAGATGTATCATCGTGTAGTTCTAGAACTAGAAAAATATACGTAAAACTGGGAATATTTAATACTGAAGGTTTTAATAGTTTTGTACTAAACTGTCCAACTGGGTCTACACCTACATACATCAAACATAAAAATGCGGACAGTGACAATGTTATCATAGAGCTACCTGTAGGTGATTACGGCACCGCCAAATTGTATTCGGCAACAAAACCGTCGAGAATAGCTGTGTTCTGCACACATAACTATGATAAACGATTCAAATCAGATATTATAGTTCTAATGTTTAATAAAAACAGCGGTGTTCCATTTTGGAGCATGTACACAGGAAGTGTAACTAGTAGAAATAGAATGTTTACCACATTGGCTAGAGGAATGCCGTTTAGATCAACGTATTGCGATAACAGACGACCAGGTTGTTATTATGCTGGAATACCATTTAATGAAGAAAGTGTAGAGGCAACTATACATTATGGTCCTGAAATAATGCTTAAGGAAACATATGATGCAACTAGTATCGATAAAGAAGTTATATTAAAGTCAAAGACATATTTCTCTACTCCAATAAATATAAAATTCAATGTTCATGATTTAGGAAATGCGTATAACAACCATGAAAAATTTTGGAACGATGCTAAAAATAAGAAAAGGACATATAGCGCAATAGCAGTAAAAATCCTACCATGCACAGTGAGAAATAAAAATGTAGACTTTGGATATAACTATGGACATATTATTTCTAATATGGTTTATGCACAATCTATTAGTCAGGATTATGGAGATGGTACCAAATATATATTTAAATCCGTAAATAAATCAGATCATGAGTGTGAATCTATTTTAGATCTGACGTCTAAGGAAGTAACTGTAACATGTCCTGCGTATAGTATACCAAGAAATATATCAGCATATGAAGGTCTATGCTTTAGTGTTGCCACATCTAAAGATCATTGTGCCGCAAATAATGAATGGTTAAAATCTTATGGTTATGGGAAGGCAGATGCTACTAAACAACGTGCCTGTTTTCATCATTGGAATTATGCCACAACGTCGTTGGATTATTACTGTTCGTCAGAAAATGTTTTTAAAAGCTACTGGCCTGACTATGATCCATGTAAGTCATATATCCATATAGAGTATAGAGATACATGGATAGAATCTAACGTGTTACAGCAACCTCCTTACACATTCGAATTCACGCATGACAATTCTAACGAATATGTGGATAAAGAAATTAGTAACAAATTAAATGATCTGTACAATGAATACAAGAAGATTATGGAATATAGCGACGGATCATTGCCGGCGTCTATAAACAGATTAGCAAAGGCATTGACTTCAGAGGGTAGAGAAATAGCAAGTGTTAATATAGATGGTAATCTGTTAGATATTGCATATCAAGCAGATAAGGAAAAGATGGCTGACATACAGAACAAAATAAATGACATCACCAGAGACTTATTCATTCATACTCTATCAGATAAAGATATAAAAGATATTATAGAATCCGAAGAAAGTAAGAGATGTTGTATAATAGATGTTAAGAACAATCGTGTTGAAAAGTACTATCCTATTGATAATTATCTATGTGGTACTTTAGATGATTATATATACACCTCTGTAGAGACTAACAAATCTTATGTGTTAGTAAACGACACTTATATGAGCTATGACTATCTTGAATCATCAGGTGTAGTTGTTTTATCATGTTATGAAATGACTATAATCTCCTTGGATACAAAAGATGCCAAAGATGCTATAGAAGATGAGATAGTAGCAAGTGCTGTAGCAGAAGCATTGAATGACATGTTTAAGGAATTCGATAAAAACGTAAGTGCTATTATAATAAAAGAAGAAGATAATTATCTAAACCGTTCGCCAGATATCTACCATATAATATATATCATAGGTGGCATTATTCTGCTACTGTTAGTCATTATTTTAATATTGGCAATTTATATAGCGCGCAATAAATACAGAACCAGGAAATATAAAATAATGAAATATGACAATATGAGCATTAAATCTGAGCATCATAATAGTCTTGAAACAGTATCTATGGAAATTATGGATAATCGGTACTAATAAAATAGTTTAACGCTTTTAGAACCAGTTTGGTACTGGAAGTTCAGTTCATTACTAGTTGAGAATATTGATGATTTTTTTTAAAATGATATTTACTTTTATATGCTTGCATTACAGAATGATATTCACAAGTATTGTTAAAATGCGTATCTGTAGTTACATTACCATATCATCCATGCTCATGTGGATCTCCACCATTGTATAATCAATGATAATGTTATTAGAATACTTTCCGAATAAGTCTTCTAAATATTGTATTAATTATGAAAAACTATGCTACGCGATTATGATGCAAAGATGTTTAATGATACGATACTAGATTTTATCTCTAGCGAGATGTCGTCAGAATCATTTATCATAACTATGTTTAATAATAATTCATCAACGAATATCGATAACATGTGTCATTTATACTTTAAATACGTTGAAGTCTGTCCATCTTCTCTATTGTTTAGACTGTTTGTAGAATGCTGTGATATAAACAAACTAGTAGAAGGTACGACTCCGTTACACTGTTATCTAATGAATGAAGGATTTGAATCATCTGTTTTAAAAAACCTATTAAAGGAGTATGGTATGAATACGTTTAATGTTCGTGACAGTGATGGCCATATTCCGTTACACAAATATCTAACTCATGATAAAGTTGAGAATGATATCTTTGATATGCTTTCTGATAGTATAGATAGCTTTAGCGAATATAAAAATATATTAATCCACTATATATATTCTATACTTGATTTAAAACCGATAAACTACTACGTACTGTATAAGTTGTTAAGAAAAGGAGCAGACCCTAATTATGCAGATGGTAGAGGTAATACTTTTCTTCATTACTTCTGCATCTATATGTCCGCTTATGAGAAAATGTCATTCAATAAGATGCATCGTGAAAAGAAATTTATTAAAGAGTTGGTAAAATATGGAGCCGATATTAATAAAGTAAATAATAGAGGAAATACACCTCTACACTTCTACATATCTCGATATGCTCACAGTCCTCGTATAATATTTACTCTTTTATCATTGGGAGCTGATTTAACAATACAAAACAATGATCGTCTAACTCCTATAATGGAATATATAAAATGTGAGTATATTGAATACAATACTCTTTTAATGTTAATTAATTGGTACGAATCAAAATATAGAAAACTAGAAAAGGAAGAAGGTCAGCATCTCTTATATCTATTCATAATGCATAATGATATTAATGACCTTAATATACTATCCTATTTACTAAAGAAGTTTGACATAAAAAACGATGAATACTTTAATGACATTACACCTCTACATAATGCTTGTATAGCGTGCAACGTTGATATAATGTCTTATCTCGTATATATTGGATGTAATATCAATCTCCCAACTAAAGACAACAAGAGTATATTTGATATCATATCAACACAGCCAGATAATATAATATATAGAAATTGTATCATCTATCATCTTATCAGAAACGGACTAGATATATCTTTATCCGTAATCAAATCATTACTTAGTATTATTCCATATCTTCCAACTGATTACTACGTAAGATATATAATAACTTATTGCATCTTAATGAACAACAATTTCATAAAAGAATACAATAATCAATGTTTAAATCATAATTACAGAGAATTATTTGTTAATTTCATAACATTCGATTATATAGATAATATCGTTTCAGATTGCGTCAATGATATAAATAGGCTCAAACAAGAAAACTATTATAATATATTAAGATATGAAGATATAAAATATTACAACCTAGTTAATGATATCCATGTTACAAACAAGACTTTTCCCATGTACACGGACATTATAGAGAATTGTAACGTACGCATAAAACGTAAATATAAACTCATAAATACTGTCATTGACAAAATATATAGTATATCATCGTCTGTTGATAATAACAAACTCTCACTATTGCCTCCAGAAATCATACGCGAGATAATATCCAAGTTAAGCGAATACGATTTAAATACTATTTTGTATGGTCGTAACCATCTAAAACATTATTATAAATTTAACTAGATATTAATGATGAAGATGACGCCATCATACATCTTGTTGGTATATATGTTCGTAGTCGTAAGTGGAGACGTTCCGTATACACCCATTAATGGGAAATGTAACGGTACAGACTATAACAGTAATAATCTATGTTGTAAACAATGCAATCCTGGAATGTATATGACTCATTCCTGTAATACTACTTCTAATACAAAATGTGACAAGTGCCCAGATGGCACCTTTACATCCATTCCTAATCATATTCCCGCGTGTCTAAGTTGTCGAGGCAAATGTAGCAGTAATCAAGTAGAGACTAAATCGTGTAGTAACATACAGGACAGAGTATGTGTCTGTGCATCCGGATACTACTGCGAATTTGAAGGATCAAACGGTTGCAGGCTATGTGTGCCACAAACAAAGTGTGATTCTGGTTACGGTGTATATGGCTACTCATCTAACGGAGATGTAATATGTAAAAAGTGTCCGGGTAATATAGATAAATGTGATCTGTCCTTTAACAGCATAGATGTAGAAATTAATATGTATCCTGTTAACAATACCTCTTGTAATTCGAGTATAGGAAGCAGCAGTACCATATCAACTTCCGAGTTAACAATTACTCTAACACATGAGGATTGTACTCCTGTCTTTATTGGAGATTACTATTCAGTCGTTGATAAACTAGCAACTTCAGGTTTCTTTACAAACGATAAAGTACATCAAGACCTCACAACGCAGTGCAAGATTAATCTAGAAATCAAATGTAATTCTGGAGGAGAATCTAGACAACTAACACCCACGACGAAGGTATACTTTATGCCTCATTCAGAAACGGTAACTGTGGTAGGAGACTGTCTCTCTAATCTCGATGTCTATATAGTATATGCCAATACGGACGCGATATATTCCGACATGGACGTCGTCGCTTATCATACTAGTTATATACTAAATGTTGATCATATTCCACCAAATGATTGTGAAAGAGATTGAGATTAAATCGTCTAACAAACAATTAGTTTTTATGACATTAACATATAATAAATAAATTAATCATTATTGACTTAATGATGACGAAAGTTATCATCATCATCTTAGGATTCTTGATTATTAATACAAATTCATTGTCTATGAAATGTGAACAAGGTGTCTCATATTATAATTCACAAGAATTAAAGTGTTGTAAACTATGTAAGCCAGGAACATATTCAGATCATCGATGTGATAAATACAGCGATACCATTTGTGGACATTGTCCGAGTGACACATTCACGTCAATATATAATCGTTCTCCTTGGTGTCATAGTTGTAGAGGTCCATGTGGTACTAATCGAGTAGAGGTCACACCTTGTACACCTACCACAAATAGAATCTGTCATTGTGACTCGAATAGTTATTGTCTCCTTAAAGCTTCTGATGGTAACTGTGTTACATGTGCTCCTAAAACAAAATGTGGTCGTGGATATGGAAAGAAAGGGGAAGATGAAATGGGTAACACCATTTGTAAGAAATGTCGGAAGGGTACGTATTCAGATATTGTATCTGACTCTGATACATGTAAACCAAGGACGAGATAATATGTACTCACTGGATAGACAAAATAAGTTGGATTATCCCTCACTCACACTCACTCCCCCTCACCCCCCTCCCATCATCCCTCTCCCTCACTTTTTATCATCCTATATGTTATTCCTTCCTTCCCTTTCTCGCATCATTTTTCGTGAAATATAATATAGGAATAATTAGCACCAGAATAGCTATGGATTGCGGTAGAGATTGTGCATGTATTCTGTGTCGTCTACTGGATGAAGATGTGACGTACAAAAAAATAAAACCAGAGATTGAAACGTGTCGCAACTTATCAAAACATATAGATAGACGAGGAAACAATGCGCTACATTGTTACGTCTCCAATAAATGCGATACAGACATTAAGATTGTTCGACTGTTGCTCTCTTGCGGAGTCGAGAGACTTCGTAGAAACAACGAAGGATTAACGCCGCTAGGAGTATACAGTAAACGTAGATACGTCAAATCTCAGATTGTTCATCTACTGATATCCAGCTATTCGAATTCCTCTAACGAACTCAAGTCGAATATAAATGATTTCGATCTGTATTCGTATATGTCTTCGGATAATATCGACTTGCGTCTGCTAAAATATCTAATTGTGGATAAACGGATACGTCCGTCCAAGAATATCAATCAGGCCATCCATTGTCTCGGATTGGTGGATATATACGTAACGACGCCTAGTCCGAGACCAGAAGTATTGCTATGGCTTCTTACATCAGAATGTTACACCGGTTACGTATTTCGTAGCTGTATGTACGATAGCGATAGGTGTAAGAACTCTCTTCATTACTATATATTGTCTCATAGAGAATTACTATCCAAGGATGTAATTAAATGTTTGATCGATAACAATGTTTCCATCCATGGCAGAGACGAGGGAGGATCTTTACCCATCCAATACTACTGGTCTTACTCAACCATAGATATAGAGATTGTTAAATTATTAATAAAGGATGTGGACACGTGTAGAGTATACGACGACATCAGTCAGCCCTATATCAGGGGAGTACTAGCGGATTATCTAAACACGCGATTTAGAGGAACCCCATATAATGTGGACATGGAAATTGTCAATCTTCTTATTGAGGGACGTCATACTCTTGTCGATGTAATGCATAGTATTACTTCTTACGATTCCAGAGAATATAACCACTACATCATCGATAACATTCTAAAGAGATTTAGACAACCGGATGAAACCATCGTACAAGCTATGTTGATAAACTACTTACATTACGGCGATATGGTAAGTATACCGATCATTCAATGCATGTTGGATAACGGAGCAGCCATGGATAAGACGACGGACAACAACTATCCTCTACACGACTACTTTGCCAATAATAATCTCGTCGATGTAAACGTCGTAAGGTTTATCGTGGAAAACAATGGACACATGGCTGTAAATCACGTATCTAACAATGGCCGTCTATGTATGTACGGTCTGATATTATCAAGATTTAATAATTGCGGGTATCACTGTTATGAAACCATACTGATAGATGTATTTGATATACTAAGCAAGTACATGGATAATATAGATATGATAGATAATGAGAATAAAACTCTACTATATTACGCTGTCGATGTCAATAATATACAATTTGCAAAGCGGTTATTGGAATATGGAGCGAGCGTTGACACGACGTCGTGCTCGATAATCAATACAGCCATCCAGAAAAGTAGTTACAGAAGAGAAAACAAAACGAAGCTAGTTGATTTATTACTGAGTTACCATCCCACTCTAGAGAGTATGATTGACGCATTTAATAGAGATATACGCTATCTATATCCTGAACCATTATTGGCCTGTATCAGATACGCCTTAATCCTAGATAATGATTTTCCTTCTAAAGTAAAGTATGATATCACCGGTCGTCATAAGGAACTAAAGCGCTATAGAGTAGACATTAATAGAATGAAGAATGCCTACATATCAGGCGTCTCCATGTTTGATATATTATTTAAACGAAGCAAACGCCACAGATTGAGATACGCAAAGAATCCGACATTTATAAACTTTGTATCCAACATCAAATGGTACAAAAAAGAACTAACGTCCATCATTACAGAGACTGTAAAGAACGGTGAGAGGATCGACTCCATAGTGGACAACATTAATACAGACGATAACTTGATTTCGAAATTACCCATGGAGATACAACGCGAGATACTTTATTACTCCATTAAATAATTTATCATGGAGTGATAATGTCCTGTTTCATTTGTTTCCATGGCATATTACAAAATCGATTCCGTCCAAGATGATAAAAACATTTACCGGCATCATAAACACGGAGTTTATTTTATATGTCTCGTATAAAATTACTAAAAATATATTGATCTGTTTTTCTTTTTCTTTTTCTTTCGTACATCTCTAATTATGAAAAAGTAAATCATTATGAGATGGATGAAATGGATGAAATCGTACGCATCGTTCGCGACAGTATGTGGTACATACCTAACGCATTTATGGACGATAATGAGAGCGAAGGTCACATTTCTGTCAACAATGTCTGTCATATGTATTTCACATTCTTTGATGTTGATACATCGTCTCATCTGTTTAAGTTAGTTATTAAACACTGCGATCTGAATAAACGACTAAAATGTGGTAACTCTCCATTACATTGCTATACGATGAATACACGATTTAAGCCATCCGTATTAAAGATATTGTTACACCACGGCATGTGTAACTTTGATAGCAAGGATGAAAAAGGACATATTCCTCTACACCACTATCTGATTCATTCACTATCGATCGATAACAAGATCTTTGATATACTAACGGGCCCCATTGATGACTTTAGTAAATCATCCGATCTATTGCTGTGTTATCTTAGATATAAATTCAATGGGGACTTAAACTACTACGTTCTGTACAAATTATTGACTAAAGGATCTGACCCTAATTGCGTCGACAAGGATGGACTCACTTCTCTTCATTACTACTGTAAACACATATCCGCGTTCCACGAAAGCAATTATTACAAGTCAAAGAGTTACACTAAGATGCGAGCTGAGAAGCGATTCATCTACGCGATAATAGATCATGGAGCAAACATTAACGCGGTTACGAAAATCGGAAATACGCCGTTACACACTTACCTTCAACAGTATACCAAACATAGCCCTCGTGTGGTACATGCTCTTTTATCTCGAGGAGCCGATACGAGGATACGTAATAATCTTAATTGTACACCCATCATGGAATACATAAAGAACGATTGTGCAACAGGTCATATTCTCATAATGTTACTCAATTGGCACGAACGAAAATACGGGAAATTACAAAAGGAAGAAGGACACCATCTACTTTATCTATTCATAAAACATAATCAAGGATACGGAAGTCACGCTCTCAATATATTACGGTATCTACTAGATAGGTTCGACATTCAGAAAGACGAATACTATAATACCATGACTCCTCTTCATACCGCCTTCCAGAATTGTAACAGCGATGTTGCCTCATACCTCATATACATCGGATACGACATCAACCTTCCGACTAAAGACGGTAAGACAGTATTCGACTTGGTGTTTGAAAACAGAAACATCTTATACAATGCGGATGTCATTCACGACATCATCCACCACAGACTGAAAGTATCTCTACCTATGATCAAATCGTTGTTCTACAGGATGTCCGAGTTCTCTCCTTACGACGATTACTACGTAAAGAAGATAATAGCCTACTGCGTATTAAGGGACGAGTCATTCGCGGAACTACATAGTAAATTCTGTTTAAACAAGGACTATAAAAGTGTATTTATGAAAAATATATCATTCGATAAGATAGATTCCATCATCGAAAAATGCAGTCGTGACATAAGTCGCCTCAAAGAGATTCGAATCTCCGACACCGACCTGTATACGGCATTAAGAACAGAAGACATACGGTATCACAGCTATCTTGAAGCCATACATTCGGACAGACACATTTCATTTCCCATGTACGACGATCTCATAGAACAGTGCCATCTATCGATGGAGCATAAAAGTAAACTCGTCGACAAAGCACTCAATAAATTAGAGTCTACCATCGATGGTCAATCTAGACTATATTATTTGCCTCCGGAAATTATGCGTAATATCATAACCAAGCTAAGCGACTATCATCTAAACAGTATGTTGTACGGAAAGAACCATTACAAATATTATCCATACTAGAAAGAAAAATATTTAAAAATATCTATATGACTTGAGAAGTAGGAACCAGGAACAAGACGATAATTAACATTATTAAATCATGAAGTCCGTATTATACTCGTATATATTGTTTCTCTCATGTATAATAATAAACGGAAGAGATATAGCACCGCATGCGCCATCCAATGGAAAGTGTAAAGACAACGAATACAGACGCCATAATCTATGTTGTCTATCGTGTCCTCCGGGAACGTACGCTTCCAGATTATGTGATAGCAAGACTAATACACAATGTACGCCGTGTGGTTCGGATACCTTTACATCTCGCAATAATCATTTACAGGCTTGTCTAAGTTGTAACGGAAGATGCGATAGTAATCAGGTAGAGACGCGATCGTGTAACACGACTCACAATAGAATCTGTGAATGTTCTCCCGGATATTATTGTCTTCTCAAAGGATCATCAGGGTGTAGAACATGTATTTCCGAAACAAAGTGTGGAATAGGATACGGAGTATCCGGATACACGTCTACCGGAGACATCATCTGTTCTCCGTGCGGTCTCGGAACATATTCTCACACTGTCTCTTCCGTAGATAAATGCGAACCCGTACCCAGTAATACGTTTAACTATATCGATGTGGAAATTAATCTGTATCCCATCAACGACACATCGTGTACTCGGACTACCACTACCGGTCTCAGTGAATCCATCTCAACTTCGGAACTAACTATTACTATGAATCATAAAGATTGTGATCCCGTCTTTCGTGCAGAATACTTCTCTGTCCTTAATAATGTAGCAACTTCAGGATTCTTTACAGGAGAAAATAGATATCAGAATACTTCAAAGATATGTACTCTGAATTTCGAGATTAAATGTAACAACAAAGATTCATCTTCCAAACAGTTAACGAAAACAAAGAATGATACTATCATGCCGCATTCGGAGACGGTAACTCTGGTGGGCGACTGTCTATCTAGCGTCGATATCTACATACTATATAGTAATACCAATACTCAAGACTACGAAACTGATACAATCTCTTATCATGTGGGTAATGTTCTCGATGTCGATAGCCATATGCCGCGTAGTTGCGATATACATAAACTGATCACTAATTCCCAGAATCCCACCCACTTTTTATAGTAAGTTTTTACCCATAAATAAATACAATAATTAATTTCTCGCAAAAAGTAGAAAATATATTCTAATTTATTGTATGGTAAGGAAGTAGAATCATCTAGAACAGTAATCAATCAATAGTAATCATGAAACAATATATCGTCCTGGCATGCATATGCCTGGCGGCAGCTGCTATCCCTACCAGTCTTCAGCAATCATTCTCATCCTCGTGTACGGAAGAAGAAAACAAACATCATATGGGAATCGATGTTATTATCAAAGTCACAAAGCAAGACCAAACACCGACTAATGATAAGATTTGTCAATCAGTAACCGAAGTTACAGAGTCTGAAGACGATGGGGTATCCGAAGAAGGCGTAAAAGGAGATCCCACCACTTATTACACTGTCGTCGGTGGAGGTCTGAGAATGAACTTTGGATTCACCAAATGTCCTCAGATTAAATCCATCTCAGAATCCGCTGATGGAAACACAGTGAATGCTCGGTTGTCTAGCGTCTCTCCAATGTACGGCATTGAATCTCCAGCCATCACTCATGAAGAAGCTCTTGCTATGATCAAAGACTGTGTGGTGTCTATCAATATCAAATGTAGTGAAGAAGAGAAAGACAGCAACATCAAGACCCATCCAGTACTCGGGTCTAACATCTCTCATAAGAAAGTGAGTTACGAAGATATCATCGGTTCAACGATCGTCGATATAAAATGTGTCAAGGATATAGAGTTTAGCGTCCGTATCGGAGACATGTGCAAGGAATCATCTGAACTTGAAGTCAAGGATGGATTCAAGTATATCGACGGATCGGCATCTGAAGGTGCAACCGATGATACTTCACTCATCGATTCAACAAAACTCAAAGCGTGTGTCTGAATCGATAACTCTATTCATCTGAAATTGGATGAGTAGGGTTAATCGAACGATTCAGACACACCACGAATTAAAAAAAGTGTACCGGACACTATACTCCGGTTTACAAAACAAAAATGTTCTTAACTACATTCACAAAAAGTTACCTCTCGTTACTTCTTCTTTTTCTGTCTCAATATGTGATACGATATGATCACTATTCCTATTTCCTTTCAGGGTTTCACAAAAATATTTTTATTCTCTTTCTCTCTTCGATGGTCTCATAAAAAAGTTTTACAAAAATATTTTTATTCTCTTTCTGATGGAGTC